CCCCATGATAATCACAGGAACATCCATATTATCATTCAGGAACTTAGCGATCATCGGAGATACACCGCCACCAGTACCACCATCAGCAGTAGTGGTAACCAGAATATACTCCAGATTCTGTACCTGCTCTGCCAGCATAGCAATACCCTTCAGAAGCTGCTCTGCATATCCATTGGAGTTGCAGAAGACTTCCTTAGAGTAACTCCGGACTTTACCGGAACCATCTTCTTCATCCGGGGCAATGACCATGTCTGGGTTAAGACGGGTCATACCACGAGTAGAAGTATTGTAGGCCACAAAGAATGTATCAGGGCATACATTCTTAATAGCCTGGGCGATATTACAACCACCATCACCAGTACCCACTACGATAAAGTTGCGGGAAATCGTAGAATGAATACCAGAAGCAAAGGACATCGAAGACACTTTGTCATTCTTCGCACGATCGACAATCTTCTTCATATCCTCTTCAGTCAAATTGCTCAGATTCTTGCTCGGTTCATTGCTCATTATAAATTTCCTCCTTATTAGTTTACGCCTCATTGTTTACTACTTCCTACTGTTCATCTGTTCTACTTATTCTTATTTATAAGTAGAACGATATATGTCAACGCCGTCGGAAGAGGCGATCGACACAAGATTACGATAGTATGCTCCAGACGGATCACCAGAGTAATGATTGATCATCTTTTCCAGATTACCATTATACTCTTCTTTCATCCAGTCTAACAAGAATACCATCATCTCAATGGCAATATAAGGATCATATGCCATATCATGATCATATGTTCCTTTACCATTTCCCATCAGGTCTTCATAGACCCATTTACCAGAAGACTCAAGGAATCCACCTAGTCCTCTTGCATTTGTAGATGTGAGCATTACATTCTTATCGAAATAAGACTCACAGGTGATAACTTCCCACAGCCAATGAGGATTAATATTATGCTCTTGGCACAGTTTATCACCATACACCATTACACCAACTGTGAACCCTCCATTGGACTGTACCCGGGGAAACACATAGGTGTACTTGTTTAATACAGCAAATACACTAGCAGGATCTTCACTAACATCCACCATTTTATCAATAGCTTCATCAAAATCCTGCATCTGCGACATGAGCTTAGCATCATACTCAGCAAGCTCACGGTTCTTTTCGACTAACTCATCGGAAAGAACACCAATCTCGTCTTGATAACTACTACTAATCGTAGTATTGATACCAATGGCTAACGTTCCAACGACTATAGCACAGACGATTATCCCGGCCACCAATCCATGGATGATAGATTTACGATTGACTCTATGAGTCTTGATTACATCCATGTACTTTAAGCTAGACATCTTTTCTTACCTACTTTCTTTGGTTTGTTTCATTGATATAATATATATCTGAAATTATTTTATATAAAATAGGTAGCACCAGCCTGGTGTGGGATCCAAGCTGATGCTACTCTATATTAACTAGATAATGGGACGTGAAGAACTTACTTCTGTTCTTCCTTCATATCTTCCTGATAGTTCTCGATATCGGAGTCCTGTACGGAATCCTGTCGACAACCGGGCATAGCAACTTCCGTCATAAAAGTCATGCCCTGTCCCTTCATCTGTTCAGCCATCTGGGCTGCAAGAGTATTTCTATCCATAATATTTGACTCCTTTCATTTAGCGTTTAATTGTAGAAGATTTATCCTCGCGGGATTTCAATGTAATAGGCAGCAGATAACCAGTCTCATCAATCAGATTAGATGATATACCACTACCGAGAATAAAAGCATTGATCGTGTTCATTGTAACTTTATTCAAAGGATCATTGGGAAGATCTTCCAAAGAAACTTCACCGTCTCGCAGAATCCGTTTCTGCATTTCAAAATAAGCAGCTTCATCATCTGCCATAGGGCCAAAGGCTTCCTGTGCGCATGCATAACATTCCTGTACCATCAGTGAATAAGCTTCAGGTTCAGTAACACGAGCCGTTTTATCATGGCCAGTAACCTGACCAGTCTTAGCATCACGCTTTGTATTTGTCAGAGATGTATGAGATTTCATAGCAACCATCTGCTTTAATCTCTTAATAGGAACATCCATAACTAATACAGGATATACAGAAGCAGGAGGATTATTTACATCTCCTGTCACATAAGGCTTGTAAACAATTTCTCTAAGTTTTACATTATGTTTCTTTGCAAGTTTCTCTACAAAAGAAACAGTTACTGGATTATTATATGCTTCATAACCAACCTGAATATATTTATCAGGATTCTTGAAGAACTCTTCAAAATACTGATAGAATTCTTTATCAGACATAGGCTGAAGATAAGAACGCAATCTTTCAGTATTCTTACCAGACGGATCGCAATCATCAAGGAAACTGAACAGTTCAGCTTCCAGATCTTTACGGACAGACATTCACTGTTCCTCCCTTATTGGAATTTAGCCTCTTTGTTTAAGATAAAGTTAAAGAACATGTAGACCGATTTCTTATATCCCAGACGTGCAGTCTTACCATAATTCTGCCTACCAACGACAACAATGTTTTCATCTAACCATTTATCTAAACAAGCTTTAATAGCAAGCATCTGTTTATTATCACTATTAGAAGCATATGCTGCTTTCATATAGCTAATAAATTCACCACGACCAATATAGTCGAAAGTCTTACCTGATAGCAATAAGAAATATTCAACACAAGCGCTCAGATAAGTTTTTAAAGTACCTTCATCACTGTCAATGATATCATTAACAAGATTTGTTAACTTTTGAAGAGATGTATCAGATCTAGTAACAGAGTATTTCAAAAAGACTTTATCATATTGATGATTAATCAATTTAATATAAGTCTTAGTTACCAATCGACTGATAGCATATGAGTTATTATCCATTTCATGATAATCAGTCTCAGAGTAAGAATCATCATCCTCATTCAGATAATTACCAGATTTCCAATTGTTATAATAAGCATTAGAAATCTTACGTAACTTACCTTTTAAGCGATCCCATAATGCATTAATAACCCATGTGATATCATTATCTTGACATTTGATGATACGATCTTTATATGTATCAAATGTAGTGGATGCGTTATTGTCTAGCCACTGGAGAAGAGAAGACATCTGACGAATCAAGAAAGAGTTGTCCAGATGTGCAATTGTGTAGTTCATAATCTTGGGGTTATTCTTATACTTATAGAAACCCCTATGTAAAGAAGTATACATATTTAGAGACATGTATACCATAATCTTCTTAGCTTCAGTTTCTTTCTTCTGCTTTAATAATGTACACATTGTCAGTATACATGCACAGTAGAAAGGATTAGATTTGATCTGATTTACTTTAGGAATATCTTTTGCTTCCTGTATTTCTGCAATCATTCGTTCTTCTGATACACCGATATTATCATAAAGAAGTCTACGATCAGCATCACCAAAAGAATATCGATCAGATAAATTCAGTGTCATTAAAATAGCTGAATTCTTATCAATATATAAACCAATACCTTTTGTGATATTAGAAAGAGCTTTAGACGTAAGAGCAGTATCAATCGTAGATCCTAAACGTTCACGAAGCATCTAAAAATCACCTCGTTTCCCATATTACCTTAATATTATAGGTTTGTTCACGGAAAACTCAATTAATAATAGAAAAAAAAAAGAACGAGACCCGAAGGCCCCGTTCTTTTTCATTTTTGTTAGATACAGATGATCTCGTGATCGATATCACCAATAGTATCTACATTGATATCATAATACATTTAAATCTGACCTTTACATTAGAGTCCTCTCAGTGCCATACGAAGTACAGGTAACCGATCAGCATTGATCTTACCACCATTCGGGAAACCCATTCTAGAAATAACATTCGCATATTGCGACTCTTTCACTTTCGGAAGATTGTATTTCTTCAAGAATGATTTGATTTCCTTGAACTGCTGTGTAGGATGAGGAAGGTATATGTACCTTGGCTCATGATACTCAGACTGTTGTACTTCGGTTTCCACCTGGTCAGTAGGTGGAATCTGAGAGTTTCTCTTAGAGTTATTGAGGATCATTAGTAATAAATCACCTCCTTCTCTAAGAGTCCATGGAGAGTTTTAGCCAGAATATGATAGTTCAGATGTGAAACTAATTTCTTAGCTTCAATTACTGTATAAGTCGGAAGCTCTCCATCTACCAATCTATCATGTTCTTTATAATACTCCTTCAGCATATCAAGCATGCGCTTACACATTTTGCTGAATTTTGCATTAAAAGGAAACCATTTGGATGTCATGACCTGATTCTTTCTTTTACCTTCGTAAATAAAGAATCTGACACCTCTTAAATCCTCATTGATTTGAACACCGAGCTGTTTCCCATCCAAGTTAATGAATGATTTCAGCTGAGGACGCGGTTCCACACTATGACATAGAATTTTTATGTCATATAAAGCCACCCTTAGTTTCACTCCTTTCTATATGTATAATATATATCCGAGAACTTTTGTGTTTCCGGAAAGAAAGGAGAGACCCGAAGGTCCCTCCAATCTTAAAGTTACTTGGAGATGTCGATCTGATAATACTCATTTCGTCCTCTCTTAATAGCTTTTACAGGAGTGCTGATCGAAGTACCAATACGGAACTTGGTTGTACAAGTACCATCCGACTGGATAAACTTAACCATATTACCAACCTCAATATTGAAAGGCTCAGAACCTAACTCATCTCGATAAATATATGGCATATGCTGAGGATCAATCGGAATAGCACCCATAATCTCTTTCCCATTCAAATCAATAAATGCAGCTTTACGTTTATTAAACTTGAGTACTCGAGCATCAACAACTTTCACATAACCAAATTCACCATAGATCATAATATAATCAGCAGGACCATTCATTAAGAAAGCATGCTGGATTGTACCAGGATCCAATTTGATAATTCGATTACCAAGAGCCTGACGTTTCAGTACTGGGAAATCTTCCAGTTTCGTATAATACATACGATCATTAGCAGCCATAACTACTAGACCATCTTTCTTACCATAGATAGGAACCACACCAGCAAGCTTATCATCTGCAGGAAGGTTAATGATCTTAGACTTTGTAGATTTCAATACATCATCCATTTCAATCATCTTACTATAACCAGCAGAAGTGATCAGTGCCAAGTGTGTAAGTTCTTTTCTAATAGGAACAAATCCAACCACATGCGGGAATGCAATCTGTTCAAAAGAAATGGTAGCAGTTGTTGCATTAAAGGCAAACCCATCCAAGAGCTTAATCATACCATTATCACTGATGAGAAGAATCTTATCTGTATTCTTCACTTCAACCATTCTGGTTGTCTTATCCAGTCTGCCTCTAAGTGCTTTCTGATCATCATCAGAAGTTGCAGTCATATAACCCTCAGAGTTCCAATAAATTCTCTTAGAACTACTGGGATCACCTACAGGAGTATCACCAGAGAGATCCAATAATCTCGCAAGTCTGGTTTTACTATACTTCTTAAGACCATCTTTCAGATCATCTCGAATAGACTCTTTAACGGCAGTTTCATCAGAGAGAATCTTCCGATAATGCTTATATTCAGCAATTGCATTGTCACGTTTCATTTTCATATCATCGATATTAACTCGATTCAATGTACGAAGCTGAAGACGAATAACAATTGCTGCTTGGAATTCATTGAACCCAAACTCTTTGATCAAAGCTTTGATAGTCTCTGCATCATCCTTGGACTTTTTGATAATAGCAATAGCTTTATCAATATTACCAGATTCCAATAAGATACAACAGGCTTCATATTCAGCTCGATCGCGTGCTGCTTTCAATGCTTGCTGATGGAAATACCGACGCTTCTGATCATATCTTTGAGTAATCCAGATATTCAGAGCTTCTCTTGGAGTATACTCAAAAGGTTGATAGTCAGTGATCATCGTATAACGAACACCAACTGTAATACCAAGACTGGTAGATCTGAATAGCTTCTCAGCTAATGCGTTTGGATCATAACCCTTCTCATACTCCACAATGAATTCAATGCCGCCAGGAGTACGATCACTCACTGACGTTTCAGTATTGATCACCTCAGGAAGTCTTTGCTGCGCCTTTGGTTTCTTCATGTCGTCTTCTTTGATCTTGATAATCTCATTTTTAACGACTTCACCAGTGACATTAATGGGCAAAGAAGTAAACACAACAGTATACTTATCAACGATCTTACCACGCTCATCGCGTTTCTTATCAGCTACGATCTTATACTGTCCACGCATCTTCACACCGAATGTCTTCTGGTCGAAACAGTGCTTCAAATCTTTCTTATTAATGATGTCTACTGGAACTGGAGTATCAGGATATATCTCCACTTTACAATTCGGGTTGTCCAACATCTTCAATGCAGTATTGAAGACATCTGTAGGATTGAAAGCACAGATCCAAGATGATGCACCTTTACCAATTCCTAAATTCCATTGCATCAATGCATTAGGATATCTGGTAGTCAGAAAGATTGGTTCTTGCTCACTGTACTTATAATTATCCTTCGTATCAAAGATTGGATATTTAGCTCCCATCTCAGAGAAGAAACAATCCATAGCATAGTCGGACAAACTTGCCGAAGCGTAACGAGGAGATGCCGGACGCATTGTATCGAGGTTACCAAAGTTACCACCAGGTTTGATATACGGAATCATCATTGATTTAGATCGCCCAAGTCGATATAGTGTATCATTTACAGACATATCACCATGAGGATGAAACCGTGCAACAACAGTACCTGAAATAGATGCAACCTTATCAAACTTATTACCATATACTTTAGTCATATACATAGCATACAGAATACGACGTTCAACAGGTTTTAATGCATCAATAGAATTCGGAATATTTCTGCCGACATTTACATTCAAAGAATGGTTAATACCTTTTGTATAAGTATAGTCACCAAGTCCAACCTCAGACATATTGGCGACATTATCAGTACCAAATTCGTCAGTAAACTTATCTAACAAATCATTCGAATCCTTAGGTAACTTTGCTTTCTTGGTTTTCTTCTTTTGAAGCCATTGATCATACCGTCCACCAGGAATTGGTTTCAGTGTAATGAATTCAGGTTTCTTCTTAGCCATTGGACTTCTTCTCTTTCTTTTTCAGATTGTAGGCATTACGAAGTTTAGCAAGGAAAGCAATAACTGATGGGAAACATGAATAATCAAGCATCGACAGCGTAATCTCTTCTCCACAATGATCACAATGAATAAGAGGAGTAGCTGCCGAAAGAAGTTGATTATTGGACAATGGAGAATCGATCCTTAACCGAAGATCATCTTTGCCTACTGTATTACTTTGTCCGCAGTGTGGGCATTTTTTAAATGCTTCTTCACCTTCCAAGAAAGTTTTATAGATTTTAATCTCATTGGGATCTCTGAGCTCGATCGTAACTGAAATTAATTTACCATCAATCACATTACGACCTTTTATACCAACATCCACCATGATTTATTCCTCCTTGGTATCGACATCAGTCATAAAGTAACCATTCTTTTCATTAACAATATCTTCCAGGTTGACGGAATCATCGTCACCATCCTCGTCATCGTCATCATCTTCATCAAAACCAAAGAGTAAATCCTCCTCAGTATCAAACTTCTCAAAAGACTCTACTGGAAGATTATTATACCATTCAGCAAAATGAGGATCCAGATATGCATCAGTATCACACATATCATCACCAAGATCGGTTAATACAGCGCCATATGCATAACTAGAATACAGGCTGTACAGGTCGTTCATAATAGCCTCATTGGGATTGAATGCATCAGGGCTATTCAGACACCAACCCTCAGCAAAACCAATGGCCATAAACATTGTATTCAGATCAATCTCACTCTGAATACGATCCTCAACTGCATCAAAGAGCTGCTCTTCACGAACTGCACGAGAAGCATTGCGAAGATCGATACCCTTAACAGATTCAACCTCTTCAATAGTTAACTCACTGAAGTCAAAGACCTGATTAAAATAGCACTTACTGGTCTCTCGGTTGTAGATACCAATAGTGACTCTACCATCCAGTGGAGTATTGGGCTTCTTGGCATTCACCTTGAACGGACTCATAGACAGCATAATATTGCAGGTAGTCTGCAGAGGAGCAACAAGACCAGGAACCAGATTTACATCAAGATAGTTCAGCTTATTCCGAAGCATATGATTATTCATATTATTCATAAGCTGAGAGGTAATCGCCATGCTGATCAGATCCTTGTAGAGCTGTGCATATTCACTGCCGGTATCATCGCACATACACTCACAATTATCACAGTCACAGCGCTCTTCAGACTCAGTCTCATCTTCGTCTTCATTGGTTTCATCTTCTACCGGCTCATGAATATCATCCTCGGGTTCCGGCTCACGGTCAGGATCAGACTGCTCGTCCTGGATATCATTATTAGTATCTTCCTGCTCAAGATTTCTGATAGTATGCTCTATATCTTCTGCATTCAGGAAAGAATTAATCTTATCCATCAGATCATCAGTAGTAGATGCAGCATCCTTACGAAAATTCTTGACACATTCAGTAACCTGTTTGATGATATTATCTACATTCTTAGGATTCTTAATAGTGATAATCTTCACACCATCATCATCCTTAGCAGAGACAGTGGTTGTATTATCATCCGTATCCTCAGCAGGAACATAAGCACCATACAAGTCATCGATATCAATGCCCATAGACTTACGCTCATCGAGAATCTCATCAAAGGCAGCAATAAACTCAGGAGCATACTTATCAGCAAACTTCCAAGCACTCACCAGAGAATTATAGATATCAGTAGCGGTTTCTCTGATCCATTTGGTAAACCGCTTGGTATACAGTCCACTATCACTTACGGTGATCTTGTGGTGACAATACCCATCCATGCTGACACCCATATGCTCAATCGCATCGTTGTAGTACATGATATCAAATGTATAGATAACAGTATTCACAGGATACGTACGAGTAGTGACATCGATCTGGATAAAATCGATCGGGCAGGTCAGCACATTCGTAGTATATGTGTTAACGAACTTTGACTCACGACCGACGGTACGTTCACAATGCTTATTATCCATAGTATGCTGAATAATATCTACAAGAGTTTTGTCATCAAATGACAGCATCTTGATAATCTTATCAGTATGACCATCCAGTACCATCTTCCGGAAATCATTCACCAGAATACCTTCATTTCTTGCCATGTCTTTTGTCCTCCTCTAAATTATTTAATATTTGTACGAGTTACCTTACCTTCAACGATCATACCATCTTCCAGTTCACGACGACATTCAATGATACGACCCTGCTTATCACGTTTCAGATAAAACTCTCGATTATTGAAAATATCAATATTCAGGGTATTATCATCTGCCCAGAAGCGATCAATCTGGTCAACAATACCACTCATATTATACCCATCGCGTGCCAACCATCCAGACATCATATTGCAGATATCATCAGATGCATCTTTCTGGGTATCATAAATAGTAGTCAATGTGATTTGACCATTTACCTTATGGATAGCTTTATATTTAGTTGTAGCCATAGTAAGCCTCCTTTTGTAAAGTTGTTTTACCATTCTTCTTTTTATACTATAGTAGTGATACAGCCTCCTTTAACCATACCACTACTATAGTATATATTTGATGCTTATGTGTCAAGATTTATGGGGTCGATTGTCATCTGGAACATGGTTTTCTTACGAGCTTCTGCATATTCCTTCTTAGTAGACATAATCACACTGATCTTATCCATATCCTTCTCGAAGTCTTTAAACTTAAAGATAACAACAGTACGATTATTTACATCAAGGCACTGCTCACGCAAATCTTCAGGGTCCATCTCACCAAGTCCCTTATAACGTATAACACCATTCGGAATATACTTACGAACAGCATGCATTACATCATATAGAGTCTTATCTTTCTTATCACCAATAGTATATCCGGCAAGCGTATTGTTTACTTTCTGATACTGTTTAAATTTAGTGACATGTTTGTGGAAGTGCTCATCTAATGCAATATTGATATAATCACCACCATTTAAATCACCATCAATAACTAGTGTCTTATCTTCAATCAATACAGTAATACCAGGATATCTCTTTAATATATTGGACCAATAAGATTTCTTTTGATCTTTTAACTCGCCATGATAATACCATGCAATATATTCCATAAATTTAGGATCAACACAATATCGGTTGGAAAGTTTTTCTAAGCGAGTATCATATTCGAAGTTTCTTTCGATAAATTCTCGAAGCTCTTTCTTACTGAGCACTTTTCCGTTATATGAAATAGTCTCTTTGTCGATGAATGCTTTCGTAATCTTATCGTAGAAATCCTTCTGAGATCTCACAAAGATTGACTTACCATTACCCTTAGGAATACGATATGCGGGAGGTAAGATACGACCAACCATACCTGCATCAATGAGAGGTCTGCAATGTTTAGCTAACAGACAAATCACAGAGATAGCAATATCATCACCATCTACATCACTATCTGTCAATGCTAAAATACGAGTCATTGTAGACTTCTCTGGATCACATTTCTTACCAGGTTCAATGCCACAAATATCAAGAACATCATTGAAAGTAGATTTAATCTTTGCTACAGAATCACTATCATTATCAAAGATATTCTTAGGACGTTTAATACCATAGATCGCTTGATTATGTGCATCTCGGCCAAGAGCTGCATTATCTGCAGCTGAATCCAATGAATTTCATTCGACCATTTCTTCTAGTGTCTATCTCTCGACAGTCAACTAGTCTACCGTTTCGGTTCTCAAGAGCTTCGTTCCCTAAAACTCTGACACGTACCAATAGTGTCCCTACTCCCCTCCCAGAAGGCATGGGGATGGCCTGTACAGGTTCTTTAATATAAGTTACTCAACAAACCAAAATTTAACACCAGATACTACATTTGATTTTAATGCAGCTTCACTCACCTTTTTAGTAAGACGTTTAATGTTGTAGTCTTTCCAATATCCAAGTTTATGAAGCAATCTAGATAAATTAGCAGGACCCTTAGCTTTTACTTCTAGTCCGCTAGGAAGTAATGCGTGAACTTCTCTACCTTTAATACCACATCTATGATATACATAATCAGATGTAATATCAAATGGATCATCAATCCGCTCAACTTTTAATTTACCTAAATATAATTTATGCACTGATGAGCACCGTATAGCTGCAGCTCTCAATGAATTTCTAGACGCATTAAGGAAATAGCCCTCTTGATGAAGTCTATCTGCAACAGCATACGCGCCTCTAGCATTAAAATCCAGATTATCAATAGTAACATGATAATCATGTAGCATAAAATCAAATGTTTTTAATCCGGTCTTAATAGCATGGATATTATTCTCTCGACTAGTTGTCCATTCTAAATTAGAAAGATCTAAATCAAGTTTATTACCATTGATATGATTTACTATAGGTCTTTCAGGATCTGGACCGACAAATGTAAGCATTAATAGTCGATGTAGTTTAACCGATTTTTGACTACCATTTTTACAAACTAATCTTAATACATAATATCCATTATCATTTATATATGGTTTTAATATTTTGCCGGTTTTAATATTACGAACTCTAGCTTTGTTGCTAATTTCATATAAATATTCAAAACCATATGCAGGTTTCCATATTTCTTCCATATCTTTACCTCCTTTCATATAATATTAAAGTTTGTGTTGAGTATTTATTATATTAAAGCTTCCCACGAGACTGGGCTAATAAATCCTTGGCAAAGTATTAGCTTTACCCTCGTTAGCATATCAAATTGATATACCCGTGTGGTGAACACGTAAAATAGATAAAGGAGATTTCATACGATTTTTCCTTCTACTAAAAGAAGCTCTGGGGCTACTGTATCGAGATTCTGCACAATATCTTTAAACTTATCAAGACGATCTTTGGAGAAAGTGTTAGATACATCCTTCTTACGAACTTTCTTAGATGCCATACGACCCTTTGTAACACGTTTGACGAATTCGACCATAGGATTAGTGACATTTCCTTTCGCATTACAAAGATATTCATATACTGCATCACGAACAGCAAATCGGACTTCCTGATTGGATAACTGATTCTTTTCCTGTCCCATATAGATAGGAGAAATAACTTTGACGGTAATAAATGCACAGATACCAGCAGTCATATCAGAAGGAAGCACATTCATTTCCTTGTCCTTACCTTTGAATTTAGGAATGACTTGCTCCTTAAAATATTTCTGGATACCGAGCTTTAGACCATCCACATGACTACCACCCATATAAGTCTTTGCACCATTTGCATAACTGATAATAAAATCATCTTTATTATCAGCATCAAGAACATCTTCTTTATATGCAAATACGATATCAATCCCAACAGGTTCCGTAGTCATTTTATCATCAGCAATCGATTTCAGATAAGTTACTTTGCGAGATTCTTTGATTCGAATAACAGGTGTGTCTGGTTTCCAAAGCTTTACACGATCTTCAATATCCTTACCACCATACTTAAACTTTTTCAGCTCTTTCTTTCCATCCAGAACTGTATAAGTTATTTTAAGCTGAGGATAGAGATATGAAGTATCACTGAGCTTATCGTGAAGATCTTCCCATGTCACTTCAGAAGAATCAATGATCTTAGGATCAATATGAAACTTAGAATAAGTTCCATGCTTATCAGACTTGCCTTTTTCCTCTTTGACCATTTCACCGTCCTTAAAATAATATCTCAAGAACTTTCCTTCTCGCATAGAAGTAAACTCACAATAATCAGAAAGAAATACGGCAGTCTTTAAACCATGACCCCAACGACCAGCAGTTGTAAGATACGCACTATTTGTTCCATTATTAAACTTACCTGATGCAGCAAGCTTAGTTAAAACATCAAGAAGCTTCTCAAGAGGAACACCGGACCCATCATCTGCAACGGATACTTCTTTGGTTTTAATATCGAATGTTACATCCAAATGTGATCCGTCACTACCGTTGACGGTCAATTCATCTGTAGAGTTTGATACCAATTCAAAGCAAATATGCACAAATCCATTCCTATATATATCAGGTACATACATAGATGGATTCTTTCGAACCTTTTCTTTGTCAGACTCAATTACAATAATTGAATCTGCATCATATTTTCTTGCCACTATAATTCCTCCCTATTGTATTTTGGAATTAAATGCATAAATCCATCCTTATCTACAAGACGTTTATTTTCAAGATGCATCTCAAGTTCAGGATGATTTACTGTGTACACATACTCATTGAGTGAACGATGTCTGATTAATTTTGATACTTCTGCACGTTTGCGATTATGTTTTTCTTCGAACTGAGCAAATGTTAAATATTCACCATCAGCATCTACCACATATCGATTATATCTTTTATTGTTTGATTGCTCTTTTGGTGTAGTCCATCTACAATTCCATGGAGCATATGGACCATCATTATCTATACGATCAAGAGTAAGTCCATCTTTATAACCATTAGATATGGCCCAATTGTAGAAATTAACTAGCCCAGTATTCATTGGATCTCCTGGTTTAGATAACCATTCATCACAAACCTTGATACCTCTACCGCCATAATTTTCATAACTATTACAACTAGGACGATAACAACGTGCTTTCATTGCATTATAAATACTACTTATACGTTTTCCATCTTTTGTAGTCATAATGCCATGAGTACGTTTAGAATCAGATTGGTAACATCCACAGCTTTGAGTATGTCCATTAGTCAGATTACCAGTTTGAACTATACATGTGTTTCCACAATCGCATTTACAGACCCAAAGACACGCTTTATGTTTTAAATTCCTAGGTCCTTCATATAGCTTCTCCACTACTAATCTTCCAAATCGTTTACCAGTAAGATCTTTGAAATTACGTTCAGATGTCAATTTTCGATTAAGACATCCACATGACTTTGTGTTATTACGGCCAAGATTAGAGCCTATTACACTTACTATATTTCCATAATCGCACCTACACTTCCACTTAAGAAGTCCAGGCTTACTATTCTCTTTATCGATACCAAGAACAGTAAGCATATCAAATTTCTTACCAGTTAAATCTTTTATTTGACCAATCTCACGATTCTCTTTCTGGAAACACCCACAGGATTTCTTATGACCATTGATCAAATATTTTCTCTTGGTAACTGTTTCATTACCACAGTCGCACTGACACTTACACATGATTTCTCCACTATCATCAGTGTATACATCAGTAACAACAAGACGGGTAAACCTCTTACCCATCAGTTCAGTTTTAGCCTTTGATAAATCCACCTCTAAATTTTACACCACCTTACGTTGTATTATCAGATTTGTAATATTCTGTTTCCTTAGTATTCAGAAAATTAAGATACTTCTGTGCTCGACGAAGCTGAATAACCATATCAGAAACCTGATGCGGGTATCTATTGGTAACCTCTGATGGAAGTTTATTAATATGACTATTCAGAATCATAATCTGACCATTGATCAACGTCTGCTCTCGGTGAATCATATTAATGTATCGATCAGGATCATCATCTCGCATTGTCTTTAATGCATTATTCCACATATCCTTGCAAATGATATCATCAAATGCTTCAGATACTTTAACTGACAAATTAACAGCTTCTGAACCTAACAGGAAATCTTTCATTTATTAAACATCTCCATTCTTCAGAATATGCTCCGTCTCCTGTACCGAATATGCAGTATTCTTAGTACTATTCAGTACATCATTCGGAGTCGGATATGTAGTATTTGCATAATTGTCAGGAGACTTCATACCACCTTTATCATTGGAGTAGTATGAATTCTTCTTAGGAGTAATGGGTGCACCATACTTGATTTCACGATTCTCTTTCTTCTTAGCACGGGTCAAAGTCTTCACTTTAGTAGTAGGTTCATTGATCAGAAACCGATCAAAGGCTTCTCTGCAGAAAAGACACAGATTAATATTACTCATAGAACCAGGATGATTCTTAGATTCATAGATAATCTGGAAACTCTTTCTGCCCTCCGGAATCTGGTGACCACATCTTGCGCACATTGTCATTTGGAATTCAAATCCTTTCTTGTATAAATTTTTATATACATAACTATCGAATAATGATAGCTGTATAACATAGTTGGTGAAATCTTCAAAATAAAAGAGGGAACCCGACTACCTAGTCGGGCCCCTCATATCTTGTAATTTCATTGTTAGCATAAATCCTCGAGCTCTGTCGAAGATCGGTTGATATAATTTCTGAATTGACTCAGAAGTCTGTGTATATGGAACTGGATCATGCCCGAACCAGATTGGTTTCATTTCAAATATATAACACTTCTCCAACTTAGCATTATTTGCAACAATCCCCGGAGCTATTGTACTGAGTGATTTCCATTTTGTACTGATTAAGCAATCCTTCGGCATAAAGATTGCACCAATCAGTTCAAATCCATTTGTATATAACTCCAATGTTTGATATGGATTCTGTGTTATATAATATTTATTATTCAGACGATATAGCATTGTAGCTACAAAATGTTCTTGGTAGTCCAATAATGTACCGTCAGAAATAAATCTCATACGCTTTGAATTCTGGAACCAATTATGACACACAAGCATATTGATTCCAGCAAACGGATTCGGATTCGATGGATCTCTGAATACATAGCATTGAAATATAGAATCGATCCATTCAGAAGGCTTAGGGAGATCCATATCGAAACTCCTCCTCTCATAAGAAAAATCAGTTGATATGAAAATAGGGGAGACGAAGTATAATGCATATACCCCGCCTCCCCAATTTAGATTTTTGTTAGACTGTTAGAAGCAGGCCCTTACTTCTTACAGAGTGAAATTGTTCAGCTGACTGATATCCACATCAGCACTGGCAGTATGACCATTGACAGCAGGAGTATCATTCTCCTTGATCTCAGCCAGCAGATCAGCCACCTTCAGCCAATCCTCCAGATCATTCTTGATCTTGGCGATATCCTTTACCTCATCGTCCTTCATACGCTTATTGGAAACCACCATATTGGCAGCCGCATACAGCGTGTTGATGGAACCCAGGACATCAGACACAGAGATCTGATCCTTACCGACCAGGACATCGAAGCAGGACTTGCAGATGCTGCAGTTCTCCTCGCCGAACAGCTCAACGATCGTATCCAGCATCGGGGTATAGGCAGCATAGGTAGGAGTCATAGCCTTGAACTCAGCCACAGAGATCATGTTACCGGCATGATTGCACTTGGTACGATTCTTGATGAACTCCTTGGGGATCTCCACCGGAGCCAGCAGGATCTTCTTGGACTTCTTAGCATCAGCCTTGTCCAGAGTCGGCTTCACGGTCTTCAGCTTCGGAGCCTCATAACCCTTAACCTTCTTACCCTTCTTCTTGGACTTCTTGTCGCTCTTAGAATAGAAATACTTATTCTTCTTGCTCATTTTAATTTCCTCCTTGTAATTTTGAAAGAATATTGTTTAAATGTTGGGCCCAACATTTAACGATAAAAGAGACCAAGTAACGAGCAATTACTTGATCCCTTGTATCACATGTATAATATATATCTCAATTTCATTTGCTCGAAACTGATACACATATTCTACTTGGATGGGATTATTGAAGTGTTATACTAATCTTTTAATACAACACTTTCACTTCACCCAAGAAACGGAAACCATTCTGATAAATGAAAATAGGACCGATCTCTGCTGCAAGAATCTCAGCAGCCTTCTTGAAATATACATCGACCATACGGCCACCAAGCTTCTTGTCATCGGCAGACATTTCAGGAAGGGATTCCTCGGGAACATGAACCAATGCAGTCAGTGGAAACTTAGGAACCTTATTCTTATCTACATCATCAGAATAAGTTACCTCTACAACATTAACCAGATTAACATTAATCATTTTCTTCATCTCCATAATCATGATAACTAATGTGTTTATCAGAGACTAGTGCATACCCTCTGATTGTACCATTCATTTTCAAAGGATTGGTATCGCAATAGGAAGCTTCTTCTTGTGTAATACCCATATCCTCTAATGTTTTACCTGTGCTCTTAATTAAAGTTTTATAATTTGCATAGGTATTATCACCCAGCAATAAAACTTTACCAAGATCAGGTGGGAATTTAACATCTGCTGGTTGATCAATATATCGTGTACCAATAATGATATCTACGGTATGATGATTTACAACATCTACAGATATGATTTCATTACGAGTCAATAGTTCACTAACTATCAACGGGAAGTAATGAATCCAGAATTCATAACTGGGACGATCTTTACCCATAATATTACAGGTATTCTCCCAATCGAATTCATACCGTCCAGACTCTGTTTCAGCAGCACAATAGCTAATCATAGCATTTACAATACTACTTATCATACTGAGCACTGCTGGGAGTCTGAGACTTAATAAACTGCGAAACTGATAGGATTTCATAATCCTATCTGCAGCTTTTGTTTCTTTTTTCTTTGGCGTATATTGTACACCTGCCAGGAACCCAGCAACTGTAGCGAGTACCCCAAAGATTGCTGCATAATATAGCAAAGTTGTTTTTAGTGCAATTTTATATGACATCATGGTAATGATGAACATAGAAAATGCAATTAACCCAATAAATAGGTTAATCTTAAATTTATTGGTTTGGTTTTTCATTTACTTCTCCTCTTCAGGGATATCCTTTTCAACATCAAGACTACTATAAGTAGTACTACCAGACGTATAAGAAACAACAGTATCCCGAGGAATAACAAAATCCTTTGTTCTGCCGGTCAGAACCATTCCAACGGCAGTCATCGTATGGATAGCCAGTTCATAGGTCAGATGACCATTGGCTACCTCTTCAGTTACTTCAGTGGAACATTTCGCAATCAGTTCATCAATATGATTCACTGAAGTTTCATTCTTTGAAGCAGAGGAAGTCTTCTGTGCAGTAGATGCCACATTCGCATAGGACTGAAAGACCTTAGCGATAACACCCTTTGCAACCTTCAGTACTTCCAACTCCTGTTTCGTTTTGGTGTACATCGTCTCACACATTTCTATATCCTCCTTATTTTCTATTAGTAGTTTAAATGTGAGAAAAGGTGAAGCAGCTGTTAAACTGCTTCACCTATATAATATATATCTCAAACTTCTTTGTGATCATTTAGATAGCGTCAGTTACGCCATATGCTTCAGCAAGTAACTTCTTAAACTTCTCCTGATTCTTATAGAACTTCTGCCATTCAATACAAACAGCCTCGGAATAAGGATGCAGATAAGACTCAGGCTTATCAGTCGTAGCAGTTTCATCATCACCAAGGAAAATAGTCTTAGTAGACTGCTTCGTCTGCTGATAATAACGGGTAACCGTATTAGTACCATCAGCCAGACCGGTTTCAGGATCAAACGTCAGAGCCATAATCTCAGCACGAGTAGGAATCTTAGGAACAGGCATCTTAGTCTGACCATCACTATAGAAAGTCTTACGCATGTACTGAGCCAGGTCAAAATGCTGCAGATGATTCGTAGAAGCTACTGTAATATTTGTCTGGGGAGCAATTGTATACTGGGGCAGAGCAATATACTTACCTTCTACAATACTGGATAGAGAAGAATCCAAATGCTTCATTGCAAAGAAACATTGCTTAGAAGGAGAGTAAGCAACATATCCCTCACAAGTGGGAATATTAATCACATATGAGTTATCGAAATATAAAGTAGAAATCCCCAGCCAATCAAGCTTCTGCAGGGATTCATAGAAGAAATCAAAAACGGGATTGTCCATTCGTACATCCTCCTAACGAGCTATAATTTAAAGAGTATTAGTAGATTCATTATATTATTGTTTCTTAATACCCCTCATTAGCCTGGAGAGATTCATCATTTTCAACCCAGTCTGATACCTGAATGGTTCGATAACGATAAGGAACTTCGGGATGACCAATACCTACATCAGGATCGGCAACAACCACATCCTTAATACCAGCATTAATGATTAAACGTTTACAAATAGGACAGCAGTTTGCATCTTTAACCATTTCATGCGTTGCTCGATTATAGCCATAGAGATATAGTGTAGCATCTTTAAGCTCATCTGGAGATGCATTAATAATGGCATTCATCTCTCCATGAACGGACCTACACGAGGTGCTGTAGTCTGTTCCGCGTTTTACATTATTTGCAAGCCTTGGGCAATATCCAATATCAGTACAATTCTTTCTTCCTCTAGGAGCACCATTAAACCCTGTACTACGAACAACATTATCTTTTACAATAACTGCTCCATATCTCTTAGAGAGGCAAGTACTTCTCTTAGATACAGCTTCTGCAATACCGAGATAATAGAAGGGGAAAGGAATACGATTGTTCTCTTCAATAACCATAGTCTTATTTTCCTCTGATGTATTTCTATTCTTTAATGCTTCAATTTGATTCATAATATCTTCCATCGTATCAGATACCATAATAATGGGAGACTTCGAATTAAAATACCGAATAAGTCTATACTTCGTATAATCCTCTATCTGACACACATTCTTAATGGGAACATGAATCTGTTTAGGTTGAGTAAGGGTTGATATGTCTTCATGGATCGTCCCAATCTGAGTGACTTCGATATAATCCTGCAGACCAAAACTATTCATGATAGACTGATACCAATTAATCTGCGTCATAATCATCACTCCTCATATTACTAATATATCGCATTACACCATCGAATGTATCATCTGTAAATAATACTGAATGATTATCCAGAAGAATACCAGTACAATTGGGATACTCTTTAATAGATGCTGGGAAGATCTTAACGATCTTATCCATATTAATTGCTTCTCTTCGTTCTTTTTCAGAAGCATATACGGAGTTGCTATTATAGTGTGTAGAAGTACCAACGATATTAAAAACGATAAAAGTAACCATAATACATATTCTCCTTCTTAAAATGATTTAAGTATAACAATAAACCAGATAAACGCTGTGGCAATTATATATGGGAGTATAGTCTTTGGTTTACGATAGTAACTAACCAATGCAGCTACCCCATATGACAATATCACGTAGATCAATAGCTTCCAATCAAACACTTGAGACACAAATAACGTAAAGTTCATATCAGTAACCTCCATATGTCAGATCAGTCCAAGTAGGATTCTTCTGAGATCTGGGAAGTACATAATATAACTTATTCTTAGCTCGAGTCACAGCTGTATACCGAAGTCGCATATGATACTCTTGACTACTATGACCCATGAAATTATCCAGAAACATAACAGTATCAGATGAAACACCCTGAGATGCATGGACTGTAATAATATGTGCAAACTCAAACTTCTTACCAGGATTGAGTCTTTCATAGTATGACATATCTTTATCACCAAATGGAGCATTCAAAAACTTAGCATCGCAGAGTAATCCTTCAAATGCCAGATTAGGCGTATGATCTGGAATGAAGTCCATTGTATATACATTAGATACTGGATCTACATCACTTTTAGCTACATTATATGCACAGATCCCTTGTGTTCCATTCGTAAGAGGATATGGACCAAGTTTTGTATTCCAATCATTCTTACGACAAATCATACGCTCTCCTTTACGAGGATATGGAGAATCTGTTTTTACAATATACTTCCGGTATATATCCGTGTATACTTGTCTTTGCTTATTTGTTGTAGAGAGAATGATGTCAGACCCCCTAAAGAAGGGTTTAAAACGATGAAAAGTTGCTTCTGGTGAATCTTGCTGCCAAAGGAAATGAACTTCATTCCGATAACTACTAATATCCACTGGTGTATATGTACGAATACGAGTAGCAAGATCGATAATCTCAGAATCGAGAGCTTGTCTCATCACATCAGTCATAAAGTAATCAAGATTATCAAGCATAAAACACTGCTTACCAGTTACTGGTGGAAGCTGAATTGGATCACCAGTTTCCAGAATAGGCACATTATATGATGCAATCAGATTCTGTAAAGACTCTGATAAGAATGATGCCTCATCTACAATGATTAACTTAAGAGAACCAGGCAGTTTCTTGACTGGCGTAAATTTAGTCTTCATTAGAGGAACACCAGATCGATACATAGGTTCACCCTTATCATTCAAAAGAGGTACATCTTTGGACTTAAAGAATGTAGAATGAATCGTCTTAGCAATAATACCACCTTGACGTAAAACATTTACAGCCTGACCAGTATATGCTACTACATAACATTCATTATCCAACAGATCTAACTGTTGCAAAATATATCGAATCAAAAATGTCTTGCCGACGCCTGCGCAACCACCAATACGCAGAATTGGTTTTCTTCTTTTAGATCCAACATACCAATCATAGAACAGCGAATATGCTTCTTTCTGTGATCTTGTTAAATCATGATAATCAATCTCTTTATTTTGACCTTTAATAAGTAGAGGTTCTCCTGGGATGTCTCTATACCCGCTACCTCTCTTTTTCTTTGGCTTTTTCAATACTGCCATTGTAAATACCACCTTATTTACGATTTATATATCATATATGATAGCATATCCCATATAAATGCTAATACCATGTATATTAATATTATTGGACTTAGTATAATTAAACGAGGGATAATTAAGATTATAGTAAATAAAATCTTCCCAAATGGATTCATCTCATAGTATAATATAAAATCCCGTGTTTCTTCTATATTACATTTCCAATAAGAAAGCCACGAAATCTTATTAGAATAAGTAATGAGAAAATAACAATTCGATGCGATTATTATTACTATATATAATGCCGCAATAATTAGTAATACACATTGGAAAGATGATAAATTATATAACCAAAGTTCTAAAGAACTTATATTTTCCATCAGTTAATACCTCCTGAAACATCACTATAATAATTCTATCTTGAGGTGAAGGTACTATGGGAACAACAGATAATGCACTGAAGTCCACAAATAAACAGGTAATGAGAGTATATGCCGCAAAGACATATAAAAATTTACCTTGGAAACAAGATGAAGAGACTGGAGAGCTCCCATCCACTGTATATATTACAGTAAATATTCCTGAATTTACACCTACTGTTCCCACAGATGATTCTTATGAACAGTTAGGTCTTTCAGGCTCTTTCTTTGAAAATAAAAACTTCCCTACTACAGCGGGAACGATTCAGATGAGTCATTATTTAACTCTACCTATTGCAAGAGGTTCACGTATTCCTCCCACGATTACATACGGAACTCCATTCCTTCTATTTATGCCTACTAATAAAATAGAAGAAGGATACCTGATTTACTTATAAGAAAGGAGATAAGTAATCATGGCTGTTGATTTCAAAACGCTCGATAGTCTGATTGAAACGCAGACTCGATTTGATATGAACAATGTCACATTGTTTACAATGACAGATGATAAAAGTCTAATCATTGCAGATACTGATCTATTTACTATATATGCAAAATATATTACTCCATATGTATCTACTTATACTGTAACCAAAGAACAACGAGAAAAATATGCTCGTAAACCAGAGTGGTTAAGTCAAGATATTTATGGTTCTCCAGAACTTGCTTGGCTATTGATCAGACTGAATGATATGGAATGTGCATCTAAATTCTATCTGAAATCTACTATCAAAGCAATTTCACCAGATGATTTAGATGAATTATATGATACCGTTATCACTCGTAGTAATGACCGTATTACCAAAAACTGGAATCAATATATTCCTGAATCATATCCGACAGAGGATGACTTAGCTGATATTCATGAATAAAAAATAAGGGGAGGCAATTACGCCTCCCCAATTATTCTTTTTATTTTTACTCGGGAGTATCCTCAGTGGTAGTCTCATTATTCTCCTCAATAGGAACCGCTTCAATCTGATCCATACTAATGGGCTCAGAGCTATCCACATCAGTCAGAACGCAGCCATCTCCAAACAGACTCTGCATAACAGACGGATCAGAAACATCAAGAGTTTCACCAGCTTCCATTTGAGTCCGCATAGTAGTAATCTGAGTCATAGTACCAGCCATAACCTGAGCATAAGTTTCCAGATCACCCCAGTACTCAATCTTGTTACAGCGACGGCACTCACGGATGATAGCACCAACACCCACATAGCGACCATGCTCAGAAATTACAATCACGGCATAGTTGTACTGAGAAGGATCATCTTCGATAGGCTGATCATTCAGCAGAGTAATACCGCTATTCCGCTTCTTACCAGCACAAGAGGGGCAGGGATAATAATCATTCAGAATCTTCTCCTGAATAACACTATTCAGAAGATTATTATTACTTGCATTCATCTCCTGAATCTCTTCTTCACTCATCGTATGTGAATCATCATACTTATCAATCTCATAAACGATCACATTCTCATCAAAATTCTTAATAGCATCCATTCTTTAAATACCTCCATTAAAAATCACTTGTAGACCGAGATGCATATGATAAATCAAACTATACAAGATGAAAGATACTGAAGATATAGACAGAATCATACTGATTATTCTAACACTCGGATCTTCTTCTTGCATAGAGGTTTCTACCAGAATCTTTCCAGTAAATAGTATGTAAATAAAGGCTATCAACATACCAACTAACATGAACCATTTCCCTACCATAATATATAGATTCTCCTTTAGTAAGAAATAGCCATATAATAAATGACTAAAAGAATCCCAGTTAGAACTGTGCTTACAATACATGCAAGTACATTGAACATCACACAGCGAGTTTTCTTCCAATCTGGGATCTTTCGGTCACTCAGTGTAGCTGATATTAAGCTAGTACATCCGATAATACCTTTACTAAGAAAGATACAGCAGACAATTGTTACAATTATAAAACAGATCATACTCTCCACCTCAATGTTATTATGGCTGCCAACCATAGAATAATGAATACAAAACACAATACCATATTCATGAACCAACCAGATAGTTCTGTATAACTTGTATCCTTGCTTCTCATTTTCATAAAACTGATTACAAATCCTACACAGTTAATATAGATCATTACAATATTCCAAATTAAATGTAATGTATAACTCATGTGCTCATCATATGGACGTTACCCAATGCCTCCAAATTTAATTCTTTGCTCCCATGATTCCGGGGGATCAACATAATAAATCCCTCTTCATCTCTCTGATAAGCTTCCTGCGGAACACCAGATCTATCGATATCATCAAACATAGTATCAATAAACTCATGTGCCACATTCTCATCAGGATCATCACTCATAGGAGCTAAGAATCCCACATCCCTTTGGGTCATGATATTAATGGACTCAGAATCATCTCGAATCTGTGCACCAATCTCATCCATGAGACTCAAACGATACAAAGGATCCGTACTGATATCATCCATTAACTGAATCTGTGTATTCTTACCAGCAAAAGGTTGTAAGAAATATTCAATCGACTTTGTTGTATCACCACGGAACTTCAATCTTCTGAAAGACAAATAATATCTTTCTTCATTGGAATCGTACTCCACAACGATTGCAATATTTACATCGAAGTTCTTTAACATACCAAAGGACTCAGAGATATTACCTGTACCAACCTTACGACCGATATCTGCATTACCTTTTTCTCTCTGCTCTTCGATAATAGAAACACCTTCTCGGTTAAACTGAGAAGCAGTGATAATCGGAATATCCAACTCAATCGCTAGATCATGCATCTGGTTAGATACATCTGCCAAGGCATTTCTCTTCTCAGAATTAGCCATTGGAGGACGAAGTCTTTCGATATAATCCTGAATAACACAGATTACCTCTTTACCTGAGTTATCCAGCTCTTCTACAATACCTTTAATGTCCGGAACACTGATATCCATATTTCCATAATAGCGAAATTCAATATCGATATCCTGTTCATCCTGAACGACACAGAATCCGCCCTTCTTCATAATCTGAATGATCTCTTTCGGTTTATGAGATTTAATATCCGTACCTCCAAAGATACCATAGATACGAAGAAAAGTTTCCCAAATATTATTTTCCTGAGATAAGAATAAGATAGTGGGTCTCTTGGTTGGATCTTTATGCGATCTACCTTTATTATACAACTTAATCTGTTTCATCAAGTTCAATAACAAACCTGACTTAAAGCCACCAGTTGCACCAATAAAGTTATATACACGAGCATCTTCAAATCCACCGTTCAGCATCTTATTCATTCCCTGCCAACCAGTCTGAAGATAATGAGATGTAGATAATGCTCTTTCAGCACCTTCTAACATGATTGCATTGAAATGATCCTCATCTGTCAGATTAAATCTATTCTCTTGCTTAGATTTTCTCTGTGCTTTTGTCAATTCATTTAACAAACCTTGGAATAATCTGATTGCATTATCGCAATCTTCTGACTCTCTACCAAACTCATTATTCTTCAGATCTCCCAGAAGTTTCATCATGGCATCATTATACTCATGCATGAAAATCATATTAAGTTGGCTATAGACCATCGAGTTCATAAACTCAATATCTTTCTTACCCATATGATTATGCTCAATGCCTTCAATGACATCACGCTTAATAATCGCTGCATACTTCTTAGATGCATGATCATACACATACTGAATACATAACTTCGGAGAGACAACACCTTTATCCAATCTCGCTTCAAGGAAATATGTAATAAACAGATATCTTGCCATCTTAGCTTCATTCTGTTTAAAACTCTCTTCACTCACACGAGCAAAGTAATCCTTCACATTTGAAAGATTGCTATAATTTATTGTGCGGTTTTCATAGTTGAGAAGATACTCACAATACAAATCCAATGTATCCAAATCCGCATGTATAATGAGTTTATCTTTGCGCTTCAACATCTTGACATAATCTACAGACATGTCAGTGTTCTCCTTTACTTTGAGTGTTGCTTAATATAAAGAAGTTCCTCCAGGTGTCAGAAAATAAAGTTATGCTTCTGAAGTTTTAATCTCATCTTTCACTTCATTCAAAATTCGTCTGAAATCTGCCTCCGTAATCTTAGCAGCTGGACTAAACTTATCAGGAAGTGTAGGTACCACTTCAGTCTCATAATATTTGAAAAGGATTTCTGCCATAGATAGATTCGTATCCATTACATAGGAATACTTCTCTTTGCGCTCCTGGTTTTCCTTTTCATGTTCTTCTTCTTTCTTTGACTTTACTTTCTTGACAATAGATATTCTTTTATCTTTTCGATATCTACTTTCCAACATATAGACTTTATCTGCATCTTCAAGAGTATCTGATCTTGTAATTCTGAGTGTAATCAAATCATTCTCTTTACAATCAGCAATTAATTCATCGATTGCTTTAAAGATTTCATCAATACTGAAAGTAGATAAGATAGTGCGAGAAATATGAAGATCATAATAATCAGCAGCATCGGTATTGATATAGTGTTCAATCTTAAACTTAGATCGATCTTTATCATAAATACCACCAATAATATAACCTGCATCCGTTCCTCCTCGTTCCAGAAGAGTGAATGGCCCTGCATAGTAAAAATGGTGCTTGATATGCTGATATTGATGAATGTGACCAAACATCACTGGACCCTTAGATGTTGCAATCAGATCCTTCGTATCAAACGTATATGATTTAGTAGGCATTGTCTCAGATTCTTGTGTAAAGAACTTCATAGAATCAATCATACCATGCCCTAAGATCATATCATACTTCTTATCTTTTGTAAGATATTTTTCATATTCAGAATCTTTCTTAACTTTTACGTCGGGTAAAATCAGAATATGATAATCGTCCCAAATAGTCGTTTCTTCAATTGTCTCATATATTCTGAAATCGACACCATCGTCATTATGTATATATGATTTAATATTAGATAATTGATCATTATCATGCGCAGGCGTACCTTTGATAATAATAACAGTTGAATTTTTCTTCTTTGCAATCTTATAGATTTGATCAACAAACCAAAGATAGAGCTGAGAATATTCAGAGTTCAATGATACGACTGTATGTAACATATCACCAAGAATAAAGATACCATCAAGGTATGGAAGTTTCTCCAATACCTTGATGCAATGTTCTTGTAACTGTTTCTTCATACTTGCTGCAGTAATACGATTTAAACCGATATGAAGATCGGCTAATGCAACAAAAATCTTAAAGTCTCTCTTCATTTTTATTCTTCTTTCACTTAAGATGTATAGTGATGTCTGTAAAAGTGTGGAAAAGAAAAGAGAGGCACTCAGCCTCTCTCCTCATTATGTAAATGTACAAATTGATCCATAATCATAATGTATGGATGCCAATAATATTCAGTTTTATATGGGATTCCAGTAACTATGTAGATTTCTTTAACACGCTCTGATACATAATCGAACATAGATTCGAAAAGAATACTTTCTTTAATAAAAGATAATTCATTATTCTGTAACTGTTTTAATACTTCTTTTTCTTCAGGAATCGTCAACGTCTTGGCACTCATAGATGCTACCAATTGATATTTGAATATATTCTTGGTGACATGACATTCACGAATGATGTAAGCCGCCGTATCAGGCTTATTACGATAGAGTCTGTACATCGGTGCATGGAGCAGATCACTAGCCCGATGTGAAAGATATAGTTTCATAATCTGATCCCTCCTTCGTGGATGTTATTATAATAATGTCAAATTTTAATAGTAGAATTGGGTAGGCATTTAAGCCTACCCAATTATCTACTTATATAGTATATATCTCAGATTATGATCCCATTTTGAAGATCTTATAAAAGATAGCTAACATCTCTTTCTGCTTATCTACTTCTTCTTGTGTTTCATATTTAGAGGGATCAACATGAAACGTCTTTAATTCTTTGAAAAGATAGAAGAATCGAGAAATCAGATTCTGATCAGTTCCTTCTAAGATCTTATCAATTTCTTCATCACTTGGAATCTCAAACTCCGGAAGCTTGCCAGTATCATCTGAAGTAAGATATTCCATTTTATCAGCAATTACTTTTTCTACTGCTTTCTTCATACCCAAAGCGAATGCATCATTATCTTCTACATTTCGATCATATGTATCTTCAGGTTGTAGATTTTCATATACAAGAGACATTGTATAGATAAACCCTAAACGTTCTACTTTGAATTGAAGTTTAGAATGAGTCAAACAATCACATACAACTTCCCAATATTCTTCGCCAATTGCAATAGCTTTTGCTAAGAACTCTTCAGGAATTAAAGTAATAGTTGAATCCTGTTTAACTGCTAACTCCATACCATGTTCATAACATCGGAAAGCAAGTTCTACAGAGGGATCACCTTCGATGCATTTTTCGGTATCACTAAGAACTTCCTGGATTTGCGCAGTAACCCATTGTGCTGCAGTAATGAAATCATTTTGTTCCATAGTGACATACCTCCATTAATCATAACAGATAGGAACATCTACACGAGAGGTATCTACAGTCTTCCGAATACTCATAATATGAGCCAGTTCATTCTTACCAGTATTCGGATTGTATGCATAATCATACCTGACAAGCTTACCAAGATCTCCAGGAATAGCAGCTTCTACCTGATCAGCAAGCCCTTCAATATCATGCCTTAACTCTTGTGTAGCATGTGTATATGCATTACGACGCTTATAAACATGACGCAAATCAAATAGATTGATTTTACAAATTGCATTCATAGGAATGTGCAAAGGATAGTTACCACGAGTATAATCTCCATTCTCATCAAATCCTTCAGGAACATATCCATTTTGTGCACGTACCCAGACCTTACCATCTATATCAGTAAATTTCTCAGGGAACTCAAAACCAATTACATTTGCAACTTCAGCTAATCCAAGATTTTTATCTTGATACCACCAGGAAGTTTCTAATTCTTGATATTTAGCAATGCGTGAAGAAGATCGAATAATACGATTATTAAAACGCATAGCATGTGCATCCAAATCCGCAACAGTACCATATCCGCATTTTTCAACAACAAAAGTTAAATCGATATAGCGCAACAAAGTTTCATGGCCAGCATCAATCCATGTACCATTCTCTTCCTGGCCAACACCAGCTCCCCACTTAGCCAGTTTATTGAGTATATTAACAATCTTATCATGCTCATCGTGATACCCCTGAGTATTCCGACCAGGATCATTAGAAGGAGGAAGAATAAAACCTCTATAATCAGAATGATTATAAATTAGTTTCATTGTATTATAATATGTCTCCATATCAAAAGAACGTTTTGTTTGTTTCAAAGATGCATCTGCAGCAGCTAAGCCATTGACCTCGGTTAATGTAATAGCCATCTCTTACAACCTCCTATTTATTTTTGTATATAATTAATTAAACTCTTCTCTGCAATATCACAATCTCGTACACTATATGCAGCTTTATTTGAATAAATAGCAATTGCTCGATTGTGTACATAAATTGTTTCAGGATTACCATCTGCTCCCTGGATAGTAACCTTATTAGTAAGAATAGACCTTGTATCGATATACATATATGGCTTATTATCAATACTAATAAATGGGTGGTTATCAGAAAATTCTTTTACACTCTCAGGTGTATTAAAATTACCATTAATGATAATAGCTACTGCATTATTATAGATAGCATATTCACCAAATGGAGGAATCGGAACATGTGCGCTAATTACAGTCCGATTAAAATATGACTGATCCATAGTTACATCTAAGATAAGTGTAACAACTTCATTTTTAGCGCCATCCACAGTATACTCTCTAACTGCCGTAACTCGAACAGGAGTTACATATGGTTTAATTTCAGAACCATCTTTCTCCTGCATTAAAAACATATCTCCGGTAACGATAGATTGAAGTTTACGAGAATAAAAGATTTCTTCAGCTTTTCTATTATTCAAGTAAATAGTACGCTTGAGTCCATCTCCTTCTGTTACAGAAGTTTGATCAACGATAAACTGGCCAATAATATTCATATATTATTCCCCCATTCAAAAGTATGCACATCTTCAGGATCTACTTTTAACCATAACATAAACTCTTCTATCATTTTACGAAGAATTTTAATTTCTCCAAGAGGGCGCATTTCTTTAATAGATGCAATCATCTTATTCAAATAACTGCAATATTGAATCTTTTCTGCAGTAGTCATAGAGTCAATCTCTTCATAGATATCTTTCTTCAGATATAAAAAGATTGCAGGAAGTTGCACAAACTGATTATATTCCTCATCCGTTAAGAAAGAATATAATTTTCTGGTACCTGTCTCATTAGCACATGCTTCAATATTTACTACTGGGTGAACTCTCTGATATTTTACAGTACCAAAACTAATAATATCATACTCATCTGTAAAAATGTCATTAACTAATTCTCGATTAGACTTAGGGATATTGAAATATGCTAACAAAAATGGATCTCGACGAATAACCTTAGTAACTTGCGGGGTTACAACAAACATGGTTCCCTCTCCTCCTTAAAGTTTTTCTGTAAGCTCAGTTAAATTAGTTTGAAGCATCTTTACTCCAGATGCTGTATCAAATAAACATTGGAAGCAAAGAATAAATGGTTCCAGATTCTTACGATTAATAAACCGAGCTTCTGCTTTGCCACCTTTTTTGTTCAACCTAACTACCATAACTCCTTCAACTGTATCTTTTCCATAATTTTCTTCATATGCAATTACATATCCTGCAAGCTGTAGGAATTGAGTCAAATAAAATGAAGATGAAGTTTTATAATCCACAAAAATAACTTTTTCAGGATCATCCCAACCATCAATCCCACAGTCAATCGTACCACCAAAATTATCAGCGACGACAACTTTTTCAGTAAACTTCACATTGTATGTATGATATTTCAGAAACTCTGGCAACCAATTGAAGAAACTATCTAATGCATACCGGACTTCTAACTTATCTCCATAGTCAGAAATATTATACTCATCATAGTCGATATCAGCAAGATATCTTTTATTAAAATATTTTTCGATAACAGAATGGCAGAGAGAACCGATATTAGCAGTTCTCTCTAGCTCATCTTTATATTTAATACCTTTAAAACCGAGCATATTAGCCCAGATAGTGATTTGTTCTTTACCGATTAATTTAATAATCTCAGAGACACGCATTACACGCTCTCCATATTTATTTATATATGCTTTATAGTTATTATCTGTCTTTTTCATCTACTTTGCCTTCCTCTTATAACGCACACAGTTATAATAGTTTCTACACCATGTATTCTGTCGATCATATTTACAACGATATAATCGAATATAATTTTTTGTTTTATTATCAGTATAGACTTCATGATCTTTAACTTCTATAGTATGTATACATGTAGCACAACTCTTCTGATCTTCTTTTGGAATAATTCTACCTTTACCACAATTTAGTTTAGGATAGATATCTTTCTCTGGATCAGTATTTATATACTCTTCACACTGATAAAACTTGAAATCATGAACCATAATACCGGGAATAAGCTCCAGGTTAATATACCTACGCTTTCTCATTTTTCCACAGCGAAAGCATGTTGTATATTTTGCTTGATATTCAGTAGCTTTCTGCTCATGTCTCATATCATTAATAGCAGAATCTGTATACGTTCCAGGAACATACCCACTAGACATTCCAGTAGATTTTACATCATTAATAGAACGATAATCATCATGCATTAAATGAACCACCCTTTCTTTTATGAAATGGTACTTAATATGGTGTTGAACAAGTATTCAAAAACAACAACTTGACATTAGTATAATATCTACTAATACCTTATTTAATTATATCGAAGGAGGAATCCTGACATGGTTGAAACTATGGCTAATGAATTCATCCCGAATTGTTCCGGTATAGAAACTCTGGATGAATCTATTGGCTCTCGTGGTATTTATTACCGCTTAGGAGAGTCAGAATTTTTTGAGTATGCAAATACACATGCTCTTGTTGGTGGCATCAAGATGATTGATGTAATCCCTCGTATGGTTATGAAGGATCAGGGATTTATTCACGTATCTTTGCAGATGCTTGATCGTCAGACAATATTTGAACTGTTTGAATCTGGTAGATTTAAGATGCCTTGTAAAAAGACTCTGCGAGAGATGCTGGATAAAGGTCAGGTTGTGATGGTGTATAGTGATAAATATCGTCTGCCTGTTTCTATTCCTTATATTGCTCAAACTAAGAGTAAGAATGACGCCACTATCTATATTAATATCTCTGACTTCGTTGAGATGGATCAGTATGGTCAATTCTCGGTGAAAGTAGTGCGCAACTATAATGCACTGATGGCCTTGATTCTTGCTGGCTGTTTGACTTACCGTATTGTCACTCTTAACTCTTCTCTCCCCTCTGATCTTGCTGATGGCATGGTTCTTTTATATGCCAGCATGATGGAATCTGTTATTAATTCTATGGTTCATATGGACCCTCTTACCAGAGAGAAGATTCGTTATCTGGCTTCTGAGTTCTGCTTGGTTCAGATGTATGGTACGCAGAATGGTTTAAGTATGTTTAGCCGTTTACGTAACTCTTACTTCCCGAAGCTGTCTAAGCTCATGATGGATGCTATTGATAATCAGTTTGATGAGGATGCTTTTGATAAGTTTACCTTATGGGTTGGTGAGCTTACTCGTCTGTATCCTTCTCTTCGTGGACTGACTACCTATGCAATCTATGATAAGTGGATCAAGAGATATGGACCTGCTACTGCTATGTCTATTGACTATCTGGGGTATCATATCTATACAATTTGTATGATCCTGATGGAAAGTCCTCTGACAACTCGCACTACACTTGAACCAATGATGGAAAAGTGTAAAGGTGCTGATATGTTCCGCCGTATCCAGGCGATTATTGGAGTATAAACATTATATGGGAGGAGCTATTGCTGCTCCTCCCATAATACAATGAAAGGAGGGTTACTCCTTGGATATCACTGAAATTCGTCGCTCAGAAATATATAATACGCTGAGTTGGATGGGACTCTTAAGTACAGAAGAATATCGTATTCGAGAAGTCCGCAATACTCCCAGCAAATATTATATCGATCTTGATTTAGAAAATACAGATATCGAACGAGTTGGATATCTGTACCCTCATGTCAGAATCAAGTCTGAATATAAAGACGTATGTGAACTCTGGTTTGATAATCAGTATATCAACCCAAAAAGATGCACTTGGATTGATACGAATAATGGTACATATTGTATTACTGATAAAGCATATGATGATCAAAAGCCCGTTAACTGTTTTATCAATCCTAGTATCATCATCCGATACACAAATCTATCCGATGATCCCGAGAAAGAATTAGAGCATGTTGTGGATATTGATACGACTGATTTGATTTATTCTAATATTATCAATATTGAACATTGTGCTTACTATATTTCTCAGAATAAAGTTCGAGTTCCCACTATAGAATGGCTGGATGCAAAGACCTTACGTTTCCATGCTCCATATAAAGAAGATATTGACTTCTTCCTGTGCAGTAATGTAGTAAATGTAGTTGAAGCAACTGCTAATATAGGTGTATATCTTGACCAACCTTATTCGAATAAATGCTATCATGAAATCTTTGTAGATCATGAAAGAGATTATCCAATTGATGCAAGATTTTATCCTTGTGTTTCAGTAGATAAAGATTGTGTCATTCGTGTATTTTCTTATAATAGTCATACAATTCTTTATCCTGATGTATGCAGATTAATTTTGTATCCTGAATTTCTGGATGTAGATGATCCATATAATACAGATAAACTTGGAATGACTGATTTGCCTCGAATTGATGACTGCATCAAGAGTTCTGACTCTGATACAGTAATCGAAGAGAAGTTTTCTCATATTGCTCAATATTTTTATCGAATGTGGGAAAAGTTTCCTGTAGACACTACTGAGCAATCTGACTTTATCATATGTGACAATGGTAGACTTGGAGATGAGCACTTCTTACGTAGGACTGTAGGATTAGTTGATGTAAAAGAAGAAAGAATTGTATCAACTGTTCCTGTAGAAGAATTCCGTGATGTGTTATTGTATAATGGAATGATGTTTAATGATTACATTGTACGTAATATGCGAGTGGATGCTAAAGGAAACTATGTAGAAGATACAAAAGATGGTGTTCCAAGTTATATCATTTCTAATGAATATGATGAAAACCAATTTACACTAATTAAGTTTAATACTGGTGAAGATACAACAATTATGAATATTGGTGATTACGTTGATACAAAGAATATTGCTCAACTTCACCGTAAGGTTAATCGTTTTTATCGAAACCTGTTATTAATTCGTAGTGAACTATTGGATGATAATATTCAGGATAAAGTTCATATTGGTACTAAAAGACCCTCTCAAGTTGATGAATATCTCTGGTATGAGTTATTAATCAATGCTAACCCTGAAATGTTTAAGAATCATCTGATTGATGCTATCCATATTTTTGGTTTAGATGAGGCTGATATTCCTGATGATATTAAAGAGGGTGCATATAAAATTGATATGGATCCAATGACTGGTCCTAAAACCTATACAGAATTAATGATGACTTACTTTAATCTTACAAAGAGCTATCGTAAGTATCTCGTTCTTCATATGGGTGATGGAGTAGAGGATCCTCGTATTCAGATTTTCCACAAAATTCATACTGGTAAAATCAAGAATCCAGATTTGAATGCTATGACGATAGAAACAGATACAGAAGAGACCACTGAAACTGAATATGAAACTGGTTTCAAAGATCATCCTGTATCTGGTGAACATCGAGAAGGTAATCTATATGTAGAAGCTCAATACATTGGTGATGATACAAATACTCGTATCGATCAAATTGAGCTTGGTCCTAATACTCCCGAACCAAATGAGCATACGTTGTGGATTGATGCTCCTTCCAGTGCTATTAATGGAATCACTGCTGCACCTAATGAGTTAGATAGTACGACTGAGATTATTGACGTAGTAAATGACCCTTCTACCATTAATGATCCTAAGAAATCTGACTATGCCTTAGATTCTATTAATGATACATTAGAAGAAGATTCTGAAATCAGTATTGATGACCTGTTTGGTGATGATACTGATTTTGATGATGAAGATGATGAAGTAGAGGATGGCGAAATGCCAGATGATCCTAATATGATGTCTGGTATCAGCGCAGCCATTGCTGAAAACCGTCAAGCTTCTGATGTCATCAATCCAACAGCTGGCATGTTAGCATTGGATGATATCTCTTATTATAATGAAGAGACTGGCGAGAAGATTAGTATGGAAGAAATTGAAAAGATGTCCCATGATGAGAAGGTTGGAGTAGCAAAGAAGTTTATTACTGATGATGATACTCCTACTAATGCAAACATTGGAGATCTATGGGTTTCTTATTTAAATACTTCTTCTGAAGAAGTCTTGAATACTGTTGTATATAAGATTCTACTCAGTGCATATGTACTTGGTATGGATAGACCCGAAAAAGGAACTCTGGTTATCGAGGGTGATGATTTACCTGAAGAGGAGGATACGGTTGCTATTGGTGATAGTACTCGACATACTGCACCTAATCAGTTATTGATCCATACTGACTTCAATGCTATGGGTGAAGAGATTCCTGATTATGAGATTGTGAAGAAAGAAGCTCTTACTTATATCTTATCAGTAAAAGAGCCTGATAACCCGAAGAAAAATGATATCTGGCTCTCCATGCCTGCATCCTTCAAGGTTGAAATCATCATTGACGTTATTTCTCATACACTGGAAGAGTTTGGTGAAGAACTGCCTGAAGGATACTTCTATGATGATGGTTATGAGGCTACAGCTACTATGGGCTTCGATTATTTTGCTCATGATAAAGGTACAAGTGGTCTTGGTGAAGAGTTCCAGGAATCTTCTTCTGATAAACTGAATAAAATTATTTTCGATAATGATATAGAAACTGCTACTATCGAAGATAATGATATCTGGTTTGAATTCTTAGATGATATTGACAATCGAGTTGTCTATAGTGATGAAAACTCTATGGTTATTCGAGTTGACGAAAGATTAATTCTTGTTAATTTCAATCGAGAAGGAATTATTGGATATGCTTTCGATGATATCTTGATTAACTTCCGTGGTAAACAAGGTATTCGATATCTTTCTATTGTATCCGATTTGATCAATAGTGGAGTTATCACTAAAGACGATATTGATATCTTCTATAAGAGATTAATTACATTCCATGATGAGTTTGATCCGAATCTGAAGAGACTATATACAGGAACATCACATGTATTATCTACCACAAAAGTAGATATGAATGATTTTGCTGTTCTATATTCTACTAATATCGGAAGATTCAGAATGAACTATGCAGATGAAAGCACAACAAACACCGAACGAGCTGGAGCATATCAACTCTGTATTGATTATAGAGAAAGAGATTTTGCTTTCTTGAAGAATCGTATGCTTTTATTTGTCAATGGTAAATATATTCCCAGGAATAATTATAGGGAGAATTTCCCAGGTAAGATTCAACTCCTTAATTGGAATGAATTGATAACCACAGTTGATATTCTGTATTCGAAGAAAGATGAACATTTAATGGATATGAAGAAGCTTGCTATGAAACATAGTCAAGCTCCTGATAATAGTAAAATGATTGAACGCCCATCTAAGTTTGATGAAATGATTCCTATTGAAGCATATGATCAAACGATGAAGGGATATTATGATATTTTACTGGATGAATATATCCTGAATGGAAAGCTTGTTCGAATTTTGAATTATCTGGAAGAACATCCTGAAGAAGCAAACGATTATCGTAAAGATATTATTCGTAAATTCCATGATATATCAGATACTGGTTTATCTGGAATTGATGAAGCAGATGCTCGAATTGTTATTCCTACCAATACGGATATTGATATACCTCCGTATCAAATCGGTGTTGATCAAGACTGACTAAATAGGGAGGGTCCATTGGGCTCTCCCTATTCTTTTCTTGGAGGAACAACCATATAATAATCTAGACATAAAGGAGTGATTTCTATGGATACTCAGCCCGTGCTGACTCCATTTCAGATGGAACTTCTCTCTAATATTTTCCGTGTTATGATTAAAGAGATCGTAACAGATGAAGATAAAGAAAAATTGGCTCCTGGTGAAATGGGAATCAATTATAAAGAGGGATCTTTTTATATTCGTAATCCCCATACAGGTGAATTATTTACTCCAAACAGTTTAAGCTATCTCAATCAGATTTTATCTAAGTATGAGGATGAGACTAATTTACTGAATGCTGATAGAGCTGGTGGTATTCGTTTTTATTCTAATATTTCTCAGCTTACTCAGCTTGGTATTTCTTTAACTGCTGATAGTATTATCCGACAGATGGAATATCCAGGTATTTTGATGAGCCCTGTGGAATATGAAAATTATGAGATTCTTGGTATGCCTAGCAATTCTGGTATGATTTTGGTATTCAAAGCAGCTCCTGAATTTGTAATTGCTACCTATTATGATAATCTGACTCGTATCACATATCAAGGAAGATATAATCCTTTTAAACAATATTTTGAAGGATGGATTTGTCAAGATGCTCCCAGCGGGTTTATTACTGCTGAAGGTGATGCTGATAGAATCAAAATTCGTATGGAAAATCTTCCTGAAGATATGGAACCTATTACCTTACGAGTACCATATGGTGTAAACCCTGGTGCTACTATTTCTGTGAATAATCAGGCTTTCCAGCCTATTATTACGGCCTCTGGAGATCCTCTGGGGTCGACCATAACTGCAAACAATATTATAATGCTTATCTACGATGATATGCGTAAATCGTGGATTTTATCCAACTCTAACGAGTCCACCATCAATAGTGTGATCACCGTACTCCGTGAACGTGTCGAGACTGCAACTGCTGATATTGATAAGGCTGTTAAAGACTACAGAGAGCGGCTGGATCAGCTTACCAAGTCGGTAAATGATGATATTGCCGCACTGAAAGCTCGTCCAGGTGTAATCAGTAATGTAACTAGCGACCTTACTATTATGCAGGATAATCTCAATATGATCACTGGTATTACAGGATTTGATCAGAGATATGATAAGCTGTTGGTTAACTTCCAGCAGACTATCCTCCGTCAAGGTCTGGATTATACAATTGATGAAGAAACTGGTAACCTTTACTTTAAGGACATCAGATTCAATAGTGGTGATGTATTGCAATTCATTGTTCTTAAGCAAGCTCGACCTACCGAGTAAAAGAACGTAGGTAATTCAGAAAATTCTATTATATGAAAGGTGGAATTTTATTATGGCTACTATTCAGAAAACCACTCTGAAGCGCTTCAATGGTACCGATTGGGATCCCGTATATCTGGCTAACTCTGCTGATATCAGCTACATTGGTACTGGTTTCGAGGTTGCTTCTGGTGAAGGTTTTGAGAAGGGCGAGAGCATCTCTGCCTCCGCTTCTACCTATGAGATTCTGAAGCGCACCGTTGAGGGCCTGACCGCTGTTATGAAGGACAAGATCCCCGCCCTGGAGGCCGGTACTTCTCTGTCCAGCGTCGATGTCAAGCTGCTGAAGGGTGTTATCGATCGTGCTAACCTGCCTGCTGATGTTGGCGGTAAGGGTAAGGAAGTTGAGTCTGAGGATGCTAAGGCTGCTCTGACCAAGACTGATGTTAACATTGGTGATATCGTTAAGGTTAACGGCGGTAAGGTTTACCTGGTGACTGGCGTTGAGCCTATGGCTTTCATGGAGCTGTCTGATTCTGCTTCTGAGATCGCTTGGAGCCGTATCACTGGCACTCCGACTACGCTGGCCGGTTATGGTATTACTGACAAGCTGGTTGCTGAGTCTGAGAAGGTCACAACCGCTTCTGTCGCTAACGCTGGTAAGATTCTGGTTCTGAACGCTGAGGGCAAGCTGGATGCCGATGTCACTGGTAGCGCTGCTAAGTTTGGTGGTCAGGAGCCTTCCTACTACACCACTAAGGCTGACCATGACACTCTGGCCGGTCGTGTTACCACTAATGAGGGTGATATCAGCACGCTGAAGACTGACATCAAGGCCATTGATGCCGCTTGGATCACCAAGGGTGTTATCAGCATTGATCGTCTGCCTGCTACCGCTGTTGAGCGTGTCTACGTGACTCCCGATGAGGCTGGTCGTCAGGCTCTGACCACCGAGCAGGTCCAGAATGGTGATACCGTTAAGGTTAATGCCACTGGCAAGATGTTCTTTGTGGTCGATGATACTAAGCTGGGTACTGCTGAGTGGGCTGATGCTTACATGGAGTATTCCGCTGGTGTTGCTGGCTCCGTTGCTTGGTCCGGTGTTACTGGTACTCCTACGACTCTGGCTGGCTACGGTATTACCGATGAGCTGGTTAAGGCCGATGAGGTCGCTGCCACTGCTACCGCTAACAAGCTGCTGAAGCTGAATGGTGATGGTAAGCTCGAGGCTGATGTTGTTGGTTCTGCCAGCAAGCTGGGCGGCCAGGAGGCTTCTTACTATGCTAAGCAGTCTGACATGACTACGGCTAACACCAATATCACCAAGAACGCTACCGACATCAAGGATCTGCAGGATGCTGTTGGTCTTGGTGGCGGTACTGGTGGTAACTCTATGCGTGAGGATATCACTGCTCTGCAGGGTCGTATGACCACTGCTGAGACTGATATCACCAACCTGAAGGCTGGTACTGCTATCACTGCTCTGGCTGCTTCCAAGATCACTGGTACTCTGACCCGTGCTCAGCTGCCTGCTGATATCTCTGGTCGTCTGTTTGCTAAGGCTGATCTGGCCGAGGCTAAGGAGTCTCTGACCAAGGATACCGCTGCTGTTGGTGATATCGTTAAGTGTGCCAATGGTAAGGTCTATGTCATCACTGATGCTAATTCTCTGGATGCTGATGCTGGTTATACTCTGATCGTTGACGTTGCTGGTTCCGAGATCCAGTGGTCTCAGATCAAGGGTGTTCCCACGACTCTGGCTGCTATGAACTGGGCCGATGCCGTTACCACTGCTATGCTGGCTGATGAGGCTACTGTTGCTAATGCTGGTAAGCTGCTGAAGATCGGTGCTGATGGTAAGCTGAAGGCTTCTATCTCTGGCGATGCTATGAGCCTGAATGGTCATGCTGATACGTACTTTGCTACCAAGGAAGAGCACGATGCTCTGAATACCACTGTTACCGGTGAGGCCGCTAAGGTTACCGAGCTGCAGGGTCAGATCAAGGCTATCGATGCTACCTGGATTACCACTGGCAAGATCGACATCGAGCGTCTGCCTCATGGTGCTCTGGAGCGTTGCAAGGTCGTTAAGGATGATGCTGCCCGTAAGGCCCTGACGAAGGATGATGTTCAGAATGGCGATACCGTTAAGGTTACCGATACTGGTCTGATGTACTTCGTCGTCGATGACACCAAGCTGGCTGAGGATGCTGGTTATGAGGTCTATACTGCCGGTACGGCTTCTGCTGTTGACTGGTCTGGTATTACCAACAAGCCCACTACGCTGGCTGGTTATGGTATCACTGATGCCGTTAATAAGAACGAGAAGGTTACCGTTGCCTCTACCGCTAATGCTGGTAAGATCCTGGTTCTGAACGATGCTGGTAAGCTGGACGTTGACATTACCGGTTCTGTTGCTTGGGCTAAGATCACTGATGCTCCCACGAGCACTGTTGCTGCTATCGATGCTGCTGTTGAGGCTGCTACTCATAGCAACCGCGCTGTTCTGGATAAGCTGTCTGAGGTCGATGGTGTCCTGGCTTACAATGGTGCTAAGGTCGCTACTGCTGATGAGCTGTCCAAGGTCTCTCTGGGTGCCCTGCAGGTCGTTGAGACTGCTCCTGCCGATGCCACTGCTGGCCAGCTGGTCCTGGAGGCTATTAAGTAAGGTAACTTACTTAGGAGTTTATAGCTAAGTAATAATGAAAGGCTTGGTGTTTAAATGAATCGTTTGTTTCGAATGAGACGTGCAAATACCAAGTCCAAACCAACAAGTTATGACGTTCTATTCCCACAAGGGATCACGAGTAACGTCATTCGAGCTGAGAATGGCGGCGTGCTGGAGTCTTCGTTACTCCAGTACGACCGCCATCTTGGCGATCATTCTATTCATATCAATTCTGCTACTAGTAAAGGTACGAATCGATATCTTGAAGTTAGAATGAAGAATGAGGTTCTCGTAGATAATTATCCTTTAATCCTGACTCTCCATACCTCACTGGAATGTGAGCCTTACCTGAAGTTTAATGATGGTGAGTTTAAGGAAATTATTTCCGCTAGTGGTGATAGAATTCCTGGCGGGCAGGCTGAAGGGACTATGATCTTCCTGGTATGGAATGCCAATCTCGATAAATGGATTCTAATGAGCGCTGATAACTTCAGTGATATTACGAAAGTTGTTCTTCCTGTAGAAACAGAGTATAACTATACTGCTATTACAGATAATGAAGAAACAATCGTAATTCCAGGATTTAATAAAAAGTCTGATAAGCTGTCCGTAAACTATGGTCAAACAATTCTTCGTAATGGTATTGACTATGAGTTTGTGAAAAGCGCTAATGACGCCATTCATCTGATTGGGTTTGGACTTAGTAAGGGTGATATCCTTCATTGTATTATCACTTCCTATATCACTGCTGCAAAGCGTGGTCACTTCCGCTATGAGTTAAAAACTAGTGATTTCATCGTACCCGCCGAGAAAGATGGTACGACTGTTTTTAATATTCCAGTAGAAGCTGATGGTGCTCATAGTATGATCATCAATTATAACCAGACAATTCTCAGGAATAACCTGGATTATGATATTGACAATATTGAGCATGTAATTAAGTTAAAAGAAATCTCTTTGGATAAAGGCGAAGAGATGGTATTTACTATTACCCAGTTTGTAGAAGCTAATGGTGAAATTGTTCCTAATAACTGGGGCGCTACTGGTAATTATCGATATAAAATGAATGTCATTCATGGTTCTTATGTAGCTACTGAAGATGATGTTAAAGTTTTTGTTGTTCCTGAGTTTAATTATAAGGCTGATGATATCTCTCTGATTGATAATAATCAGCTATTGATTATGGATGTTGATTATACGGTTGATGAAATCGGTAATGTAGTCTTACTTAAGAAATCCTTGAATACCGGTGATGAAATCTTCTTTACCATTCTTCAAGGTGCCATGATGGATGTTCCAAACTTCAATGTTATTCGTGCAAGCGGACAAGATGGACAGCATATCTTACTGGATATGTCTTATAGTGTACTGTCGAATTTCTACTGTTTGCTCGTAAAATTGAAGTATGATCTGAAGACTGCTCCTACAGTTAAGTGTATCGATGGTCCTGCAGAAATGATCTGTGACTGTTTCCATACACCTATTACCGGTGGGTATAAAGCTGGTTCTTATTTATGGCTTGTATATGATGAAGGTGAACATCTGTGGTATTCTCTGTCTCATAGTCAGGTAGACATTTCTCAGATGATTCCCACACATAAACATGCTAGTGGTTCTGCTAAATTCTCTGGATATCATCCAGATGAAGGTGATGTCGGATTTAAGGAAACTGTGATCAAACATGGTCTTGGAATGAAGCCTCAAAGAATCGATGTTGTACCTTCTGAACCTCCTACCGTTAACTCTGACGGTAGTATCTCGACCATTGGTGATATTTGGTCTTATGCGGATGAGAACTACCTCTATGTAGGCAATAGTGGCACTTCTACATCTAAATTTGACTGGTCTGTGAGTTGTGAAGATGCTACAAATGATCTGCGTTCTTATATCGATGAAGAGATTAAACAGGTCAAGAATAATCCTGGTAAGATTGAGACAAAGCTTTCTACCTTTACTGCTACTACAGATGGAGCATATAGTATTACTATTAACGATTTCAATGCACAGGTTGATAAGTTAATTGTAAACTATAACCAGACTGTGCTCCGTGAAGGTATTGACTATGATATCAATAAAGATATCAATGGTATTACTATGAAGGCATTCAATCTGAAGACAGATGATATTCTGCAGTTTATGGTTATTAAACAGACTGTCTAAATATAAGTCCCCTCCCTGTTTGGGAGGGGCTTTCTTTTGAACATTACTATACTAGGAGATTAATAGAAAGGAGGATTGATTCCTATGGCTAAGAAAAATAAAGAGATCGATATGGCACAAGAACTTCTTGCTAAGAAGAAGAGACAACTACGTAATGAACGTATCAGAGAAAGTCTTGCTGCTAATTTAATGAGTACAACTAAACAGCTTGTTTGGTTATTTTCTATTAATGGTATTTTATGGATCTGGTGCTCTTATGTACTAGCATTTATGGATAAAGTACAGATTGCTGAGAGCCTCTCTAGTAATGTATGTACAGTTGTTCTTGGTCAGCTTGGTATGTACCTAATCACCAAGACTGTGGAGAACGTCTTCCGTTATAATAATTTCGGAGGTACATCTTTATATACTGCCGACAATCAAAATGTCGAAGTAAATAATACTTTTACAGAAAGTGAGGAAATGAATAATGGAACAGAAGCAGACCAATACTGTAGTGGAGGAGACCAAGTCGACCCAGGCTCCTTGGTATAAGAAGTTTACCTCCCGTAAGTTCATCATGGCCCTGATCGGTGTAATTACTGGTATCTGTGGTATGATCGGTTTCAGTGACAATACGACTGCAGTGATCGCTTTCATTGCTATCGAGATTTTATCCCTGGCCGGTTATATCATTGCTGAGGGTGTCGTTGATGCTAAGGCTGTGAAGACAGGTGCTACGATTCTGCAGGAGATTGCAGACATCATTGCTGCACTGATGGATCATAAGGAACCAACTGTTGATCCTGATGGTGGTACTCATGATGATACGATGAAAGATTTGGATGAATAAAGATGGGAGGGCAAATTTGCCCTCCCAATTCTTATTTCTCATAATGAATCTTATACCCAGATTCTGGAACCATGCACTTAGCTTCATAATAAATTTCATTCGTGGTACAATCTTCATTATATGTAAGTGTTAGTGCTAATCCACCAGACATGATATTCTTAGCAATCTTATCAACAAGACCAAGTCGCATCAGATAATTCAGACAATATGAATATTTCTGATCAATACCAGGTAACGTTTTCATCTTAGCTGTAGCTTCATCATCCATCGTTGTTCTACCACAAACAACAATAAAATTTAATGGATTATTGTGTGTTTCTTGCATAGTTTCACAGGAGACGGATGACGACCCGGGGAAGCACATATTTCGAGCAAATGAGAACATATGGTCATCATGAAGTGCCCTCCTAAGGCCTTTCTGAACCTCTTTATAGTACTCTTCACTCTTTTGCATCTCAACATGAATCTTATCATGCTCTGCTTGCAGTCGATCATTTTCTGATTTCAATTCTTCCATTGTAACCAGATTCATAGCATTAATTCGACCTCTACAAATATTCAACTCTTCAGTTAATTGATCCGTGCAGGTTTGCAATTTCTTGATTTTATCGTCATAATCTGTAATGCGCGCAAAATGTTCATCTGCATCAATCACAACAAATCCATGACGCTCTAAGAATTTTCTGAACCACTTAATTAATAGTTTAATCATATAAATTACTCCCTTCTTTATTTTTATAGTACGATTGCTCCAGGTCGCCCTGGAGCATAACTTAACCTATGATTAACGAGTGAAGTAGCAAAAGACAGAGGTGTATGTCATGGTACCTTATGCAGTGAAAGGAGATATCTACAATGAGCGATGTAGATTTATCATTGGAGGTCGGTTAAGTTTTGGTATCGTACTGAGGCAAGCCTCACCGGAGATAGAGATGAAAAATTATTCGCACATCCATTCCAGGTATTCCCTGATTTGGATGATATAAAAATGGATATTATCTGAAGAACCATCACTTCAGTAATACCCTTGGATGAGGTGTCCAATGATGATAAATATCAGATACTTGGCAGTTATAGATATAAGAGTTATGGGAAGTGGTGGAGTCTCTTATACCTGAGGTGGAATATCTGATATCATAAGTAATCCAGTATCCTTGTTAGTACTCAACAGATGGTTAGGATCAACCGATTACTGGGAAGGAGGACTTAATATAGGTGAAATCAAATGTACTTTGTGGAGGTATACAACATGATTCGGTGGTGAATACCAAGCCCTCATAAAATTGTTAGTATATGTATAAAAATAAAATAATGAGAAAGAATTTGCCCGGGAGAGTAGTATCATCTCCCGGGCTTATCTTTATGGTAACTTGTACAGAGTTGGATATCCACTTTCTCGAGTCTTCTGCAGATCAATGATACGTTGATTACTGCTACCTCTAAAACGAAGGGATATATCTTTTAACTCTTCTACAAAACGACCATCTACCAATACATCAAATGGTTTAAGCATTTCATCCATTCTTGAATTATATGCACGACAAGTCGGGTTATGAAGTTCCTCATAAGTAAATCCAGTATATAACCAGAAATTTTTATCAGGGTGATTTGCCTTCAAAAACTTAACCAATTCACATACATACATTTGATTCTCTGGTTCCATTGGTTCACCACCAAGAATTGTTACACCATCAATATATGATCGATCTAATGCTGCACTGAGATCATATGCAAGTTCTGTTGTTACAGGTTTACCATAATTGAAATCCCATGTACACTCATTGAAACAATTCTTACAATGATTCCGACAACCAGATACAAAAAGAGAAATACGGACACCTAAACCATTTGCAATATCACAGTCTTTTATTGCACTATAATGTACCATTAAAAGACCTCCTAATTACAGATGGAGAACTCGATCACGGATCTCTTCTGTTCTTCCCTGATTCCAGTACTGTGTGCCAATGTACTTGAACTACCCATAGTAACAACCATCCTATGGGAATAGACTATCCCTTGCAAGGGTCCATTATAATTGGTTCCTCATGCCGATATTTATAGTCGTTGCACCTTCTCTTCAACATACTTTTCAATTTCTTTAGCTCGATTTTTTGGAATTTTTGGTTTTTCTTTTGGATACCTATATTCTTTGAAGAGAATTTCTTCCGCATACCATCTTGCATAATATGCTTCTTCTTCATGTTCATAAGTTCCTAAATGTACCGATTTTCCATGAAGTTTGATTCGCGCAGCCCATTTACCATTATGATCATCAACACCACGATAATTACTATTCATCTGGTTTTGAGATTTAGTAATGATGCGCAAATTACATCTTCTATTATCAAGCTTATTGTGATTAATATGATCAACAAATTGATCAGTACCTAGAATAACTCTATGCATAAATAAAGTAAGCTCATTAGTTCCTTTTATTTTATTCTTTGAATTCTTACTATTATTTATAGCATATCCAGAAGCACTCTTTCTCCACTTAGTATATCGAACTTTATTGTAATCTTTGATATCAACCATTGCTTGGTCTACAAATTCACCATTTTTATCAAATAGATCGATATACACTACATCATTTTTTATATGTGCAGTATTCGGAGTATACATAGTTCTAGGATTAGTATCAATCGGATGACCATATTTTTTAATTTGTTTATAATGCTTATTGCAAAGAGTTTGTCCAAAATATGCAATTTTACGATATAGCATTTTTCCACAAACATCACATTGAAAATGATATTCTTTCATATATACTACACCTCCTTTCTATCTTGTTTGAGATATAGTATATATTTAAAATAAATTTATGTTAAAGAGCATGGCTCAGGATTACCCTTTTAGTTTAGTTTATAGGTTCGGGCTTCCCCTGAATTTCTATCGATTTATAATGCGGCTAAATATAGCACACCTTCACCGCATGTGCGCCTGCAGATGTTCATCGTAGATTGATTTGTATTACCACACTTAGGACATTTCCAGATTAATTTACCATTCTCATTTGTTACAATATCGATTTCTCCATCCCAGCCACATTCCTGACAATAATCAGATTTAGTGTTGAGTTCAGCATACATGATATTATCATAAATAAATTTCATCACATTAAGTACTGCAGGAATATTACCCTTCATATCAGGAACTTCCACATAGCTAATAGCACCACCAGGAGAGAGCTTCTGAAACTCAGCTTCTTTGGCAAGTTTAGTAAAAGCATCAACTTTTTCATATACCGCGAAATGGTACGAGTTAGTTATGAAATTATGATCAGTTACACCAGGAATAATACCAAAACGCTCTTTCAAACACTTAGCAAACTTATATGTAGTAGATTCCATAGGAGTTCCATATAAAGAATAAGAGATATTCTCTGCTGCTCTCCATTCAGCACACTTATCATTCATGTGCTGCATAATCTTAAGAGCAAATTCTTTATTCTCAGGATCCATATGAGACTTACCAGTCATTGCTACTACACATTCATGCAGACCAGCATATCCAAGAGAAATAGTAGAATAGTTATTATACAATAACTTATCAATGGTTTCACCTTTCTTCAAACGTGCAAGTGCACCATATTGCCAAAGGATAGGAGCTACATCAGAAGTTGTACCTTTAAGTCTATTATGTCTGATCTGAAGAGCTCTATGACAAAGTTCAAGTCGTTCATCAAAAATCTTCCAAAACTCGTCAAAATCTTTATGTGCAGAGAGACCAATATCAACCAGATTAATGGTCACAACTCCCTGATTAAAACGAGAATAGTATTTATGTTCACCATTAGGACCAAGACCTTCAGTATCGGGAGTTAAGAAAGAACGACAACCCATACATGGATAAACATCACCATTCTTAAGCTCTCTCATCTTCTTTGCAGAAATATAATCAGGCACCATCCTTTTAGCAGTACATTCGGCAGCAAGTTTGGTAAGATACCAATAAGGGGAATCCTCATGAATATTGTCTTCATCAAGAACATAGATTAGCTTCGGGAAAGAAGGAGTAACCCATGCACCAACTTCATTCTTAACTCCCTGAATTCTTTGCTTTAAAGTCTCTTCAATAATCATTGCAAGATCATGTTTAGTTTGTTGATCTTCTACTTCTCCAAGATACATAAAAGATGTAACAAATGGGGTTTGTCCATTAGTTGTCAACAATGTTAAAATTTGATACTGAATCATCTGAACACCACGAGTAACTTCCTCATGAAGTCTAGATTCAGTAATCTTATCAATCAGGTAAGTATCATTTGCACTATGCGTATCTTTCAGCTCCTCGATAACCTTCTTGCGAATCTTCTGACGAGAAATATCAACAAAAGGTGCAAGATGACTCAAAGAGAAGGTTTGGCCGCCATATTGATTAGAAGCAACCTGTGCAATGATTTGAGTGGTAATATTACATGCAGTAGAGAAAGAATGTGGCTTCTCGATCATAGTACCAGAAATAACGGTACCATTCTGAAGCATATCTTCTAGATCAATCAAATCACAATTATGCATTCTCTGTGCTACATAATCTTGATCATGCAACCAAATGATTCCAGCCTCATGTGCTTCTACTAAATCATGCGGATATAAATATCGTTTACATATATCTCTAGAAATCTCACCAGCCATATAATCACGCTGGGTAGAATTGATTACAGGGTTCTTATTAGAATTCTCCTGCTTAGCCTCTTCGTTTGTCTGATCAATGATAGAAAGGATCTTATCATCAGTTGTATTCTTCTGACGGATCTTGCTTCTCTCATAACGATAGGTTATATAATTCTTAGCAATCTGGTAGAAACCAAGTTTCATGATTGCTAATTCAACCATATCTTGAATATCTTCTACACCAACAGCATGTCCAAGTTTTTCACATTTAGCTTGAACTGTAGAAGCAATATCTTTGATATAATCATCAGTCATTCTTGCTGTCTGCGGGACAGTTGCATTTGCTTTACCGATCGCAATTTCAATTTTAGAAATATCAAAGACTGCTTCAGAGCCATTCCTTTTTATGACATTCATGGTTTGTTCATCCTACCTTTCTGTGAAAAATCACAATGTGTATATTCATTTTATATCTCGGAAGAGATAAGAATAGGATCGGGCATGACTAACATACCCGATCCATAAAATTCTTAAAATGTCGCATTACCAACCATTACAAAATAATGGTTATTTCGTTGTGATAGCATTATATATCTCCGATACAAATTCGCTGGGGGTGGGGAAATTCATATCATATGACATGATGCCATTGGGGTTAAGTGTAATGACTCGGCTATATACACTAAGTCCATCTTCTGTGCACATAATAATCTCGTAACATGCCTCTGTTTGGGGTTCAGGAGGATGTTTTGGATCATAACGAAACGTTAACGTAAATTTATCAATGATATTATTATGTGAATTTTGAACACAACAAACACATTCAGTATAATAGTCAATGCGATTCACACATAATTTTACGTCTGAGATAGCTAATGTATGTAGCAAATATTTAACGGAATGGAGGATCGTCTTCCCAGCCTCAAAAAGCTTTGAATAGTCACTTGAGACGCTCGCCCCACTAGATAAACCATGAGCCGCACGCGTATGGATAAGTTTATCTGAAAGATATTGAATATCAGCAATTGATAAACTCTCACAGTAGGGTGCGGGTTTCTCTGGAGCATGCACCTCGAATAACAAAGACATGAGAGATCACCTCCGGGAAACTTACTTACTTCTTACCTCTATAGTTAGAGCAGGCCTTGTTCCCACACGGTGACTGACGACCACACAGTTCATAACAGCTATGGTGAGAATAGGATTCTTTGACATAGGGTTTGCGAGGAGCTCGTTCCGTAGTATCGCTCATCTGAGGAATAATTTTGCTTTGTCTTGTTGCAGGAGCAGAAATATTATTGGATTTCTTTTCAGCCAGGTTGGTAATGATCATTATTATTTCACCCTTCTATCAAAATTTTTTGACCCTTCAACTCGCTATAGGGGCCCTATAATCTTGTTTAAGCCAGATTCAATAAATAAAAGAGACCAGGAGTTTTATCTCCTGGTCATTCTTTTAATCAGTTACATACTTAAGAATATCTTCCTCTTTGATCGTATATGTACCAACTGTCACATTATGCTTTGTTTTCAGTGCAGCATTCAGTGTAGCACCAGACAGAATTGAAACAGTCAGACCAATATTGTGTACACCAATATCATATAGACGATCACCCATACATACATTACAGTAATATGGATCTTTTGCATGACAATGAAGAGGTGAACGAAGTTTACAAACCTTGCCTTTATATTTATCAATTACTTCTGGAGTTAAACAGACAGGTTTACCATTCTCCATAATATATCGATATAAATGCCGGTTTGTAATTACTGTCTGAAGAGTATCTGGAGTCTTACAGTCAGAACCTCTTTCCATAAGCTTGACTCTTTGTAAGATTGTATTATACTTCTTACCCATATAACCAGAGTCCTGTGTAGCAACACCAGAGTTATAAGAAGACGTAACAACAGTATCTGCAATCTTAGGCATATCCTCTTTAGAGATTCCATTATCATATTCAGAAGTCACAATCTTATATCCAGTTGGAGATTCTCCAGTATTATCTTTCACTGCACCCTTCATGACAAACATTGTACGATAGTTATTATATGGATCAATTGCACCAGACTTGAAGAAAGACAAAGACGGATCATTTCTTTCATTCATCCAATTCATAGCAACTTTTGTAACTTCCTTCTCGATTTTAGAAGATGTCTGAGGATCATTGGCTTCAATGCCAGCTTTATTCTCAGCAAGTAATTTCTTCTTTAGCGCAGCTGCCTGAGGAGGAAGAGTCATAATATCCGGATTAATAGAAGGATTAATTAGATGCGCAAGAGGTCCACCGAGTAAGAACTGAAGTCGATCAATATACTCAGCAGCTTGAGCTGGTGTAATATCTTTTTGCATCAATCCATCAGAAATACCATCTTCCAATGCTCCCAATTCTTTACTACCAAACGGTTTATTTACATAACCAAAGATCTTTAATGGTTCCAGAATAAACTTATTGAATAGATAGATACCACAAGTTGTTGTAGAATTCTCTTTTACAAATGGGGACTGTTCTGGACCAATGATAATCATATCATCTACATGATATTTCGGAGGAGAATCTTTATGCGCTGCAAACAAATCTGCAAACATTTGTGCAGTAGGATTATGCAAATCACCTAATATTTCAAAGTATGCAGTTTGTAACGGTGTATTACGAATATCACGTGGCATAGTGATTCACCCGCCTTACTGAATAAACAGTCGATAGATGAAAGTAATCGTAGATTCAGAATCTTTCAGTTCTTGATTCTCCATATTAAACGTAGTCATACCACGCACATTGAAATACTCTTCATTACCATCCTTATCCGGAAGGGGATAACCAGTAATCAAACCAACAGAGTTAATCAGAGAACGGAGAGTAGAACCCTCTGTATACTTAAAATACTCACGGATATCACGCTGATCAATCACAGCACGATATTTGGTAAAGACCTTAATGAACTTATCAGGAACCTGAGTGTTGACATCAACGGGAACGACAGTACCATCTTCAAACATGACACCAATTTCCGGCTCAATATCAAACTTCTTACCATAGTAATAAGCATACTCACCTTTAACTACCCGGAGGAAGTACTTCTCTCTATCGGTAGCAGAAAGGTCATTCTCTACAGGGACAACGCGGAAAGGAACAGGACCTGGAACAGATAGTGCAGCACGGTTTACCTTATATACGGTATTATACGTATCACCAGCTCCGCCGTCACCTACCATGATACCACCAATCTTTTCATAACCAATCGTCTTAGTAGAAACCTCAACTTGATCAGCAGTATGAACACCAAGACTGATATCCAATGGAGTGGTCTTAAAAGTAGATCTCATATTATTGGCTTTCTCAGACAGGAACACAGCACCTGTCACAAGTAGATCATTGTGATCGTGGAGCGTACGAGTAAAGACAACTTTACCATTCTTCTTAGATTCATAAATAACCTGGACATCACCGATAATCTTAGAACCGGCTTGACCATCATACTCTACATTATTGATAGTGAGAGAATCCCTCACATTTGCGCAGTCATTACCCTTTAATAACATCGCTCAGCTACCTCCTTTTAAGTATTATAGTAAGCCTTATCTAAGCCATAAACTGTATCGTCTACAGTAATTGTTTTATGAACTGCTACATCATCCGTTACATATACCGTATCATTGATATAGGATGTCAAATGCTTTTCTTTCTGGTCAATTACACGAATTGGATCATGATCACCTAAGCGGAAAAAGACATTGATTGTATCCAATTGCACAGAAGATGCTTTGAACACATTGATAGCCATTTTTAGATATTTCTCAATCAATGCACCATATGCACTTGGAGTATTTAAGAATAGATACTTCAGTTCATCACTATTAAATAAATCTTCTAACTTCTCAAGGATATAGATAATCATTTTATCCAAATCATTGGCATGATCCTTCATATCAATACTATCAAGTTTGGAACAAATGACAGGATCCAAATCCTCCAGCATTTCATGATATGTATGAGCTTCAGTACCATCCATCTTTCTGAAGTCCTGCTTTTCCATCCAAGATGTATACATACATTTCTTAGCATTCGATAATGCAATATACCGACGGATATCTGTAGTAACTTCCATCTCTTTACAAATAGCATCATACAGATTACGATTATAAACATATACATCAATCATCTGTTGATCTTTTGCTTGACCAACTGGAAATTGTAATGCAGGAGGAGAATCATAATCTGGAATCAAGGTAATTCCATCATCAACATCTACTAATTTCTCATAAGAGTTGGCAATGGATCTAATTTCATCCATAATATCAGAACTATTAAATCGAAGAATCTCTTCAATATGATCAGGTTCATAGACAATATTACCATCAAAACCAGATCTCTTAGCTAATGCTGCTAATAAGAATACAATCATTGTATATGCCTCTGATTTACCTGCAGCTGCATACATATTTGTACAATATATCTTAAACATATTTTCTCTAGAATGAAGTAGTAAGTTCAAGAAATAACATACTTCAAAGGTAAGTGCAGTTAAATCATATGTGGCCTCTACATCAATGTATTTTGTCATCATCAGATTAAAATCTTCTTGCAGAAGATCTTTTCTTTCTTCTTCTGTCAACTGCCAAAGATAATCATTGTTGACAACCGTTTCATATGGTGTAATATCCTCTGGCTGATAACTAATCTCGTGATCTTCAATAGGAGCTTTTACAAAATGTAAATCGTTATCTTGATCAGGATCTCCTGTGAAGATAATATTACCATCATTATCCTTTGGTTGCGTTTTCATCAAGAAGTATCTCTTTGCATCAAAGTTCTCCATAGAGAAAATCTTACAAAGATCGACTAATACACCATCGGTACCTTTTACCATAAGAATATTATCAAGTGCTAGTACTAGGCGTCTCTTAAACGTAAATGGAAAGTTTTCAAAATATTTCTTTAAACCATATGATTCAAGAATTGCATCTAATACTTCCTCAAAATTCAGATAAGCAGCTTCATCAGGAACCAATAGATTTCTAATAGCTAATGTAATCATTAATGTACCAATAATGGGATCATATAAAGTCTTATTGGTAAACATGTCACGATTATATACCGTTGCCATCAGATATCGTCTGGCTCCATAATATTCCTTCTCGAACATAGATTGAACCATACTATTAGATGGAACACCAATACGAAGGATTTCAAAAGGCTTAGCCAGTCGAGCATCGATAATATCAATCTTATTGATACCTAAATATTGAAGATATTCTTTATCAGGATTCTCTTCAATTAGTTTATCAATTGTACCTCTTGTTTGGAGATATGCAATTTGCTCAACGGAAAGCTCATGAATGGGAACATCGGCTGGGATACGAGTATCATCAGTAATATAGATCCAAAAATGATCATTCATAGGAGGCTGACCATTTAACATCCGATAATACTCATTCTTCTCTACATAGTTCTCTACTACTCGTTTAGATTGTTCATCTACAATAACAGATCGAAGAGCTTGAGGAATATTATTAGGATCTCGGTAACAATCAGTCACTTCTTGTGGACTCATATATTTTTCAAGAATATCAATATCAAATTCTCTAAAGTCATAAAAATACCTGCTTCCAGTTAAGCAGGCATAGTATAACTCAAAAGCTCTGATACTATCAATATCCTCAGCAGCTTGTGCTAAGTCCTGACGTTTGACAACTAAGTTATCCAACATCATCAAAGTATCTTTATAGAGTGACTTAAGGAACTCATATGTCATGTGATGTTTCCACCACCTTTCTATAAGAGAATTATCACAATGTCTTACTTTATACTGTTGTTCCGGGGTGTATCGATTAAAAGATGAGAATCAGGCCTGGGACCAACCCAGACCTGATCTCAAAGAAAGGAGTAACCAATGTAAACCATGCCTAACCCGCCAGCAAGTTTACCGCATCTTTGATGTAGTCTACCCCGCAGAAGACTACATCCCTACTAAAAAAGGAGGTGTAGGAAAAATGAACAAAAGAGGAGCAAGAGTATCGAGCAGGTATCGTTTTAAGCGTAGAACGTACCTATAATATTGTTATATAATTATTTCTATAATAGTTAAAAGGAGGATCTATTATGGGAAAAAAGAAAGAGTCACTCTATGTATGGGGACGTGGTAGACACGAAGATGAAAAATTAGCATTCGGAGCAGATCCTGACATTATTCTTCATGACTATGATCTATATACTAAATTCGTAAAAGGTATTGAACATGCTGTGCGAAAAGATGATCGATATACCAAATATGTGGGAAAGATTCGTATGTCTGGTTTCAATCATTGTGCAGTACTTGGTCATGCTGCAGATAATATGGATAAAGTTGAACTTGAAATGCATCATGGTCCTATCTTTAACTTATTTGATATTTGTGATATCGTCTTAAAACATTGCTTAAATAAAGGTGATATAGATAACCTGACTACATTTGATGTAGCAGATATCGTACTTACTGAGCATGAAAAAGATCATATTCAAGTAGTTATGCTGACACAAACTGCTCATAAAGCTGCTCATAAATCTAATATGTTTATTGATACCAGAGCTAGTGTTGGCAGACTTGATAAATTCATTGATAAATTCTATGATGGGATGGAAGATGATCATTGGGATAAAATTAGTAGATACTTGGATAGATGTAAGAAATATGGCGGAACTTTGGATAAAGGTTTATTTGATACTGTTGAAAAGCTGACTGAATATAAAAAATAAAAGATCCCCGGGAGTTACCCCGGGGATCCTTCTTTTTCATGAAACCAATGTAATTATCTTCATGATAAATACAATACTCATTGCAGTACTGCATATCATAATAAATAACTCGCCACAGATATACAATACCTTAAGCTCTTTATCGATATTACTGTTTGTAATATCTTTGCTCATGCACCATCCTGCATGAATTATTGCAAATACTAATAATACAATAGCAAGAATGTATAGTATCATTGGAATAATCATTTATTCTTCCTCATTATATTCTCTTGGATGAATGGTATCAATCAGTTTGCTCAGTGTTCCAGTCTGGGACATAAGGTTATATCTTAATTCACACCACCGATAGATATAGTCTTTTCCATAGAAGAAATTAATAGAATCTTCTGTGGTCTTTCCGACATAAGTGATTAAACTTTTTATAGCATATGCATATACAGTCTCACCATTAATCGGATCTTTCGGGGTGTAATGTCCAGCAATGGACAACTTCAAGCAACTTGTAAAGATTTCATCCAACCATTTATCTAGTTCTTCTGGTTTCATTGTACCAATCTTATTATATTCCATCTGCACAGATGTCATAACAGATTTCCTATAATTATCGATTTCCTGATACTTCTTTTTATTAATAATAATAAGTCGAACTAGATAGTATCCAAGGAAACCGACAAAGATACTAATAATCCAAAACTGAAGAGTTGCTCCAACAGTGAATACTTGTGCAATAGCAGTCCAATCCATAAATCAATCCTCCTCATCATATAGTGCAGATGAGTTAGCATTGATTGTAATTGTTGCTCCACACATGGGGCATATTACTGAAGTAAAGATAGATCTGTATTCACTATCATGTTCGAATGAATATTCCCGAGGAAGACGTTTTACTTCCTTATATAGAATTTCATGTTCACAAATATCACAGACAACATTTCCATCATCAGTGAAATCATTATAGATGATTTCTTTCTCTTTTACTTTCATCTTACTCTCCTCTACATAAACATCCGGATGATTGGTAATATAAATCTAGTATAATTATATACTGGATTAATGATATCCATATCTTTCTCGCCTATCTCTAATAGGTTATATTCAAATCCAGCTATTTCATATACAGTTCGATAAATATTTTCTCCATTCAATTCTTTATAATAATAGTGAGGAAGATTTTTAGCTTTATAATCTCTCACAAATTGAATTAAGAACTGACGAAGTTCATCTCTCTGATCCATAGATAAATACTTGAATACTTGTAGGAAGAATTGAATCATTCCTTTCTGATGATCTGGATCTTCTACTACCTCATCACGAATGCCTTTAATAGTAATAGATTTATTTCTTTTATCATAATAGAATTCGATCTTATCGATATTCAGATATCCCATATAAGTATGCTTGGGTCTGAATTCAAAGGGACCGAATTTCGTATATTTTAACTTTCTACCAATAATGAACACTGCATCATTTTTGATAGCAAGTACATCTTTGTCTTGAATATGATTTATTCGGAATAACTTTTCTTTAGCAGATTGAATACCATCAGATATTGCTTTATATATAGTATTCTTTTTGGACTGCTTTTCCCGACGAATCATTTTACCAATCGCTTCTTCTCGCGCTTGCTTATTCAATCCCTCTAGCATAGTTAAAATTTTAGGATCAATAAGTTTAGATGCTCGTAAGGCAGATGTATTAGCAGAACGAATATCATACTCATAGATATGATCCACTACATACTGTACATCTGCAGTATAGTTGACTTTCTTATACAACTCAGAATAAGTTCTTTTGAGCTCTATAAAACCTTCAGAATTGCGAACCATATCTTCCATGAATATCATACACCTCCTTACTATGAAAAATCATTTTATGAAAGAGAGGGGAGGGGACATCATCCCCTCCCTTTTTACTCTCCCGATCAACCTAATCATTTCCGGTAATGGCTATAATCAGACAGGGGCCCGAAATTCACTCTATGGAAGCGAGACCTCATTACACATCCGACCGTCACACCAAGGTTATTAGTTTTGGCGTGCACTCCTATGCACACTTTCGCTAATACACCTAAATGCTAATAGGTAATAGGAGTTACCTGAATAGCAAAGTAGCCTTACCGATAGTATCGATTAAGCAGATCTATATAATAGACCTGGACGAGCCGATCTCGACCAGATCACAACAAGAGAAACCGAAACGGGTCCACGAATTGGAATCACCAGAGACTACCTGTTTATCAGGATTGGGTGAATATGCACCGTTTCGATAACTCATGTTGCCTGGAATGATATGAACTTACTTGGACTCCTCAGTGGTCTTCAGAGCCTTTGCCGCAGCAATGAAAGCCTTGGAGAAAGTATCCTCATAGTTCATATAGCCGATCATGGTAGTCATGATCTTGTTATACTCCTTGGAACCGATAGTCACATCGCACAGAACGGCACTGGTGTGAGCATAGATCATGGGGATGAAGTCAAAGTTCTTCTTCTTGGAGAAGTACTTCACAAACTTCTTCACCTTCATCTTGGGAGCCTTGCCCTTCTTATCATAACCGTTCTTCACGGTGGGCAGCTTCATATCAGTACCCATAGCAGTATTCAGGATCTCGGTGAAGGTATCATAAGCAGCCACTGCCACCTTGTTCTTCTCCTTCAGAGAACCGCAGACCTTCTTCATCTGCTTCTTCTTCAGACCCTCAGTGATAGCGAAGTTGTCATTGGTATAAGCATCCAGCAGGTTCTTCAGCATGATGTGACGCTCATCCTTACGGATATGCAGCTCGCCTTCCTGCTGGGCAATATTGAACAGAGCAGCCTGACGCAGCTCGATAGCGAAGAAACCAAACAGGCGCTTCTTCAGCTTCATGCCCTTGCCGGAAACACGGACCTTATCATTAGCACGAATGAAGTCGGCAACACGACGAGCAACCTTCTTGCTCTTACCCTTACCGAACAGCTTCTTCAGAACCTTGGTATCAGTCACGATCTCGATACCGAAAGCATCAAACAGAGCAGCCAGATACTTGGTCAGGAACTTATTCTTCTTCTTAGTGATCTCATCAGTGGGATCATCCAGGACGATCACGATGATGTTAGGACCGTGCTTCTTGATGTTCTTGATCTCACGCTTGGTCAGCTTACGATCGGAGCTGATGATATTCACCAGCTGAGCCATCTCGATGCACAGGCCGTTGTTCTCCATGGAAGGAACCATCAGAGCCTTGCAGGCACTCTTGATGACCTTCTTCTCCTTCAGGCTGCCATCCAGAACACCATTGATCTCGTCCTCATCGGGCAGAATGTTCAGCTTGGTCAGACTGACCTGCAGTTCAGCATCATCGATACCCTTGGTCTTACCTGCGGTAAATGCCGCAATATTCGTATCATACTTTGCAAAGATAGTCTTTGCCTTGGATGCGGTAGTTACGATAATCATAATAGTATCTCCTTTTCTTTGATTATAATATAGTCTGTAGAATTTTCTTTTTCTACAAATTATTCCGCGGGGTATACATCCTCATGGTCATTATCATTCTCAAGATGATTCTCAATACGTTCTGCTTGTGCATCCAGTACTGCAGTCTCCATGAGCTTTTCCATAGTAGATGCAGGAATCGCCTTATAAGATGTATGAGGATCATCTGCGAACGAAATATAGAGCGAGAGGCCATTGTTATCAAATGCCTCTCTGAAGTCCCCGGAAATCTCCATGAAAATACCCGGGAACAGCTGGGTATCACTCTCATCGCAAGTATCGTTTACAACACGATACCAGCAATGAGGTTCGGTCGGTCTAATGATATCATCAGACTCCCCTGTATTATCATTGTTAGTAATTTCTTTTTCTACATCAGGCTGATCAGGGATGACATAGAAAGCCTCACAAATATTTGTGAGAATCTCGGAAGCTCTGGGATCAGCAGAGTCCTTGATTTTAGCGAGCATATCATATGCTCTTTCACCCATATCGAGAACATTGAGTTCTTCAGGGTTTTCATCGAGAACGGTGGGACTATCCTCAGTAACCTGAGTCTGAATATCACCCACTGAATCATTCAGTACCTTCTCAATAGAGTCAGATACAAATTTAACGAACCCCTGGTACATAGAAGCTTCCAAAGGATCGCTCGAATGCTTCAAATGATCACACAATGCAAGGAAGTTTTTAACGTTCTCGTCTCCCTTGTCAATCTCCAGCTTGAATTGAGTGCTGTTGGTATTGGACTGGCCACCCTGAGTAGCTTCTAAACTCTGGGTCTCACTTACATTAGACTTATCAGACTCCACGGTCGAATCTGTGCTAGGAGTGCCAGCAGGAACCACACTACAATCAGCAAGATCCCCCACAGGATCAGTACCGGCCATTTGTGTGTCATCGTTATCCATCTCGCCAGGTTCAGAATTATCGAATGTAGGAAGCTCAACGTCGACAAGGTTGTCATCTCCCTCGACTTCATCCTCAGATGTATTCTGATCCTCGATTAGACCATTAGTTTTCGGTTTCAGAACTGTGAACCCTTCAGCATCACGATCGTCATCAGTGACCTGGGAGTTCATGCCTTCTTTCTGATCATTCAGATCAGATTCAATATCATCGTCGTCTTCATCTACATTGACAAAGACAGTACGAGGTTCACGTTCCTCTTCCTGATACCCGTTGAGACTACGGGCCTTGGACTCATACTGGTTCGTATGACAAATTGCAGCCAACTCAGCATTGGCCATGGCTTCACGCTCTTCTGCGTTATAACCATCTCGATACAGTTCCAGCACTTTGGTTACCTCCTTTTTCGGACGCATTTCCAGCGTCATATATTTTGCACCACATTCATTACAAATGAAATACTTAAAGTCTTTGGAGTACTTAAGTTTGTTTCCACAATACTTAGGTTCTCCAGTATGCTTATGTTCCCCAACTATTCTTTTACAACGAGGAGGGAACTCTTTCATTTGACTCAGTGGATACAAATCAGATCCATCAATTATTTTGATCTCGCCATCACGAGTAACACCATAATTTAGTCTCATATCAGGAGACAGATCTGCGATAAGGAAGTACTTCGAAAGATCTGACAGGATACTGAGTATCTCTGGCATGAACATGTCCATCTGATACGGAGTCGGAAGTACCAGACGCTCCTGCACCGAAATCAATGCAGCAGGATCTCTCGAATAAACTCGGTTAAATTTACCGATACATTTAGATAATTGGAAATCGTTAAAATTATCAGCGATTCCGTTTTCGTCCAATGCAACTTTGAATACGACACCAGGATAATATGGGTGTGCCATCGTAAGAATATTTGTTCCAAGACCAACTGTCTCGAAACCAAGATCAGACCATTCTTTTTCGATGTATTCAGCTTTCTGCTGATTATCCGAACAACTGGTCATAATCGTCCGAATATCGTCATACATTTCTGGTGTAAATAATTCAAGCCAATCTTGACTCAAATCAGGTTCTCCAAATCGTTCATAATTCTTTATCTGATCTGGAGTTAAAATATTACTATATTTATATCTGCCTCCTTTCTTTTTAAGTTTCTTTTTATTACCCATAAAGAACACACTCCTTATCGATTTCTATACATATAGTATATATCTCAAAAAGTTTTATTCAAAACAGGTAAGTTAATAATCTGGTAACTGATTATACTCGTCCCAATACTCTTTTGTAAACTTTGGTTTTGATACATGTCTTGGTTCAGTTGGCTCATTCAGGAACAAAGCATCTTCCAAAGATCGTTCAGAATACACGGTGGTACCAGTACCAGTCTCACACTTGTAAATAGGTTTCTTCGCACCCGGATTTATAATACTAGCTGTTATACCCTCCTCTTCATCAATTACTACAAATCCTTTATCGGTTATATCTCCTCCATGTTTTTCAAACCATTTTTTACGCGCTTCATATGTCTTCTTCTGATGAGCATATTGTTTCTTGGCATGTTTCTCACGAATTTTAGCTCGCTCATATTCAGCGTACCATTGTTTGCGAACTCGATCTCGTACAAGTTTGGTATCTCCCATCCAACCATTTGCCATCTCTTCAGAGATCTGACCATCTTTTACAAGACCATCTAAAAGTTTCACAAAATCTTTCCGCTTCTCATCATATTTCTTTAACTGTTTTTGAAGCGCAGCTTTCATCTTCTTTTCGCTAACAAAAGATGCACCAGTTAAAGGATCATGAAGCATCATATTCTTACGCCAACCTTTATTCCTCTTATTGATCTGCTTCAGGAATACGATTCTTCTCATTCCCATAGCAGTCATATTCGGATACTTCTTGGCTTTCTTCTTGAATTTCTTAATTGGATTTTTATCACACCAATCAGAAAATTCTTTCCAATATTCATCTGGAATATCGGGACACTTTACCGTATATGGATTGACATCATACTCTCTCCGATGACGTTCTGCCACTTCAATACGCTTGAACTTTAAACCACCAACATCCTCCACTGTGGTAGCTTCATCCTCATATTTTGATTTCAAACGTTCATACATCTCTTTCGAAGAGATTGTCTTATTAGTATTATGTGTCATATACGTAGACCAATACATGGCTGCTTCATAACACACTTCTACCAACTCATCCAATTTACCTGCATATTCATAATATAACTTATCAGCTTCAGATCTCTTCAAGAAAGATTCCAGATACCAATAGGCAATATCATATTTAACTTGCTGTTGCTGTTTATATTCAGCTTTCTTTCTCTTCTTACGAAGCTTTCTGATTTTCTTAGATTCTTTGGCCTCCTTGGGAAGATGAATCGTTGTGATCTCAGGAACATATTTCTTTTTCCACTCAGATTCATCTGTGATCTTCTTAGACATCTTTTTGATATCTTTATCAGAGTAATCTAAGAATTCATCAGGTGGTTCTGGACCAGGGCCTAACCAACGATCAGTCCAGGGATCTCGATTAAACATCTTCACATAGTTTTCTTCTGTTCCTGCCAAGTCTGCTCTTTTACGAGCTGCTTGACGTTTCGCTTCATAAAACTTGTCTTCTGCTTCAGTAGTTTCTTCCTCTGGAATACCAAACTCTTTTCTGAGTTCCATAATCTTTTCATGTGCACTCTTACGCTTTCTGGGCTCATCACTCATCATCTTCACCTCCTCGTCTTGGAATCATTGTAATAAAACCTCTTCTGTTACGTAACCATACATTGCGAACTTCTGTTGCTTTCTCATCAGCCCAAGCATTCATCTTCATAATAAGTTTAGCCTGTGCATTCGATACATTTACTCCAGCATTGATAATTTTATATTTCATCTTTGTCACATCATTCTTATCTTTAATATTCTTATGAGAATTAATGTGCACATACTTAATTGTGAGATTTAGATCTCTTTCTAAGTTTTGAATCTTTCGATATATTTCCTGATTCTTAACTCTTCCACCTTGGGATTTCTTCCAATTGAATGGATTAGAAGTATTCCAATACTGTTTTGACCATATCGTCAAAGCTTGTACTGTTAATTTTGAATCGGATATCACTAAGACATTCGTTGGTTTTGCTTTAGTATATTTTCCAAGCATTTGAAGTGCTTTATAGATAGCATATCCTTCACAATAATTAATACCTTTACCATTCAAAGCTTTTCCATGAATGGTATATTTCATCGTCTTGCAATTTAAAATAACAAATGCATAGGCTCCAGGAACTTCACCATTTCTTTCGTCCCGGAATACTCCAGCATCTGTTGCAATAATATATTCTGGAACCATAATGAAGTTCCTCCTTTCATTCGTATATATAATATATATTTCAAAAAAGAATGTGGAGAATCCCTAACGGATCCTCCACACTTTTTATTTCACATTAAATTGCTGGAATAAATTTTCCAACCGATGAGCAAGAATAGTTACATCTGTTCGCATTTTGATACGAAGATTTGTAAGTTGTCCTGACTCTTTTGCATCTTCCATATAGTCAATATTATCCATTAATATATGCGCATATTTCTTACATTCATAAATTTCATTTCGTAATGAAGTCAATTTTCTATCTGTTACAATTTTCATATCATTTACCCTCATTAAGAGACATGATCAAGTCATAGAGTTTTGTTTGAGAAATACCATCTCCATGCTTTCCGCCCTCTTCTTGATCAATATATACTAAATGTCGTCTCAGGTTATCTGGGATTTCATTCTGAATAATTGTATATCCCTTTGTCATTTCCTGAAGATTTCTGAATTTAATCTTCAATGTATCGCTGATATATTCACCATAGATATCAAAGAATGCTTCAGGATCTCCATATAATACATTTAATGGAATAAATAAATCATTCTCTTCAGAGTGAATATAACTGTGACAGACTTCACATAAAGGATATAATCCTACTAAACCAAGATAGTGATCATACATTACTTCTTTAGCAATGGCTGATTGCTTTAAAGATTCACCACGTTTTAATCGTTTATTGATCACAATATAAATGATATCCTCAATTGTAAGTGGAGTATGATGAATTTCGATTGTAAACCCATCATACTTCTTAATATTTGGATGAACTCCACAGTGATACATCATACATTTATCTTTCAAGAAAGCAATCAGTTGTTTGTATTCATAACTATTGCGAATCATAAACTTCGTTCTGACTACAAACTTGTGGAGTTCTTTTGGATCATCTTCAAACATACTCAAGTCATCTACATACTCAGAAGGAGATAATGATACTTGAGCAGTTTCATATTCTTTCTTTTCTTTATATGTCTCTTTTGGTTGTCCTATATCTATCGTATTAGGAGGTAGAGACTTACCTTTCTTATGAACAGATGGCATCCTCATATTGAGATCTGCCTCCTTCCATATATTAATAATCGCTCAGATCATAATCTGCGTAGTAACCGGAAATCTCATAATATTTCTTACGTTCTTTATCATCCATCTTCTCTAAGACAATTTTCTCGTAATCATATAACCAATCCCAGAGTTGATCTAAAGCTTCTGCATCTCTGGTAAATCCGTGACTTTCCAGATCGCGCTTGATATGCATAATACGACCTTGAATGGCTTTCATTTTCAGATCAGGATTCTTAGATTTCCAGGGAATATCTCTGGCTCCACCTCCAGGATATTTGGTGTCTTCATCTTTACGGAATCGATCAGTATTAATCTTACCTTTTACTTTTTCAGCTACTTTGCTATACTTCTTAGGTTTAGGTGCATTATTATCCACCAGTGGATTAAACACAACATCTTCGAATAAACTAAATAAACCCATAATATGATCCTCCACTATCATATAAATTAAAAACACTTTAACACGCTAAAGTGCGCGGGGCGGGGCCGGGGGCAGGTTTCCTGCATTAGACAAGACGTTCGCGCAATATCGCGCTCACTCAAGCCCGCCATTTCTAATGAAATTTTGACCAGGTGAAACATTGATTGGCGGGCGGGCACTTTTCCGGTAACTACGTTGTTGACAAGGAACGCACTTCGTGCTTTACTGAGGGTTAGTGATTTAAACATTCAATACTAAGATATCCTAAAACTACTGGATCGTCTGTATTTACTTCAGAGACATTGAGCATAGTTTTGATAGTATTTTTCAGACGATCCATATTTACAATTTTGAGGAACTGGAAAATATCATTGACTACAATGGGAGATTTATTTTTCTGAAGTTTAACCAGTTCCTCATTAATTTTCTTAGTTACAATTTTATTGATCGATGGATCACAAATTACTAGAATAGTTAATTCATCAGAGATATCAGATCCATCGATTTTTAGTCTAAGAAATTGAGATAATGATTTAATCTGAGTAGATAAATCAGAACTATCATTTCTCTGAAATTTAAATATATTATTTCCAAAATTATTTAGTTCTGATTTTCTTTTATTAGAGAATATATTGAAGATATATTGACTCTGATCCAACATAGGAATTTTTGTTTCTTTATAAGTTAATACTAGTTCAGGAGTTGGATCAGATAATTTCTTACAATCAGAAGTAATAATCCAAATCATATCAGTAAAATACCTTTCTAATAAGTATAAAACTGTCTAGTAATATAGTAGAAAAATACAAGAAAAATAATGATATATTTCTTCTAATTTTTCTTAATTTTTTGAAAGAATTCGAAAATTTTATTTGAGAATTCTCATTAAAATGCATTTTCCAACCCGAGAAGGGTTTCGAAAATGCCGAGGGCTAGATAACATCACGTTAGCTAGACCAACATTATTCACTATATCTTCTGTATATATAAATAGTAATACATAGAATCTATTTAAAATTGTTAGTAAAAAGAGATTAAATTTGAGATATATATTATAGAAATAGTACATAGAAAGGAGGTATTTATTATGCAGAAAAATCATTGGTATCATTCGACAAAAGATAAAGTTGAGTTAGATCTTACTCAACACGAAATTATTAAGTTACATGAACTTTGTGATTATATCATTGAAGTTTGTGATGAGTATATAAAGTATCTTTATAAAAATTATACTGATTATATTCATATGGGTGAAATAGCTGAAACGACATATGTAGATACTACACCAGGATGGAAGCCATACTATAAATATCATATTAAAAAACATGAGGATTTATTACGTATATATCTATATGAAATTGCTAATGAGTTTCCTCATGCTTTTGAAGCTTCTAAATATAATGGTTTTAGTTATACCAATTTTTATGATGCGATGAATAAGTATTGTAAAAAGCTTTACTTGCTGCGTATTCATAAAAAGTCAAGTGATCGATTACTAGTTATAACTCCAGCACATCATGTATCATTATCCAGAATCAATGATCGTGGTTCAATCACAATACCTGGATTTAAGAAAAATATAAAACTGCGGAGTAAATTTAAGAATGTGCTTGGTGATGATCGTGTAATGCATTATTTTATCAATATCACAAAACCATCAAGTTCAAAGCTTATGAAAGCTTCATTGAATCTTGGTTTTGGTACAAAAAATAAACCATATTTTGATATCGATGGATTTATTAATTTACGAAAGAAAAAGAAAGGAGAGAAATCCAATGGCTGGAAAAAAGAACGATAATAAACTTCGTGGTAAACGAGATGAAGAAGGTTTCATTCAGCTGATTCCGAAGAGTGAAAATAAAACTGAAAAAGTTAAATCAGTAAAAAAGAGTGATGGGAACCCCTTTAAAATGGGGTCTTACAAATATCGATTGTTCAAATCTCTTCAAAAACACCGTACCCCAAAGTGGGTACTCGGGTTCCACCATGAAAAGGCAGAAAACGTCATTTTAGGGGTAGATAAGAAAGATAAACCTAAGACGATTATTACTTCTTATCCGGTTGGTAAGAAAGAGCTGAATGATGCTGGAATTCAGAAGTCAGAAGGTCTTTCTGTATTGATTAATTGTGGTATGGGAACGTATCAAAAGATCCCATATTCAGTCTATAAGAAGTTCAAGAAAATCGAAAAGATGATCATTACAGTTAGATTAGAAACCTGGTCGGATGGAGATGATGAAGGAGAAGAAGTTTATGCCCATCAGTACTTCATTGATTCTATTGGAGAGCTGATGAGATTCTATCTATATCTGAGACATTTAGATGAGTATGTAAATGAACTTACTTCTTCTTTGTTATGGTATAATCGAATCAAGTTTAAGATCGATACGATGGTAGATAAAGGAAAAGATAAACCAGAATATTTTAAAGGCAACTTTAATGAGTTTCTGGAAAAGTATGGATTTAAGGAGTTAATTTAAATATGACAAAAGATAGACTTTTTGAGATCCTGGATGATCTCACCAATAAGATGGTGGAAGATACAGATGTAAATACAGTCATAACGATCTTAGTGGATCAATGTGACTGTACATATGATGAGTTGGAAGAACTCGGTTTCAATGAAGATGATATCGATGATGTACTGTGATAATAAGAAAGTTGTTTCTACCAAAAATCCAGAACCGGATGAGTACGGATACTATAGAGCAACGGATATATCTACATTCTCTGATAAAGTTGAAGAGCTTATGAATGAAAGAGATGGTGTATCTACAATAGATCATCCATATACAATGGATGATGTAAGAGCTGTAATCAGAATGCAATCTTATCAGAACTCTCCTAATGAGAGATGGAATGGTACTATGAAGTATCGCGGTCCAGATAAAATTGAATCTAATCATAAGGCTAAGAAGAAAAAGAAATTCAAATTAGTCAAGAAGTCAAAACAAAGAAATCGGAAGTAAATAAGCTTCCGATTTTGGCTCATCTTTCAAATATATATTATATAAGTGATAGAGAGTTAGATGATATGCTGAGATCATAACTAACTCACAAATAATTTAAATTCAAAAGGAGATATCTACAATGAGCAGATCTGAGGCAAACAAGAAGAGAGCAAAGGCAATCGATACCAAGTATGAAACTACTGTCAAGGAACCCGAAACTGAAGTGAAGGAAGAGACCAAGAAGGAAAAGAAACCTTTCTTCAAGTTCAAGAGTACTCCTGCCGAGCGTATGACCAAGTTGGCAACGCTCAATGCACGCACCTATATCTTCCTGAAGGGTATGGGTATCGTGAACAAGAAGTTGAGCGCCAAGGTCAATGGCGAAGTTCAGCCGAATGGAAAGCCCTGGTTCAATGACAACAAGGTCACTGAAATCAAGGAAGAAGAGAAGGCCTCTCCGATCCTGAATACGGTTCCTACTACCACTGAGGTGGTCAAGAAGGATACCCAGAAGAAGGATCAGGATGAGAAGAAAGAAACCAAGAAGACAGAGACTACTCAGCAGGACTCTGTTAAGTCTAAGGAGCAGCCCGCCAAGGAAGAGAAGAAGGATAAGGAACCCAAGGTCGTTGAGGTGAAGGAAGATGAGATCGATTATCTCGTCGAACCTGAGACCGAGATGGAGAAGGTTCTGAAGCCCAAGAAGAATTACCGCAAGAATGGTAAGAAGGCCAGAAAGGCCGCAATGGAGGCTGCGAAGAAGTCTGCCTGATTGGGAGAGACAGGTAGACAAAAGAGTTGGGAGGGTCGCAATGACCCTCCCATTCTCTCTCATTATTTATTTTTTATTTATTAAGTTCCTTTTCAATTAGTGGTAAGTATTTATTTGCAAGCTGTCGTTTCTTTTCAATAACAATCTTGTTCATACCACCAACTTTAATAATATCTAAGCACATACGCTTATAGATACCAATAGCTGATAGACAAGCGTCAATCTTATATACATGATCAGTATCTTTCGTGTATGGTGCAAGATCCGAAGGAATCACATTAGATACAATACCTTTTAATGCACTAACTAATATCTTCAGATAGGGTCGCTAATCCTATCCCGCAGCATTACCTGCAGCTTACGGTTTTCCCGTAATGTAGAGACTATATTTTCAAGATATATCTTGTCTGGTCTTTCGGAATCGCTTGATTCCTAATGCTTATGAACTAAAATAATGAAACCATTTTCATCTCTTGGTTCATATGCAATAGTCGTTGAACCTTTAACTTCTTCTAGTATAGGACGATATAGTTTTCCTTGGCGCATCTTTTTAATGACTTGTATTAATTTCTTCTCATCGTATTTTGGAAAATATTTAGCAATTTCCCGGGATGTGAAAACACCATATTGAATTAAACTTGCAATTGATAATAAGTCTTTTCGCTTATATGTTTTCATTCGAATTTCATCCACATCCCATTTATAATCCTTGCTTATATTATTCCATGTTTTTCTGTAAAATATTCTATCAAGAATACTATCAATATTTTTAATATCATAAAGATCAAGTTTCTTTTCAATTTTTCGTATATTGTATCCCTGTTCAAATAACTCACATACTTTACGTACTTGATCATTTGTTAGTATTGAAAATTGATGATCTTCGCCAGTTCTATACAAATCATTAATAGATGCACGACATTTATTTTCATCACCAGTAACATACTCAAGATTATACAAAGCAGGGTTTAGTTTATTACAGTCTATATGATCCACTTCTAGATCAGAGTCATATGTAAAAGCTGCTAAAACTAAACGATGTAATGCATATTTTTTAAGTTTTCCAGATTTAGATACTAGAGTGACTCGAATATAACCTTTTTCATTTTTAGGATTACATCCATTTAATATTCGTCCATTTACAAGAGCAATTTTTCCTTCATCTGATATTAAATATCTTGTAGGATCAATGTCTCTATATACTAAGGGTATCCACATGATTAAACTGCCTCCTTAAAATATTTAATCATATGTTATCCCCTTAGTTTATTAAAAGAAGTTACTTGGCTGCGGGTTAACCATATATCTCAATATTTTTTACGATACATCCAGACTCTCTCTGGATCCACTAACTATGTCACCATGCTAGTTTCGTATATTGAGCTTTAGGTATCCAAGAATTAATTCTCAGATTGGTCTTATTTTAGCCCAGACCATTATTCCCGTCAATTAACCAGATTACGTACCTAGGGCTTTATTTTCAGTACGAGATTTTGTCGCCCGGGGCAATAACGTCCTCATACTCAATATAGAAGTCGATCATTACGCCATCGGGTAGTTTAACACCCTTCACTTTGCCCTGTCCATCGGGTTCAAGTCTCTCAGCAGGTTTTGTAATCGTATTCGCATCATAGAGATTCTCATACTTTTCAATAACCTTTTCGCGCTTTCTATTTGCACTTGAGAAACCTTCAACAATCTTGCGAAGAGTGGGAGTCATTTCATTTGGATCAGCTGTATAATAAATACGAATATCTGCAATCTTTCCACTATACTTACTGACCACTGGTGCTGTTCCTGCAATCACTTCATCTTCATCTCCGGCTTCAGCAGCCATTGTCTGAAGCATCATAGAAGTGAATTCATCTTGTGTATCATCAAAGCTGATTAAAATGCTGTTTGTTGCAACATTATCACCAACTTTAACCATAGATTTAATATTAGCATACTTAGACAAGATTACTCGTTTCTGCATAGTAATCTTGGTAGCCATTCTATGAGCCAGATCATCAGTGATATAACAAGAGTCTTCAAAAACACCACCATTGGTTTCTACTGCAATACGAGCCATAGTACCCATAGATGCCAAGTAATCACCAAACATATCGTTTGTATTGATATATTTAGGATCGTATGCTAATAATGTAGAGGCTTTAAATTCAGAACCAATCTGCAGATCATTAGCAACGAACATCTGATTCATTACATAGAAACCACCATCCGTATTCTTTGCAGGTCTCTTAGAAAGATCAATATCATCATATGTACCATCTACATATTGTACAATCATGATATCATCTTTAATATCAATAACCTTACCATCCTTCTTAGCACTACGTGCATAATCAGAGGAAAGATAAGGCATCAGACGTTCAGCATCATAAGAGACAGGGCAAGAACAACTGGATGCAACAGGGACCACATGCTTAGATTGAGATAGAGACATGGCAACACGCTCAATATCAGCAGACTCAGGACCAAAAGCTTGCATTAACTCACCAGGAGTAGCAAGCTCGGTTGCTGTATAGTCTTCTTTATCGACAGTGATAAAACCACGTGCATCATCGATATTTGCATTGGTAGACATATGACGACCAATACCAACTTTACCAGAAGGAGTAGAGTTCATACCGACAACGCCCTTCATCGAAGGATGATATGCACGTTTCTCAATCGTGAAAGAGTGCTCTTCATTCATACCAGAAGGACCCTTCAGTTTAATCAGTCGATCATTCTCCATCTCAAGTACAATATTTAATTCAGAATGAGGGTCAACGATATCGGAAGTCAGTAAGTACTTGATAATAGCATTCTCGGGGATAGAGAACTTATCAGTCTTACCAAGTCGATATTTACCCCAAGCTTCAGCCAGTTCACAATATAACTGTGCCATAATGATTTCATTACTACGAATACGTGCATTATGATAATCAGAGTCAATCTGATAATGGTTATCAGCTAAGACACCATTACAATACAACATCAGTCGAGTGAAATCAGTTGGCATCTTCAGTCTGACCAGAACTTCCATTGTAATAGGATCAATGAAGCAGTAATAGAAGTTTCTCAGTGCATCAGCAAGAGTCTTACTATTAAACATGGAATCAAAGATTTGTACATATGCATCATATGTATCCATATCATAGAAGGAATAGTTCTTAGTCGGGAAAGTACTTAAACCATTCAGAAGCAACGAGTTTTCAAAAGGATATCGATCATAGATTAAATATCCATCATCAAACTGAACTAATCCCTGATTGTTAGGATCATAATCAGTAGGTTTCTTCTGTAAGAAATCAAACTTGATCTTAGCCTTCTGAAGAACTGCAGTTAAACCACCAGGATCAGCAGCAGCACAAACAAGTACCAGAGGAACATCCATCTTCATAACTCGAGAACGAGAATAGATAAACTTAGAACTGCTGGAAAGAGAATCAAGTTCTTTCTTTAAACCAGAATCATACCACCCAATTACCTCAGTAATGAATTCAGAGAGCTCACCATAATCATTACCCTTTTCATCATACACTTTATTAGTACGACCAGATAAGCAGAATTTAGTTCCTCCAGAAGCAGGACCCTTATTACCGGATCGTACTGCTAAAGGAATTAGAGATTCGGGATCTTCTTTATGCTTTGTATAAACAGGCTTAAACTCCTTCATATCGATGACCATATTAGCATCATCTACTATGAAGAAAATCTTCGTATGATCCTTACCTGTACCAATTGTAGCCTTCGTTACGGCTGTACCAATTTCATCATACTCCATAGTAGTCAGGTAATTCTTATTTGGAATCGTACAGTCACCTTTGGTTACAATAATACCAGGAGGACAACTGGGACCACCAAGAAGTTTCTTGATACGAGTAATACGAGGAGACAGATTAGAACCATATCGAGAAGAAATGATCTTCTTATAAGAAGTAACTGCCTGACAAGAATCTGGAGAGATCTTAGTAACAGGATAAGGAAGCTTCTGATGAGAGATATTCATCTTCTGATCATTCAGATAGAGATACCGATCCTCATACATCTTAGGAAGCAGGAATGAGAACTTATGTCTCTTACGAGTCTCATCTTCAAAAGAGACAGTATATCGAATCATACGATCAGTAGCCGTAGATACATCTTCTACTTCAATATCTTTATTAATATACATAGCCGGATGCACATGGCTAAAATGCATCAGAATATTAACCAGATCATTCATCATTAAGTTTTCATTATATGCAGCTTCAAACTCTTGAGAACGAACAGTTTTCATATCATCATTGATTGTATGAATAGGAGGTTTTGTAACTGGAATAGCAGTCTTCTTTTCGGCTTCCAGAATTGTACGGAGAGGCACATTACCGATATTAGTTTCTTTATACTTCTCCTTCATAATCTGGTCACGTTTATAAGAAGCTACCGTTTTACCAGTTGCTTTAGCTCCCAGGATTACATCGACATCTTCGGGATCTTCAATCACAACATCAGGCATTTCAAATTCACCCATGTCGACATCCATCTCGAATTCATCATCAATAATATCTTCACCAGAAGGTTCATCGATTTCTTCTACTTCTCTTTCTTCATCGAAATCATCAATCTTCTCTTTCTTTTGACCAAGTAAAGTTGGCTCTTCTTCAACCTTAGTCGGCTTTTCTGTCTTAGTGATATTTTTACGAACCACTTTCTTGACTTCAGCTTTCTTTTCAGGAGCCACAGTATCAGGATCCGTATTCATATCAGTTAAGATCTTTTCAGTAGCCAGATCTTCCTTAGACTCCTCTTCGGCCTTCTTCATCTTTTGATCAATGATCTTATCGGCTTTGAGTTCTTCTGGAGTGGAAGTCTCCTTTGTTCTCTTAGCTCGCATCATAAACTCATGAAGAGTTTTAGTCATATCAAAATCTTCTGAAAGTTTGGTAGTATCAATAGGTAATACATATACACCATGTACGAAATATAGTTTATGAAATCTCGTATATACAGCAGGATCACATAATTGACGAGCCAATTGCTGACCAAACTGAGTAGCGTTTGGTCTAAAAATCAAATTGATATTATTATAGGAAGCTGTAGTAAAATACAGATCCATAGGAACAATCACATGACATTCATAATCGCCAAGATAGTTTTCCACACTACCAACCTGAGCAGATTTATAAACTCTCGTATATTCAGAGATAACCTCTCTTGTCTTAACAGACATCAACCTGGTATCTCTTGGATTATTCAGAATTGCTTGTGAAGCATAATTCGTTTCAACTAATACATTGAAATTCTTCAGAGGTCTCATCTTAGCATTTGCTAAATAAGATGTGATACCATCGATATTCTTAAGGTTCTTCGTTTTATTATTATTGAGTAATGCAGTTACAGACCCATCTTCATCCGGATGAATGATCTGAAGTCCAGCCCCTCTGAAATTATGACTCCACTTTTTATCAATAAAATATTTCCATAAGTTACGGAAAAGAAGTGTTGGATTTTTATCCAACCATTTTAATTCATCTTCAATAGAAGGAGCAAGTACCATAAAGGCCATGTTCTTCTTTCGAGCTTTCGGGTTTTCGGGCATAATGACCGGTGGTCTGGTCTTATATGTGATGAAAGGCTCAAGTGCCTGGAGCTTAATCATCTTGATCACCGTTCCTTTCTATTTAAATTCTACATATTTACCAACGTGATAATAATAGAACCCATAATATAATAGGGTTAAGCGCTATGTCTGTATATTATATCAGTGTTCAGATCATGAAAAGAGACTATTTATTTTCTACACTTTTACAGACATTACAATAATTTATCATGCAGATAAAAGGAGTTTTTGATATGAGTGTCGATATTAAAGCGATGATTATGAAGAAGCAAAATGACAAGTTGAAGTCTTCAAAACTTGTTATGAAGGATATCAATCGAGAGTTGATTACAGCATTGATTGCATTACCGGTTTATGGTAAAGAAGTGCGTGATGAGGAGATTTTAACCATTATTATTAATGGCGGTATCGAACCTCCTCGTATGGATAAAATTCGTTCTGACTTCAGTAAGAGGTTGGATAAACAGGAAGTTAAGAAGGTCAAAGGTGAATATAGAGATAATGACGGCTTCCTGGTTCTCGTTCCCCGAGCATAATTAATATTATACTTTAGAAGGAGTGTGTACGTAATGGCTAATAAGGTTGAGGCGAATGTCGCCAAGATGGTGGAGGAGCTGAAGAAGAATCCCTCTGCTCGTTTCAGTAAGTCCGACTTCCAGGCTCTGGTGTATGCGGTCCTGGCTGATAAGGATTTCGATACCAAGAAGTATGTGATTAAGAATGATGAGATCATCGAGCAGCATACTTCTCTGAATGATGCTATGAAGAAGTTTATGGATAAGCTTCTGAAGCATGCGCAGATGTCTGATTCTGCTGAACGTGCTGCAGTGATCGACAGCTTTGAGTTTGGTCCTCGTGATGTTGAGTGGATTACTGATGCTGTTGATGAGGCTATGTATCAGTACAGCGAATGCGGCAAGAATATGCGTATGTTCCGTGATAAGATGCTGCAGCTGTCTGTGAAGAAGATGGTTCGCTCCGGCAAGTCTGCTGGTAAGATTACATATAAGAAGTCTGTTGTAGACAGAGCTGTTGCTCTGAAGAAGAGAACGGACAAGTAAATTTGCTATTCAGGAAACCAAAATGGTTTGCGCTTCCCATTTTGGTGGATTTGTTGCTGTTCATATCGAACCCTCCGGTTAGAGAAGATTAGGTACCCTTCGGGGTACCTTTTCTTCCCTCTCTTTTTCTCACACCTATTTAAATAGGGTCAACATCCATATAATCTAACACCCGGAAAGGCGGTGAGAAAATGGCTAAAGTGGATAGAAGTACTCGTGAAATTAATCAGCGAGTAAAACGTGCAGTGGGCAATACTTCTAAGAGAGCTAGCAATGCTGGCAAAATGTTTTTACATGTAGGAGGAGAGTTCTTAAAGACGAACTTTCCTACCCCTTTTGCTTTTGTGGAAACCAATAAAGATGTATTGGACTCTACTGCAAAATTCTTACGTAATCCTGTAGATAATGTAAACAGACAGATCAACCGGGCGTTAGCTACTGATGATTTCAAAGCCTTATCTAAACTGGCTAAGAATACATTAGCAGACCTCAAGAGCGGTAACTATTATGATCCTGAGAGGCATCGTGATGCTGCATCGGAACAGATGGATGCTGCTATGGCTGAACTTGATAATTTTGATTTCGATTTCGGCGGCTTTGATCTTAGCGATTTCGATGAGAATGGTGACTGGGTAGATAGTTCTGATGATGCTGCTAAGGCTGATGTAAATACACAGCTTAAAGTTGCATATCTACAAAATGCAAAAGATGATGCACGTACAACAGCAACTGTCAATGCAATTGTAGGTGGAACTCAAGCTCAGATTCAGAATGATAATGCCAATGCTCAGGTTAATATTCGTATGATGCTCAAGCAACACTCTGAAATGATGCAAACTCAAGAGAGTTTGATTCAGGGTCAGCAAGCTACATTCGAATTAATTTCTAAATCTTCTGAAGCTCATGCCAATCTCTTCCGAGAAGCTCATAATCAGGTAATGGGTAAATTTGATACTACAATCGAATTACTTAAGAAGATTGAAGTTAATACCCAGAAGCCTGTTAAGACTGAGAAGAAGAGAAAAGAAACTGAAGATATCTTTGGTACTAATGGTGAGCTGAATCTGAAAGCTTATGCAAAAGCTGTCAAGAAGAATATCAGTGATAAGATGTTCAGTCTACCGATTGGTGTCGGTGGTGTTATGGGCTTACCATTTAGTCAGATTATTGAAACTTTTGGTGATAACCCGATTGACAGCCTACTGCAGTTAGCTCTTAGTGCAGCTATTCCAAAGGGTACGAGATATCAGATGGAACGTACCAATAAGAATATGCAAGGATTCTTACCTGCTCTTATGCAGAAGATGACTGAACGTGGTCGTCTCTATGAAACTGGTAAGAGTAATAAGAAATTTGATATGCTTATGGGTCTTCTTGCTCCAAGTCAGGAATCCAAGACCGGTATCAGTACCAGAAATAGTGATTATCTGAAGGCTGCACAGATTACCAATAAGACGGTACGAGCTATTGAGGAAGTCATCCCTATGTGGCTTTCTCGTATTGACTCACATCTTACTGGCGGTCCAATGATGGTTTATGACTATGAACGTGGACAGTTAGTAAATGCTGGTAAAGTTATTGCTGAGAATGAACGTTATAATCGTAATATCGCCAAGAATATTGATGGGTATTATGAAGTAGCCAGCAGAGCTAAGAATTATAAGTTTAAGAATGAAGGAGATCAGAAAGCTTTCTTAGACTTTGTATATAGATTCTTCCAGAATGCTGGTGAAAATGATAAGTTCATCAATCCTTGGGGAGATATGAAGAATCTGATGAGGGATATGGATGTCCCTGAAGGGTCCAATTATGATAATATGCTTATGGCTATTCTTCGTAACTTGAATCCTGATCAGAGTAAAGTAAAGGGTGCCAATAAAGCTGCTATTCTTCAAATGAATAGTAGTATTGCTAATGCTCGCAGAAGACGTAATGATACGAACTTTAGAGTAAATCGAGATCTTGCTGAAAGTGGGCTAATTGGTGCTTGGTCCTTTATGGATGAGACCAGTAGAAATGCTATCATTGGTAAAGCTATGAGTCAACATGATGAGCTTTCTGATGAAGATATTGAGAAGATCAGTGAACAAAGAAGAAAAGCTCTGTTAAAGAATGGTGGAGTTAACGCCTCCAATGTTCTTCTTGCTGATATTCTGAAAACACTTCGTTCTGGTATTATTACTTATAGCACTTCACTAAAGGGTTCACCTGAATCTATTCCGGATTATGTGAAGGAAAAGATTAAGGTTAAGAGATCTCGTACAATTACTCCTGGTACAGTTGGTGGACGTGCAACTTCTATCAATGATCCTGCAACACAGGCTGTTGATGAACTATACGCGAATACGATGTCTCTGGAAGAGCTTATGACTCAGCAGGGAAATCTGTCATATGATAAAGATGAGGATGCGCGTCAGAGAGAAATTGAACGTCTTCGCAAGGAAGGTAAGGATCCTACAAACCGTTATAATGATACTCTCCGAGATAAGAGTAAGTATTATAAGAAAGCTTTCGAAGAATCCAATTTTGGTAAGCTTGTCGCTACGGTCAAAGCAACTGCAGAGAATCCTTTTAAGTTAGTTAATAGTGCTCTTCAGATGGTAGATGACATGATGTACAAAACTCTGTTCGGTACAGATGCTCTTAAGGATGGAGAAGAAGATGGTCCTATCGATCCTAAAGATTCTCCTTCCATTCTGAAGACTACTATGAATATCATTGCTAAACAATTCAATCAACTCTCTGGATTTGTCAATAGTACATTTAAGAGGATTGATGATTATCTGTTTGCTCCTGAACATGGCCTGTTTTCTAAAGCTATGAAATCTCTTGGCGAAATGCTTGGATTTGGTGAGCTGAAAGATAAGGCTATGGACAAGGCTAAGAATGTTCGTGACAAGATCAAGAACAAAGTTGTTGGTACCAAGGGTGAAGATGGTAAGTATTCCGGAGGTTGGGCTTCTAATCTTGTAAATAACTACAAGGAAGGTAAAGATGATCTGGAAGGTACCATTAAGGGTGCTATCAACAAGATGCTCTATGGTGACTATGCTGCCAGTAAGGGTAAGTTTGAAGGCTTTGTTGTTGATGAACAAGGTAATGCTACTCAGAAGAAGGATTATGGCGGAGTTATTGGTAAGATTCGTAAGTCTTTTGATGGCCTGAATGATTTCCTCTTCGGAGAAGGCACTGCTGATGATAAGGATCGTTCCAAAGCTAAGTGGAAGAAAGTTAAGGGTGCTTTTAAAGAAGCTGCTCCTAAGATGACTGCTGGTGCTGGCATCGGTGCTATTACTGGTCTCTTCCTTCCTGGTGGACCTATCCTTGGTGCAATTCTTGGTTCCATGACTGGATTAGTTTCTGGTTCTTCTGAACTGAAGAAATATCTCTTTGGTGAGTATAGCGATGAAATGGAAGACGTTATTGATCCAGAAACCGGAAAGGTTGCCACTGATTGGAAGGGTAATAAGAAACAGAGAAGAAAGCAAACTAAATCTGGTATCTTTAGTAGAGAACTCCAGGATGGTGTGAAGAAGATAGTTCCCGCCAGTATCCTTGGCGGTATTGGTGGTAAACTTGCTGGTGGTAGCATTGTATCTCTCGGTGCTAAGATGGGTATTCTTCCCGCAACTACCAGTTTACTTCCATTCACTATCCTTGGTGTTGGCGCTGGACTGCTCTCTACTTCTGATGAGTTTAAGAAGATGATCTTTGGTGATTCTGAAGATCCTAAGTCTGGATTAATTTCTAAGGATTTTAGAGAAAAAGCATTAAAGACAGTTAAGAAGGTTGCACCTTCTGCTTTAGGTGGTGCAGCTATTGGTAAGGGCATGGCTCTTGCTATGGGACATCTTGGTATCTTCCCTGGTTTGATGCTTGGTCCTGGCGGTCCTATCATGGCTACGCTTGGTGCTATTACTATGGGTAGTCAGGCTGATAAGATTAACAAGTTCTTATTCGGTGAAGAGACTGAATCTGAAGTTGATGAGAAAGATAGTGAAGGTAATGTAATCGGTAAGAAGAAAGTGAAGAAACGCGAAGGTGGTGTCTTCGGTAAGGCTTATGATTACATGAAGGATAAGGTTATGGAACCGATTGCCAAGGGTATGAACAATGTAGTTAAAGGTATTGGTAATTGGTTTAAGGAAGATATCCTCGGCCCTCTTGGTAGATCTATCGAACCTCTGAAGGATAAGTTGAAAGAGGCTGGCGCTTCTATCAAGGAATCTCTATCTAATATTGGTAATAGTATTGCTACTGGTATTACCAGAGCTCTTGGTATTGTTCCTGAAGATCAGGATATGAAAACCTTCTGGGAGAAGAATGTTAAAGGTAAGTTGAAGCAGACTTTTAACAATCTTTTCAGTGGTCTTGGTAAACTGATCGGTAAGATCTTATCTGCTCCGTTTAAGGCTCTTGAATCTATTGTTCGTGGATCCACTCAACCTGGTGAAGAGGATGATGGTTTAGGAGATGGAACTGGAGCTCCCAAGAAGAAAGGTCTTTTTGGAAGATTCAATGACAGTTTCAATAAGTGGAGAGATAAGAGTAGAAAGAGGCGATTCCAGAGAGCTGGTGAGAATCTTGGTAATGCTTTTAAAGATTCTGGTTCTCATTTAGAAGATATCGGATACCGCTTTGCTGACTATGCCGATACTGCAGCGACTGGTGCTGCTGTTGGTATGAATAAAGTTGGCGGAGCGCTGTCTCGTATCTTTGGTGGTAAGAATAATCCTGTGCAAGCTGCTACTACGAGTACTGCTGCAGCAACTGGATTTACTATGGCTCAGTTACAAGCTATGCCTGTGGCTGATGCTATTCAGAATATTCAGAAGAAACAGTCCCAGGGTATTCCTTTAACTCCTGCAGAGCAGTCCTTTATGTCTGCAAACTGGAGAAAGGTAAAAGGTAATACTACAGTTACTCAGAATCGTACAATCAATCAAACGATTAAAGATTCTGCAGATAACAAAGAATCTGAGACTGATTCTGAAGATACTAAGATGTCTAGAGCAGATCGCAGAGCTGCTAAGGCTGAAGCTAAGGAAGAGCGAAGAGCTAAGAAGAAATCTGCTTCCTGGGCTAAAGATAACCATGATAACATCAAGAAGATGTCCAAAAATACTGCTAAGATCTATGACGAGATCAGAGGTCAACTCGGTGGTCTTGGATGGAATGTAGCTTACATTAAGACACTTCTTGAGTTACAGTATGGTCCTTTAAATAATGACCAATTACCCGAGGAGATGGAAGGTTCTACTAAGTCTGTACGTAAGAAGCGCGACTTCTTCGGTAAGATGAGAGATAAAGCTTCTGATATCTTCCATGGTATTGGTGATAAGCTCGGAGATCTCAAAGATGCTATCTTTGGTGATCGTGATAAATCTGGTAAGGGTAAAGGTGGTGGAGGTCGAGGAGGTATTAAAGCCATTCTTCGATTAGTATTTACACCTTTCCGAATCCTTGGTAAGGCTGCTGGATTTATTGGTGATCGTATTAGTGATCTATTCGATGTTCTTGGTGTAGCTGTTAAGAGTGGCGTACAATTAATTGGTGATGCACTTCATACTGGTGCGCAGCTAATTGTTGGTGCTGCTAAGGGTATTGGTTCTGCTCTTGGTGATGCTGCTGCTCTGTTCATTGGTACTATTAAAGATATCGGATTAAGTCTCACTGCGATGATCCGAGGTACACTACAATTCTTATCCGATACGATTCCTGCACTGGCTGCTGATGTAATTCATGCTGGTGTTGGATTAGCTAAGGGTATTGGTAAGGGTGTAATCAAGGGTGCTAAATGGATTGGCTCTGGTATCAAGGGTATTGGAACTAAGATCAAGAATCGTCGTGATAAGAAGAAAGGTATTACTACACAGACAAAGATCGAACGAATTGGAACTTTCCAAATTGCTGGTGGATACGTCGATGATTCTGGTACTACCTTCCCGATGATCGGTGATAAGTTAGCTCCTCAGCCAGTACCTATTGTTAGCATGTTCAAGGGTAAGGCGCATGGCTCTATTCCGTATGCTATTCCAGTATATGTTGCAAATGATTCTATTCCTGCAACTATCAAGAATATGATGAAGGGTGATAAGGATGATAATCTGGATAAGGATTATACCAACACCTATAAGTCAGTCGATAGACAGGCAGAAGCAAATGCAAATCCTGCAGAAGTATATGATAAAGCCATTGCCAATGCCAAGACTAAAGAAGAGCGTGATGCTATTCTGCATGCTGCTCAACTGAATGCAGCTAAGCAACAGCTTGCCTTACCAGCACACACTGAAGAGGAAGAAGAATCTTCTGGTGGATTATTCTCTACACTCATTAGTTCACTTGCTGGCGGATCTGGATCTGGTGGAATATTGAAAGCTCTTGCTGGACTATTTGCTGGAACAAAACTCGGTAAACTAGCAGCTAAAGTTATTCCTGCTATTGCGCCAATCACATCTCTTGGATTAAGCACAGTGCTTCCTGGTATGATTGGTGCTATTGATCAGGTTAAAGAAGGAGATCTTGTCAATGCTGGCATTAGAGGTACACGCACATTTACTCAAACTGGGGTGAATGCACTTAAATTAAGTGGTCGTTATCTCGAGAAAGCTGCTGGTACAATGCCACTGAGTGCTGAGGAAGGTAAGCTTTTAAAGAAGTCTAATGTTGCACAAAAGATTGGTACTTCAATTGCTAAAACTACACAGAATGCTACAAGTAAACTTGTAACTTGGATTAAGAATGCTTTTACTAAACTCTTTGGTGAAAATACTATTAAGAATGCTATAGCCAATGTCGGTGAAGGTAAAGGCAATCTGAAAGAAAAGTTACTTGCTGGTGTTACAAAGAATCTTGATAAATGGGTTGCAAATGCTGGTAAAGAAACTGCAGAGCAGCTATTAAAGAAAGCAAATATTGTTTTAATGGTAGCAGGAGCAGTAGTTGATTTCACTAAGGGTTATAGAAGAGCTGATAGATACTTTGATGTCGATCATTCTGATCTTACTTTTGGTATGAAGCTAACTGCTGGTTTATGTAATGCATTATCTGGTCTGGCATTTGGTTTAATTCCAGAGGCTTGGTTAACTCAGACGCTATATAGTATTCTTGCTAACGCTGAAGATAAGCAAAATCTTGCTGACAATCAACAGAAGCTAAAAGATAAAGTTGCTACATATAATTCTGAGAATAATACAAGTTATAGTGTTGAAGAATTCCAAGATAAATTTAAAGAGGATGGATCTAGACGTAGTCCTGGATTATTCAAGGGTGTATGGAATGTACTGACTGGTAAAACTTGGTATGGTGATGAACGCTATACTGAGGAAGAAAAACAGGCAAATCTTCAGCGCACAATGAATAATTTGGATAACTTCCATGCACTTGGTGCTGGTCGTTGGGGTCATGGTCCTGCGCACTATTCGCAGAGAGATTCTCGTTGGAATCATGGTACAAATATGGCTTCTGTTGGTTGTGGTCCTACAGCTGCAGCAATCGTAGGTAGTGCTTATGGTGATAAGAGAAATCCGTTAGCTGCAAATGCCATGTCTTATGGTCTTGGTATGCGCTCTGCTGATGGTGGTACTGATCCTAGATTCTTCAGTCAGTATGCTGCATCTTCTAACTATGGTATGGCACAGGGTCCAAATTCCAGTGCTATGGTTGCATCCAACCTGTCTAAGGGTCAGCCTGTTGTAATGATGGGTAAGGGTGGAGCATTCGGTTCTGGTATGCACTATATGGTTGCTGATAAGATGATGGGTAGAAATAGAGTTAGCATGATTGATCCATATACTGGAGGTACTAAATCTGGTAATCTTGGTTCTATTATGAAAAACACTTCTTCTACTATCTATTCTTATGGTAAGGGTCCTGGTAGTGGTGGTAGAGGTAATGGTTTTGGTGGAAATGTCCGTGGTGCACAGCAAGCTCTCTGTAACAAGATGGCCGGTGTAGCCGGAAAGATCAGATATACCACCAGTGGCGCACAAGATCCTGATCAGGGCACTGCGTCCTGTGCATCTATGTGTAACTGGGCATATAAGAAGGTCTTCCCAGATGTATTTACCAATGCACCTATGTCTGCTAATGCTTACTATAGTTCTCTGGATAGTCGATTTGAGACAATCTATGTCAATGATGGTACTCAATCGTTCAATATGAACATGCTTCAGCCCGGCGACTTGTTGTACTTCGATTGGCGAACAACAAAGATCATGAATGGTAAGATGTCTCATGTTGATATGTATGCTGGTAATAATATGGTATGGTATCATGGTGGTGATCCAATTATGGGACCCACTAAGAAGACTATGACTGATTATAGAATTCAGCATCTGATGAAAGTGCGTCGTTATAAGCCATTTATTGATGGTAGTGTTAAAACATATGATGACTCTGAAGTCGACTATACTGGTTCTACTACAAGTGATTCTGATAGTACTAGTGATAGTACCTTCTTTGGGCAGATTACGAATCTGTTCCAGTCTGCTGGTGAGAAGTTTGATAACTTCTTCGGTGGACTGTATGGAAATAAATCCAGTAATAGTGATGATTCATCTGGTACTACCAGCGGTGGTGCTTCTGGTGTAATTACTTCTACTTCAAATATTGGACTGTCTACAAATACCAGAGAAAATGGCAGAAAGATCTGGAAGTTCTTCAAGGATAAGGGATTATCCAATAATCAGATTGCTGGTATTGTGGGTAATTTGTATCAGGAATCCTTACTCCGTCCTGAGAATGTTAGTGACTATTATAATAAGAGAACTGGCATTACCGATCAGGGTTATACTGATATGGTGAATAATGGTACATATAAGACATTTGCTACAGACGGTGAAGGATATGGTCTGCCGATGTGGACTGTCTCTGATAATAAGGGACCGTTACTGGAGTCTGCTAAGAAGAGTGGTAAGTCTGTTGGTGATCTTGGATTACAGCTCGACTTCTTGTGGAATGATCTGAATACGAAGTATAAGGAAGCCTTAATGGATCCTATTCGTCAGTCTGATTCCCTGGAAGATATTGCTGTCAAGTTCATGCAGACATATGAGAAGCCTGCTGGTTATAAAACCGAAGCTAAGAAACAGGAGCGCATTAATGCTGCTAAGACTGTTCTTTCTCAGTTTGGTACTGGTAGGGGCGATTTAACGAATCTGACTTCTATGAATAACCGTATCCGTGGTATGAACTCCACTATCACTAAACTTAACGAGTTTGGTAAGGGTGAATCTACTGCAGTTATGGCTACGAAGCAGATTACTGATGCTATTAAGAGTAGTGAGTTCGGTAAAGGTGAGAGCGATGCAACCACGCAGCAGATGCTCCAGCTTATGACCAAAGCTTTTGGTCAAATGATCTCACTGCTGAGTGATATCAAGGATAATACTGGTTCTGGTTCTACTGTAACGTCCAGCAATAGAAGCAAGAATATGAAGACCGTTCGTGGCGATAATTATAATGCGAATATGGATACTGAAAATAATACTACAGACTATGGTAGAATTATTGTAGATAATCTAACTCGCAGATAATTTAAAGTGTTGTCCTTGACAATACAATAATGTATGAATCAAAAGAGTGGATGCCGGTTCATACTGGCATCCACTTCTAATTATCTTGTAAGAAAGTGAGGCGAACGAAATGGCTTACGAGATTTTAAATAATGCATATCTTTGTCGTACTCTCAGATCGACTAAGCTATATGCTCGTCCGAATGATATTAAGCCATCTAATGTAATCATTCCTGAAGATATTACATTGACAACTGATGAAGAATGTCAGATTAATGGAATTAAGTTTTTTAAGATTTCTTCTATCATAAAAGGTGAAGATGATCAATATATTGGAATGTGGATTTCCAGTCAGGAAATCGAATATTCTAAGATTTTATTGGAAGAGAAAGAACCACAAGAAATACAACCAGATGATTCTGAGGATGTTGAGGAGTGGTTAGTCACAAATGTACCAAAAGTAACATTCTATGAAAAGAGCACGTCGGGAACTGGCCTCCCTATGGAGTTGCCAGTGGGTTCTTCGATCGCTGCAGATAAAAAGGTAAATGTTACAATTAATGGTTTTACGCAAACCCGTTATCATGTGGCAGATTGTATTGATCCAGAAGGAATGCCTTTATTCCTTGTGATTGATATGTGGGTTCGATATGGTACTGAGGTTCGTATCAAAGATGATACAGATATTGTACCTGTGCCAGATGTACCAACTCTTCAATCCGCAAATAGAGATCGTGCAGAAGCCAGAGGTACATATAATAAGAATAAAAATAAAGAACCTAAAAATGAAAGAGAACGTCAGCGCCAAGCTAGATTAGCAGCTCAAAAGAAAGCCAAAGAGACAATGGCCAAAAATGAGCAGAAAGCTATGGAATCTAATTTTACCAGTGCTGCTGTTCCAAGACAAACACAGAATCGTAATAATAATGCTACAACACCATCCGCTGTGTATGAGAATCAAACTATCTTTAACGATGTTGATGTGGATTATGGCGATGTGAATAACATCGTTGCCGGATATACCCAAGGTTATTTTTCAAATGGTCAATCTATTATGGGTACTCCAATTGGACGTATGCTATTTGTGCATGGTATGCCATTCCAGTTTACACACTATACTGATAGACGAACTGGTAGTACAAAACAGTACGGTAATGCAAATGAATACTACGATTTGACTCGTATGGGAACTTCTATCAAAAGTGGAGGATCCAAAGCTGCTGGTGCTGATTTCTATGGCAGATCATATGAGCAGGAAATTGCTTGTAATATTCCTATTATGTCAGTAGTTCCAGGAGAACCTCAGTATATGTCCCTTGTAACTGGTAGTTTTGTATTCCCCACTTATACTAAAGCGAAACGTCAAGGTCAAGATTTCAGTGCATTATTTAATGTATTAACTGATAAAGAAACACAATCTGTTATAAATGATATCAATGCAGGTGCAAGTGATAGCAACTTATATCAGTACTATACGATGTCTGTTAATACTGATGAATATTTCGCTTATGTAAATACATTGTGCAAAATGAGTGCCATCTTAATGGGTCTTAGTGATTTCCAATATTATGGTACTAAATGTACATTAGTTGACTGGGGTAATTATAATTCAACTAATTCTGGCGGTCAGGATTATAATATGCTTGAAGAAATTATTGGTATTGATGGTGGTGTATCTTTTGCATATGATCCAGGATCTTCTGTAACAGATAGCCTCAGTAATACCATTGAAGATTCTCAGTTTACTGGATTACTGAAAGGTATTTCACAGAAAGCCAGAGAAGCTGGATTCTTATTTGGCAACTGGGCAAACGATATTGATTATTTATCTGCTGTCGATGATACTGACTATGATTCGTCTATAACTGGTATTACCAGTTCTACTTTAGGTAAAGTATTTGGTGGTCAGGGTATTCTTGGTCGAGCTTCGACATTTATTAAGAACTCTGGTAAGGGTATGAATATCCGATTCCCAAAAGTTTGGCAAGACTCTAGCTCTAGTAAAGATTATAGTATTGAGATGCATTTTATTGCACCGTATGCTACTAACTTCTGTAAGTGGAGATATGTGCTTGTACCATTTTTCCATTGCTTTGCTTTAACCGCGCCACGAATGAAAACATCTCTGAATATGTATTCTACGCCATTTTTAATTCGTGCATATTCTAAAGGATATTTTAACGTTGAGATGGGTATGATCAATAGCTTATCTTGGAGACGTTTTGGTGATGGTGGAGATATGGTATCTGATGATGGAATCCCTACTCAGATTGATGTTACTATGGATTTCCAAGATATGTATCAAACTATCGGTATGAGTAAGATCGATGGTGCATGGGATCCTCTCAATATCACTGGTAAAGGAATTACAGCACAGCTTGGTCTATTTTTCAATAATACTGGATTAATGGATATGCTTGGTACTATGTCTGGTGTTAATATGAATAGAATGAATATTGGTGAACGCATTGCATTATATTGGAATGCTGCTGCTACCATTGGTGCTGCCGGTCTTCCTGGTAACTTTAAGAGAGCTATCACAGATCGTATACGTAACCTATATGAGAGCTGGATTACTAAGGGTATGTAATTTTTAATTCATATAACATTTTTATAGAGTGTAATAAGTATCATTGAGCCCTCCGTTGTGTAGAGATCCCCTCCTGTATTGGAGGGGATTCTACTATTTAATATTTTTCTACATTTTTAACAACGAAATAATAATGGAATGCATTAAAAGGAGTTTGATGCAATGTGAAGATAAAATCGCGTAAACAAAAAATAGATGAATATAATACAAAATATCCGAATCGTTATTACGATCCGGAAATTTCACTGCGAAATTACTTTCTATCCAGAGGATGGAATTTTGATAAAGCTTTGAAAAAAGCAAAGAAGAAAGCAGATAACATTGAGATAAATAGAAAATATGAAACTATTCGGGTTGTGATGTATGAACAACCAGTAAAGACAGATCGACCCAGAGCATTCAATTCCCATATTTATTCTCCCAATGCTGCAGCGAATCATTCATATTTTGAAAAAGCAGTTAAAGGTATCTGTAAAGATATTAAATTAATTAATACTCCTGCAGAAATTACTATTAATGCTTATATCGAAATGCCTTCACGAGTTCCACCTGATGAAGTGATACTTTTTGAGGGAAAAGTATTAGATATCATTGATATGCCAGACTATGATAATATTGGAAAAGCATATACTGATATGCTTAAGAATGTATTAATCATAGATGATGATATATTTCATCGTGGTGAAATTAATAAATATTATTCAGTAATGCCGAGAGTAGAAATCATTATTCGATATCAGAAATCACATGATTCAGATTACGTCTATAAAAAGATTAAATCTAGAAAATCGGTGAAGGCTGCCATTGAAACCGGTCAATTAGAATTGATGAGGATTTAATTATGTATAATATTAAGGAAACAAACTATACTGCATATGAAGTAGATGGGTTTATTTTTAATACAGAAAAAGAAGCCGAACAACATATCAGAAAGCTTTTACACGCGAAGCTTATGATGATGGTACAGGCTGGACAAATACAAGTATCTGAAGATATTCATGATTTCATGCCATCTTATGATTACTTAGTAAAAGAATTTTCTTGTATTAAACTTCTAGATGGTAGTAAAGAAGTTCGTGATAATTTAAGAGATATCATCTATGATCTGAAAAGAATTGATGATATTGATGCAACAAATGATCCATTCAAAAATGGTTCAGTTGGTAAAACGTATGCAATACTTCCTGACTCAGAGGCGTATTTATACTTTAATGTAGTAAGCGTAGAAGATCGTATTGCTTGTTTACAAGAAATTTTAGATGATATGAAAACATTTAATGACTCCATGGAAGGGAGTGAGAATCAGAATGAAGAAAAGTGATAAGTATATGCAGACCAGTATTATCAATGAGATTATGAAGCAGTATAACATGCGGACGATTGCTGAAGAGCTTTGTAATCAGTTGAAGAAATCTGGTTCTGTTTCTGTATATGAAGTAAATGAGGATGGTTTTGTTCTTCGTCGTAATACGGATGGAATCATTAGTCCAGATACCATTATTGATGGGTTAGTAAAAACTTTCCGTTCTATTGTCTCTGACGATGATGAACTCCAGGAGATTATTCAAGATACATATGATTTTGAATATGATAAGAAGTCTATTAACGATGAACTTCTGTCTGAAGATGTTAACGTAAAATTATCTGGAAGATTAATTTCTATTGAAATTGATTTTTAAAATAGATATGGGGAGGCTTAATTGCCTCCCCATATTTTATTTCTTACTTACCGTAATAAATACGCTTAGCCTCTTCTTCGACTTCACGAGCAGTATACTTATGAATACCAAAAACATTGGCACTCTCATACAGACAATACAGCATTACAGCACGCTCGCGGATCTTATCAGCATTCTCAGACAGAACCTTATCAACACTGACAGTACCGGAAGCATTTTCATTGACATCCTTCACAGCCAGACCAGCAGTAGCATTCATGATTGCATTCATCAGAGAAGTAGGACCAACGGCATTCAAACGATTGATTGTCTCATTGACAGTCTTAGGATCCTCGCCAGCGGCAACCTTAGAATTAGCCATATTCAGAGCATCCTTAATAGCGCGGGCCTTCTTATCTTCAGCAAGCAGAGAAGCAACAGCACTATCACGAATTGTCTGGATCTGAACAGTAGGGGCCTTAGCATCAAACAGTCGATCGATGATAGCCTGATCTTCTTCAGAGAGCTCAACCTTATCACGACCAGAGCATTCCAGATCAGCATCCTCTGCATCGCAGCACTTAGACTCAGAAATAGCTTCAGCAACCTCTACGCAGTCCTTGATAAAGGTGCAGGATTCCTCCAGAGTCTTCTTAACTTCCTTAATCGTATGATCATTCAGCTTCAGCATATCAGTATAGAAAGCCTCAGCCATCTTAGTAGCACGAGCTGCATTTACCGGCTCCTTAGAAGGGTCAATCTCACAGCAGCATAACTGTACACGACCCAGGCACTCTAACAGTGCAGCATTAAAAGCGGCATGTTTATAATTCATCTTCTGAATAGCATTCATACTAATTCCTCCTTATACTTCATCCAGATCAATCTGGATATCAGTGACATTAAGTTGCTCAGGTACGAAACGATAGATAATATCTTTATTCGTAAACTCAGGTACAGTATATGTAAACTCCTGATAAGAAGCATCGAATTTATTTACGCCCATATATTTGATAGATTTCACTGAAGAATATTGTTCCTCAATCAATGTACAGATATTGGACATATAGATGCTTGTATCAGTAATATATGTATCTCTGAGGTATTCATAAATAAACTGACGAATTTCATCAATATCGACATTCTTACCATAAATCTTAAAGTAGAATGTGGGATTCAGATCATTCAGATCTGCAGTGACTTCTTCGCCATCAATACTACGACCACCAGTGATGGTAATATATTTTGATCTACCATAGGTAGCTGTAAATTTCAAAGAAATATCAAAGTCTGTTGTTAATTTCAAAAGTGCACCATAAACTTCTCTGAAGTTCTCGAATGTATCATACATATTACTGATATTTTTGATACCATATTCGTACTCAATCAGAGGAACTTCTGAAATATAGAAATTAACAACTCCTGATTCTTTCTTAGCAGTTACTGAAGAACTGGAGAACTTATTATATTCCAGTAAGAGATCATAAGGATATTCCGGTTTATTATAGAATCCACACATTAAAGCATAACCTTCAGTTGCAGATTTAGGAAGATAGGAAAATACTTGATCTGTTCTTTCATATTCTTCCCAAAGGTCATACTTATACATAAAGAATACTTCTAATGTAGCATCCTTAAAATCAATTACACTACCATAATTCTTCTCAGTGCCATTCTGGTATAAACCGGTGGTGATATGAAGATAATCATCCTCAGTAACAAAATCGTTTGTCTTCATCTGCCCACTAAAAGTAAAGGTACGAGATTCTTTATTATAAGAATCAATTGGCATCTTCATATAAGCTGCTGGAGCATTACCTTTACGGAAGATGATATAGCACATAATAGCTTCTTTGTCTTTGATAGTACCATCTTTCTCAACAAGCTCATCATCGTTTGCAGTATTCATATTACCCTCAATGCTGAACTTATATACATTAGACTCAGTAGATGAATGTGCATTACGGAAAATATTTACTTCACGTGTAATAATCTGAAATGGAAAAATCGTATTCAGTAGTTTACCAGATAATAGAATATAATCATTCACTGAAGTATAATAATAAGATGCAATATTATACTTATTCAGGAGAATCATGAAAGGTGAAGTAAAATAGAAAGTGTCTTCTTCATTTTCATCATGAGGAACTTTTACAATAAGATCTTCTGCTCCCTTTGTACCAGGGATCAACTTCCATTTATTGTAAGCATTGATAACTTTTCTGTCAAGTGTTTGATCATAATAGTCAAAGTCACCGATATTCCCAATATTACGAATACCAGTAATTTTAGCACGGACAGTATTTGCTGGTACAATCTCACTATTATAACGAAGAAGTGTATACAGATAATATCTGCGATCCTCAATATCATTACGTTTCTTGATAATTTGCACATTGGCATCAATATCATTAATATATGTAATAATATCATGCTCTGTGGTAATATTATCTCTTCGTGTCTTAGCATCAATTAATCGTGCTTTAATATCTTCGATAGAATCACCATCAGCAGCATCAACCGTGTCACTAAGCATAGTGATAATTACATTGACACCAGAATAATTATAATTGCCATCTCGATAAAGACTAAATGTAGTATTATCATTTCCGATAGTGATCATACCATCTGAACCAAGAGTTTCACGAATTTCACATTTGATCATCGTATTTGCACCGAGGTTCAGTTTTTGATTATTCATAATAAAAAGAATATTGGAATTATCATCATTATAATAAATATCATTTGTAGTAGCATCACTTAAATAATGAGTTGTTCCAACTCTCGTATATGCATCACTTGTAGACTTTTTGTAGTATATATCAAATCCAGCAAGTTTGTTATCATAATCAAATTCAATACCATCATACATGAACTGAATTTCATCTGTAACAATCTTCTCTTGAATATTATAAGAGAACTGATAGATCTGTACAACGAGCGTAACCATTTCTTGTCCACGGTCATTCTCTTGCTCATACATTTGAATATATGAATCATAGGATGCATATTCTCCGCTATATGCAGCAGAGTATACAATACCAGTAGATCTTTGGGTTGCTCGAATAATGATATCATCCTCTAATGAGAAAGGAATACCATTATGCATAATGGTAGAACGTCGATCGACTGTAAATCGAATCTCATTCTTACCATTACGTTCACCCTTATTCAAGATATCAGATTTTAGTATACCAATAATGGCGAATGCTCTACCAGGAGTAGCATAATCTACACCAATAGAACGGATCTTTGCAGTCTGTCTAACACGAACTTCAGAGGTAGAAAGTTCTGGACAGTAATCTGCTGCACGCCGTTGTTCCAGCGTAACTGTATCTTCAATAGATACCGCCATTGTCTCCGTAAGATAACCCAGAATAGATACACGGTTAGTATCTAATGTTTCTTCAGGGAAATATTTGGGGAGAATAACACCCACCAGATCATTGAGGATGTCTTTGCGGTTGATTAATTTTCTGGCCAATTGTTTCTCACCTCTTTATCACGTTCTACTAACGGTATTTGTTAATCTCTTTAATGGGTCCATAACACCAGCAAGAGTTCCCTTAAATGCATTACTAAGGCTCTTTTGAATTTGATCAGGATCCATACCAAGATTTCTCATAGCATTGGCAGCTTGAATATAATTATCAGAATAATTGATATTGGGATTCGTTTTATTCTCCCAAGTTAGATAATATTTTAAGCAACCTGTATTATCTCTATTCATAACGATATACGGATTCGTTGCCCATACATCACCTTTTACAAATGGTGTTTCTTTATTATTTTGCCAAACCTCATTACTTAATAGTGAAGGATGAGTCCACCCATTTGCCATCTTTTGTTGTATTGTATCATACGAATCACCTGACAATACGTTAATATCATTTAATACAGAAGGATCACAAGGATCAGATCGAATTGAATAAGCAAAATCAATAGATACATTATCCTCAACGATCATCTGATCAGTAGTACTAAACATAGACCAGGGAACTCGAGTAGGAAATACGCCTGTTAGTTTTTCCCAATAAACAAGTTCTCTACCATCTCTACGTGTAACGAGATAGTAAAGAGAACCACAATAATCCAGAATAGCATTTCGTTGATAGTTCTCATCAGGAACAATCCAATCATTCTTTGACACATTGTAGATATAAGATACCCACAATTGCATCATTTTGAGAATACTTAAATATCTATCATTCCGGAACTCAAGTGTAAAAGATCCGGCGATCTTATGATCTTCACTATGCTTGCCATAAATAATCTTATGACCAAAGAAAGTAAGACCTTTTTCAATCTGCTTTAATTCAGCGTCATTTACATTGAAGTTCTTTGATCTTGTGGTAATCAACGGTAACCAGATATTAGAATTAGCACGACTGAGCTGATATAACATCATCTCACCATATTTATCATTTGCATAAGCTGCTGTCATAGCCATATTCTTCATTGTTTCCAGGTTTTGTTGGGAAGTATCTGTACCAGTATTCTTTCCCCAGATACCACCAGCGCCACTAGTTACATTTAAGTCAGGTCGAGACATAAGGATATATGCAATATATGGTTCAGTTGCATTATCCACATCGGGCAGTCTGCTGATATTGAAATACTGAATATTTTTATTTATATCAGCATAACTATAACCGATACGTTCTCTATGAGCTTTTAAATCCGACATAAAAGTCGGATATGTAAAGGTAGATGTTGTCTTCTGCTCAGCAGGAATAGGGCCATCTTTGGGTTTTACCGGGTTCATTATTTTCACCTACTTTCCATAAGGGAGTAGCCTGTTGTTTATATTACATTATAGTGATGTTTCTCATATATTTTCCTGCTATTTATATTTTAATATGTATATAGACAGCTATATAATAAGTTTGAGGAGGTGTATCCAATGAGTTATGATATAGATCCTAAGTTTGGTAAATTGTATGAGCCTGTTATGAATCCATTTAATAATCCGAGTCCACCAATTCATTCTTTTATGGGTGGATTTTTAACAGGTGCCGCTATCGATGAAGATGTGAAAAACGGGCTTATTTCAATCGAACCATATGATCCTGCCAATCTGAATCCGAATTCATATAATCTTTCTATTGGAGATGTCATGCTTGAATGTGTGGGTAATGATTATCTTCATAATAGATATGATGAAAATAATCTTGACTATATGATCGATCTTAAGAATCCTATTAAATATCAGGAAGTGAAGATTCCAGAAGATGGTATTATTCTTAAACCTGGTAAGCTATATCTGATTGCTACAAAAGAGTATATTGGTTCAGATCACTATATTCCTATGATTACTGGCAGGTCTTCTCTTGGCAGAGCTGGAGTATCAGTGCATCAAGAAGCTGGGTTTGGTGATATTGGCTATCATGGCAAATGGACATTACAGGTAACAGTTACTCTTCCTACCAAGATCTATCCTAATATGAAGATGGCACAGATGTATATGGTAGTTCCTTCTGGTAATACCAGTATTACCTATAACGGTAAATATCAGAATTCTACTGAAGCAAAAGGATCAGAAATATCAAAGGACTTTTGAGCAAAATATTTTGAGATATATACTATATAAGTGAAAGCAGGGTTCATCACCTTGTAAAATTCGCCTACTCAACAAATGATAATTACCGTAGGAATGAATTTTATTAAGGAGGTATACATTATGTCTAATGTACACTACGATGAGCTTCCGACGGAGTTGATCTATCGGAAGAAGCCTGTTCTTACTGTTGAAGAACAGCGAGAGAAACTTATGAGAAAAGTCAAGAAGGCCGATGTTGATCTGGTAGATCAAGTCAATCGACGGAATCGTTATGCACATGAGCTGCGTGATTTTAACAAAGCTTATGGATTCAAACCTGACCCCGAGAGTTCTATTGTAAGTTCTATTAAAAGAGAGAAAGTTGAGAAGAAAAGCATTCTAAAGAGTTTGCAGCTTCTCGGTCCCGATGGTTCTGATTTGCTTAGTTCATTTCAGAATCGAAGGGAACAATTCAAACAAGTGTTTGATGGTATTTCTCTGAAAGTGGATCCTTATAATAAAACTCTTAATGTCACTTTGAATACAAAAGACGTTCCTAAAGATTGATGCAGTCTTGATTTAAATAAAAGAAAGGAAACAGAGGGTTTTTCGCCCTCTGTTTCTTTTTTATGTTCAATCATTTTTTTATCATTTCAACATTGTAATAATGCAGAATAACTGTAAAATCCTTTAAAGAAAGGAGTTGTTACATGTGTTTAGTGAACTGACCGCTCTCTTATCTGGGCTTGACGTAGCTAAGAGCAGCGGTGGAAATAGTAAGAAGCTTGCAAAGACAATATTAAGGGGCAGCAATAGTAGAATTGGTTCTATTAGCGCATATAGTTCTAATTCTATTTTTTACTTCCCTACCATTGTTTCTGATCAAATGATGCCGTCTGAGCAGCAGATGATTATTCGTATGATCGAAAAGAACTATGCATCTTTCGTTATCGCTTGTATCAATCTGATGCCGGTTCATCATGTTAAAGCTGATGATGCTTCAGCTATTACTGATTATCTGCGTAAGTTCCATCAGAATATGGGAATGAAGTATGTTGATCCTAATTTCACTGCTAAGCTGAATGTAGAGTTCAACAGAGCTCTTGGTGAAGCTGCAAATGTTACCGAACAGGATTTCAACGACTTCCAGGATTTCCTGTATGAATGCTGGCAGAAATCTAAGGCTACTAATACTGACTTTATCAAGATCGTTTCTGAGACTATTTCCATTAACGACATGTTTAACAAAGATCCATTAGATCCTCGTACTAGGATTCTTCAGGAACAGTTCAATCGTCAGCTGGAAGAGATGGAGGAGTGGGGATTCCTTGGTGAAGCCACTGCTGACATGTTTGATGATGATATGGAACTGACTGATGAAGATTTGGCTGATCTGGATGAAGAAGATCCTGATGATGAGGACGAAGATCCTGAACTGTCTAAGATGATTGATCAGATGCTTGGTGAGAATGCTACTATGAATGAAGGCAATGTCCATCAGGCTATCAATTCGATCAAGTTTTCGTTGGAATCTGTCTCTGAGAATAAGATTCTTTCTTGCCAATCTCTTACTAAGCTGAATGGTTTGGAAGGTAGACTGAAGAAACTGAAGGGGAAGTATGCTAAATATCTGAATAGATATAAGGCTAAGGTTAAAGAGAATAAGGATAATGGGACGAAGAAGTCCCTTGCTATTCGCTTTAATAATGCAATGATCTCTAATCCTAAGGCTTTTATGCAGCAGTATGGTGAATATATCAAGATCATTAATCGCAGATTGAAATTGATTGAAAAACGTCGTGCTGAACTTCGTAAGCGTAAAGGCCTGTCTGAATCTGTTGGTGAAGTTAATCCTTTAACTGATATCACTAAGATGGATTTCGATGCAGTTGATTATTGCATTCGCTCTATTGATGAATCATTGAATGCTCCTGATAGTGATATCTTTGTTCTCACTGAAGCTAAAGGTAAGGATGAAGATGATGACGATGCTGTTATCATGACCGTACGCGATAAGAAGCGTCTTGCTCAGTATGATGCAGATGCTGAAAAGCGTAAGGAAGATGATGATAAGATCAAGAAGTGGAAGAAGGATTCCGAAGATCTGGAGAATCGTAAGAAGAATCAGAAGAGATCTCCTCTTGCTACTACTCCTTTCTCTGAAAGATCAGTCTTTACTGATATGGATGTAAAGAAAGCCAATGATGCTATGCCGATGTTTGCAAAAGCAAGTATCAACTTTGTCATTGACGATACTGGTGAGACGATGCAGAGAGATCTGCTCGTTGGTATCAAGGCTTATATTCATTTGGCTCCTGCTGCTGATCTGATCAATGATATTTATAACTGTATCATTAATAAGAGAAAGTTCCTTCGCTTTGTAAAGTTTGTTACTGGTGAAGAGAGATCTCTGACTGATCTGTTATTTGGTATCCGTGAGCTGAAGACTGATGCTCTCTCCAATAGATCTGAATCTGGTAAGTGGAGAAGTGCATTCCGTTCTCGTCGTCGTTGGGCCAAGATCTCTGTGCCTACCCTGATGAAGGAGTATACTCCTAATGGTACCCTGGTAATTACTATGAATGAAGTGAATTATCTGAAGGATCATTATGGTATTGATATCATGCGTCCTGATCATGTCAAGATGTTAATGGATGCTGATTTCCTTCTGGGCTTTGTTGTTATCGATCAGGCCAATGAGATGGTCCATGTTACCTATGATGGGCACGGATATGGATTCCAGCAGTATACGTATGCTATGCTTGAGCGTTCTGCTGAAATGTCTCAGCGAGAAGTAATGCAATTATATCGTGCTTTTAAATCATAATGATTGAATACCCTAACATGATAATATGATAGAGTAATTATATATCTTTGTCATATTATCATGAAAATGGGGTATTTAAATTATGGGTAACAATACGGATTTAACTGGACAGACATTTGATAAGTTAAAAGTAATTAGTTTCTATAAATCAATTAAAGGGTCTAAATATTGGTTGTGCCAATGCGATTGCGGAAATACTAAAATCGTAAGCACTTCTAGCTTAAGATCTAAATATGTTAGATCTTGTGGGTGTTTAGTAAAAGATAGTCACCCATATGAAGATTTAACGGGAAAAACTTTCAATATGTTAACAGTTAAACAATATGATCATACTGATAATAATGGTCATATTTATTGGTTGTGCCAATGCGATTGCGGAAACTATACAATTGTCCCATCTGGTAGATTAAAATATGGATATACTAAATCTTGTGGTTGTTTAAGACGTATTATTAGTAAACATCCGAGAATGCAATATGGTATTTATACTAAATATGGTAGATTTATAAAACAGTCGCCAATTGTAGAAACATATAGAAGCATGGTTGATCGATGTTATAACCCTAATAATGACTCATATGAGCGTTATAAAAATATAGGAATTGACACAAGATGGTATGATAATAATAAAAAACATAATCCATGGTATTATGATTTAACCGGCTTAGTTAATTTTATCAATGATATGTATCCAAGCTATGAAGAACATATTGCTAAGTATGGACAGCATAATACATCATTAGATAGAATTAATGGAAAAAATAGGTATTCTAAAGAAAATTGTAGATGGGCAACTTCTATTGTTCAAAATAATAATTTATCTTCAAATCGTCATGTGTTTGACGGTGAAGAAATACTCACTTTTTCCGAATGTGTTAGAAAATATATACCGATGAATTTATTATCTGAAGCATACCAAAAAGCCCCTGGAAATGTGTTCACTGTAAAATTAAATCGTGGATGGTCTGTTAATCAAATTTTAGCAATGTTTAAACATGCTAAAACTGATAATAGACTTTTGAAAAAATCTGAATTAAAAAATATTATGATTTGGAAAATTGATCAAAAATTAGTATATGAAAAATATCCAGATGAAGTTAGATTGCCTGGATATGAAAATTCATAATAGAAAGTGGGGTGAAACCCATTATGGCTAATTCTACATATGCTAATTTCTTAGTCGAATGTGGCTTTGAAGTCAATAAACCTGACTTCATCTTCTTAGATGAAGCTAATCAGGTACAGATTACTGATGAAGCACTCACTGGTATGATGAAGTTCATTACTGATAAATACAATAGTATTGATTTCAGTGAAATTGAGAAATCTGCTGGTGATTATAGTCGCTTTAAGTATAACAAGATGCTTGATGCTAATATCAGAACTCTGAGAGATATTTATGAAGTAGCAGCTGAGACCGATAAGGGTGCTGCAAAGTATCTGGAAGTTATTGAAACCTGCTATGGTGTCATTAACTTATTGACTGGATATCGCTCTGAGTTTACTACTCTGTACAAGGCTGGTAATGGTATCGTTCAGCTCCTCTATACATCATTGGTTGCAGGCCTGATTTATTGTATCGGTATTTTGGTCAGTAATACAATTCGATTTGTTACTACCGAGAAAGATACAGATTGTGAAGTCCTGTTTGATGAGATTCCTGGCACGATTCGCAATTGTCATATTAAGAATATTCAGTTTGCAGCTAAGTCTGCTCCTGATTTCAGAAAATATTTGGATGACTGTATGATGAGATTGGAAAAGAGATCCAATATGTCTGAGAGTATTACTCTTGGTGCCACTCTTATTGGCATTGGTATCGGATTATATATGCTTCCCAAGGTGATCGTATTAATCCGTGAGATTATCTATTCGATCTATTGTACTCGTACCAAGATCTCTGATATGCTTGCCGTTCAGCAGGATCTGATTAAGACGAATATTGAGTCTTTGGAAGCAGGTCGTGGTGATAAGAAGGTTATTGCTCGTCAGCGTAAGTGGGCAGAGTGGTTAGAGAAGTGGAAGAACCGTTTTGCTATGAAGGCTGATACTGTTGATAACTTAAAGCGAGCTCAGATGAAGAAAGAGAATGCTGCTCTTCGGATTGATAAGAATAGTCCGCTTATGAATCCGGATGAGTCCACCTCTGGAATTCTGCTGTAAGAAAGGGGTAATGAAAGATGTTTGATAACTTCACTCTCTGCCCCGGTGGAGCATTCATGCTTCATGAATCCGTAGCAGAGTTCGATGCTAATGTTGCTCAGGCTCCTGTTGAAGCTAGTCCAGCTGATACACAGGTAGTTGAGAATATAAAGACTGAGCTTGCCAAAGCTCCTCAGGATTATTGTCCAGTTGGAGCTTTAGTTGAAAAGCTTCGTCCTACGTATCAGATGATTATGAATATTCGTCGTGAATATCTTGATCCTGATACTTCTGAGGAACAGATTGCTTTGTTAAATAAGATCTCCAATGCTGCTACTGAAATTGCAGATTTAATGAGATGTATTTTGGTTAAGCAGAGTTCATTTGTTAATTTCGCTGATAGAGATTATACATGGAGGTTTGAACCTCTTCACAATCATTTAGGTTGGTTCATCAAGAACTATAGTAGGATCCTTGGCGCAGGATATGGAACATATACACGCAGTATGATCTATGTCCCTGGCCTGAGTCCATATGAAGTTAACAGAGCATGTTCCATGTATATTGCGAGTTGTGACTCTTTACAGTCTACTACATTTGATATCAATACGCTGTATAAGATCACGAACTATAATAAGAATGATCAAGTCTTTGAGTCTACTGAAGATCTGTTCAATGTCTTATTCAATGATCCTGAGCGTATGGGTAGATTAACTCGCACTACTACTGATTCATATGATCTGGAAGGTATTATTAATTCCACTGCTAATACTTGCCCAATCGCAAGATGTGAAGGTGATGGAAATATGTATCATGCAGATCTGATAAGATGGATCAGTAAAACTTTACGTATGGTTAAATGTGGATGCTATGACTGCCAGTGTGATATTATGGATAACAACCTTGATGGTTCTTTCATGAGTCACGTTCGTCCCCTGGTGGCTGGAGTACTCAACATTTTCTACATCAGTGCGATTACATTATTCGCCGATGCATATACCATTAAGTCTATTATGGATAATCGTAAGTCTCTTGAGGCTTATGTGAATGAAGTAATAACGAATGTTAAGTAATATCCGATGTAAATCGTGATATAAATAAACAATGATATAATACCCTTTATGCTGGATAATACCCTAAAATATCCTGTAAATTGAAATATCTGTTTTCATGAAAACTTTCTATGTAAGGAGGTACTTCCAAGATGGTTGATTTTTCTAAGATCATGGCACTGTCTGAGGCCACCAATGGCTTCAATGGCGGTTCTTTTGTGGATGAAATGCCCAACTATACTTTGGATGAGGCCGTTTGCTATCTGCCCATGATGATCATGGAATCTCAGATGGAGCAGTATGATACCGTTGCTGCTCAGAATGAGCTGATTGTTGAGGCTGTTGTGTCCAGTGTTCAGACTGGTGATAACTCCAATTTTGAGTCCATCACTGAGGCTGGTATTAAGAGCCTGTGGGAGAAGGCTAAGGCAACTTTCGAGAAGATCGGTAAGTTCCTGTCTACGATCATTGCTAAGATTAAGGCTTTTATCGTTGCACGTAAGGCTAAGTCTGAAGAGTTTTATAAGAAGTATGCTGAGAAGATCGATCCTTCTAAGTGTGAGGGTAAGACTTTTACTGGTTATAGCTTCGATAAGGATATCAAGCTGAATGCTGATATCGATAAGATTCTGAGTGATGTATATGGCTCTGCCTATGCTCACTTTGATGCCAATAAGACTTCTGGTGTTGAGGCTCTGACCGATGATCATGCTGGTCGTATGCGTCAGGTTGCTTCCAAGGCTACTGGTATTGAGCTCGCTAACCAGGATTGGAGCAATGAGCTGACTGGTAAGCTGTATGATGATAATAAGAAATCTGAGATGAAGTATGGTGAGAAGTGCTTCAAGCTCGAGGAGATCAAGAAGACTCTGACTGATATGGGTCCTGTCAATGAGCTCTCCAAGGGCTATGAGAAGATGCTGACCGATGTTAAGTCCAAGCTCAATCAGGTTGGTACGTATGAGCGTGCTGAGGAGAATGAGAAGGATTCCGATCGCTATAAGTATCTGAATAACTACATCACTGCTTACTCTGAGGTTCATAATGCTCTGGCTAGTGTTCAGGCTATTGCTAAGAAGTATTATGATGCTAAGTGGACTCAGGCTACCCAGATGCTGATGGTTCTGGCTGGTAGTGCTAAGAAGGCCAAGGAAGAGAAGCCTGCTGAGGAAAAGCCCGAGGATAATAAGCCTGAAGAGAAGAAGGAGGAGAAGTAATCATGCTTAACGTATTTACTCTTTCCGCCTCTATCAATGAGTCTATCAACACTGCTCCTAAGGCTGTTGAGGAGCCTATCGTTGAAGAGGCTCTGCCCTGCTATGATTTTGCTGGTACTATCGATGAGGCTACTCAGAACCTGGATTATATGGTTATGATGGAATCTCTGGAAGCCAAGGCTTATTCTGTTGGTGCTGACGAGATTATGGTTGAGTGCGCTATCTCTCATCCTGAGAATTTTGATGCTCTGTGTGAGGCTGCTGGTGAAAGCTTCATTAAGAAGATTGGTGCTGCCATTCAGAAGGCTATTGCTTTTGTTGGTGGTTTGATGAAGAAGCTGGCTGATTGGATTGTTTCTATTACCACTAAGACTGGTGCTTATAAGAAGCAGATGAAGGCCGCTATTAGCAAGTGCCATGCCGATAGCAGAGTTGAGTTAGATGCATATGATTATGATCTGTCCAAGCTGAATGTCATTGATGATGCCACTAAGACTCTCGTTGAGAAGTATGTTGGTAAGCTGAATGATGACTGTGATGGTCTGGCTGATGCCGCTGAGTATTGCTACATTGCTAGCAAGTATAATCGTGAAGTTGATATCGGTGGTTCTTTCGATCATACTAAGGTCGAGGATATCAATAAGGTTCTCGATTCTCGTCTGGAAGATGCTAAGAAGGCTATTGATGAGGACTCTCCCATCTATAAGGAGTTCCAGGAGCTGCTTAAGGTCTCTGGTGACTATGATAATGTGAAGGGTGTTCTGTCTGGTCTGGCTGATGCTGTTCGCGGCGAGAAGACCAAGGTTAAGATCGAGACCAATTCTGATGCTTTTACTATTGTCGAAGGTATGGATGAGGCTCATAAATCCATGAGTGGTTTCATCGATGCTCTGAAGGGTTATCAGAAGGCTCTTAATGGTGCTCTGAAGCAGCTGAATCGCATCAAGGTTGATGATAAGGATGCCTTCACGAAGGGTACTGCTAGTGCTGCATCTAAGGTTGCTGAGGATAAGGCTGGCGAAGAGGGTGCATCTAAGGCTGATGCCAAGAAGGCTGCTTCTGCTATTCTTACTAAGGCTAGCCAGCTGTATGGTGCACTGTATTCTCGTTATGTTGGTGTTATTAATCAGATGACGATGATGATCAATGCATCTCAGACGACGATTCGTACTCTGGTGAATGAGAAGATTGCTGCTGATGTCTCTCTGCTGAATGCTTATATTCGTGCAGATAAGTCTGCTAAGAAGAATAGCACTGCTCTTAAGGGCGAAGTTCTTCCCGCAGGTAAGACTGAGTAATTTCTCATATAACCGCACTAAATAAAATAGGGGGGGGGGGCAAAATGCCCTCCTCCCTTTTATTTTTTCATATAACATTTTTGCTGTAATTTTACCCATATAATAAAATACCCTATTTGATACAATTTTGTGATAATATAAATAAAATAAAAAAGAAAAGGGGTTAAATATATGATTGATATTAGCAAATTGATTTCAATCAGTGAATCTGCTGGTGCAGCTGTTCAGTTACAGGAACCTATTATTGAGTGTCCTGAAGAGTATAAAAATTTATCTATGACTGAATCTTCTCTGTATTTTGAGAATCAGATGCTTAAGTGTGAACTTGAGTATAGAGATATCATGGATGAATCTGTGAATACTATGATTCAGGATATGCTGGATCGCCAGAATGGTATTGTGAATGAGGCTGCTGGTAGCTTTAAAGATAAAATTAAGAAAATAAAAGATTATATTGTTAAATTCTTTACTACAATTTTTAATGCTATCAAAAACTTTATAGTAAAAGTTGGAGAAAAATTAAAAATTATTAATAAGACATTAGATGTATCAGTTCTGGATAATGCTTCTATTATGAAGCCAAAAACTTTTATTCTTGACGATGATGATAAAACGTATAGCTTTATTATTAAGCTTAGACCATTCAGTATCACTGATCCAAATTGTTCTAATGAAATTTCGGATAAAATTAATACAACATTTGATAAATTATATGATATAATTGAAAAAGTTGTATTAGATAAGCAAACGTTGGATAGGGATAATGTCAAAGAAGTACTTAATAATATAAAAGATAATAGACTTGATTTCGATGATGATGTTGTTGATATATTTGATAATTGTAGTAAAGATGGTCAATATAAAAATCATAGCAAATATGGTAGTGCAAGTAAAAGCGGTGAAGTTAAATCCCGTTTTGATGTATCAGAAGACTCAGTCGAAATAACTTTTAAATTATCGGATTATATGAAAATCGATGATTCCAAATCTGATGATTTCTTTATTGATCTTGTTAAGAAATCAACAGGAGTAGATTATCAGAATATACTGCCCGGCATTAATAAATATCTGAAAGATATGGAAACATTATCTAAAAAGTTACTTGTGAATAAAGAAAAACTTGAGCAACTTGTAGATAAAATTAATTTCACAGATAATAATAAGGATGCTGGTAAGGTTGATGCAAAAACGAATTTAATGTTTGAAATTGCAAGAGCAACTTATCACTTATATGACTATACTACTGGTTTATGTATTAGTAATATTTATAGCATCCTGGCTAATAAGGCAGCTTTTACAAAAGCTTTTATTGCAGCTAAGCATGACTATATCATGTGGAGCAATAATAATGGCAAGAAGAAAAGATATACTAATAAAAATGAAGAAGAAGATGCAAAATCTCGTAAGAAGAATAGCGATGATTTTGATGCTGACGATGATTAATATAAAAGTCCTCCATTTATTTGGAGGACTTTTTCTATTTCCAGAACATATTAATAATCTGAAGAAAGGTGGGATATCTATGATTAAATCCCCTTCTGAATTTCTGATCGAACAGGTATCCTCACCAGAGGATTTAAATACGTTGCAGATTATTGATTCTTGCTATACTGCCCTCTCTGAGGGTGTGAATGATAGTTTTGTGATCAATACAACTAAATCTTCTACATATAAGTTCTTAGATGAACTTCTTGATCGAGTCTATAAATTTCTTACTGATCTGTATGTACAAGTATTGAATTACATGAATAATTATTTTATGAATAGTGCACGGTTATTAGATAAGTATCGAAATATTATCATGGCTCGATATGTAAAAGATAAGACAAATCTTATCTATAAAACTCATACTTATCCAGGATTATATGATAAGAATTATCCTAATATAGTAAGCCCTTCTGACATTCAAGATTCACTTGAAGCGTTTCAGAATAAGATTACAGATGAGTTTGTGACATCTGATACTGTAGCAGAACAAACTGCTATCTATGTATCTAATTTTGCAGTAGATACTATTGGTGCTCGTATCGATCCTTATGATTTAAAACCTCAAGTAGAAAAGATTGTTCGTAAAAAGTGTCAGGGTATGGAAGTTGTTAAGAGTCTTAATGCTTCTGACTTAGATACAATGATCAATGAGATTGTTAAATATAAACCAATGAAAGATGCAATTCTTGCTACCAAGAAATCTATGGAAGCTGAATATAAAGCATTGAAATCTGCTATGTTGGTACAGATGAGACAGAAGACTGCAGAAAAAGTTGGTATTAATAATATTTCAAATCCAGATGCTGCAGATTTGAAGAATGCTGAATATAATCGATTTGCTGCAATTAATATGTCTTTAACGCAGATGTATAACTCTTTCATTATGATTTATAATGTAGCTTATACAACTAAGTTAAAAGTCTTAGCTGAAAAGATTGATGAGAATAGACAAGTAATCAATGATCTCTTAGTCAAGACTTCTGTATTCGCTGCAGCTAATCCTTCTAAACCAAGAGCATATAGAGCTCCACAGAAGTTTGAAGCAAAAATTTAATAAAAAGAAAATACCCCAGGGGATATCCCCTGGGGTTTCTTTTATCCAATTTGTTGTAATTGGAAAGATGTACTATGTATATAAGAAGTATCTTGGCCAGTACCCTGTCGATATATTTCAGTAGTCCATCTCATTAATCGATATGTATCACCACTATCCAAACCAAGATCAGTAAACATGGATCCGCACTGGAATGTGATAGTTTTAAAAGGTTTAATAAAACTTAAAGCTGTATTATTAACGCTCACTGTTACGCATCGATTGTATATTGACTCATTTATATATTGTGCACTAGTCTGCTCATTTTCATTATATACATAAATTGAACTTGTAGACTTTGTATCAAATGTTTCTTTAGTAACAGAACCATCTTTATTTACAGTAGTTACTGTACCAAATTTTTGTGTACTACTTTCAGGACGTAAATCACTAATAGTAGGTTGTTGATCAAAATTGATATAGTGTGTTTTAGTATTAGGGTCACTACAGCTACCATTCAGATCTCTGTCAGGTATATTTAAGTTTTGATAAATAAATGTGATATTACCAAAATCTTTCGCTCGTTGTAATGTAACATTTGGGTTATATCTATCAATTAAATATACTTTATCGAAATCATAGAATAGCAATGGATCACTACTATATAAGCCGTATCGTTTATTCAATTCTTTTATATTATCAGATAATGTACCAAAACTTAATACACAACTAGTCATAATATAATCTTGAACAGGAGGAGTAGCGATAATATTTTGACTTGGGAAGTTTCTCATCTGGAATAATGCATGAAGAACTGCAGCTTTAGATACGTTACTGTAGATAGCTGTATTCTTTTGAGTAAATTTCTTAATTACTTCCATATCAACCAGATACAGTTCAACTTCCTGTAAACTTTTCATCGGGTCAGTATTACTTTGAGTAATAGTGTCTTGACTCGTAATGAAGTTTGCCATATCTTTTGCTGGTATTGCTCTGAATGAATGCTGGAACCATAAACTAGTACCAACAACTCGATCTTTTAAATCATATTGATATTCGTACATATCAAATTTGATCATAGCTGTTTCTTGGTATTCATAAAACTTCTGTATCATTTTCGATGGCATTTCCATCTTAATGTTGATCATAGGATGGAATCGACTCATATAATCAGTTTCCATCTGCATGTAAGTGATACATCCATTTCTAAAATGATAATTAGCATCTAATGTCATAACAACATTCCTGATACTATATCGATATTTATATAATTGAATCATTCTGTTCACTCCTTTACTCAGAATGAATAGTTGAAGAAACCGCCAAAACCATCAGTATAGTCATTACTCATAGATCCCCACGGAGTATCCCAATTATTATATGGTTCTGACATATTTAGATTTGTGATATCCAGTAGTTGTTCACTTGCATTAATATCTGATAATTTATCGTTGATTTCTTCTAACCCAGTTTGATCATATAAATCAATATGACTCTTCCATAGATTAATTTTCTGTGCATCAGTCATAGCCGCCTCACAGAGATCTAAATTTAAAATACGATAACGATTAATCATATTTTCGGGGAGCATCTTTAATTCAGCACTACTACCTTTCTTGATATACTTACCAAACTCTTTTAAGAAAGACTGAATACTTACTTGCCCAGAAAAGAACCCACTATCAGCCATCGGGTTGATAAGTTTAACTGCATCTACTATTCCATTGGCAAATTTTGACGCTTTTAAATCAATATCCGAGCATCCACCCACACACCATATAAATGGAAGATTCTGCGCATGTAAATTTTCACTAGCCCCCGTTTTACGGCCTTTCAGAATACCATTTTTGAAAACTGTACCATTTGAGATTAAATATGAATCATCTCTTTTATTATATAACACAGAGCAATTCGGATCTATTAATTGTGTAGTCAGTAAGTTTCTACTAAAAATCAAATGATAACAATCCCGATATTTATTACTTTTCATGACATGGGTCATTGCAGTATAATCATCTACTCCATCACTTGAGATTAAATAGATCCCATCAAAGTATGGTACTAATCCGGCAATAAAATTCATTGCATCCATAATTAAATGATTTATTCCATCAAATGCTGGATTTTTACCTTTTAGTAAATTATACCAACTTTTGCGATAATCTTCAAATATCATAGTTTGGTATGCTGGTTGTGAATGATTAAAATAAATCATAATACTATTACCCATACCAAGACGAGTAATAAAATACCTCCGATAATGTCCAATTGTGTTCATAAAAGAGATTACCAAATCTTTTACAGCTACATCATATGGGACATTTTGGATTACATCAAGATCTTTTTCTCGATACAATCTATATAATATAGAACTGGCATCCACGTGAAATACCAGATGATTTTCTCTTGGGATATAAACAGAATGGAATATCTCATCTAGGACAGTATATTTAATACGAGATCTTCCAATTAAATAATGAATCATTGAGAATACAGTATCCATATAATAAGATATTCCTCCTTTCTAAACAGTGTCTATATAGTGTTGTCGACAAAAATGGAGAAAAAGAAAAGCCCAGGGAAACCCCTGGGCGATTCCTATTTAGCCAAGATCTTCCAAGCGCTCCAACAGAAGCTTCGTGTGAATGATCTTAGCAACCTGGAAAGTATTATACTCTCCAGAAAACTGCTTCTTGATAGACTCCTTATAGGTATTCATCCAAGCAGCCAGCTTATCGTACGTATCGAAATGTTGGCACTTGTTAATATCAGAAGTCATAACCAGCTCAGCATTATATTCATCGAATGCCAGATAGCTGGGAGTATTGGTAGTAATGCTGATTGCCTCAATCACATAAAATTCCTGCATGTTGCTTACCATATTTATTCTCTCCCTTCAGATATTTACTGGATTAATTGTTTTACTGTTTCAGTTGTTCTGACTTTAATGATAGCAAAATCAGTATAGCTTTCCTGATTAGCTAGAAAAGATTTAACTGATTCCCAATTACGTTGTGCAGATTCAAGATCTACATAACAATATCCTTGAGATCTATAAGGAACCCATTTAGGTTCATCAATATCTCCACCAACATAGTACTTACAATGATCCAGTGTGTTAGTTGCAATGATCATCCAGTATATATTATCGAATATAACATCACTTTCTCTGATCATATGAAACTCCTTGTCTTAAATGGGTCCAGAACTCCAGATTCCATCCCTGCTTCATCCACTACTACAAGACTGTAATTAATACAAGCCTTGTTGCTGGGTTGCTTAACAGGAATAGCCAGAATCCAGTATCCATCCTTAACTATTATATCTGTGTCCTGTCCAGAATGGATCTTAATCTTATTATTGATATACATAACAGTAGCATCAGGATATACCTTATGTACAATACCTTTTGTGAAATCCACAATACCAAGAGTAGGGCTAACCTGCACACCTCTGGTTGCTCGAGGGAGCTTATACTTTCTGATGATATCATTAATACTCATCTTTATACCTCTCCTTCTTTAGGTTTAATTAAAGAAAGGGAGAGGTATAAGTCCTCTCCCAATCTTTTTACTTCTTGTCTTTCTTGTTCTTCTTTTTCTCCAGTTCATCAACAGGTGCACAGTTTTGATCAATCCAATCAAGATATTTTGATACACTGTCCTTAGGAAGATTGAAGATCTTACGGATCCTATCAACCGTATCCTCAAAACCAGTAAAATCTTTCTCATTGAATAGATCACTACGATCCTTGATTATTTTCTGGTAAGCTTTGATAAATCTATCGATTGTCTTCTCCTTATAGTTTGCACCATCGATGCCAAGGATGGTTTCAGGAGAAGTCTCTGCTTCAGGATTAGAAAGATATTGTGCATATATCTTATCAATTTCCCAAGCAGCAGATACTAATGCCGAATACTCACGCTTAAAGCTCATATTCGAATTAAACTTACCATTGGCTCTATCAATGAAAGTATAGGTTGGGCACATTGTCATGAACATAGGATGGAACGCTGGATCATTAACCGCCATAAAACTAAGTTGCAAAATCTTAACCTCTATACCATAACATAGAGTAACTCATCAGAGTTCTCTGGGAATTTACCCAGATGTTGAGACTATATCTCCACCCACTTATTTCAGTTGGGGTGCTGGCCGCTTCGAAACTCATGGATTTCGAGTTTCTACTCTACTCACTTCGTGTATATTTCTATACCTTATTTTCAACCCTGCTAATTTATATTAGCTCTTATGGATTTATAGCTTTCGATAGTCGTTGAACCTTCCTTAAGAAAATTAAGGCTTGGCTGCTAAGATTATACATTGTTAATGAATACTTAGGATTTAACCATATATTCATCCTATCACTTGTTTCTACTTTCGTAACCATATAGGCTGATAGGCATTAGCATTTCCCAGCAATTCAACCAGTTTATACACGCACATTCCTGTACGCTGAGACCATATTGTTAATCTCCATCAAAGTCTGCAGCCAATAAAGGTAGAATATCAGGTGGCAGATGCATCGTCATATCATATCCATCATCATGAATCTTTCTGACTCGTACGTACAAGATAGAAGATTCACTAATAGTAGGATTTCGATTGATCAGTGCCCAGACACCATGTCCATCCTTTAAAATTTGATTAATGATCTTGGCAAATTTCTCATTTCGTTGAACAGCATTCTCTTGCACAAGAGAGATTGCTTTAGAAATGGGAATATTATCTAACATCGATAACCGCTTTGCGATCTTTTCCTCATACAGAACCATCATGGTTTGATAAGGAATATCAACTTCATGAGGCATCAGATCTGTGCCAAGAGAGATAACCATTCGAGAGGTATAATCGATTCGACCAGATGCCAAACTTTTGCGATATACGCCACCCTTACCATTCACCTGTTCTTCAACAAAGGCAGTAATATCATTCCAGTCTTTCTGGATCTGGTTCAAAGTACGCTGTACCTCAGTGATACGTTTCTTGGCAAAGATTGGTCCAGTAATCAACGCATTGCGATTATTAACGATAGACAGATACTTTTTATTCACATCCAGAATTGTCATATTCATACCAAACGTCATCAGCGGACGAAGTCTGGCAGAATAGACAGGAATCTTAGACATGAATGCATACTTCTTTGGTAATCCAGTCAGAGGTTCATATTTCTCCTCATATTCCTCATATACTGTTTCGATAGTAGGCTTACCATCATCGATAATTTTACCAGAAGTATTGATACGTTTCACAGAGTTGACAAGATCATTCATCACATCCTTCTTCAGGACACGATACAATGCATTCCATCCGTGATACGTAAGAATATGATAAGGAGCAATGTCAATATAACCAGTAGTCCGAAGATCTCCATCGGTCACAGCGACAACCTTCTTACCGCACACTGGGCAGATCTCACCAAGATGAGCACCACCCACAAGAGATTGACACTCACAAGAATAATACGGACGATCCTGTGTAGTATCAGAACCAAATCGAGAGGAAAAGATACCATCGATCGGTTTCTGTGTACCATTTACAAAAATCTCCGGATTAGAGATATCAATCTGCTGTCCACGTTTTCTCTGTTTCTCGTACTCAGCATCATGATCCACCATAACAAGTCGTACTGCATTGATTCTCTTCTTTGTTTTATATTCAAACAAAGGAGAAGGCTTGAATGTAGTAAACTTATCACGGTTCACGATATTGAGTCTTCCAGGAGTAGACTTAGCCATATCCTATCCTCCTTAGTGTTCAATAACTGTAATAGGAAATACTCCAGGTACATCCATGTTCAGTTCCTTTGCAGATTTTACCTTCATGAACTCCAGGTATCTCTTCTGTGCTTCAGGAGTCAGGTCTTCGTAGTAAATTTCAAAGATCTCAGAATCTTCTTTAGGAATTTCAATATCAGAGATCTTCATAAGAACAATTTCAGTCTCATAGGGAGGATGCTCTCCAACTCGGACTTCCTGGAACTCATACTCTTCTCCATCACCAAAGTTAATGGAGTCATGAATATCGATACAATGCCCTGCAACCGTTGCAAGCTTGTTGGTGATCTCACGACCAAGAGGATTCGTTCTAACAAGAACATGTCCCCAGTAATTTACCACGGGTTCCATTCTCTCCAAATCATACGGGTTACCATAACCATCCTCACGGATATAGAATACAGTATATCCGATAGGGGCAGTTCGGATACGATCTCCCGCGCAGATCAGACATTCCATACCAAGGATAGACCCCTTGGTATATTTGCACTTCTTAAAATCTACATGCTCGCTCATTTGTAATATCCTCCTTTCAAATCTCCACCTCACTGATTTTTGCAAACCAGTGATTATACAGGTCAGGATCTTTTCGATTCTCGACAATACAGAATGCAGTATTATGATCGAAATACGTAGATCCCATACCCGTTAAAACAGACGTACTGGAAATTGCGCCAGTTTTATGCGCAGATTTAATTTTTTCTCTATTTTCAGGACCGAGTTTTGATGCAAGTTTTTGCACCATGTATTCTTTTGCTGCAATGTGATTGTCGAAAACAATCGGATCAAAGATCCTATCTCTAATAGCCTCCATGTAAATATATTTCTTACCCATATAAATAACCTCCTTTAATATACTACATGTATAGTATATATCTGAAATTGAGTTCCCCGGCAGTGGTAGCCGGGGAATCTCTTTTTCATTTTAGGATACTTCCAGAATATCATTTGTTTTGGTATTAAGTCCAGTATGCTTATATCCAGGAAATCCGATAAAGCTTACGTTCTCTAAGCTTTCATAAAATTCTACACTATGTGTAATAATAAAAGCTTGACTAATACCAATCAGCGACATCTGTTTAGAAAGGATATCTACAAATAATGCTTTATTAGCTGGAGATAAAGTTTGATCACTTTCATCGAATGTTACAATAGAATATCGATCAATTAACTTACTGATAATTGCTAGACTGATAGCAGTAGCAATAGTAGCTCTCTGAGAAGAAGAAGCAAAAGCTACATCACTACCAACTTCACCTGCATACTCAAATGGAATTGTGAACTCTTTATCCGTAATGATAAATTCATGAAGTCGGAGTTTACCATCAAACGTATTCAATAACAATTCATTTGCAGTCTGATAAATATCATAAAAATAGATATTCAGTAACTCTTTACGAATACCCTTACCAGGCTGTACCAAACTTCTCATGATATCTACAATCAAGAAGTCTTGATCGATTTGAGTCTTTTCTGCTTTCAGTTTTAACAACTCAGCAAGTTCAATTTCAATCTCTCTTTTCATTGGAGATAACTCATTGATCATGCTATCCAGTCGAATCAGATCAGCATCCAGATCCTTGCACTTGGTCACCAAATCTCTAATAGAAGTAATCTCTTTCTCTTGAGCTGATGCTTTTGTTGTCAAATCTGTATTCTTTGTGATAATCTCTCGATACTTCTCAAGACCAGAGTTAATCTCATTCCAATATCCAAGTTTAGCTTTATATATACCAAGAATGCTACTAGTTGAAATTAAACTCATACTGATACGATCTCGTTCTTCTACTAGCTGATTACGAGATTCCATAAGTCGTTCAATATGATTCTTCATCATCTCACGATTGGAACCATATACTTTTGCAATCTCGAGTGCTCGATCAATATCTGGTATCAATTGAGTAGTAATTCGAATATACAGATCTTTTTCGGACAGAATAGCTGCTAATTGCTTCAACTTTAAAACATCAAGAAGATTACCCCATGTACCATTCGCAATACTCTTATAAATATCATTTAAGGTAATCCCCAGATATTTCTTCAGACCATCTTCATGCTCATGGAGATATGTAATTAAATTCTGTGCACTCTCCATAAGTTTCATACGATCTTTCCAACTATTTAAATCTTTCTCAGAAGTTTCAATCTCTAAACAGATCTTACTATACTCTTCTTTTAATTCAGCAATCTCTGCAGAGATATGACTCCATTTAAGAGCATTCGCAATAAATGGACAAGTATCAATTCGGCAATCAGTAGGCCTCTGTGTCAGTATATCTTGGAACTTCCGATATTGTTCTTTCTCGATAATCTGTCGATATAAAACATCTTTATTTCGTTCATCATCCTCAATCTTAATAGATAACCATTCTGCACTAGCAATATATTGATCTGATAATACTTTTTGATCTTGATTAATTTGTGCAAAATATTCGCTGACCAGATTGTTATACTCATCATATAAACTCTGGATCATGAAGTTCATAGTAGAAACTGCTTTAATCAATGCTACACATGCATCATATGACATGGACTCATACTTCTCTTTATCTTTTGTATAGCGAAGTTCTTTGAGCTGCATCTCATAACTAATCTTAGTTTCTTCTAATTCCTTTGCATCCTGTGTTTGAATACTGAATAATACTGATTCAGATTCAGAGATTTCATTTTCTGCTTTAGCTATACTATTCTTCAGATTATCAAGTCTGGAACTAGCTGATTGAATATTAGATTCTGCAGTAGCTACTTTGCGCTCCAGTCTGGATATCATTCTAGGAGCAGGATCTGCACCAGTATATAAAATATCATTATCAGGATCAATCCCAAGACTCAGTTTATCGTATAGTCTATGAAGGTTTCGTTTTATCTGTGTGATTTGATTATCATTCTGTGCAATATCCATAACCATTTGGTTATAATTATCCACCAGAACTTTGATATCTTTACCATGAGATAATTCACGAACCCGGCCTTCGATTTTACTAAGTTTCTTCAAAGTTTCATCTCGATCAATCTGTGCATCAGTTAATGCTTTTGCTACACGCTTATAATCGCTATCTAAAGAATCTTCATCTCTGATACTCATAATCTTCTGAGAAATATTACGCATCAAATTTCGAAGTTCTTTATACTTATCATTGATTGTATTATAAGCCAGTTCAAATCGACCTGTATTTGGAATCAATGAAGCTACATTTGCTTTGCGTTCACCATCTGTCATACTGACAATACCAGCTACAGCATCACTATAGGAAGCAAAGTTTACATAGTCTTTTGTGATACCAAAATATGTCATCAGTAATGCATTATATGAGGTTACATTACCATTAGGGTTTAATTCAATCGCATCTTCATCTGGATGTTTCTGTAATGCAAGATAACATTTGGCCAGATGACTTCCATCTGGCCTTGGCATATAAACACACTTACTGATCAAAAATGATCCGTCATCCCCCTTATATGACCGGATGAGAGAACCTTCCTTTCCAGGAACAACGAATTTGGTCCTACCATCGGATGGTGTATGGAGGGGATGAATTAAAGACAAAAATGTGGATTTACCACTTGCATTATCGCCACATACGACTAAGATACTTTTATCTTGCATATCGGATAGATCTATGGTTAAATTCTTTTTACCAAGACCTGACATAAATCCGATAATATTTGTTGCTTGAAAACGGATAAGCCTGTACATATACTCACCTCATAGAGATGTCGTGTGATATGGTAAAAAAGAAAGGGCCCGAAGGCCCCATCTTTTTACACAAGAGTCGGTACAGACTTATTCGTAAACAAGTCTGCAGCTCTTTCAGAGAGGTGTGTAAGGTTCTTCATATTCAGTTCCTCACGCACCTGCTTCAGTTTATTATCTTTAGCAACTTCCCAGTTGTGAGAACCCTCAGCCTTCATAACAGTTTTCTGCTCATCAGCCAGAGCGATCATAGCTTCCCGATAATCAGCAAATGCTTTATTAAAGTTATCAGATGCAACACCATCCAACTTGTCGATCATCTCTTCAACCAGATTACGAATCTTATTAATATCAGGTTCATCCATAACAGAGAGCATTGCATTCAACCGATATGGATCCATATCCTTCATAGTAGTCAGATCCATCACAGGAAGATTTGTACGAATAAAGTCCAGAATCAACTGTGCCTCTTCAGGCTTACTCATACAGAGTTCATATACAAGAGAAAGGAGCATGACAGAATTGTTCATGCTCATCTTTTCATTCACTTTGGCAGTCTGCATACGAGCTGTATTACGTGCAGTCAGCTTATGAAGCTTATATACACGATTCATCAGATTACCAAGACCAATCATAGTGGTCACAGTAATCAGTACTGCACAAATCACTACGATCAGAACTACCAGATAATTATCAGAGATAAAACTCTGCAAAGTTCTCCACATGTCATTCATCGTTCATATCCTCCTCATTATTGTTAGAGTTTTTATTAGTTTCGAGAATCGCTTCATTGATCATATCTTCTGCATCAATCAATTTGTCAGGATCAATATCATAAGGTTCACCATTTGGATAGATAACCAACATTGATCCATCTTCAAACATCGGATTAGATACACCAGGTTTATCACGAATAATAAGAGCCATTTCCATTTCCCATGTGTCTGTACAAGCCATAGCTCGAGAAGGACTCATAGCCTTATTAATAAGAATACCACGTTTGATGTTATTCATCATATTGGTACCCTCAATACCACTTGCTTTATTCATTGCAAGAGCTTTCAATCTCTTACCATAAGGAGCAAATGGAGCATCCTTCAAACGAATTCCCATCTTGACAAGTTTATTCAAGAAATCATCATTCGTTCGCAGAGGAGGCATAAAGCTATCACCTTTAGATACATCAACAGTCAGCTCTTTGAACTCATCTGGTTCAATATCATTTCCGATAATTGCGGAGACCATGTTCTTTACTTTATCGGGCTTATAATGCTGCGCTTCATCCCGACGAGGATAGATCATCTTTACATGCCACCTGTTATATTCATCACGCTTCAGATAAATACCAGGTTTACGATGACCCCATGGTTCTCCTTTCTTAATCACGCCTCGATATGGAAAGATACCTTTTGTCATATCGGTATTGATTCGATATGCCATATTTAACCGGAATAGATCCGGCCCATCCTCTTCAATATCTACCAAGTCAGGCATATCTGCTACAGTATACATTGTAGAGTCAATAAAGATGGCATCAAAATCAAGTTTTGATTTGCTGCTCATATAATTACTCCTTGATTATTCATTGGTAAGTTATTCCATTGAAACTGTTGTGTTACTGGAGGTTGTTGATTGATTTCATTCTGCTGACTAGTAAACTTATTGATATCTTTCCCAGTTAATATAGTTAAGAAGTTACGGATATCTCTGATATCTTCACTCACTCGATCAAGTTTATTGTTGATATCGAAATTTTGTTCAACGATATTCAATAATAAACTATACACTTGAATGTCCAAATGATGAATGATCTCACAAAATTCCCGTACTTCTTTATGGGTCATACTACCAACAAATATTCCTTTATGCACAATTGTAACACCAAATGATTCTGTAGAACCAAAAGCAAATACTGCAGGACTAACCACGATATCACCACTATAGAGTTTCATTTTACGACTGCACTCTTTAGCTACATTTTTGTCCATCATGATATATCCATTTGGATCCTTTGTAAATAGCTTTGGGTTCGATAGTTCTTTATAAACTTTCTCTAGTAGATTTATAAAGATATATATACTATCGATTGGTATTGGAAGGAATCCACGTTCCTTCTTTTCTCGGTTATACTGTGGATATGTCATCCCTTTATGAATAACCATACTTGGAATCACTGATATCTTTGGTGCATAGATTAGAACTTTGGCATTTTCTCCAGGAGGAGCCCATTGTCTAAATATATCTAACTCTTCTTTATTTGTATTTGTTTTTGGCGATACGACAACAGACCATTCCAGATCAAACCCCTGAAACACCGATGACTTCAGTCTCATCTTCTGTATCCTCTACTTCCTCATCCAACTCTTCTGTTTCTTCAACATTATCTGTTACTTCATCATCAACAGCTTCAGGAATAGTTGGAACAGGAGTAAATTCACTCTTATAAATCATACGGATGATATTATCATCTACTTTACCGATCATACGAATAAAGGTAGTGATTACCAATGCCCATACGACCAGGAATACGATACCTACAACAATGCAGGTAATAATTGTTGATGTGTTCATTTGTATAATTCCTCCTTATTAGTTTCACTTATATAGTATATATCTCTAATCAACGAAGAATAATTTACCTGTTTTGCTTCTATTGATTAGTTCAGCTTTACGCTTATCAAACTGCCTCATGGTTTTCATATAACCAGTATTTAATAGTTCGATATATACTACTTGTGATCCATCTTTGAGTTCACGAAGACGACCAGAGATTTGTCTTGCTGTCAACCAATTACTATATGTACTACAGTAAATGAGCACTTGCAAATTTGGTATATTTGCACCAGTACCAAGACTACTATCCGTAGCAACAATGATACGTTTCTCCAGTGCAGCTTCTTTATCAGCTTTCTTCATTCCTCCATAATACACTGATGTTTCTCCAGGAAATACTTCTTCAGCGAGTTTCTGAATATAATAAAGAGTATCAATCGACTGAGCCATAAGCATTAGTCGTTTATCTTTACCCATAATCCCTTTAGCCCACTTTAAAAGTACCATAATAGCATCATTATAACTTTGCCTTTGCCATTCAGGAGAGTTGATCAATTCGCGCTCATACGACTTAGTATTTAATCCAGTCTTATTATTAACCATAGCTCTGATCTGTTGAGGAGTAGGAGTCCATCGGAACTTCTTAATCATTATTGTAATATGTCTCTCTTCTTTGGTATTAAAGTCTCCACCAAAATGAGGAACATTCTTAAATAATGTTTTAAAGATCCAGTTCTCTTTCTGCTCTGCTCGACCAGGACTAGCTGACATATAGTAATTGGTATGAAAATTACTGAGTGCTTCGATCATAGATACGGCTCGAATATCACGATGAATTTCATCTATGATTTTGATATATGCACCAGTAGCTCTGAGCATCTCAATTGTTTGAATATTGCCATATCGTTTCTGATAACTTGCAATAGTATCAGTACTACAGATAAAGACTTGAATATCTTTACATTTTCCTTCTAAGATTTTATTGCAAGCATCAGAACCTTGGATGATCATAATATCATCTTTATTAAGTGAAGTAAAGCTTGTAAAAGCATCTAACCATTCACCTAATAGTTTACTAAATGGAACAAAGACAATAACTTTCTTTTTCCAATAAGCTGTTGTAGCTACACCACAATACGTTTTCCCGAAACCTGTGGGGATATCAATTAGTTGCTGGGACTGTTTAATTGTTGCATACATGCCTTGCCGAGTCATAAACGTTAATGCAACCTTTTGAATATCACTCCGAGGAGGAGCATATAATTCAATAGTAGATTCCTGACCAACAAAGGCATCATTCATAACTCGCATTGGATGATTAGGAAAGAAATTTTTAAGGCGATATAGATCATATCCACGATTGATACGAAACTCTTTATATTCAGGAACATAATACCCTCCGATAAGTTCATATCGGAAGGTCATCTTATTCCAAATACTCAGAGATTTTTCGAACTCTCTATTATCGCCCATCTTATAGTCACAAATACTAATGTGGCCATGATGCAAAACAATTTCTTTTGTTCCTGTATGAATAAATCGATTTTGAATATCGACAGTTTTTCCTATGGGATGTTTGGGTATCAGTCGGATAAACCCATCCTCATCCCGGGGCATGTCTTTGAGTCTGGGATATGACTCCTGATAATCCATTTGTATTCACCTCATTTGTTTAATTCCGTATGATCGCTATATCTTAATTCACTCTGTTCTTCCAAATATGGATATCGAATTGTGCATCTTCTTTGACAAAAGAAATTAGTACAATTATACACATTAGATGAAACATTCTCACGCATACCACAACTTACTGCATAACAACTATTGCTTGTATTATATGTACTATAAGTTTGAGAATAATTAGGCGTGTTCATTCACGTCACCTCCTGTTGTATAATGTAGTTAATGAAATTGTAGAAAAAGAAGAGGGAGGAGCCGAAGCCCCTCCCTAATCTTCTATTACTCAACAGAGCTAGACTCCGACTCCACAGTTTCAGTAGGCTCCTCAACCGTAGCCTTGATGTTCTGGGTCCAGGTATTACGACCAATGGGACCCTTGTCACCCATAGGAGTCACAGAGATGCGACCACCCTTCAGGGACAGATAAGCATTGATGAAATACGCGGGAGTATTGGTCTCCGTATTCAGGACCACGATAGAAGCAGTAGCACGAATCAGATCATGAGTCTCACGATCAGTACGCACAAAACGCTCCACAGTATACAGGTCCAGATTGGGATAGTCCTCGCCAGCATGCAGAGGATAGGAGCCCAGCTGGAACAGCTGATTCTCCAGCTCACGACGATCGTTAGCAGTAGCATAATTGTCCAGGTAGTTACGGGCCTGGACCTCCAGATCAGCAGCGATCTCCTTCTGGAAAGCATCGTACACGGGCTCGGGCTTGGTCTTGTTGTTCCCCTTCTTGAAATTCTTCTTCTTGTTCAGTTCCATCAGTTTCGTCTCCTTCATGTCAGTAAAGATTTTTATTTAGCAGATAAACCAGTCATATTGACTGGTACCGCACTTGAGATAGGTACCATATTTACCAGATAACTGTCCACTGGATTCATGGTACAGAATAGATGTGATCGGAGAATGATTTGCAAAGATTGCAGTATCTACCGTCATAAATTTATATTCAGGTTTTTCCAAACTCCAATCAACAGGTTTACCCTTCGGGTTACAGATCAATTGAGATACCAGCAATTCCTGCTGGAACTCAGGAAGATGAATACCACCAGCAACAAACAGAGGAATCAGTGTATTCAGAAGATCATCATAATTGGTGAACTCATTAATACGACTAGTACCTTTTAGTATATCCTGCATAGTATTCAGAGGTTTCGCAATACCGTTGTTCATATACTGATATTCAAACAGAATCTCAGGTTCAGAAATTCCATTATTAATAATATCAGTAAATTTGATGAGTACAGGTTCATCCGGATTATGATGTGCAATTGCCGGAAGAAATACTTTTAATACGAAGTCAGGAGACAAACAGATAGGAACACCATTCTCCTCATGAATAGATACACGAGTATCAGCATTCTTATCATATACAATGATTTCAGAGGTGGATCGGTCGAAGTGTCTACCTTCACCATCCAGTACTTTCTTCATAGTTGTCAGATGGAACTCAAGATACAGATCATTAATATGCTCTTCTCCATTTAACGAAGCTTCAAGAAGTGCATCATTGAAACGGATCTGTCCAGCTGCCTTTGTGAAATAAGCATCGAACAGATCATTGAACTCGATATCATTCGTATTAGTATTCAGTGCATGCTTTGCAGACAACAATTTCTGTTCAATCTCGTCAGCAGAATTCAATCCAGCCAATCTGCCGATATGAATATCTCGATTCAAATTGGCCATCAGTTTTCCATAACAAGCTGAACAAATATACCCTTCATTTCTACGAGGATGCGTACAAGTAATTGGCGTCTTTATATATAAACGTTTACCAATTAAATTTGTATCATCTGGAGAAATAATAAAGTACTCATCTTCTTTTGGATCCAGAGTTGCAACTCGTCCTTCCAGTTTTTCAAGCATATCCAAACCAGCAATATCACGAATACGGAAATGCTTAGAATCACACTCCCAATCAGGATCTACATATCGAACACCAGATAGAAGCATGGTCAAAGAACGTTCAAATGCACCTGCATCAGAAACGTTCAGTTTCAACACTTCAGCCTTTCGTCCACCATAAGCATCTACCATAAATGCTACAGGATGTTTCAATCCTTTAATGATATTAGTATGGTGTGTCATGGGAATCGTATGATCATTTAGGTCAGGTTTATATCCTTGTAAGACAAAGAACTCACCAGCTTGACCAGGATTAAACAAACCATTACGAGCATACACAGAAATAGGAAGGTCAGTCTGTTCACCCATGATATTCAGAAGTTTTGCAGTTTCTTTCTTCTTCAGTTGCTCCAACTCACTCGGTTCGATATCATCAGGGATATCAAAATCACAGTCCATCAGTTTACGAGCATGTTCAGAACGATTTGCAACTTCCAAGAAATCGTTATTAGAAATAGATAAAGATAACCGATCTCCTGCTTCTGCACACCACAAATTGGTCAGATACTTAGCCCACTCGATCAGTTCACTCAGATAACGCATATTACAATTACCACGAGCTTTTGTAATATAGACATTCATCTGCTTATCCCAACCAGAGGCAGTCCACTTCTCAGGAACCCAAGGAGTCCAGTTCTTCATATCGCACTGCGTCAGGATTGGAATAATGAGCATTGTGTAATTGATAAAGAACTGGAATAAAGGAAGATCAATAGGAACTTGACCAGGATATACACGAAAACGAATACATTGGCCAAGACCAATATGAGAGATATCACTTCCATACATATTCCGGAAGTGTTTAATCATAGCTCTGGCATTAAATTCAAAATCTTCCAGAGAATGTTCATAGACATTGACAACTTGATACAGTTGATCAAACATCTCCTGATCCAATTTATCTTCCGTAGAATAGATAAAGATTGGATGTGTAAATTTCTTTTTTCTTACTTTCTTTGGGATTAAGTCTTCGACGTGATACCCGAGATAGTCAGCGCTTAATTCCTTTCTCGGTTCTTTGGACATATCGAATTTCCTCCAATACAATAGTATACTTCACATCTATAGTATATAGATGTAAACTGTTTATTCAAAATTAAAGTAGCCAGGGAGTGTTTATATGCTCCCCAGCTACTCTATTTGAATTACAGTTCGCACATGAATCTACACCATTCATCGATTAGAGATAAGTCAGTAGGACGAATCGATAAACCATTCATCTCACTGTCATACTCTACAACGATAATAGGACAAGATAATGCATTATTCAGTTCTCCATAGAACTTACTCATATTAATCTGATTAATTGTATCTTTAAACTGATCCACCCAGTCTTTATAGAGAGGATTATTCTCAAAAGTCTTCGCAACGGCCTTAGGGTTCTTCTTATGCATCTGAGATATCTTGATGGTTCCAGAAATATAATAAGGAAGATAGTTATAATTACGACGACGTAAGTCACGTTTCATGATCATAATGATCTTAATAATATCTTCAAATTCCATCATCTTGACATCTTCAGATGTTCCCAAGCTATTACTACAATACAAAGATATCAGATAAAGCTGCGTATCAAACAAGGGCTTCTTGATATTCTTCTGATAAAATTCAAATTCAGCCTGAGTTTCTTTATCAGGAGAAACTTTATTTGCATCAATAGGATCAGGAACTCGATAGAAGTCCAGACCCACATCTTGTCCTAACATCCAGATCATATGTTTGATAGAAGCATATGCCCTCAATCGGTCACGCTCTGAATGTTGAGTGCGATCCATCTGCCATCGATCAAATCGACTGATCGATTCATTGACACTATCAGAAGGTTCCATCTTCATGTCAGACATCTCATATTTATCAGGTTGAATCAATTCATTTCGAATCGATTTATCAAAACAAACATGAATAAAGATAATAGCTGACTGATTAAATACAACCTTCTGAACAATATCATTCATATAATCTCGCATCAGCGTATAGGTAAAGTTTGTTGTTCCTTTACCAAAACGTTCACGACGTTTCCACATCAGAACCTCACGATTCTCAGTCTTACTGATACGAGTGGTAGCAGTATGATACAGCTTCTCATAGAGATTAATATCATAATGCTTATCGAACAAATCAGTGAATGTCTGGAATACCTGGAAATAGAGATCCTTATCAGACATACCAGCCTCTTCTACTTCTTTTCTTCTAATTGCATAATAATGAGATGCAATCGGGATTACAAAACGAGTAAAGATACTGGTACCCATGATAGCCTTCAAATGTTCTACTGTTAACTGAATAGATTCATCATACTGACGATCTGTTTTCTTAATCAATGTCTCATCAGTATTATACTCCACCATTGCAATTACCTTCTGAACCATTGATTTACTTGCTAAAGTTGCATAGATAGAATCAATGAATTCAGTAACGGGTAATTCGACAGACTGTAAGTGGAGTTGAATCATAAACTTAAAATACGCCTGCATAAGCTCATCATCGTCATCAAAATATTCAATGAAATAGTTTATGTAGCGTATGGTCAGATTCATATTATTGATGAACGATTTTTTGCTAATTTCTGCATAAGATAGTTTACGAATAGTAGGATTCTCTCCATTGTCATCGGTATACATGCGATAACCATCCAACATCTCTCCAAAGTTGAATTTCACATATTTACCTGCATTCACTGATTTGATATATTCTCCAACTCTACAATGTTCATAGAATCGCTGCAAAGCTTCTGGACTTAAGTCATTCTTCTTAAACCCATCATCCACAAGAGGAATTGTCCTCTCCTTTAATCGCCTCGCAATAATATCGGGAGGTAGTTTGCCGCTAGTAGTTAACTCGATCTTCTCAATCGAACTCTTCTTATCATCTCCTGGTACAATAATTTTCTTTTTTGGTGATACATCAACTGTATCATCATTTTGCGCAAAGAGGGTTTGGGCAAGGTTCTTTATTTTCTTTGCCATAGTATCTTACTCCTCCTATTTAATTCATATCTATAATATATAGATAAAAAGTTGTCGCCAAAAGTTAGTACATGTTATTTTCCAGTAGATCTCGGTTTCCTCATACCACTGGGTTTACGTGCACTAATCGGGGCTTTTGGTTTCAACACATTTCGCGTATTATTCAAACGACGAAGCTTAGTTTCATGCTCTTTGAAAATAGCTTGCTCTTTTGCTTTTTCGCGCTTCTTTTTATCTGCTTCTTTTCGAGCAATCTTTTTCCGTTCTTCCATGAGTTTATCGAACTCAGGAATAGAAGTCATCAACTGATTCTCAGTAATTCTTTTAGCTTGTCTCTGTAACTGAGGAAGGGTAGTGACATCTTCCAGATAAATAATTGCCAGATAGATAGATGAATCAAATAAAGGTAAGTTATGTGGGTTACGAACAACAGGAGGATTTTTAAGTACTTCATCTCCAAGCTTCTTTTCAGCAGCTGGAATGAGGAGCCGATCTGCAGGGATCTTCCCCTGCAGTTTATTAATAAGTAAACCAGGACCTTTTCTGGATTTCTTAGGATCGATTGTCTGTCCTTCTGGATCTAAGTGATAGAATACATATGCGTATGAATATACAAAAGATGGACTATCACTAAAGATCTTAACATGACAATCTCTGATAGTAACTGCATTCTTCAAAGGTTCTAATTCGAGCAGTACATCATAATAGAATTTTGTAGCCAAGCTACGAGAGGGAACTTTCACATGAACAATCATTCGATCTCCAGGAGTAACAGTATATACTGCATGTAAAAAAGGTTTCACATTATTCTTAGACATCTCATCATATCGCTCACGCATTTCTTCGATAAAACCTTTCATAGGGATCTTAATAGATCCTTTCCCCACTGAAACATTATCGAGCATGAATTCTTTCAGTAACATCCTCTACCCTCCTTCTCCGATAACAAAAAGAACCGTACTATTAAGACATAATAGTACTGTTATTAATCTGTTAGTTACATTTTCAAAAAATAATGGAAACATATAAGGGGTACCCAATGAAGGGTACCCCTTATTTTATTATTCATCTTCTTTGAATGATTTCCTTACCATCATTTCACGCTTGATGATTTTATCAATTGTATTTGCACACTGTACAAAATTATGCTCATTCCACCCTCTGGTAGTCATAGCAGGTGTACCAATCCGAACACCAGAACACTGAGAAGGAGAAAGAGTATCATTAGGAATCATATTCTTATTCAATGTAATACCCTTCTTATCAAGAAGTTCTTGTACTTCTTTACCAGTCAACCCAGTAGTAGAATATACATCCAGCAAGAACATATGGTTATCCGTTCCATCAGTGATTACATGATATCCCAACTGACTAAACCAATCAGCCATTACTCTTGCATTAGCTCGGACTTCTTGAACATACTCTCGATACTCTTTCGTTAACATTTCATTTGCACAGACAGCTTTGGCCGCAATCATATTCTCAAGAGGACCACCCTGAATACCAGGAAACAATGCAGAGTTAACCTTTTTAGTCCACTCGGGCTTAGTAAAGATAATACCACCACGAGGACCACGAGCTAACTTCTGAGAAGTCATGGTAATAATATCAGCATACCCGAAAGGAGACTCTAACAGATCGGTTGAGATTAGACCAGATACATGTGCAATATCCGCCAGTACAGGGATATCATATCCCTCAGGAGAATACTCTTTTACAAGATTACACATTCTGATATAATGAATCTGACGACTATAAGCAGAAGCTCCAATAATGACAAGTTTGATCTTATCACTATATTTGCGAAGCTGCTGCTCAAAGTCATTCATATCAATATATCCTTCGGTGTCCAAACCATATTCAATGATATTATACAGTTTACCACTGAAAGATACTTTAGCACCATGAGAAAGATGACCACCAGAATTCAGACTCATAGAGAGAATAGTATCACCAGGATTACAAGTAGCCATAATAGCTGCCATGTTAGCCTGTGTACCAGAATGAGGCTGTACATTCACATCATAGGTATCTTCGCAATTGAATACCTTCTGCCAACGCTGCTGGCAATATGTTTCCAGTGCATCAGTAGGACCACAACCTCCATAGTAACGCTTACCAGGATATCCTTCTGCATATTTACTGGTAAGGCTACAAGCCATAGCAGCTCTTACTGCAGATGAAGGATAGTTTTCAGATGCGATCAATTCAATATTTTTGAACTGACGATCATCCTCCATTTTAATAATCTTAGCTAATTCTGCCATACCATTGCCGTTACCATCTTTAAGCATTACCTGGATATATTTATTCAGTTCAAAATAATCCATTTTATTAATTCTCCTCTTTAATAATTTTTTCAGCACGATTAAGAATATTTACTGTATTAGTAGGATTTGTAATAGGAGTCGATACACAAGCCAGACTCTTATTAGAGAATTGAGAAATATTTGTGATATCATATGAGATACCTTTAATAACTTTAATCGGGTCTATTTCGATATTCTGTTTGCGAAGTAAATTAACAATATCACGAGAATTAATAATAGTCATTATACTTGGATCATGATATTCGATTTCCATAATATCACAATCCCATTTATCATATGGTTCAGTGAAATAATGATCAATAGAAATCGTATATCTTTCAGTATTCTCTGCACCCACTATAAAGTTAGTTCTTAATTTTCTAATAATACGACTACCAGGAATTCGCCAAGCTTTTAAGGTAATGTACGTTTCCTCAGAGATTTCAATTTCATTCTCTTCTCTTACACCTCGATCAACAGCAGGACTTTTCTGTGTAAGATAATACTTAACAGAATCTTCTAAAATTGAAGACACTGCTGGAGAAGTAATCTTTCGTATACGAGTTGTCTTTTTCTTATCAGGATAAGATAAATAAATCTGCTCAATATTCTCTACTGTTTTATATACATTTGTAGCAGAATGTACAATACAGTTAGATAAATAACCGCAGAACCAGGATCTGACTAAATACCGATTTTCACCTTCCATTGTAGTAGAGTATTCAATGGGTAATCCAATATTCTTTGCTTCACTGATGACATTTTGAAGTCTGGCCCAATTATGGCTTGTTTTATCATAATCATAATTATCCAGATCAATATACAATTTACAACAATGACACATTGCCGTTTTAATCTTTTCCATATCAGCAAATTGAGAACCATTATGTGTGCTTAATACCATATATTTAGCAGACATCTCAATTCTCTTATTGAAAATCTGTTCACTGTTGTTATTTGCTACATGAAGCATAAGGATGTTGCTGGGAGTTTCTTCTATTAATGGTAGTGATGAAGTTGGTATAAATTTATCAGCGGGATATACCATACGAACAAATTCAATATGATATTTATCTTTTGCGTATTCTCTCAGCTTTGTATCTCTCATATTTTGAGAAAGTGTATTTTGATAAATATCATTACATATATAAACGATTTTATCCACACATATACCACCAGTAGCATCATTTAAATGATCAAATTCACCCTGAATGATATATTCTTTTTTATCATATGCAGATTTTAGCTGCACATAGGTAATTATAAAACTATTAGATGGGTCATCGTAATAACCACCCATAAAGACTAGACCAAGCATACTGACACCAGTATAGTAAGTCATATCATCATTCATTGACATAAATATTTCCTCCACCAAAAAATATTTTTATGAAAAGAGAGGGAGCGAGATTTCTCCCGCTCCCTTTATCTTTATCATCGCGTTACATAAGCAGCATAAGGAGATTTAACCTTTTGTTGTGCTTTTATATAACGCTTATAATTAGTTCCATTATACCGGAACCCTGTATGACCTTTGAACCAAATGTGACGAGTTTTATTTCTAAAAACGTCCCATTGGTCACCAAGGTCTTTTTCAAGAAAAGGATAATACATACCATAGTTGTTATTATCCCATTTAATAAACTCTTCAATTGAATTGAAGGTTTTCTTGAAATGATAATACTCAGGATACTCATCATATTTTTCCTGAGTAATTCGACCAGCCGATAAAGACATATTTCTGTCAAACTGATCTCTTGCTTTTCTATCCACTGGCCTAGCTATTAAACCGCGCTTGTGACGATGTGTTCTTACGCACCTTACAGTAAACATTGACTTTCTCCTTTCGTATTTATTATTTAATCAGAACTAAGCCTACACGATGCCCACTATGGTATAAGCCCATGTGACACCCATTCGAGACAATTCATTAAGTCTCATCCAACCAATCCAATATCTAGCAAGATATTGTTTTGCTCCATCGGAACGAACCAACATAGAGTAAGTAGCGGGTCAAGTCACCCATCCTCTAGATGATTCTCTTATATGTTCTGATTCCTGCCCTCCACTTAGCTTAAGCAATATTACATCGTTGTGGACAGGTGCCCTCATGAGCAGGCGTATTCATGAAGCATAATACCTTGAGCCCAGAGCTAATTGCTATTCTCCAAGCTTGCCGTGTCACTCAAGACACTACTGGTGGGGATAAGAAGATTTGAACTTCCACGCCTTTTGACACGAGAACCTAAATCTCGCGCGTCTACCAATTCCGCCATATCCCCATAATTTAATTTTTAATTCGCCCCAATTGTACTTGACGTGTATATGCACCACAGCAATGCTTAGAACAAAATGGACCCATAATATGTTTGTTTTTCTTATCTTTTCGATTACTGTTTCGTCTTGCTTCTGATTGTTGTTTTTGTGTCCAAATAAATGTACATCCGCACCATGGGCATTTCATAAATTTATTCTTATATTTTGAATTCTCTATAGCATGTTGTTTAAGATGATATTTTTTAAGTATAACTTCTAAATTATCCGGATCATTATTATCTGGATTATGGTCTTTATGGTGAACATCTTCATCTAATTTGAGTTTACGACCAAGTTTTTCTTCCATAATAATTCTCGGATATGATCTTGTTGTATATGTACCATCAGGTTTGCGACAAGAAACTATCAATCGCCCATAATTATTTCGATATGTTTTCATTATTTTAATAGACTCTTTATTAATTTGTATTGATTATTGGGGTATAAAATTATAATACCCCAATAATCAATAAAGTTTTTGCTTAATAAGACATCATCATTCCAAAGATGCCAACTGCTGCAATGGCAATAATAAAGGCCAGGCCAGCAATCACAGTGCCAACAACACTGCAGATGAACCCAGCCTTACGGATACCCTCATTGTTACCGGCAGCCTTAGCCTTGTTGGACATCACGATGCCGATGATGCCACAGACCAGACCGACGACTGCTCCAATACCGAAGAAGCAGGAAGCTGCTGCTACGATACCCAGAATCAGCGCGGCCAATGCCTGGCCATGATTGTTAGTGTTGATGTTGTTGTTCTCCATGATCATTTTCTCCTTTTAAGTATTTTATTAGTTGCACTTCAGGTTTATGTCCTGATGGTCCGAGCGGGGAATTCCGAGATCCCGGCCTCTTGTGCCCAAGACAAGCGCTCTGCCTCTGAGCTACGCCCGGATATGAAAGAGAGGAGAGGGGTACTGAAGAATACAAGTGGGGGAACTTATATACTCCAGTACCCCTTTGGGGAGGATAGATCCTTTGCAGGGGGTAATACAAAGGATCATTTATATTAATATGCAGAACAGAAGGTTTATAAACAGGAGGTTTACAATGCAAGGTGCATACTGCATATTAATACCATAAGGAATTTAATCTATATTATAAGAATGTATGTAAGATTGTAATTTTATAATTACTCATTCATTCTTTCTACTAATATAGTATATATCTCAAATTCCTTCGTGTTCAGATACCTCAGATGTAATTCTGAATGAAACCTTCCAAGTGTACAGTACGAGCAGTGGCCAATTCATAAACTAGTGTGCTATTCTCAATCATAGTGGTGATAATAGATACTGGTTCAATGATTTGATTGTTAAATCGCGTTGTGACTTCTTCGCCATTCGCTGCAGTATACTTACCAAACTCTTCATAATGTGAATCTACACCATTGATTTCATCAGCCGCAAAGATATCATTCAGATCCGTAATACCTTTCAGATTAAAATTCTTAATAGAAAATTCAGAATCCGAAATATGAACATTTGCGATATATTCAGTGACCATATTGTGAAGATCAACTATATCTACATCAAAAGGACCATTATGAATCATATCAACTAAAGTATCAATAAATGAGTATTCAAAGATTGTACCTATGATCTGATTCTTATAATTATTCTCATGACGAGCTTTCTCTACATATTCATGAGAAATCAATGCAGCAAGTGCAAGAGAGTTACAATTAAGTACACCCTTCTCTACAGCTTCGGATGCAGACAACACTGCATCCAGAATCAATTCATATTTACGTTGAGAATCCTTCATTAACTTAGAGCCAATCTCAACTTCAATAAACTGGCCATAAGAAGTACGAAGACGTTTATTAAGTTCTAGTTTCTTGACTTCAGATTTTTCTTCATCCTGTTCTTTGCGCAGTTCATCATAACGAGCCTGTGCAACAGGACCAAGTTTCTTATGAATACGAATACCCTTTACTTCATCAATATCAACTTGATATGAATCAGTAAACATCTCTTGAATCTTAGCCAGATGCCGTACATCACAATCAAATGTACAAAGTTCTGGGATCATATCCTTATTAGATGCAATAGCTTGCCAGATAAGAGTTTCAAAGGTCAGCTGATTAACTAAACCACCAATACCTTTTTCATCAGTAATAATTGTACTAATATCCTCCATAACCTCAGAGCTATAGGTTCGATAATCATCTAATGTAAAGATAGCTAAATTATTATAATCCTTGAAAAACTCTTCTACAGGAGTATTCCCTCGCATACTATTCAATTCAGCAATCAGAGATTTAAGAGTTCGTCTAGAAGCCTCACTGAGGCCATTACAGAGCACAATAATTGTCTTCGGATAAAATTTGCCGTTTGTATCCTGAGCTACATATCCCATCATAGCACGAATAACTTCTTCGTGTGCAATATCCAAAACACCATTACAGTGAAAAATTACACATTCTTTTTCCTCTGCTTTCATGGGACGAATAGAGAACTGTTTTGTAGCTTTAAAGAGCGGACTATTATGTACTGTCATGTTGAAATCTGTTGCAAGATTAGATTTAGCAATGGTGATATATGCACCATTCATCATCGCATCAGCCAGATTATATTCAATAGTAGCAGCCCAATCCGGATCTTGTACACATGTATAGAGCATTTGATGTAGATACTCACGTGTCATAGGAGCCTTATATGATTCAATAGCTTTGATAATATCATGAATGGTATTTTCCCAATCACGACGAGTAACAGTGCTGCAAGTACGAGGAATCATCCCACGGATATTCTTATACATATTGGTATACAGAACACCAAGAGAAGTAGTACCATCTCCCACTTTATTGCCCTGCTGCTGAACTGCCTGATAAAGAATCTTCAGTACATACATAGAAAGCTCATTATCGAAACGAGTTAAACGCAGAGTTTCTTTACCATCTCGAGTATAGTAGGGAAGTCCATTCTGTGTCAGATAAGCATCTTTCGCATAGGGACCAAAAACAGTGACGATATCATCATGTAATTCTTTCATGGTTTTATCCATGATATCATAAAGATAATCGCCACGAATCGCATTAGACTGGATGTTGATCATCAGTTGTTTCCTCTTTTCTTCTATTGGGAATCTGAAGATTTGCAAATGGGGTAAATGTACCAAACTCGTATTTCTTCTCTAATGTATAATAATACATCATCTCAGTCATCCTCATAATGCTTGGGTATTCTGGTTCATAGTTATACATATATCTTCCTACAATGAATGTGATTGGGCCATTGTATTTAATACTATGTAATCTATTTGCCAAGAGTATAGCACATTCAATACTGGAACACATGACAGCATTTATTTGATATTGTTGAACAATAGCACTTGCCATACGCATATCTAATATACGATCTGAAGTAAATACCTTTACTTTATCGATCCATGGTATAGGGAACTTATCACATTCATAACGCAAAAGATAACCAGTTATAGTCTTCTTAGAAAAACATACACCGAACTGATCCATAATATCAGTTGGGCTAATTTTTATGATATCATTATTCAATAGGTTTGGAATCTGTTCTTCATATTGAATAATATCTATCTTATCTTTTGTATGAATAAATAAGTCCAATGGATTTAGACTATATGCACGTTGAATATAATATGCTAATTGTTCTTCATAATCATGAGAAGTAAGTATTGGATAAAATCGTTTATCTACCTGCACTGCAAAATCTTTATCAAGTAACATCATACGGAAGATATCAAAGCTATGTACACGTGTCACATCATAATCGATAATTAACATACGTGTACTTGACATCATTTGAGGGAAAAGATCCAAACTAGGTCTACTTGCTTGAATCTCCTCTCGTGTCAATGTTTTCTTAGAATCTTCCATACTCAATTAAGTGAAATCATCCAAGGTGACCTGCTGAAGAGTGGCAGCAGACAAAGTCACATCTACATTATCAGTAGGAGTAGAAGGAGTACCAGCATTTGCCATATTAGCCTGGGTCTGCTGATAGGAATTACGATTACCGGTACTGTTACCACCATACTGACCACCACGACTCCACTGACCACCCTGAGAAGTACGACGATAGTTATTGGGGTTAGGACCAGTACCATTGTTGTTATTACCATAACTATTCCCACGGCTATAAGAAGACTGACCAGTCGTGCGAGCACCACCAGTAGTAGCTGCAGTAACAGTCTTCATCTGATCAATACCCATAGAAGCGCTAATAGCCGTCAGAGCATTAATACCAGCCATACGATCCATCTTAGTGGCTTCCTTCACAGCATGTGCCTGAGCCATAGTAAATGCCTTACAAGCTTCATTTATAATCGTATAAAACTTCTTGAATTCACCAATAGACTTGATATCATCCTTAGAAGAACCAGTATTATGATCATACCCGCGCATAACCTTCATTCCACTGAAAGGATATACTTCAAAGGTATTCGTTCTCTTACCAGCATCCACGTTCTTATAGATAACCAGATACAGACCCATCGGCTGATTAATATTGGAACCATTGGAAATCTCAACGATGACGTCCTTCTTCTGATTACCTTCAACAGCAACAGACTCAAAAGTATTCGTCTGCTTCAGAGACTCCATAACTTCTTCCATAATATTGCGAAGAGCAAACATCGTACTGAAAGAGCAGACCGCATTAAATACCTGTGCATTACGTATTGCATTAAAATCCAGAAGAGTACCGGGCTGATACGTACCGATTTCAATTGTCAGGAAACGATTCCAATAACGAGTACGAAGGAACTTACCAACCTTATCATTGGTCATCATGACGCCTTCCGTCTGGCTATCAGTATTAGCTGGACGATTAAAAGCCTGACTATTACCACCAGCAGGACGATTATAACTATTGCGGGGAGGATAGTTGCCAGCAGGCTTAGGGCCAGAATTATACTGGGAATAGTTATTCATAGGCATATTATATTACCAACCTTTCTTTGAGAAAGAATCATCCTCTCAGCCCGAGATACTGAGAGGAATCATCTTTTCTATTTATTGTTATTATTCTTGTTTTACTCTCGGTATATTATATTGTCAATGAAATATTCTTTTACTACTATGCCGAGGTTGATTTCTTCTTAAAATATTTCTCATATAAGAAAACTCGAAAAGAAGAAAATGATAATCTTATTAATAAGATAATCAATAATACCTGTCCAGGTATATTGGTTAACTTAAGCAAGGTCAGCAGGATCCACGTCGGTATGAAACCCGGCGATATTTGGTACCTCCTCATCTGCTGCAGTCTTTACTGCATTCACAATCTCATGGATCTTATCATCTGTAACTGCATTAGTCTGCACTTTAGTGAGATCAGTTGCATCAGCATTAGATACATTATGAGAATGATCATAACAACAAGGAATACCATTTGTCTTATTTACATTTTCCAAACGAGCAGCAAAGAACATAGCCTGGATCTTCAGAATCTCCAGATCAGTATTGGTAATATACAGATCATAAGAATACTTATCTACATTCTTATCACACTCATTTTCATATGCAGCAGGATCAACAAGACCCTGCACACACATAGTCAAACAAGCAATGCCGAAGTATCTTTCAATATCTTTCTTCAGATTTGCAATCTCTTCGGGTTCGCGTACATGAATGAAAATAACATCATAACGCTCACGCTCATCTTCATGCATTGTCAGTACATGACGAGTCTCTTCAAGCATATTGATATTCGGCCCATCGTTAAAATTAGACCAAGCCATCTTTAACTCATGAAGAAACTCACGATATTTATCACTCTTATCATCCATTTCTTTCTTACTATCGACTGTACTATAGTCACTGCTTACAGTCAAATTGATCAGAGTAGAAGCAACTTCTTTAATTGGATCGATTGTAGAGATATTATATACTGCCAGACTTTGATTTACGAAGTTAATGAAAGTATCTTTACCATTACCACCAGCACCACTGATCAGAATAACAACGGGCAGAGGATCATCCATCCAATTCTCATCAGTGATAACCTCTTCGATACCCTTCTGATTACTGATCGTGATATCTTTGGAGAGGCTCTCTTTCAGAGCCTTCTCCAGTTCAATAATCTTATTGAAATCTGCACCACTATATTTAAACATAAGATTACCTCCTTTAAATTCGAACAATGTTCGTATAATAAGTCATTGTTGCTCCATTATGAGTTGTTTTTCCAGGACTCATCCCAAGAGGTTTGAAAATTTGCCCAAACAGTTTCATATTATCAGATACCAGAGTTTCTACATCGATAATAGATAACAACCATTCTGGAACTTCTTCTAACTCACTTGGCATAGCAATTGCTTTGATACCCTTACCCTTCTTAACTTTACCAGTTGCAGGATCAATGGTATCTCCTACTTCATCATTCTCATCAAATAACTTACAAATCTTCTTATAAATATCTGGCCATCTTTCTAATGGAGCTGCATCTTGTTTATTTCTTAACTGTACTTTGACCAAAGTAACAGTTGCTGGTAAATCAATTCGTTCTTTATCCGGCATTACATAATTCCAAATAAAGACTGCTTTATACTGACCAATTCGCATTGGATCTGCATATCCATCAGGAGTCTTTACTCGAATAGATCTCTTCAGATATCCAGTATTACCAGAACGAATTTCATTACCCATTTGTCTCTGGAAATCATTAATTGTCTTATACGTTCTTCTCAAAGATATCTTTTCATCGGGAGGATCAAGTAATTCACCCATCAATACTTTATCGTAGATAAACTTACTTGTATCTTCAGACGCTGTACTCTTAAAGAAGTTAACACCTTTCACATCGATCTTTGGTTCTTTAAAGACAACCTCTTCCTGTCGTTTCTGAAGCCCAACATAGGACTTCTTGGCAAACGTAACCATAACTCGAGAATAATAAAACTCATTCTTCATATTAATATGCTGTCTATCTTCTTCAGCAATATTTGCAGTTCCACAATAAAACCACAAACGCTCCATAATTGCTTTTGTACTGAAGTTCGACAATACGTTTAATACACGAAGTTTATACGCTTCTCGATCTGATTTCTTTCTGAAAAGTTTTCCTTGAAGAACATTTTCGATCAGATATTTATAAAGTGAACCATAATGAAGAAAGTTCCTTGTTTTCAGATAGGGTCGTTATTCCTATCCCGTTCATAATGAACCGCTTACGGATTTCCCGTAAGAGAAGACTATATCATTCAACCACGCATTGGTGTGGTATATATTCTGCGCTTTGAGCTCACTTAAGCCCTCACTTACTCACGCTACCCATTACCATGCTAATGGACGCTTTCAATTAGTCGTTGAACCTTCATCCGTTCTGGATGCTTGGCTGCGGGTTAACCAATCCTTATCTCTTTTACGATACATCTGGTCTTTCTCCAGATCCATAATCTACATTCCTGTGATTACTTCGTGTATAAGGCTCTAAGGTATAACTTATCATAAGTTACTTACGTTCCCGTCAATTCACAGAATTTAGAGATTCCCACTTCTTAAGAATCTGTCCTATAGTACCCCTAGTTTCCTAGTATTTAAAAGGGAGTGGACTATACAATCTCATATGAGTCGGTATTATAGTCTCTGAACGTCTACCACCGGCACTACCCGCTGAGGTATTTCGATGCGTCTGAGTGACTTGCACACTCGGTTACCCCTGACTTGATTGTTTTTATGGTTTCTGATCTTTTAAAGATATACCGCATTCACGCTTACCGTTTCCGGTTACGTTGTAGCCTATCAAGGTTATGGGGGCTTTCCCGCAATTTAACCGATTTTACATCGACTAGATTTCAAGTTAATCGATAACAATGGTACATTTTCTTTTCTGATATCGAGTTCTATCTTCATATCGGAAGATACCATGTTTATAAGCTACAAATTCCAAAACCCAATCTGTTAACTTATCAATCATCGGTTTAATCTCTTCCGGCATAATATTTGGATCGATAAACTCTACATCAGCACATGCTATATCAGAATATAAATAAGCAGGTTTCTTCAAAGATAAAAACTCTCTGATATTTGCTTTATAATATACTCTGATTCGCATCTCATCACTTAAACTATCATATACCTGACCAATCTCTTCTGGATTACACAATGATTCATGACCAAACTTCTTCGTATATCGATCTATGAACTGTTGTCGACTTGGACTAATCCCCACAACATCCCATACATCATATTTCCAATCCGGTTCTTCATGAATGATATTATATACCCAGTTATAGAATTCAGTCATATGGAAGAATAATACATTATCTTCCAATAGATTTTCAAAACATTGACAAGCTGTACTGATCTGTCCACGACCACAGGATGTAACACTCATTGCTGAATGAATGTTATATAAAAAAGAAGAAGACTGACCTTCTGCACCATATCCTGAGTTTGCGGCCTTTTTATCGTTTGCTTGCTGAAGATCCTTAACCGCTGCTAAGAATTCATCACCAGCCTGCATTGCTTTAAACTTTTCTTTCTTATGAATCTTACGAATATCAAGCATATCATCCTTGATAATTTCGACATTCACATTACGCTTTTGCGACTTTGGATAAAAATAAACACCCGACTCAGCAATCAATGGTTTAGAATTCCTAAACCAATCCACTAAACTTAATAGTGTTGCTGATGCCAAAGTGTTTTCATAATTATTAAAAATCTTTACCTCTGTATCCTTTACGCGTTTTGCATATATCTGTGCAACCATCTCTTCTATCTTACTCTTCTCTACCTCTGGATGAGTTGCACACATTGCCATTGTCATACGAGAGATCCATTCGTGCTTCATTATCTCTTTCATATCAAGGCCTCACCTCCATAATATATAGAAGTTAGTGAAAATGTGGAAAAAGAAACGGTTCTATATACAATTAAATATTCAAACATTAATATAAGCATTGTAGTCTGATAAACTGGACACTTATCAGACCGAGAGATGACTGAATAATGCTAAAAATGCTTGCGCAAGTATTTTTGTCTGTTCAAAAGAATAATCAACATAAGGAGGATTATTGAATTATGAGTAAGTTCCTGAATGACCTCCGTGCATTTGCCAATCGTGAGGATGATGTGTTCACCAATGAGTCCACTGAGATCGATGGTTTCGATTTCGAGAACGATGAGCAGTTCATGCAGGAGTGCTATGCTGCTTGCCTTCCTTCTATTATCCAGAATGAGCTCCTGGGTGAGTCCGCTGAGATGATGGATGAGGCTACCCGTGAGGCTTTTGTTCGTGTTGCTGATTACCTGGAAGGCCAGGGTTATCTGCCCATGAGCGAGTCCACTAGTGTCACGCTGAACCAGAAGACCAATGTTATCCATATGGGTAAGGCTGCTACGATCGCTCGTCTGAAGTCTATTATCACCCTGAAGATGGCTCGTAAGGCTGGTGATCGTAAGTTCACCAAGTATAAGATGGGCTGCAAGATCAAGAAGGATAACATGGCTGAGATGAAGAAGAAGTATGGTGATAAGGCTGAGCGCATTGCTAAGAAGCTGTATGCTCAGACTCAGAAGAACCATAAGGTTTCTGGTGCTGTTTCCGAGAAGAAGGAAGAGATCAAGGCTAATAAGAAGAAGTAATTAAATACTCCCGGGGTTATTCCTCGGGAGTTCTTCTTTTAGAAAAAAAAAGAAAATATCATTGGAAAGGATGGGAGAGTAGAGGCGGGGGAACCTCTACTCTCCCTATACACGAGAGGCAATCGATTGATTACTCCTCGGTATTCTTGTTATGATACTTCTTCTCGAGCTCAGCTTCCTTATCCTGCTCGATACTCTTCATGGTGACATTATCGTAGTGATTGATGACACGCTTGAAGATCTCGGTAGTGATCTCAACAGCATCATCGAGATCGACATTGGTCAGAGAACTGACAACAATGTCACCTACATGATGCATATACTCTTCAGGATCATCTGCAGTATCCAGACCAGCGATAATCTTATCACTGATCTCATCCATGATTGCATCGGCATCGATGTCTTCCTTCTCTTCGACAGGATTCATCATATCCTTGAAGCAACCCCATGCGGAGTTCTGCAGAGCATCCAGATCGAAGTCTTCGATCATCTCCATCAGCGCTTCAGACATAGCCTCAGCACGAGAGCTGAGAAGCGCGGTCAGATCATCCAGCTCATCCTCATGCTTCTTGCAGAAAGCAACGATGTAGGGCAGGATGTCAGCCAGGAACTTCTTGTAGAAAGACAGAACCTTCAGAATGAGCTTGGTATCCATCTCCACATTTACGGTGATATCATCCTTGCGGGCGATATACTCCATAGTGAAGTCCTTGTTGCCCATACCGCCAGAGGTTTCCAGCTTGTCCATAAAGGAGTCAAAGCTGGAGGACATGTTGAACATTTCAGCATATTCCTCATCGATCTGAGGCAGGACGGCATTCAGCACAGTCTTGGACAGGGCATTGAAAGAATCGCACAGGGACTTGATCTCGCTCTTGGTCATAGTAACAGAGTATTTCATAGTAATTCCTTTCCGGCTCATTGGCCTAACCCTTTCGGGCTCTTTTGTTTATTTATCCATCACAGGTAAATTTGATGGACTGATTATGTATTTTGATAGGTATTCTTTGTTCCTATCACAATTATAGTATATATCTCCACACCCTGTTAAAATCGGATTTTTAAATATGTATAAAATGATGCTTTTAAAGACAATATAATATAGTATTACAGTGGAGGTAATATGGTATGAGTATGAATGGTATTCTGCCGATTAAAGAAGGTGGAATTGCAACAGTATTTAATGTGCTGGAATATAATCAATTTAAGCATCATGGTGATCATAAAGATAATGAACTTTTTATCACATATAGAGATGAAACAGGAAAGAAAAATGTCCATCGGATTACAGAACCTCCGATGGAAATCTTTTTTGTAAAACCTGAATATAGAAAAACATTTTTAACACCAAGAGAATATTATCCGATTGATAATGTATATCCTGCGAAGGTTCCTGCTCGAATGGTATTACGTAGAATTTATGATGAAATGAAAGTAATACCAGATCCAGTTGGTCAGAAGTTAGTTCAGGTATATAATAATGGAGTTACAACTGGTAATTCTCGAGTAAAGAAAGAAATCTTCAAATGGCCGTATGCATTATTTGGCGATATGTCAGTTGAAGATTATTATTGGGTTCAATTGGGTGTTCATTATGATTTATCTCATGGTGGTGTAATTGATAAAGTATTTGCCGATATCGAGAATGATATCTATGGATTGAATTCATCTGAACAAGCAATGAATCTAGATCCGGTAAATGCTGTAACATTGATTTTTAATTTTGATCAAAAGAGTCAATGGTCGAAACTTGGCATTCAAGTATTCACTTTTTTATTAAAGGATTTTAAGAGATATCCTCAACAAGAAAAGTTTGTAAAGAACTTGGATGATTTTTATGCAGAATGTCATAAGTGTTTTGATGTTCAGACTGTTATTAAGAAAGGTAAGAAGAAAGATGTTCACACAAAAGCTGAATATCATATTGTAATGTGTGAAACAGAAGATGATCTTTTGAAGAATGTATTTAATACAATTAATAAATTTAAACCTGATTTGTGTGAATTCTGGAATATGCCGTACGATATGCCGAAGATGAAAGCTCGTATGGAGATTCTTGGAATGGATCCGGTAGAAATTATGTCTGATAAGGATTTCTTTCCAAGAGATTGTCAGTATGTAGACTTTCATATGGATAATCGTCCGATTGATATTGCAGAGCGTAATAGTTATATTCGTATGACTTCTACAACTCAGTATATCGATCAGATGCAGAATTATGCGGGTATTCGTAAAGGACGTAAAGCATATGGTTCAAATAAGTTAGATAATATTGCAAACATTGAACTTGGTATGGGTAAGTGGGATTTCCAAAAAGGCATCGATGTGACAAATGCTGCAATCTTGGATTATTGGAACTTTGTTCTGTATAATATTCGAGATGTTTGGTGTCAATATTTGATTGACTTTGTGACCAATGATACGATGTCTCTTGTATACGATATGAATCAGCATAATTGTCCGCTTCATCATCTGGTAAAGCAGACAAAGTATCAGAAACAAATTTATTATGCTGGATATCTGAGAAGAGGATTTGTTCCAGGTCATAATATCAATGTAAACTATACAGAGTTTGCAAATGAGGAAGAAGCTGAGAAAGTAGAAGAAGCTCGTAAACGGAAAGCTCTTCGAATGGCTTTGGATAAGTTAAATCTGGATGAAGACGATATTGATGTTTCTTTGTTAGAAGGTATTGAGTCAGTAGATGATTTGGTTACCAGTATTGGTGAAGATAGTATATCTAATTCCGATAATAATGATGATGAAACATCTGAAGCAGCTAAAACGGAAGCAGCAAATGCATATGATGAAAATCTAGCAATCTTTGAAGATAGTCCAAATCGTAAGTTACCATTACCTGGTGGTCTAGTTGGTAATCCAGATAATAACTTTGCAAATGGTGCAGAGTTAATTGATGGTATTCCGAGTAAGCATGTTTTTGATGAGGTAATGGATGAAGACTACGCATCTGAGTATCCTTGGGCAAAGTTTACAAGATCACTATCTCGTTCTACTCAGATTGGTAGGTTAATTATTCCTCATAAAGTCAGTAAATATCAGAATCTGTTACCACTTGGTCAGATTAAACGAAAGGAAGATACAAAGTATTATATCTCTGGTGCAGAATTTACTGGAGATTATCTTTCTCAGGATTATCTATCTCTTGGTGCAGCATGGTTTAATCTTCCATTGTCAGATGAATGTGGTGATATTGTTGACATGATGTTGGAAGGTAATTCTCTTGATGAAGCTTTGAAGAAAGTTGAAGAAAAAGACGGACAGGACTCGAAATGAGTCCTGTCTATCTTTAAAAAGGAGGAAAGCAAACAGCTATGAAGCTGAAACCATTTATAGAGTTGTTACGCAGAGCGACTAAGTCAAAGTATACAAAGTTTCTGATGAGAGATAGAATGATCATGGGTTGTTATTCTGTAGATGATGATTCTGATATTGGGTTGCATTATATTCTATATATACCAGAAGCAGAAGAGTATAATGATTCATTCTATGACATGACTTTGATCATAGAACCAAAAGAATTATTAGCCATGTATACTCGTGGTCATGCTGGGTTATTAGAAGCAAAAAAGAAAGTAAAAGCAAAACCAAAAGATGTAAAAGAAGAACTTCATATACGTGAAACATCAGATGGATTACGTTTGTGTATGATGTTTACTTGTTGTGATGAAGTGATAGGTACTGAGGTGATTAATCTTGAATATCCAGTGAGTAGTCAGTCTCCTGTGGTAGAAAATATTTGTACTACATATCAGAGAATGCTGGAATATATTAATGCTGGGGGTGTAGGAATAGCTTTTGACGCAAATCGATATAATTTATATCAGATTGCTGTAAAGTCTCCACAGATTTATTTCTTTAAGATTGACATTCGCGGAGAACGAATTAAGATACCTATTTATAAATCAATGCTTCAAAGTATGTCAGACCCAGATGAATTTTATCTATTGGTAGAGCAAACTTGTATTGATCATTTATGGGTATATGCTATCCAGCTAACTAATAAAGGACTAACTGAGCAATACATTGGGTATATTCAGAATTTCTAAATGGAGTAAAGTTTATGGATAATAATGAATTTAAATTTATTGCTATAGTAGCATTCTTTATTACTGGATTTCTGTTATGTATCTATCGGATCTCTAATATTATTTAAGAAAGGAGATACATATGCCACAGTTATCATTTGATGCTCGATGTAAAAATTTTGAGCCTATTTGTGAGTCAAAGTCTCCAGATATTCGAGAAGCTATCACAAACTACTGTAAAGAAAATGATATTACAATATCAGCATTCGCTAAACTTACTTATGTAAATCTTGTTCGACTTCAATCTTTTATGAAAGGATTGATCAATATTGATAAGTTTGAGTTTGGTGAATTGATGAGAATCTTAATAATCTGCGAGAGAAATAGAGGTTTATTTTTAGATTTATATCATGCTGGAAGTACTGGTATATTATAAAAAGAAAAGGAAGACGGGAGAGGCAATATGCCTCTCCCATCTTCTTCCACTTTAAAAGGAGTAATACGTATGGAAAACAACATCCATTCCGTCATCACTGAACGCAAACTTCCGTTCCCCAGCAAAAGTATGCATCTATATACATGTTACCAACTGTAGAGATTACTCCAATCATCTCCACCACCAACATTAACACCCATCTGGCCATATGCAGGATCTACAAAGGTATTAAGTAAATTTTCATTCATATCAGTGGAACGCATGGAGTAATAGTTCTTCATAATAAGACGTTGCGTAGAATCGGGTATACTCTCAATAGCTGATAAAGTTGGATCTTCATCCAGATCAATACCTTCTATTTGATCTAGTGCTCGATAATATTCAGCACGTTCACGTTCTGCAAGAGAAGAACTTGTTTCACAAGGTTGTTCAGTACTCAAGAAGTCAACGAGTCGATCTTCTTCATTTTCTTCTCTATGATCAATAATGATTCGTTTAGCATTTCTCCAGGAATCACGAGTATCATATTTCTCAACATCATCATCTTCACCTTCAGTGATTGTCCAATAGATACCCTTATTCTTTAAACCAGTACCATAACGTACCACCCACAGAATACCAAGATATGCCATTGTACAGTCATCGTGTGTAGAAGCAGAGTGATCAATACGACCATTCCGGAGTTCCATATACCGAATCTCTTCATAGAGTTCAGGGAATGCTACATGAGATGGAGAATTATGAACAATATTCTCCAACATTTCCATCATCTGTGCACGAGAAGTAGGATTGGTATTATGACCATATTCCAATACTTCTTTATGCTTCTTCTTGGTAGCAGCATTGACACCCATGTCAATCTCTTTCTTCTTACGTTCCTTATACAGAACTCGTCCAACGGCTGTATCTCGTAGATGATCAATTAATGGTTTACCAACCGAGTTATTTTCGATCGTTAAGACACAGTTAGGATATACCTTCGTAACCAATGTAATTAATAGTTTCTTTAATTGGTCAGAAGGGATCATATTGGATTTAAAGAAAGCAATGGGCATTAATGTTTCAGGATGTACCACAACCACTGCAGTACTATCTCGACCAAGACCACCAGAAACGTCGACACCGATTAACACTGGCTTACGACCATGATATTCTTGATAGATATTCAGATTGAAGTATTTATTGATCTTGACTACTTCTGCAGTACCACGACGCTGCATAGACAGATCACCAATAACTTCAATATCATCTGGGTCAAATGGAGAGTTACCATTAGAGTTAATCCACTCAAGCAGATACTCACGACGTGCACGAATCGGATTATTCATCTTCTTAGCACGATCTAAATACCAATCATCAGTTTCACCGAGCTGTAGGTGCGAGAACTGAATAAATACGAAACCAGTTTTATCCGGTGTATTATAAATAATATCATAGAGTTTCTTTCTCTTCCAAGTATACATCTCTTCCTGGAAAGGAATAGAATCTTCCATCATCTTATATGCAAATGCTCCATGTGGTGTAGCTAAATCGCCAGGAGTGGTGGTAATACTAATTGCATATGGTGTCTGGTTCTTTTCAGAAATTTCTCGAGCTTTTTCGTATGCAGGCGTAGATGCACCATACATCGCTTCATTAAAGAATATGAAGGCCAACTCGTCCCACCAAATCTTAGATGCAGTTTTACCACGGGCCATAGAGTCTGCTTTGGCTTCGTTACCGGCAGATGCCATAGCTTCAATCGTTGCATTAATGGTGTTTCGAATTGTCTTTTCATTATTCTTCACTCGGCGTTTTTCAGAAGGATCAAGTTGATCGATATTAGAGTGCTGCATGTACATAGGCAGCATCTTAATAGCATCAGAAATACGTCTGACGTTCATATTAGCATCAGATTGGTTTTTATTAAAGTGTAAGATATTAGAACCACGTACAAACTGATGTGTCCATACACAGTCAGCAATAGCAGCCCAAGTTTTACCAGTCTGTCGAGGCATAATTAAATAGGCAGAAATATTTAAACTCATTGCCCATAGGTATGCCAGGTTACCACGGTTCAATAAGAAAGGAGAACCACCACCAACTTCAGTGGAGGCACCAGATTCAGAGACTCTGAATATTTCTCGATAGAAGTACCATCTGTTTTCTGCACATTCCCGGAATATCATGAAGCGTTCTTCGTCTGTGATATCCGGATCATAGGGATCTACTCCCTGCAGCTTTTTATTATTTAATCCAAGGAAAAAGAAATTATCAATACCTTCCTGATAAAGCACTGCAGCGATCTTAATAAACGATTTATTTTTCGTTTTAAGGTCGACATAGTACTCAGTCAAGTATTGATTGTTTGACTGTTTAACCATGCCCATATGGAGTCTCACCCCTATCATAGGTTATTACTTAATTATAGTTATGTTTCAGATAAATAAAAAGAAGCTTCCCTCTCCAATTAAGGAGAGGGTTGTATAAATTACATTATAGACAATAATTCCATTGATTTATTTATGGATTTTGTACAATTATACTTTTTGTTTTTCTTATCTATATATGGAAATGGGTTACTACGTTTAATTCTTTTCTTTAATATAATAAATCCGTCTTTATCTCTATTTTGTTTAGGTCTCAATTGAATAAATCCATTCTTATCTCGTTGTGTTGAATCATATGAACTTAATTTCATAGATTCTTCTTTATTGATCTTTTTCAATGCTTTCTGATGAGCATTCTCTCCATTATGCGATGTTGCATATTGGCTATAAGCATACCATGATTGATGTGATTCAAATGCTTTAATCATTTCTAATTTTCCGAATTTTACTAGCTGTAGTATCTTATTGGTTTTCTTTAGCATTCGATTGATATTCTTTTTCAATAACGATATATCTACATCATGGGTTATATTATTATAAGTAAAATGAAATCCTAAATAAACTAATCCTTGTGAAAATGGATGAATATTTGATTTTGGGTTTAGCTTTAAGTTCAAATTATCTTCAATAAATTTTCTAATCTCTTTTATACAATATTGTAAATAATTCTTATCCTTATGTATAATATAAAAATTATCCATATATCTCCCATAATATTTTATATGTAATTTTTCTTTTATAAAATGATCAAGTGAGTTTAAATAATAAACAGCTAGCCATTGAGATGTTTGAAACCCTATACAGATTCCCTTATCTGATCCATCATATTCACCAATAGCATATACTTGTTTTCTAATGAGTTCTATGCACTGATCATCAATTGGAAGTTTCTTTATTTGATTCATACAGATCTCTCTGTCTATCTCATAGAAATAATGATGTATATCACCTGAAAATATCCAACCATCATTATTCCAATTACATTCTGTTGCTGCGTAAGATCTCATAAAATGTGATAATCTATCTAATGCTAATTTAGACCCTTTACCAGGTTGACTAGCGTAATTATCATATATTAATTTTGGGCTTATAATAGGCTCTAATATTTTAGTGCAAGCAACTCGATGTATAATTTTATCTTCAAACTGATTTGCAGTAATATTTCTTTTCTTAGGTTCATAAATTATAAAAGAATATAGTTTCTTAATTTTATAAGTATTCTCCATAAGTTGTTTACAGATATCATATGATTTAGAAAATATATCAGTATGAAATTCTGCAGTAGTATGCTGACCTTTCTTTCCATTCTCTACATAATATGCACTACTTAATATATTAGAAAACCTCATAGCATCACTGAAGTCTATAAATTTTTTATCTTTATTCTTTTTCTTTTTATTCTTACTCATTAGGTTTTATAACTCCTTAAAACTGTTTTTGAAAAAGAATTGCCCACCCTGGTCCACAGGGTGAGTGTCTCTAATCAGATAAATTACTCTAAGTTTTAATTAAATAAAACTACGATACATCTATCTGTGCCGGGTACATTCTCCGAATATGAAATTCGGATAGGATGTAGTCTCCTTAGTTCTTTCGGACGCATTTCATCTTAACCAGCAATGGGTTTCAATTACTTTTTCTGCCTACTTAAATGAACCAATCGGGCGAAACCCATTGCTATTGCTAGGGTTGTTGTTGTTGATCGTTCCATCACTGTTCACATTGTAAACATTGCTGCTACTGTTAGGAGACGAAACTAACAGACTACATCCTTTATTACAATGTTTACAACTTCTTTATTAATGTATAAAACCCTTCAGAATCTCTATAGTAATCACCTAAGGAAACAATTTCATTAAGTTTAGTTATTTTATATTGAAGCATATCATGTTTACGCTTCTTATAGTATTCTTTCTTAGTTGGATAACTATTAAATTTAGATTTTATATTGCTATAGTATGCTTGTAAACTTTTAGTTAATTCGCTATATAATCTAGCATATTCTTCAGGATTTTTAAGTGTAATAATACTATTCGTAACAATCATCAATGCTCCTAAATGTCTAGCCATATCTATAGAATATTCTATCTTCTTAAGTTTCTTTTTTAATTCTTTAAGATAATTAGGATGCATATTTGCTGCTTCAATTATACTTGTTTCTAACTCAAGTGCAGTATTATGAAGTTTCTGAACTAAATCATATCTATATCTTTTTGGAAATACATTATCATTATTTGTAATTAAAAAGATATACTTTGTTAATGCTTCTGCTTTAAATACAACTGCAATTGGATTTTTCTTTCTTTTCATTTGTATACTAGATCTTCCCATAAAAATTACTCCTTTTAAAAATATTTAAATAATATATGATAGACGATATACAGGATTTTTAATATCCTATATAAACGTCTATCATATATTCAAAAATAAATTATAGCTTCAATTAACGATTATTACGCTATCTGGCGGGCAATGACTTACGCATTTGCCTTGATAGCTTCATTTACGTTAATTGAAGAGTTATACACACATGCGGGCGAAACCCACCGCTAGAGCTAGGGCGGTTGTAGTCGATCGTACCATCACTGATCACACCGTAAACATAGCTGCTACCGTAAGGAGACGATGTCCACCAATACTTAGCTGAACCATTTAAATTACAAATTCTGTTAGTATTACTATTGTAATAACTAAATCCTCCATTAACCTGTTCATATGAAGGAATAAATACTTTATTAGTAACATTATTAACTGTAACATCATTACAGTATTCCAATGCAGTAGCAGACAAATTAGAACTTTGCCAACTCACACATTTATTAGCTAAAGTGGAACCCTTATATGTATTATTACTACCAAAAGAAGTAGTTTCTGTCATTTCAGCTAATCCTAAATACCAATGTGTACCTTCCTGATGAACAACTCTCCATTCTTTATTGTCAAAGGTGACTATATTACCGACCGCAACAGTTCCACTAATAGGAATAAATACAAGTTCGACAAAATAGTCATTGGTATCTTCCGTTACTGTAACTTGTTTACTATCAGTTTTTCCGTTAAATGTACCAGATATGGTCCAAGTACCAGTATAATCGCTTCCAGGTAATTCAATTTTTGCTTTTCCTAAGGAACTGACATACGAACTATATACAGTAATACTACCTTTTGTTGCACTAAAAGTTGTATTATATGCAACACTTGGAACAGTAACCCATATACTTTTACCAGATCCAGTAGATACTACAATTGAATCAATATTAGATGCCATTGTTTCAAATGATGCATCAGATGCTGTAGGAACACCTTTACCGGTAATAGAGGTAGCTATCATTCTCTTACCATAAAGAATTAATTCATTAGCATTCATATCGTAATCAGTCAGCTCCTCTTTTGTTACAAATTTTTCCATTTGTGTATTTACATTTTGAAAACTAATATCTACTGCATCTAATTTAGTTTTTACAGTTGTTTCATCAGTTTCTGATAATGATACATTATCAGCATCTGTTTTTAAATGAATTTCATCATAAGTGCCACTATCATTTTTACGATTAAGTTTCTGTTTTAAAATAGCCATAATATTGTTTTAAACTCCTTTCTTATTATAAAAAGATGAATGTTAAAATAGGCCCAACTTCAGAAATCCGGGTCTAGGTCAAATAAAGAAAAAAAAAGAAAATATAGGGAGGAGCCGAAGCCCCTCCCTATTATTTATTTAATTTTCTTTTGTTTCAACCATTGTATTAATTCTGTTTACAGGAAATCCTGCAGCACCAGGATGACCGCCACCACCATTCAATACAGCAACATCATAACAGTTGATATTGTTTGTATTATTGGGATTAACAGTCAGTTGGCAGATCATTTTCCCTTCATCATTTGGTTGGAAGATCATACTCATATCAATATGCCTTCCCTGTGCATCCATATTCTTCATTGCCAACTTAGCAAAAGTATGAACATTTACTTCCTCAGGAAGCTTATTACGATGAACCTGATAAAGGATATGATAATTCTTATCCTCAGGGAAATCTACCAGCATAGTAGCGGGTTCACCCGCAGTATCATATCCCATAAAGATATAATTCTTATGCGGTTTAGTTTCATCAATAAGTTCTTCGCAGTAAGAGTGCAGAAAACCGGTATACTCGACATTCATACTATAGATCATCTGTACGACATTATTGACAAAAGAATATACAATATTGGGCTGCTCAACAAACTGTCTAATTTCTTTTTCTACACTATTATCTATCAAATTCTTAGATCCACAGATCGGACATCTGATATATTCTGTATCTGTAGCATAATCATATATTCTCTGGGGAATGATTTGTCCACAGTTAATACATGTATGTGTATTATGATCCTCCATCTGTGAATCAGTATAATATATCTGAAGGATAATAGCTTCGAAAACATTCTCAATAAAATATCGATACGCAACACCAGGATCTAGCTTTTTGACATGTCGATACAGTTCAGCGTTCAGAATAATCTGAGGACTTACATGTTGAATAATAGCCTTAATATAATCGATTTTGGGACTATTCGCCAATTCATCCAGATCAATAAGGAAATTGCCCTGTCGTCCAAGATCATATTCATTTACGTAGTAGAAATAATCTTTTACGATAGAACTATCCGACAGCCTGTCACATATATTTTTGTCTGTCCAATCGATCTTATTGGCCAGAATGAACCACAACATGCTAGCACAATAGCTGTTACAGATGAACATATCGACAGAAACATGCGAATTATATTTATTGGTAAATTCCTGATGGGCTGTAGTCGCAGTAACAGCGATATCATTCTTAGGTTTGAACTCAAAGCTACCACAGCTCAGCTTATATGGATCATCACCAAGGCTAAATCTATTATAATAATCTACAGAAGATTCAGCAGGTGCAAATGGAGAGGTATCAATCTTCGTATACTTAGACTGATGATGATCAATGACGATAAAATGAATATTCTTTGGATTAAATTCACAGTACTCATCTGAGCATAGAAGAGAGTTTTCTGCGATATCATTCAATTTCTCGATTTCGATAGAACCAAAATCAGTAATCAGAATCCAGAGATCTTCGATTTTAGTTTTATACATTTTTTGCATGCGTACCCATTTCTGGATAGTACTGTTAATGACATCATACAGCTCAGGAACCATCTTGGATGTATACACAGTATCAACATACTGTGTTCTGATGATACGTTCAGGACCAAGGTGATCTACCAAAGCGCAGGATACTCCATCCAGATCAGTATGTGTAATATGGATGAAGTTTCGATAATACTCTTTTTCAACACCTTTCTTCATGTCTCGCAGGGAATTTACAAAGCGAATAGAATTGACAATAGACATAATATTATTCTCCTTTTAAAGTATTTTTATGGAAAAGAAAGTAGACAGGAGATTTAATTTCTCCTGTCTACTATTATAATATATACTTCAAATATTGTTCAAAAATGGAACTCAGTTTAATCCCTTGGTAATATCATCGAGTACCAGATCACCCTCATCGGGACCCTGTACATCATCGGCATCATCTACCAAAGGAATGTTGCCCATCTCATTGGTATCCATCTGAGCAGGGAATCCACGAGATGCCCAGACATCCAGGAAATGCAGCTCATCGATATAAGATGTCAGAACCACTTCATCCTGATAATAGGGATAGCAAGCACGACGAGTACCAGTATGGCCCATGCTAGCACCATAGAAGATAAACTCCTTCAGGATATTCTCACAGCAAGGCAGATACAGAGTACTGGTAGTATCATACTTACCGCTCTTGATAGCAAGCTCCTGAGGAACCAGCATCTCATACTGAGAAACGGTACCAAGAGTCTGATGGCGCATCTGAACCTTCAGATCCAAACTACGACGCAGACAGGCACTAGCCTCTTCGATAAACTTCAAACCAGCCAAAGGTTTCTCACTCTTAATCAGAAACTTATCAGGCGTTTCCGGAATAAGAATAAGTTTAAACTCCATAAATTCACCCCATTCCTATAGGAAAGTATTGGAAAGAAATAATCATTACCCTTATATGTATGTCCAATGTTAAATCAGTCATACTTACTAGATGGTCCTTGTGCAGCTAAGAAGTTGCGCATTAATTTATCTATAATACGACCTTCTGAAGTATTACAAGCAATTGCCATCTGTGTAATATGATAAGCAGTTTGCGATGTTACATGATAATTCTTTCTGATGATCCTAGGTTTATGTGGATCGAAAGTAGTATCTGAACCCTGCTTATTGGTAGGTTTATGATTATGGGGTTTCGTTTTCATATCAACAAATCTCCTTGTCCGATATGATACTCGAAGATGAATTAATTATTACTCTTCAGAATCGTTAATAGGCTCATCTTCGAAAGTAGTAGCACTAGACTGGGCAGCCTTTTCAGCAGCCTCAGCTGCAGCAGCTCTACGAGCAGCACGACGTTCAGCCTTAGTCATCCCAGCATAGGGATTGGGAGTAGACTCAGTTTTAACTTCAACGGTTTCTGTATCAACGACAGGAGTCTCAGTCTCTGGAATTTCATCCACGGGATCAGCAATAGGAGCAACCTCCTCTTCCTTGATCTCAGTATTTGTATTATCTTCAGTAGTCTCCACCACCGAGTTTTCAGGCTCTTCAACAACCGGGGAACTCGGAACCACAACAGGATCAGTTACTACAGGAGTAACAGGAATGGGCTCTTTCATAACAATCGTCTTTCCTTCGTCAGCAGGATCCATACCAGCAATCTCTTCATAAGAGAGACGATAGTTCTCAAGAGTCAAACGAACAGGATCACTAAAGACCTTGGGTTTGTCAGTCGGAATAACCTCATATACAGTAACCTTCTCACGACCGGTCTGCTGCAGCAGACCTCCAATTACATCAATTGGAGTACGAGTAGGCTGAGTCAGAGGACCATGTTCCGGACCGAAACAACTATGCATAGCATACAGGGGAGCATATTCCGGAATCAGAATATATTTGGTCATGTTGTTTTCACCTCATACATATTAGAGTTTATAAACCATATCCTGGATCTCATTACAAGACCCAGGATATTAATGGTTATTCAAGTTTCTTGTATTAGAAAATTACTTATCTTCCTTCTTATCAGGCATATTATCAACTTTCTCCTTGAGTTTTTCGATTTCCTTAGTCATCTTATCATAACCAGCTAAGATTTGTGCACGAGAATAGCCAGCACCACGAGCAATACCAAACATCAACTCAAGGAAAGCATTCTTCTTACGTTCAGGATGTTTATTAGAATACTGAGCACCCTTATCCACCTGATTTCTAAGAGTGAGCCAGTTGGAAATGAAACCAACCCGGTATGCAATAATACCGAAATAAGGAATAATGGACATGACCATACTGATTACAATATGCTCAAGGAATCCATCATCTTCAATTTCTTCAGCTTCTTTGCGACCCTTTTTAATAAGTTCTAATGCTTTATCCAAATGCTTTTTAGCATTTTTCTTATCGCCATCTTTAATAGCAGAAGAAGCAGCCTTAGCCTCATCACGAACATCTTTTGCAGTACCCATCAGTGCATGTTTAATGGACTGAAATGCACCCTTATTGACTTCATTCATAACATCAGCACACTCGAGCATAGCAGTGCCACCAAACATACGTACAGCTTCAACATCACAGCCCTCAGAAATAGCTCTCAGATCAACAAGTTCCATATTATTTTACCCCATTTCTTTACATATTTTCAAGATCTTCCATCATTTCGCAAGACAGATCCAGACCCTCATCACTCATAAAGCGAGGCTGATCCTTCACACCATCACGAATATCCTTATTCGGATGACCAATCTTCTCATCATCATACCAAGGACCCTTACAAGCCTCAGTAATCACAACATTAATCTCATTCTCCTCGGAATCATCATCCAGCATCTCATCGATCGTCTCATCATCGATACCATCGCCGATGATCTTATCAAGAGCACTGTCGACTTTATTCATGACCTCAGGAGGAATGGAATCCACATCGATCTCGGCATCCAGATCATCTTCATCTTCCGGATCCAGATACTCTTCCTCAGCATTCAGCACGGATTCCAGGATCAATTCATTCTCCTGCTCTTCACGCTTAGCCTTGTTAAAAGCTTCATTCAAGCCTTGCAGCATTATGTCATACCACCTTTCTATAGTGTCGTATTATATGTTTGTTCTCATGTTTATTTCTGAAGCCCCTGAATATACTTCTTATATGCACCTAAAATAATAGGAATCAAGAAATAGTTTTCACAAGTCTTCTTATCTTCAACGACCAGGTTTTCCCAGTCGATATCTTCTTTATTCCACCAAGCAATGATTGCATTTCTTAAATGGGGGTTATAATCACTTTTAACCTCTTCACCGTTGATATATTCACATCCAGTGCATTGGCAGTTCATCTTTTCGTCAAACCATTCGGTTTCATACTTGTCATTATTCACAATCCGCTGCATGAATTCATCATCCCATTCAGGGCACGTCGTACACATCAGATTGCAATCACAAGTAGTACCATAGTTTTCAAAGTAGATTAAATGCTTACCTTTCCATTTACCAATTCGAGGATCCATACTATAAGATTGTGGATATTTAAACTCATCAATCTTATTCTTATGATCCTGCGAGTATAACCGATACAGAATTGATCTGCGATAGGTATAATCATCGATATAAATATCGGGACAACTCATATAGATTGGTTGGATATTCATCTTATAGTTATTGATTGCATAGAAGATCAAGCTATCATAAATAACAATACCTTCATCAAACATCATTTTCCATAAGGTAATATCCAGGAAAGCATATGTAGCATCAGTTTCTTTATCATATATTCCGTCATAGATAAATGCAGAACGAGTACGATCATAGAAAAGCATACGATACATATCTGCCAGGTTCACATAGTTCTTGACATGATCTTGAATTTGGAAATAAGATTCTTTCTTGATCACTAAGTTCTTATCAGCACCCAGAGCAGACACTGTCATCATATAATTATCTTTTACTTGTTTCTTAAGTAAAGCAATTTGATTAACATCTCGACTAAATAATCTGAAAGAAACTTCTACAAAGGGATTACTCCGTGCAGTCGTCATGGTTACCCCATCTACAATATATAAAGCAGGAACTTGTGACCCATTAATGGTAAACATATCTCCTTCTTTAGGTACAATTGTATTTGGGAAAATAATACCCTGACTCTGCAGGTTTTCCTCATGACCAAGCTCTTCATCAAACTCAGACTGTGTTACCAGATTATCGATACCCGACATAGGAAGGTTTTCAATCTCATTATATACAAGATTAGAAGTCGGTCCAATATAATCTTCAATATTACGGAATCCACCAATGGTAGTGGATAGATCTGCATCTACCGAGAAGTAGTCTACAAAAAGTTGTGGTGTCTGTAATACGGTTGCAGCATTGGATAATTCATTGGCAATATAATTATCCGACTGCCGTTGAATGATATCCTGCTGACTGATAATTTTCATAGACTATTTCACCTCCTATTTTTACCGGATTTTCTCGGATATCTCTTTATATAGTAATGTTTTCTGTATCCTTTAGTATAAAAGATCCCTCTCCTGAGAAAGGAGAGGGAAGATTTATTTTATTAAGAGAATGTAATTTCATTAGTAGAATAATCAAAATAAAAAGTAATTGAATATACATTATCATTTATCATAGTAAATCCTAAATCTTTAGTATTACCCACACCAACATCAATTGTAGCTAGGTTTTCATAAAATAATAAATCATTTTTAAATACCATTTTAGATATATTTAATGTTAATTTATGATAATTGGTATTTGCTGATACATATACTTTACTATACCCAGAACCAGTAATATTATTTATTGAATACGATCTATCAGTTGATAGGTTTGTACCAGCTGTGTATATAGTATTACCGTTTATTACCGGTAATGTGGCAATACTATTTTTAAGCAATGCTCCATTAACAGAATTTAAATTTATAACTGGTAAGCTACTAATATTTCTTATATTATCAGCCATAGTTTGGAAAGTCGCCGAACTGGCAGTGCTAACACCCTTGTCAGTAATCGCACTAGCTATAAGCGACTTTCCATTACTGACAGATATTTTTACCTCATTTAATTGTGCAGTAGTAGCATAGCTACCTACTGGTTGATATACACCACTATGATTGTGGTTAGCAGCAGCGTATGAACCAGCAGGTTGGTATATTCCATTATGGTTATGATTGGCTGCTGCATAGTTTGATGGATTGATAGATCTAGATGTACCATCATTTCCTTTATATATTAAACTCGTCTGGCCAGTCACGAGCTGGCCGGAACTCAGAAATCACGGCCTAGGTCAAATAAAGGAAAAAAAAAAGAATACTCCCGAGGATCAACCCCCGGGAGTATCTTTTCTTATACCAATGTGACTGTATCCATCTTAATATCTTCAGCAGCATGACCAAAGTCTTCCGCTTTTGTATTATAATGAATATACACGTGAATTAAATTCATATGAGTTTCCAGATCTTTTACTAGTTTCTCATACTTGCTTACTTTAACTTCACTATCAGACCATATATGCAACTCGACATCCAATAATCCCCACTGTTTTACGATATGTTGGATTGTATTCTTATATTCAGAACCACAGTTGGCTAACCAGAGAATATTCTGTTTATCTTTCTGATCTTTATAGATCTTTCCACAATGCAGATATGCTCCTAATATACTGAATGCACCTTCTGCTACATTAATAATAGCCGGTTTTGGATTCAGTATATCTATTGTGGAAGGAATACCATAAATCTTTGTATCATTAGGATCAGGTTTACCGCTAGCTCGATATTGCGTATATCGTTTACCAGTCTTTTGATTTTTAGATACATCACGAAGAATTAGATAATCAGAATATAAACTGACAAATCCGATCGTATAACTATTCAGAGTATCACAATAGTTTTCATTGAATGCAAGTCGTTGAATATTATTGATTGATAGAAAGTCATATAAACTTAATTGGATCTTTAAATCTCGAAGTTGGTATGGTTCAAGATTTACTCCAAGGCGTTTATTGATATAAGCAAGTTTTCGACGGTTTACGTTGGTATCCAGATTAACTAGTTCATAGTCTCTTTTCTTTCTTGCTATAAACTTTTTATCTGATTTAAGATTGATCGTTTTATTGTAGTTTTCAAGTTCTAATAAAGTTTCAGCATCTCTACACCCAGCTGCTTCCAGATCTTTTGGTTTCAGGAATCCTTTAGCTCCACAAGACATTCTGAAACAGCAGAACTTAATAGGTTCTCCAATATCTGGATCAATCTTGATACTCATGGATCCACCACCGTCTTTGTATCCTCCACAGATCCAACATTCACAGGTGGCTTGTTGACCATCACTGGATTCTACAAATTTAGGTAATGATCGAAGAAACTCCTTCGTCAATTCCAGGCTCATGATTACTTACTCCTTTATTAAACTTCTTCTCTCGTTCCTCTGCTTCTCTTATCAGTTTATCAATCTGTTCCTGACCTTCTCTTTTGATACGATCAGTATATGTCTTGATATCTTCTTCAGTAATAGATCGAAGAAATTGTAAAGTTTCAGTATCACTATTTAGTTTTTCTCGTCTGTTCTTCTCTTGTTTAACTTTCAATCTCCAAAATCGATATTTAATACAATCCCAACAGCTGAAAGCTAATTCAATATCCTTATCAGTATATTTATAATACTTATCAGTAACCGGATCGTATTCTGCATCAGTCATATCACCTGTAGCATTCCTACATCTTATTCCACCGCTCGATATAACTGGAATTACTTCATATCTTTCTCTAATGTTTCTATATACCGAAGCAGAATATAATTTCCAGCTATCTGGATTAATTGCATATATCTTCTTAAAAGACTTCAACGGAATTTTAGTAATATTTCTACAACTATCTCTCCAGGAATTTATATTAATAATGATAATAGCAATCAGCGGAGATAGAAGCATTAATATTATAAAAAGTGTATTATCGTTTCCCATATTTAATTCATCTCCATATGATCAAATAGATTTTCGAGTCGGTAGCCAGATTTCGGATTATACATTGTAATCGTACCTCGTGTACTAGTTATATCTGATTTTTCAGAATAATTTGCATTAGTTGTGATAGTACAGTTAGTATCACCACAATAATCATTAGATAATGCTAGATAAAATGAGGCACTCAGAATTGCCAATTTCTTTGCTTTCTCAAGACTATAACTATCATCGCCACTATCGCAAATCTCCATTATCTTTCTCTGGATTTCTTGTACTTCAGCTTCATCTATAGGAGTTTTAAACCGATCAAATAATCCCATTAATTTCTTTCCTCCACCGTATAAATCTTACCATCGATACTAATAATATTATATTTTTCAGTAAATTCATTCATAGTTACAGAATCATCTACTGATACTTGATACTGAGTTTTATATGCAGTCGGTTTATCCTGTAAATAAAAACATAGAGTACTAGTAAGACCGACACTTATCATAGTAGCAACTAAGATAATAACTGGTGTTCTACACCACCAACAAGATTCTTCAACATCATCATATTTCTTAATAGAATGTATGATAATAACTAATGAAATAATACCGAGAATAAGCACAATAAGAGATATAGTACACTTAATATCCCAAATATGTCCTGTTTCTGCTACTATTTCCATAGAATTAAGAATTGTTACGCCCTTCATAAATAAAGCCTCCATAATGTTATTATAGTTTGGTTAGTATAATATTCCTTTTATACACTAATATAATATATATTTAGAATTTCACTACTCGAACAAACCTATAATATGACAAGGTGATTTAAAAGAAACACCACTAAGCTCACTACGAAGGGGTGTGTATAAAATATGAATGAAAAACTCTTGTCCACTCTTGTAAATGGGTTGGATGATTCACTGCCCCGCGCAGCGAAAGATAAGATTACACAGAGTATCACTTCAGTTTCTCGTACATTGAATGATGCTAAAATGAATAGTACCAAAACTACGCTTCTTGGTTATGGTACAAAGAATGATAAAGTAAAGGGGACAAAGCTCCCTGATATTTCTACTGATGCTCAAATTTATACAAATATTTCTGATATGATCAATGGATCCAATAATAATGATGTAGCCGGATTTGGTACATTAATGGATTCATTAGTCATGAAGAACAAGAAATACTACACGATTATCAAGGACTATGAAATCATGCCGATTTTGATTCCTCAGATTAATCGTGTACTGATGTTCTTGGTAAATGAATGTCTATCTCCCGATATTCAGAATGATGCTACTTTCTTGATCAAATATAAAGGATCTACTGCAGTAAATGCTATTCAGTCTGATATTGAACAGATTAAGAAAGAGATGAAGCTTGATAACACTCTTCGTGATGTTTATATGAATCGATATAAGCTTGGTCATGAATACATGCTTGTGATTGATTATAATGAAACATTTGATCATATGCTTCAAATGATCAAACAGAAGGGTCTGAATGAATCTACTCGTAATATGACAGATATGGATTTTCTTGATCAGTCCTATACTGATCTTTCCAGTTCTATTAATGAGTGTTCTGTTGATATGAAGATCCTATCTCTTCGTGAATCTCATGGAATGACTGCAGATGGTACTGTACTTCGTCAACAGTCCAGTGATGAAGGATTCATTGATGAGAATACAATTAAGCTTTCTTTTGATAATATGAATATTGTGGTAGAGAAATCTCCCATTGCTCATATGATGAAGGAGGCCCATGGTGAATTGTTATCTGAAGCTTATTCTGAGTTTAAGCTTGAGAATGTCATGAAGAGATCTACGAATGGAACTCTGAATGAAGCTGTGGTCGATACGTCTAAATTAACTATGATTGTTCAAAAGATGAAGCAGAAGCAGCTTCGTCGGTGTATGTTAGAAAGACTTGATCCTGCTAGAGTTTTCTGTTTGAAGATTGGTGGTCGTGTAATTGGTTACTTTGTTGTAAATGATATTACAATGGATACAGGTACGACAAATGTAATCAACTTTGCACAAGCATTAAAAGATCAGCTGCTGAAGTCTCGTGCTACGAATCTGCAGCAGTCTACGAAGACTGCAGAAGAGATTATCTCTAAAACTCTTGCAGAAAAGATCATTAATACCTTTGATCCAAATATTGGTATTAATCGTGTTGAAGATATTGATCTGATGCATGATTTTGTTCTCAATAATGAAATCTATAAAGGTAATAAGAGAATCACTTTCTATTATGCAGATGAGATCTTTGATCTTTCTAGAGCAGATGATTCTATTCTGACAAATGCCGTATTCTTTACTAAATTATATTCTACCCTACTGATGAATAATATCATGACCAAGGTTCTTCGTGGACGTGGCAGACAGATTCATACAGTTCATATGGGTGCATCTCCCAATGTTCAGCGTTATCTGCAGAATGCGATGGCTTCTCTCACAATGCCTGAAAATAACTTAGGTACATTACATGGGTCATTTGAACAAATTTTGAACCCGTTTAATGCTTCTTCGGATATTATAATTCCAACAGACGATGGAACAGAAAAATATATCGAAACAGATTATATTCCTGGACAGGATGTCGATATGAACGATGACTTCCTGCGAACTCTATTGAATGCAATTGTGTCTTCGTTTGGTTTAGACTCTGCTGTTATTGATGCTACAAATGGTAATCTCCAGTTTGCTCGTACATTATCTATGGAGTCTTTGCAAATCTGTAATGCTATTCGTAATGAACAGCAGGATCTTCATGATAACTGGGAAGCTATGTGTTTACGTATCCTGGAAATTTGTGGCTCTGACCAGACACGAGAAGCAATTGATCAGGGATTGATTGAAGTTCAGTTCTTTACTCCGAAATCTCTTGTTATGCAGAATACAATTGAAGACTTGAATAATGCAAAATCTTATGCAGAAAGTATTGCAGATATTATTCCTGAATTCAATGTAGATAATGCAGAGCAGAAGAGAACGAAGTTTATCTATTCTCGTATTAAATCTATGGTAAATCTGGATTGGTCTAAGATTGATGAGGATGTTAAGAACGCTGGTATTGATGCAATTGCTGATGATATTGAAGCTAAGATCCAGCAGACAATCCAGGAATACAAAGACAATACTGTCGAGCAGAAATATGGTGATATGAATGGTGATGGTATTGTTACGGATGATGAAGATGAACTAACTGATGAAGAGAAAGAGTTCCTTCCTGGGGAGGAAGATAACTCTGATATGGAAGACATTGAACTCTAAATAAATAGACACGAGGGTCTTTCATTAGATCCTCGTGCTTCTATTTTATAACTGAAAGGAGCATCTAAATGAATTCTCCGCATATTCCTATTCAAAGTTTTTATGCATATGAAACTACACGGCTCAGAGATGTATTAATACCTTCCAGTGCATTTATTTCAATGGTTAATTATATGGAAGACATTGATTTGGATATTGAATTTGCAGCAACTGATAAAGATGGTAATAAAGATAAAGTTTGGATGGCTCCCTACATGTTTGTAGATCCCGCTAAGAATCTGATTACTACTCAAGGAAATTCATTGGAGGATCAACTACAATTCAAACGTGCACAATATCAGATTGTATTAAATCGCATTGAAATGTGCAAATATAACGCAATTGCTGAAGCAACTATGAATTATATTGACTCCGATCCTGATAGTCGTGCTATCATACATCTATCTTCTGGTAGAGTAATACCGTTTAAAAATAGTTGTGTAGAGGATCTGACTATTATAAATCTAAAGAATAGATTACCCAATATTATTGAAGACTTAAAATCACAAAATAATGAAGATAGTGATGATGAAACAGAAAATTATGCACTTGCTACATTTAAACACAAGAAGCTCCAATTCAATATAACTGAAGATCAATATCGATTGATGTATTGTTTCAAATACATAAAAGAAGATCCATATAACCCCAAGGGATTAGGTTTGGTATCAAGTCATCATCAGCAAGCACCATATGAGTTGACTACAGGTATAGATATAGCTACGTATGTCTTAGATCGATTTAAGAAAGGCGCAAAAATTATTTGCGTTACTTAAAAAGAATATGGGAGGGCAAATCACCCTCCCATTCTTTATTACTCAGTCTTGGGCTCCTCAGTAGTAGGAGTCTCAGGAACTTCAGGAGTAGGCTCCACAACGGGCTCCTCTTCCTCACCAGGCTTAGTACCCTCAACAGGTTCACCAACATTTTCAATATCTTCGATCAACTTGCCATTGACATACAGGATAGGATAGTTGGTCTGCCAATTGAACTTAGTATCACCAGTAGGATTGGTGAAGATGCAAACCAGCTTGTCATCAGCCAGAGCAGTCTTCGTATTATCAACGTTTACAGTAACACCATTGAAGGAACTAGTCTGATTACCATAAGGTTGGATAACGATCAGATTAAGCCAATCGGGATCAGGATTATCATTGAGGTTATACTCATTACTCTTGAAGTTGATCGTAACATCCTTAGCGGCACCCTTAGTACCAATACGGATAGATCCAATATAGTTATTATTGACGTTAACAGTAGCGCCATCAACCACATTGTAGATATTCACTTCATTATGAGAGCAGCATCCCCAAACGAAATAGTTACGGGAGATAGAAGATCCATCAGCCAGCTTACCATTCATTTCGAAGAAGTTATACAGCTTTTCACCATTCAGACCAAAGAAACAACCTTCAACAGTCAGCTTCATATCATTGGCATTGATAACAACACCCATGGATTTCTTAGTAGGGGCCAAACCATAGAAACGACAATTCTTAATGGTAACGGACTTAGCAGCAGTGATCGTAATCAATGCATCCTTGGTAAAATCAACACCATTGAAGACAACGTCCTTCTCAGGGGCGTTGATGACTACGGGCTTAGTAAACACAGTACTCATAATTACACCTCCTGATAGAAGTTCTGGGCAACATTAGCATTCGCACCAGCAATCGTCACATTCTTTTCGACAGTAAGCTCTTCCTCAACTTCTGCAGCAGGGAGAACAATAGTCACAGGGGTATCACCCTCAGCAGTAGCTTCTGCCACCACGTCTGCGATCTTCTTCTCAGTAGGATCCACAGTGATCGTCTGAGAGCCATCCGGAGCTACAAAAGAGCCACCAATAGAAACAATCTTAGCAACCGGAATACGAGCTTCAAACTCTTCATCCTCTTCTGTATACTTCACAGAAATAGCATTAACATCCAGCATCTTGGAAGCATCAAACAGATTGGCAACGCCATCCGTAATATAACCATTACAAGGGACGTTATCATAGATACGACCATTGGGATTATAAACTTCACGGCGCTTCAGTTCAATACCAATCAGCTCAGCATTGGAAATGGTCTTATTCTCATAAGGTCCAGCAACCACAATAGATTCGAGAGTGGAACCCATTTCCAGATAGTACTCAGCACCATTGCCTAACAGAGTAGCAGCAACAGTGATCTTACTGGTAAAACTATCCATAACAAATAACCACCTTTCTTAATTAATATATGGTATGATCTACTTTCATTAATAGATCATAGATCATTATAATAATGTCAAAAAATTAATATAAAAGATGAAATGGGAGGGGAAACAACCCCTCCCATCTCTAATTATCAAATAATAACAATTGTCTTCATAGGTCTCTGAGAATCTAACTTACTCTCATCTATATCTGGTATACGAGGATCTTTATCCAATAGTACGACGGCTTGATCTACACCAGAATTTTTATTATGACAATTGTAAGACTGACCTTCACCAAATACATACATTTTAGATGTAGTTTCTTTTGGTGGTCTGCCAACTCGTTTACCATTCTTAGATAACGTAGGTTTCTTTGGTTCTGACCTACGTATTAATTCAGTTGGCATATCTGTTCTATCATAGATAGATAGAGGAGGCATATTAAATTTTTCTCTAAATTCTTTCTGCCTTTTATAGAGCATAGCTCTCTGTAGTGCTTCTTCTTCCTCTTTGGATAGCTCAGGTTTTTCTTCTCTTTCTTTCCTGTGACGTTCTCTGAGTTTACGTTCTTTTTCTGGATTATTTAATACATATTGATTATAGAAACCGATACCTTGTTCCAAACGTTCATTATCGAAAGTAATACCTTCAAAGTACTCTTTATCCAACATCAAATCTTCCAATCGTTCTGGATCCATTTCTCCAAATCGCTGATTTAGTTCATTGATTCTTCGATAGAAAGTTCTGTTAGACATACCATATGCTTCATGACAAAATCTAAAAAGATCAGCTGTTGAGAACTCTTTCTTTTTCCACATGATAAAGATCTCCCAGAAATCATATGGCATTGGAATTTTCGGACGACCAATAGATACGATACGTTTTCTGCGTGCGGCATCAATTCCTTCTCGTTGTCTAGAGATCGTATTTTCACGCTCATTCTGTGCAACAAAAGATAATACTTGAAGCATCATATCTGTAATAAATTTAGATATCAAATCTTCTGGATCACCAGTTGTATTCAACAATGGCATATCAATTACATAGATCCCACATCCAAGATCTTGTGTAATCATTCTCCATTGATCAATAATCTCTTGATAATTACGACCAAGTCTATCGATTGATTTGATTACGATAATATCCCCTTTGCGTAATATTCGTATTAATTTCTTATAGGCTGGTCGGTTAAATGATTTGCCTGATTGTTTGTCTATGAAGATCTTGGTAGAACGTACACCATATTCCTCCATAGCAATTTCTTGTCGATCTGTTTTCTGTTGTGTTGTAGAAACTCGACAATAGCCCCATACTTCACCCATGTCATTAATGAGATAGCCATCGTCACCCTTTTTAATAGCCATGTCTCTTCACTCCCTTTATTCATATTATTTGATAGACATACCCTTCTATTCTATCATAATTATAATATATGGATGAATTTTGTTTGCTCGGAGTTAACATAATAATACAATCGATTATGCCACTATTTTGAGAAATGGGTTGTTTTATTATACAACAAAACTGAATACAGTTCAAAAGTAAAGAAAAGTAGAAAGTTACAAAGATTGGTAATTGACAAATCGATGCGAAATTCTATATGAGTACAACTTAATATTTATTCTGGTAACTTTCAAGTGGCATAATCGTTTTATATAATAAGAAGGATCCCCGGGACAACCCGGGGATTCCTTCCTTTTTAGATAATAGCTATACTTGTCTGGACACAAGACTTGAAAATACATTACCATGAATTTTACTTACTGACACCATCCGATTTCGCATCAGTAAATACGCCGTGAAGCATTGCATTAGATGTATCAGATTCATACTTTCTGTACTTTTCAACAGCTTTCGTAATATTACCGTCTAAATGTTGATCACGTAAACCTTCAGCAAGAACCATAACAACACTAGCAAGCTCAGAAAGTTTTGTACTGGTAATCTCTCCAGCATTTGCCAAAGCATTGATTTTCTTCATCGTATCAAGATCAACTTGATGATACTGAGCCATATCTTTCTTCAGATCAGATATATCACCAATCAGATCATCGATCTTTTTGGTTTGATTATCAAGCTGTTCTTTACGTGCTTTTTCCTTATCATCGGCAGTTCTTTTATTGTCTTCTTCACGTTTGTCACGTTTACGAGTTGCTGATGTATACATCCAACCCATGACTAGTAATAAAAATGGGGTAGCTGCTGAAATGACTTTCATTATGTTTTCGAACACCTGTACTTCACCCCCTTCATGGTATAGTATTTATATAGATGTTTTATGGAAAAAAGAAAAGGGTGGGGAATATCCCCACCCATAATCTTTTAAATATCCCAAGGAATGATAAATCGTTCCATTGTAGAAGGCCAGGCGACTCTGTCCGGGCTTTCAATGTAATCATGATCAACAAGATAGTCTCGCTGATATTTATCATTCATGAGAGGGATAAAGATGACATGATCATCCTCTGCTACATACTTAGTAGAATTTTCTGTAACAGAGATGATTCGATATGTCAGGCAGGAATCTTCTGCACTGTTATTTGCTGGATCAGTTTTCTGTTCATTCTTAGCAATGTCCAGAATAGATACTGTCAAGAACTCAATCCCTTTTCTCGTAGTACTAGTACCAGTTAGCACTTCATATGCGATAACAAGACGAAGCTCCATCTGCATCTTTTCTTCCAGGATACTTTCTGCATACAGCAGTTTGCGAAGTTCATCCATAGTCATATAAATACCAGCAGATAAACCATCCATCATATAAGGATATCCATCCATAGGAAGATAATCCTTAGGTTTTGAATGGAATAGTGATCCAGTAGTATTCTCATAATAAGAGCCAACAGATACAGATACCTGTAATGCTTCTTTATGAAGAATACGTGCCTTCAGTTGTTCCATGATCCCATCATAGGCTTTTTCATCTTTTGACGTGTGAGCCATATTCAGATCAAGTGCGATATCGCCCAGATCAGTCATAGGACCAGGAGAAGCCACTGCGAAGAATGCAGTGGCTCTCATAGGTTTATTATTCGGCTGCTTCAGAACAACTTTCATTGTTGCCCTCCTGTTCTTTCTTGACTCGCTCTTCCAACTCAGCATTGGTAAAGAGACGAATATGCATCTTGGGCTCTTCAGCCAAAGCACCGATGATATTCTTCGGAACATCATAGATCATGGGATACATAACGATACCAGACTTACGATTGCTTAAATCAACATCCTTGATATATTCAGGGATATTGATGCACATCATTCCAAAGTTTTCATCAGGGTGTTCGCCGATACCAAAGATAATGACCAACAGATCATCAGACATACTCAGGGTATCATGTGTGAAGATTGTCAAGAAAGGTACGAATGTACCCTTGGAGCACAGTTCAAGAAGCTCCTTCTTAATTGCTTCGTTATTAAGTTCTTCAGGTTTAAACTCCGCAATATCGACACCATGACACTCACCGCAGTACTGATGAACTGTACCAGCAACCTGATTGGGAATGGTATCGATCAGTTCTCTGGTACCTTCTTTGGTATACAGATGGCCAATACGATGAACTGCCAGAGATTCCAGAACAGAGTAATTATACTCCAGCATCTCAGGAGTATTCTCTGCATTGCTGGTCTTAGATTGACTCTTCGCAGTAAATGCGCCATAGATCTTACTGATGATATCAGAATGATACAGAATCTGCATTGTATTGCATCTCCTCCTTTATATTAATTATAGGTTTGTTTTGATGTTTTTCAAAGAGTAAAATCACCCAAAGACTGATATTCGTCAGGAACATGCTCTGGCTCTGGCATATCATCATCAGTCAATACAGCATTCTTATCCAGAGTGGGAGCAGTATTGAGATACTCGATAAACTTCTCCTCTTCTTCAGTTACATCCAATACATAGGTATTAATAATATCCTTTATTTTCTGGATACTAAACCCGTATATCGACGCATTTGTAGAAGCACACAGAATAGTGCTGCACATCTTTTTGCTTACATTCGACAGAAGTATCGCTTTGGAAGATTTAATAAAGTCTTCTTCATCGATATAACTGTCAAAATAGTCAAAATCATCTTTTGCTATCTTTACAAATACGCCATCATATGTAAGATCAAAAGCAGAAGAATCCTTGTCATACATATTACTAAGCCAATCAATAAGCTTAACTGCATTTTTGATATCTTTCTTATCCAGATCATCCTTAGAAGGAATAGATTCTGTTAAAGGATATACATTGATAGTCATATCAATATAGTGATCATGAAATTCGTATTCTCCTTTAAAAGTATGCGTAGGATATTTTGCATTAAGATTACTAATAATCCCATATGCAAGCTTCATACCCTTTGCAATATTGAGTTCCCAAGGCAACTCATTGCTTTTAAATATGATTTTTGTGTATAGAGTAAGTTTATCATATCCATTAAACTTACTCGTACTATATCTGCGAAGCATTGTAATACGCGCATACTTATCGTAGTATTTATCACGGTTATATCCATGCTTCACAGTTTCGCCATATACCATGCTAATGGTATTATATACCTGACCGAATATTTTCGATTCAGTTGTTTCAATTGGTCTTGTAGCTTTACTACGCATTTTATATTCCTTTCATAATAAAGAAAGAAAAGGGACTGGAATTACTCCAGTCCCATCTCTTTTGCTTCTTCCATGAACCAATCTTGTGCAGTGAAAATATCCTTTTTCTTGTCAGGTTCTTTTACCATCTCATATTTATAATTAGGAAGAATCTTTCTCAGATTCGTATTATCCTTCATATAAATTTTCAGATGTTTCATCAACCTTTCACGGATTTCTTCATCTTCCACAAGAATTAAGAGTTCATGTCTTCTGTTCAAATTCCGGCCCATCAGATCAGCAGAACCAATATAGATTCTTGCATTCTTCCCAGTTCCGAATTGATAGACTCTAGAATGCTCCAAGAATCTGCCAACCAGACTGTAGATCTTGATATTCTTCATAGGCTCAATAACACAAGCACCACGAACAAGCATCGTGATCTTTACTCCAGCTTTAGCAGCATCTTGAATAGCTTCAGCAATCTCCACATCAGTGAAACCATTGCACTTGATGAAGATATAACCATCCTTTCCAGATTTAGCTCGTTTGATTTCTGTCTTGATTTCATCTTTGATCGTATCTTTCATATTATAAGGAGCATAAACCACCTTACGAGATTTAAATACTCCCTGATCAGAAGTCATTAAATCAAAGAATCGAGTCAGGTCAAAACACATATCCTGATCAGCAGTGAAATAACTATAATCAGTATACTGTTTGGCATTAGACTCACTATAGTTACCAGTACCTATCTGGGCATATGTTTTCAGACCCTTCTTCTCTTTCCGAGTAATCAGACATAGCTTAGCATGTGTCTTCATATCCGGAGAAGTAAAAGCGATCCGAACACCACCTTCTCTCAAGATTGTAGAGATCTCAATATTGTGGTGCTCATCAAAACGTGCTTTCAGTTCAATCAGAACTGTTACAGACTTTCCTTTATCAGCTGCCTTCAGTAAGGCCTGGACAATCTTACTATTATTAGCAACACGATATAGACTGATCTTGATTGATACCACATTGGGATCATCAGCAGCTTCTTCCAAGAATCTGACCATAGTTTGATCATATGATTCATATGGGTGGAAAGCCAACCGATCCTTCTGTTTAATATAATCAAAGATCGAAGACTTCGGGAAAGTCTTAACTGGTTTCATCTTTCGACACTTATCTTTTTCAGCAAAGATTTCACCAGGAAGAGACTTCAAACTAGAGAGACCAATCTCTTTACTGGCGAAAATGATTGTGTCAGACCGCAAGGGAAGTAGGTTACGGAGAAGTTTGATGTCAGATTTCTCTGTTGATCCAATTTCGAGAGTAGTTATCCAGGAACGCTCTCTTTCCTTCAAAGTCTTAACAATCTGCTGATAAGCATCAAGCTGCTCTCGATCAATCTGATCGAATACCTGAGCCGATCTGAGAATTGTAAATGGGAAAGAAGAAATAATCTTTCGATCCTTAAACATGAATTCCAGATTATCCTGAATCAAATCAAGAATTGAAACACAATACTTCTTTCCAGGAACGGCAATATACCGATCGATTCCTTTCGGAATTTCAATATATTGCAACTTCTCAGAGTCAGACTTAGATTTCCGAGTACGCACCAATAGATACGTACCTGGATGAAGATTGAGTGTCTTAGATTTATCAACGTTCATAGGCTGAAGTACAGGGAATACTTCAGACTTAAATGTCTGCTCTACCCACTTAGCAGAGTTCTTCTTCAGATCATCAACAGGAACTACCAACTGATAATTCTTGTTGAACTTATGCCATCGCTTAACCATCTTTTGATAGAAGGATGCGATAGCATCTTTGAACTCATCCAGAGTATCATCATCCAAACCGAATGTAAGTTCGATCGGATAACGGACCTGCATAAATTCAGTCAGGTTAGAAGCAACGATTCCGAAGAACATTGCTCTCTCACCCAAAGGGATAGATTTCCTGTCAGTCTCATCAAGACAACGCTGATTGAAACTGATCCAGGAAATATCTCTGTTTAGAATTTTGCCCAATTGGCATCACTCCTTTTCAGTACGAAGTTCAGGATGCGTAGCCCAGAACTGTTCATATCTCTCCTGAAGAGATTTCTGAGCTCGCTTGACCAGAGTATTCAACTCTTCAGCAGTCGCTGCGCGGAGAATCGACTCAAGCTGATAGTTCTCAGAGATCAGCTCATTGATCGATACATCCTTCTCTGCAACCTTCTTATGGAGAGCTTCGATCTGCTTCTTCAGATTTTCATTCTCCTCCAACTGGATCAGATACATCTGATAGGAATTAACCTCACTCATCTTTATTATCCTCCTTTTTGTATTCGTCTACATAGTAGATGTAATGCTTCAGTAAACCTTTACCTTCCAGGTAATCACGGATTGCGAGTCCAGATTCATCCAGAAGACAAAGAATCCCAATGCAGTCCTCCAGATCGACAACTGCTTCATCGATCAACATCTCATAGATCTCCGTTTTCTTATCTTGAGCTTTGATCTTAATGCGGAGATTGGCATTTTCGAGAGTAAGTCGCTCAATCTCTTTTTTCTGCTCATAAAGCTTGCGCTTAACAACATCTTCATGTTGTTTATACGTAAGCTCACCTTTACCACGACGACCCATATGGACACCTCCTTAGTATAGATCTTCAGAGAAGAGTTCAGTGCTTGCATGTTTATTTGCTAAAGTAGTAGCAGACAGCTGTCCACATTTCTTAGCAATAATATAAGCATCTTCTCTGGAATAGAACTTTCCTTCATGATCCAGAAATCCTTGTTCAACATCTCTCTTATCAATAAAGGTTCCAAACTTGCGAATAATATTGAGTTGAGCTAGACCATCGGCATGCCGGATGCAGCCAATAATAAGTTCAGTATTCAGTATATGATTATGCCACTTAACTGCAGCACATACTATCATAACTACTCCTTTCCATTCTGAGAAATCAAATTCGCAGCCTCAAAGAAAGGCTGCGTGATTTCATCAGCAATAACAAATTTTTTCTTAACCATCATAGAGATGATTTTCTCCCGACTCATATAGGGAACCATATCCCACATGATGATTGGTGTATTCTTTGTGATATTCCACACAAAGGTGCGTTTGATTTGTTCAGTCTTCGCAGATTGAAGTACAATTTTGATCAGCTTTTCAGCTTTATCAAAATGATCAGTCTGACCATCCGTGATCTTCTGAATATACATAGCACACATTTTGTAGAAGTCTCTTGGTCTGAGCACATTCCAAATATACCACTTAGAGATAAAGTACTTCTTATATTCAGGAAGATCCAAAATATCATTAAGAAGCTTTTCAAACTCCTCATACTTACAGGAGTTCATTACTTGAATGATTCTCCTGTTCATTTTGATGATACTCATACTGGAACCTCCATAGGCATCCTCTCACCCACATAAGTAAACGTATCTTCCGGATGTGCTTTCTGATACTCATGTAATTCTGTCTTGGGAACACTCATCGTTTTCCCAAACTCCGAGATCATATAAAATCTCAGATTCTTCCCATATACATACCATTTCATATTGGTACCTCCTTATAAAATATGATAGAAAGTTTTCATTTACTTTCTTCACTTATATAATATATACTTCAAATATAATTGCTTATCGGAACTAAAAGAGGAGACCTTTTCAGGCCTCCTCATATTTAGTGTTAATTAGATATTAGATTTTAACAAGTTTCTCCCAAGTAGCGGGATTTACTGTACCACGAGTAAAAACAGTACCAATTCTGAAGTCAGACTGGAATCTCTTCAGAGCTGCCATCATATTAGGACCAAATACACCATCCAATGTGCTAACATCATAGCCATTTGCGACAAGTAAACCCTGTGCAAGCATCGTCAATTTACCGCTGCATCCATAATGAAGAGTATCACAAGCAGCCTTTGTCTTCGGGCCCCAGATACCATCTACAGACAACTTAGCATTTACCTGACGATTTAATTCGGTCTGCAGTGCTTTAATAGTTCCCTTACGAGAAGCAGGGCCCCAGATACCATCAACAACAAGACCCGTCTTATATCCATTATTCAGCCAAGTCTGGAATTGTTTTAACAAACGAATCTTAGTAGGTTGACAAACTTCTTCGGTAGGATCTTCTTTTTCATCTGTAGTAGGAGTAGTAGGTGTCGTCGGCTGAGTAGGAGTTACAACAACAGGAGTAACCTTCTTCTTATGAGATTCCTGCAGAACCTTAATAGTAGCAGCACCAATAATACCATCAGCTTCCAACTTATTAGCAGTCTGGAACTGTTTCGTAGCATTCATAGAAGCAGGACCAAAAGCTCCATCAATACTGATATCATACTTCTGGATTAGCTTTAATTCAAACTGAGCCCAATATGCAGCAGTGCCAGTAGTACCATTCTTTACCAATGTAGGAACAGGGAAGGGATTATCCAAAGTCTCAATAGACTCATAAGGAAGAGCACCATAACCAGCAATGTAAGCGCTGGTAGTAGAATAGCTCTTATGGCGTACAGTACTATTGGTGGAGTTACCTTCAATCGTATATACAGTATTACCAACAACCTTCTCTACAAATCCTACATGATGGAAAGTTCCATTACGTTGACCATTCCAATTAAAGAAGATCAGATCTGCAGGCTTAGGAGTATATGCAGTAGGACTCTTTCCAAACTTTGTAGGAATCAAGAACTCACGGTTTACAGTAGTACAACCAGCAAAGTTCGGGCAAACCCAAGTAGGAACATTGTTTGTACGCAGATGATAGGTAACAAAAATTGCACAATATGGAGTACTTGACAAAGAGAAGTTCGTTCCACAAAGATTATTGTAATAACGAATAAACTCGTCATCACCAGTACCAGTACCACCAACAAGTCCAACACACTTCATTGCAGCAGCGACAATTGTATCACGAATAGCAGCATAAGCCATATAAATGGCCTCCTTTCTATTTAATATACATATTAAAATATGGGAGGAATAGCAGTCACCAGAATGTCATCTATATCACTTTTACAAGGAGGTAAAATGGCAAGACAAGCTTTCAAACGGTTCAGAGGAAAAGGAACAGAAAGGATGACAATAACCTATAATATTCACTCATACTTATAGGGTTTCTGATGACTGCTATATAGTAATGTCAAGCCGAAATAGCACAACAATAGTATAATGACAACTAACGGAAGGAGGGACTTCTGATCATGGGAATGAATCCAAGTACCTATAAACAAGTAGTAGAAAATATGGAAAAAGTTGCTCAGCTGGTTGATGAATTGAAAACATTAACTGGTAAAGTTGATACTGATGAAGAGTCTATTAAAAGTCTTTCTGATAAGATCGATGCAATGTCCAAAGAACTTGGCGATCTGACTGATCTTCCGATGACTGTGAAAGAGATGTATGATGTCATTAAGGAAGTTGAAGATAAAGTTCTGAATCCTGATCCTACTACGAACACTGGTGATATTGTCAGCACGGATGATGGAGTGAAGGTAGTTGGTGTTCATACGAATACCACTAATAAAGATTCTGACACTGCTCCTAATAGCTATAAGCAAGGCTTGACCCTTGAGTTGAAGAAAGCTGAAGTGATTGGACTGAAAGGACAGGATGGTATCACGAAGGATTATATCTTTGTGATTACGCTCAATCAAGATACTGCAATTGCCGGTGAAACCGCAGTTGCCAGTGGTAAGTATTCCATCCAGCAGATTGCTTACGGAGATACTGCTGGTATTGAATATTCTCGTGTGAGCACCAGTGATACAAAGTGGGGCGATTGGTCTAAGATGTCAGGTGAAGGCGGCAATCAGTTTGTACAATCTGATACTGAACCTACTGACCAAAAGGCTGGGGATTATTGGTGTGAGCCTATTAAGTGATAACTATAGAATCACTTAATATAAATTTAAGTTTCTGTTATGTACAATCACTCATGGGGTGACAATCTATGTAAAAAATTATGATTAAGGAGTGAATATTAAAATGGCCAAGTATATTACTTATCGTTTTAAATCTTTCAATGGTACGGATTATGATACCTATCATCTGGAATCTCGTTCCAGCATGATCCTGCGTTTCAATTCTGATGGTGCTCAGCAGACTGGCGATAAGGCCACTGTTGAGTCTTCTCTGGCTGCTCTGGAGAGCACTGTTGCTGGTATTGTTTCTACTGGCGGCGAGAAAAATAAGATTAATGCTATCACTGCTAATGGTACCGCATGTACAATTACGGATACGACTGCTACGATTCCTGCTGCTACTGCTTCTGCTTGGGGTGTTGTTAAGGTTGATACTGCGCTGAATGCATCTTCTACCAACCCTGTTCAGAATAAGGCTATTAATACTGCACTGGGTCTCAAAGCTGATAAGACCACTCTGAATAGTTATATTCCCACTTCTAAGATGGGTATTGCCAGCGGTGTTGCTACTTTGGATACTACTGGTAAAGTTCCTTCTGCCCAGCTGCCTTCTTATGTTGATGATGTTCTGGAATATGATAAGTTAGCTTCTTTCCCTGAAACTGGTGAGACTGGTAAGATTTACATTGCTAAGGATACCAACGTAACATATCGTTGGGGTGGTACTGGGTATGTTGAGATCTCTGCTTCTCTGGCTCTGGGTACGACTTCTTCTACTGCTTACTATGGTGATAAGGGTAAGGTTGCTTATGAGCATTCCCAGTCTGCACATGCTCGTACAGATGCTACTGCTACTGCAGCTTCTACTAACAATGGTAAGATTAAGATTAATGGTAGTGATGTAACTGTTTATACGCATCCTGGCTATACTGCTAAGACTTCTGCTCTGTATAAGATCACGGTTGATGCGCTGGGTCATGTTTCTGCTACCGCTGCTGTTGCCAAGGGTGATCTGACTGGTATTATTGGTAACTTTGGCGCTGCTTCTTCTTCTGCTGCTGGTTCTACCGGTCTGGTTCCTGCTCCTGCTAAGGGTGATCAGAGTAAGTTCCTGCGTGCTGATGGTACCTGGGTTGTTCCCACTGATACCAATACGGATACCAAGAATACTGCTGGTTCTACTAATGATGCAGCTAAGCTGTTCCTGGTTGGTGCTAAGAGTCAGGCGGCTAACCCGCAGACATTCTCTAACAGCAGTGTCTATGCTACTGCTGGTCGTATCTATAGTAATAATCGTATGGTTATTGATGTTCAGACCGGTAGCACCCAGCCTACTAATCAGTCCGCTGGTGATCTGTGGTTTGAGACCGTTTCCTGATTTATTTCGAGTTTATATAGGGGACTCGTTTTGAGTCCCCTAATCGAAAAAGAATAACATAAACGTTTTTATAATACAATAAATTTATAAAAGGAGTGAATGCACATGGCGACGTTAAAGCAGCGGCTGAATCGCAAGAACTCCAGTGGAACGTATGATACCGTTTATCTGGAGACTTCTTCCGAAGTCGTTAAAAGACCGTCTGGTACGACGGTTGAAAGTGATTTAACCAATTATCTGCCAAAAGTCCAAGACTCGGATTCTGTGCCAGAAAGCCTAACGCACGGCCAGCTCTGTACTGGCCTAAATAAGGGTTTCTTGAGACTTAATAATTCTACAATACAATTAGCGAGTCAATCTAGTATAGATACTCTTAGTGGTAATATATCTACAATAAACAATGAAATATCAAGTTTAAAATCCTCTGTCAGTAATGGCAAAAGTTTAATTGCCGCAGCGGTAACTGACAAGGGAGTACCAACCGCTGCATCTGATAGTTTTACTACTATGAGTAATAATATCAGAAAGATTAATGATCCAGTACCAGTTCAATCTCTTCCTGAAGGATATACCCAGGTTAATTATATATTAACAGATGGAAAAGCTTATATTGATAGCGGAATATCTAACTTTTTGATACGTTCATTAATAACTAATACAAACTGGTATCAGCATTTTTCGCTTAGGTATATATTTTCTATACCAAACGCAGATACTATACCAGATGTATCTCTTGTTACAGATGCTTTTAGAATATTTGGTAATACTGTATTTAATATTAGTTGTTACAAAAATACAACTGGATACAGCAATAATAGTATATCTAAATGCGATGAAAATGATAATAAACGATTTACAATACGATTATATCCAATTGCGACAGATTCATATGTAATCAATACTCTTATAACAACACTAAGTGATACTATAATTGATTATAAACTTATGTCAAGTGTAGGATATGGTGGAGGAAACTATTATTGTAATATGCAAAATTATATAGGTAATACAAGCACAGGATCCAATATAGAAACGAAAAGAATGGGTAATGATTCTAATTCTTTCTATCTTGGACGAGGATTAGTATCAAGAATGCCCGAATCTATACCATCTAAAATTTATCTATTTAATTTATCATATTGTCCTAGAGATATTACTCCTCAAAACTATAATCCAGCAACTGATATTATAGAATATTCTAATATGATACCTTGCATTAATCCTTCTGGTGAAGTCGGAATGTATGACACGGTAAGACAACGATTCTTTGGTAATGCTAACACTGAAGGTAGTTTTACTTATGGATAAGAAATCCCCTCCCAAATTGGGAGGGGAAATCTTTTTGTTAGCTTTGTTTAGTAGCATTGGCTTTTAGCCATGTGAAAAACACATCAGAACAAGTTGCACCTTCAGAGAATGTAATAGTGTGATCAGAACCATTCCATCTCTTAGTATCAAAGTAATACAATGTTTTTCCACCAACCCCAGCATTTAAACTTACATCTCTGTTTGAAACTGGATCAATAACTATGCTTGTATATTTGGAGCCAGCATGTGTTACATCTATCTTCTCAGTGAGTTTAGCCTCAGTAGGATATAATGTATCATTTAACAGCCAAGTACCAGCTAATGTTACAGTCTCCCGCTAAGAGAAATATCAATACAAATATGAGGTCTGAATCCTAAGGTTACGCTATAATGATTACTACTAATAGCGCCATCACTATCAACTGAATCATTATACCCAGATGAAGATGAAGTAAGAGCCCACCAATAAGAAGCTTCTCCCTTGTATCTACAAATACGATTAGCATTATTTTTATAATAACTAAATCCGCTATTTAATTGTGTTCTTGATGGTAAAAATACCTTTCCAGTATAGCTATCTATAGTTTGAGCTACCATATAATTTTGAGCAGTACTAGAGAAATTAGAAAGATATTCTGTACATTTAGTAGTTAATACTGTAGATGTACATTCTTCAACGATAGTACTATTAGCCAAATACCATTTCGTTCCCTCATTATGAACTACTAAGAAGCTCTTATCATCAAACGTTACGGTATTACCAACAACAAGATCACCAGTCAGAGGAATATTAGTAGATTGAGGCTTTGCTTTTCGAATACAAACAATACCTGAACCACCTTTGCCGCCAGAAGAATAACTTGCTGAATTAGTACCTTGACCGCCGCCACCACCACCACCAGTATTAGCCATTCCTGCACCTGCTGGATATTTATAGTTTCCTCCATTACCTCCTCCACCTTTACCACCAGAACCTGCACCACCATTTACATCATAATCAGCGATATTAGTAGAGTTGCATCCTCCACCACCTCCGCCTGCGTACAGCTTACCGGAAGATTCTCCAAATTCTCTAGTGGTAGTACCTTGACCAGATCCAGCAGAAGTACTTGCACCATCAGAACCACCTTTACCACCAGTATATGCACCACCATCACCACCAGCAGAGCCTCCATCAGCAGTAGTAGAATTAGTTCTTCCTCCCTTACCACCATTAGCTGAAAGAATATTACCAAAACTTGTAGTTTCTCCATTAGATCCAGTAGAACCATTAGCTCCACCATTACCAATTGTGACATCAATTCTTGTATTTGCTGTAATTTTATTATTAAGACGTGTAGCAGTATATCCTCCTCCTCCACCAGAAGATCCGGAAGTACTAGAGCGATTTCCGCCTCCTCCACCGCCACCAACACAGAAAATATCAATATTATTATCATCTAATAATTTAAACTCACCAGAACTTAATAACTCAACAACACCATCTTCAAATCGAATTCGATAATCACCAGTATAAGTAAAATCAAGCCCAGAGTTATTGATATTAATTACAATATGCGGACGGAAGCCATTCCCTAATGTTGGAGTAGAACTTCCAGTTATTTCACCAGATGCATATACATAACGCATACCATTAGAAGATGTCCCATATCTATCTGACATCCACCAAGCTCTAGCTGAATCATTATAATTACAAATACGGTTTGTATTGCTATTATAATACTCAAATCCTCCATTACACTGATCATATGTAGGAACAAATACCTTAGCAGTAACATATTCCACAGTTACATCTAAGCAGTATTCCTTAGCAATAGTACTTAGCTGCTCACTCTCATATGTACTAGCAACATTAGCAAGTGTAGAATTTTTATATGCTAAGTTTCCAGTGCTAAAAGAAGTTATACTATAGATATCTTTTGCGGCTAAATACCAATGTGTACCTTCCTGATGAACAACTCTCCAAGATTTATTGTCAAAGGTGACCAAGTTGCCAACTGCCAAGTCACCAACCAAAGGGATAAAGTCATTACGGAAGTCAACAAAGTAGTCGACTGTACCACTCTTGATAGTCACTGTCTTGCTGACAGTCTTTCCACCAACGGTACCGGTAATAGACCATTCTCCTTCAGGGTTATCTTCAGGAAGTGTGATCTTTGCTGCACCAATAGAACTGATATATTTACTATCTACAGATACACCATCTTTTACTGCAGTAAAAGTAGTAGTTGTAGCTACTGTAGGAATAGTTAACCAAATTGAATACGTACCACCAACAGTTGAACCAGAGGTGGCATATCCAATCGATATAGCATTACCATATATGATAGCCATATAAAATGGACCTCCTTTTTATATATTAAAATAGATAGGGTAGTGCTGGATGCACTACCCCACTTTTATATTTAAATAGTAACCCAAGTTTCAGATGAGTCATTATATAATTTAGCTTCCTGGGGTTGCGCTAAACCATTCTCATCACCAATATATACTGCATCTATACCCAATTCTAATTGTGTATCTGAATTATTAATAGCTTTCCACATATTAGTACTTGAATTACTTTTAATTAATAGATGATTATATTTAAGTGGAGGATTTATTGTAAAAGATGAATAAAATCCTGCAGATCTAACACCGTGTAACAACATAACACCATTTCTAACATTCATACTATTTTCATAATCACAAATATATGGTATAGTAAGAGTTAATTTCTCAAATGTGTTATTAGTTGTATTAAATTTATAACAGTAATCACAAGTATTTATGCCTGCTCCACCCATATCATAAAAATTCGTCATAGACTTAAAATAATATATATAATCGCCCATTACATACACTTTACCAAATGCTACACTCTCTGGTATAGTAGCAACAACTGATATACTATTAGATGTTAAATCATACATACGTACTGAATTTACAGAATAATCATAGTCTTGGCGATATCCAGTTGTTCCACCAAACATATACAAATATCTATTATCTTTTATACAAACTGCTTGACCACAGTATCTATAAGTAGATGTATCATACCTAATACGCGTAAAAGTGTCTGTTGTTGTATCAAATTTATTTATATTACCATTCGTATAATTATAATCAGAACCTTCATAACCTCCAACCAAATAGATATCTGTACCATTTCTACAACAACCCATAAGAGCAGAACTAGATAAAAATGTACTATTATCTACTTTAGTTAATGTTGGAGAATCAGTATTTGTGCCATCTATTTTAATATATGATCTAAATGAAGCTTGTGAATAACCATTTATACCACCAAAGGAATATAATTTATGACCAACTCCTACTAGACTTACACCCCAAGAATACGGAATTCCATAAGTGGTTAATGATGATCCATTATCTGAAATAGCCACATAAAATGTTAATTCTCCAGTATTAATATTTAATTTACAAATATTTACACCAGAATATGTAGTGCTATTTTTTGAATATTGATAATAAACATAACAAAATACACCATCATCATTATCAGCAATAGATATTATCTGATAAGAAGTAGGCGTATTTGAAAATCCAGTAGAATTTAGTGTATATTTAAATTGCTTAATAGTATTATTGCTTAAATCAACATTGGGGGTAATTTGTATATTTATTGGATTAATACCACTGCACCATAGTTTACTCGTATCACTCGGAGGAGTAGAACCATAATCAATATTCAATTGCACTCCTTTATTAGCACGGCTACCACCACGAATAGTAACACCATTACCCATGATAGTTCCCATCTTACTTCACCTCCGAAACAGTAACTAAAACTGTTACATCAGTTTCAGGAACAGCATCCATACATTCAGCATGAATAGTACCATCCACATTCAAGAACTGCAGAAAGCTACTACCAGCATCCAAGAATGCGCCATATGCAACCGTGTTCAGAGTAGGATCAATCTTACTCTTAGCAGTAGTACCAGCAATGGTAACATTCTGACTATATACGACTTGATTACCACTATCAGTTCCTTCTGTCCAACTATCAGCTTTTAATACAACTTCGATATATGGATCCTTTGTTGCATCCTTTGTAGCAAAGGTTTCAAGCTTTTGACTGACCGTTGTATTATCTGTTTCTGACATGATAACTGCATCGGCTGTAGTCTCTAAACGGACGACATCATAACTGCCCTCCGCGTTCCTTCTGTGTAATCTCTGTTTTAGAACGGCCATTTTCACCACTTTCCTTTCTAAAACCCCTTCAGAGGGTAGTTTAGAGCAAAATGCACTTTTGGACTTTATCTGCCAAAAACTAGAAAATCGGATCGATTAAGATATTTACCATGCATAACAATTAAATCCAATAGTTGCTAATTCATTTTTAATAGCTGATGTCATACCACCGGTTATTAATAAATATCGAGAATAATTAGCATTAAAATTACCACTAGGATATCCACCAATAAAATAATTTATAGTTTCACCAGATTCTAATTTTAGTGTAATATAATTCCAATATGGGTCATATACTGTCATACTAGTAAATTTAGTAAGAGGAGATATGTATGTGTTATTGCTTCCTAAATATACTGAATATGTTGCAGTTAAATATCCTGATATAGTATATGTTTTATCTAAATGATTAGAAGGCATACTACGAGTATATAACTCTCCAATATATTGAATGACTAATCCTTGATTTATATTCCTGATATTACTAGCCATTTGCGAGAAGGCAGTAGAAGCTGCTGTGCTAACACCTTTGTCAGTAATCGCACTCGCAATCTGCGCCTTCCCGCTACTGACAGATGTTTTTAGTTCGTTATATTGAGCTACTGTAACATATGTACCATTGTGGTTATGATTCGCTGCTGCATAATTGCCCTTAGGCTGGTAGTTTTCTGGTTTAATGATCCGGCCAGTACCATCATATCCTTTGTATATCAATCCGGTTTGACCTGTCACAAGCTGGCCGGATTTCAGAAATCACGGCAAGAGAAGAACCTCCCCTATTTTAGGGGAGGTGTTCTTTTTAACCAGCTATATTTTCAGGGTACTTCTCATCCAGTAGATCACAAAGTTCACTATACTGATCTTCAGTAAGTCTCTTCTTAGCATAAAACATATCCAGACGTTCCTGTGCTTCTTCTCGAGTTTTATAGAAATGACGATTAATTAAAATCTTCATAGATCTATACATAAATTATTCCTCCCCTAAGTCAGTAATATCTTCTTGATATACAGATTCAACTGTTTCAGCAAGAGATTGTTCGAGTTCTGTAGCATCATCGATAGCCTTCTGCTCAGCAGTTTTTACCTCAACACCATCTCGATAAAATTTATTTTCATTAAGATTATATTGATCACCCACTGCAGCAGGAATTGATCCAAGACATTTACAATTTGGAAACTCGGGAGCATTTTCATCCGCCATCCAAATAATGTTAGTGACAATATTATTCTCATCTAATAAAGCATAATTCTGTACTAGATTATGATTTTCAACTGCATACATTAAAATATTACTCCTTTCTTATTTTAATTAACGCGCATTACGGATACAAACTATACCTGAACCACCAGCACCACTATTGCGCCTAATTAATTGATTTTCAGGATTACTTCTAAAGTATCCTCCACCGCCACCACCAGATCCAGTATTGATAGTGCCACCAGTTACATCTCTAATTAATCCTCCAGTATCTTTATGTCCCTCGTATACCTGAAGACCCTGTCCACCGCCACCATTTCCAGGAAAAGTATCACGTAAATGCATAGCTGCACCACCTCCACCAGCATATAACTTACCTGTAGCTTCTCCAAATTCTCTGGTGGTGGTACCTTGACTTGTACCAAAATACTTTTTACCTAGTGTTCCTGTATATGGTGCAGCAGATCCTTCACTAGGATTACTATATGATAATCCACCATCAGACCCGCCATACATTGTAAATATACGTTGAGATAATGTACTACCCGTTACACTTGGAGCACCAGATGATCCGCCATTAGATGCAGTGGTATTTGCCATTGTTAAATTCTTAGCAGTTGCAGCGGTTCCACCGTTTACACTATATGATCCAAATGATGTCATTCCTCCATTATTTCCAGGTGTGTAATCGCTAGCATCATTATCAGTATTATATGCAGCAGATTCACCACCTGCACCAATTATAATTTTAAAAGTATTACCTTTAGTTATAGATAATGATCTAACAGTTTTAGTATAACCAGAGCCGCCACCATGTCCACCCATACCATTAGAACTGCCCATAGCATAACCAACACCACCAGAAGCTCCACCACCAACCATAAATACATCAATCTTACTAGCAGTATTTCCAAGATCACCTATAGTTAACGTTCCACTAGTTTTGAAACGAATGACAAAATTTCCTTCTAAGTTTCCTTCAGTAGCATAACTGCCAGTATAAGTAAAAGCAAACGGTGTGCTAGCAGAGTAAAATAATCTGGCTTTTCCACCTACACCAATATATGCTTTCTGCACCTTTCTTGCCTTACCATTTACACCAATATAGATATTCTTTACTAATCGTGCCTTACTGCTCACACCAATATATAAATTAGCCATCTCCAATACACCTCCAATAATTTAGCTATACTGAAGATAGATTCTACCGGTAGTAAGAGCTGTTGTTCCAGAAGTCATTGCACTTGTTCCTGCATAAATTGCTCTAGCAGAAGCTGTACCAACAGCTGTATCTAAAGTTGTCTGACCTGTACCACCTCTTGCTACTGCTAATGTACCACTGGTAATATTAGCAGCTGAATGATTGTGAGAAGCTGCTGCATAGCTACCAGCTGGCTGTTTTCCATTAATAGCAGTATCCATGCTAGCAATTTTTGAACTAAGCAAAGTATTGTCTGTATCTGACATCTTGATCACAGTGGCAATAGTTTCAAGATATATGATATCATAGGTACCGCTATCATTTTTCCTATTTAATCTTTGTTTCAAGATAGCCATAGTTGGGCTCCTTTCTAGAAATGAATGCTTCCACCAGATTGGCCCAACTTCAGAAAATCCGGTCTATGGTGAATAAAAGAAAAAGAATACCCCTGGGAATATTCCCAGGGGTAATTCTATCATTACTTAAACATCAACTTATACGTACGGTTACTGTTTGCATCCGTAGCACGTGCTTTATTTAAATCAAATCTCATACGAGTCTTCTTTTTCTTAGGTAAGATCTCTTTATAGTCATCACCATTCAGAATCTTACCATTCTTGGTACTGACAGCAACAAACTTCCAATCGCCAGTAGGATCAAGAGGATCACATAACACCTGTACATTATATGTACCTTCTAACTGTACATTGCGTTCCCATGGTGTCAATTTAATCTTATCTTTATTCTCCATCAGTGTCTTGGCAAATTCACCAGCTAATATTTTCTGATCAGCATCACTCATACTGCTTTTCTTCTGACGTTCAATTTTTCCATATGGAGAATCATCATCGTCATCATCGTCCAGCATATTACGACTAATTCCTCTGACCATTGTCAGGCTTTTCTTACCACCGCCATCTTTATCCTTCTTGCCTTTTTTACCTTTCTTCCCACTTCCAGTATCAATATCATCCATACCACCACGCAGAATACGAGCAGCCATATTGGCGACAGCTTTACTGCTATCAGAACCTTCAGTTTCTTTCTTATCTTTCTCTTTCTTATATTCCAGATCAGAAATAACCTTAGCAATACTACCAAGTTCTTTAACAGCACTGAGCTTTGAATTCTTTGCACTGATCATATTACCAATCTGACTAGAACGATACATTGTCTTCGCATTATTTCGACTATTATTCAGATCCGCTTCAATATCAGCAGCAATCTTATCAAACTCAAAGATAGTATCTTGCAGCATACTGACAACAGGAGCAAAACGTTTACCATAAGTAGTATCAAGAGTAGTCATATTTGCTTTGCGAGCTTTCGCTTTACTCTTACGACTATCCTTATAGCCATCATTCTCCTCATCATCTTCATCAATATCATCTTCATCGGTCTGATCATCAAACATATGATCAGCATTATTGAAGACCATATTTAGCAGATTCTCTTTCTTCTTTTTCAGTTTCTTCTTGGACTGAGATTTCTTGCTATCACGATAATCCTCAGTCTTCTGATAAGCAGTAACTTTCTGTTTTTCTTCTTTATATTTCTGAAGTTTAGCTTCAAGAGAAGAAATATCAGCAGTCAGTGCTGCCTTCTTCTGATCAGTATGAGATGCAGTTGGTTTTAATACAATAAAACCATCTTTATCTCGATCCATATCATTTAAACCAGAAGCATCTCGATATCGTTCTTTACCCATTTCAAGAATATCTAAATCAATATGATTCGGCATATCTATAACTCTCCTTTCGAGATAATACTATTAGGAAGTCTATTATAGGTATGTCAAAATCATGTTTTTGTACAAAAATGTTATATTTAATAGAAACCCCCTCTCCAATAATTGGAGAGGGGTGATTAATTTTATTCAGTAGGATTGTTCAAATAATCCAGATATGCAGCGAGTGCTTCTTCAGGAGTATTGAACTCTTTATTCAGAGTATCTTCAATAACCAATACTCTATCAATATTGGTGATATATCCGCGACGACCAGTGCAGATAACATCCTCATTCTCGTAGTTAAAATTCTTAATACCAAGAGCTATACGTGCATCAGGAGCAGTCTCCCCAGCTTTAACAACATAACCAGTATACATAGTATTTATTCCTCCTTGATAAAAATTAGTTAATATTAGTAACTACACCATTTTTAATAACAGCTGCTAGTTGGATCGAGAATCCATCGGCAGACTGATAATAAACTTGATTTACACCAAAGTTAAGTTTCGTCTTTCCATCATTATACATCTCAGTAGAATTGAAATAAGAAGAAGGATCACAGACTATAGTTCCAGGTTCTAAGTCAGTACTATTAATAGCAAATTTAGCAATAGTATGATACCATTTACGATTAGCGTAGTTTGATCCACTACCGTGGTAATATCCACCAATAAGATATACATTTCCTTTATAGTAACCATAGTAATAAATATAACCATTACCATATTGTTGTGGCAATATACTATCAAGACCTGACGTGATTCCTGTTTTTATGTTATAAATACTAACACTTTGACATGCAATAACATCAGTATCTGCTGTTCCAGTTGACATTGCGCCGAATGTATATAATAAATCACCAATCTGAATACAGCTTCCACCAGTTCTATATGTGGCAGAACTACTAGAACCAGTATAATGATAAATAATTTTAAGTTCAGATAATGCATATTTTGTAATAAGATTTGTTGCTAAATCTATTTTTCCGTTTAAACCACAGTTAGAAGTTCCACTAATTCCACCAAAGAATTCTAGTGCATTATCATTTAAAACAAAAGGACCGTTATAAATAAAACTCATATCTCTAATATCAGCTAGCATTGTTATAGTATTAGTATCTAAATCAATTACATGTATTGAATGATATGATCCAGAATTAGCTACCATAATATATAATTTATTTCCAATGATTTTAGTAGAATTAATACTCTGAACTGAACCATATCCAGATTGCACTAAGTCATATCTTGTTGTAACTGCAGTTTTAGTATTATAAACCCACATATATACTACTAAATTAGCATTGTTACTGCCGCCAATATATCCCAAAGCATATATATTATCATTATATGTTAGATTAGTATTGCTGAAATTTGTTGCATCTAATCTTCCATTTGCTTCATACGATGGTTTAGATGGTAGATATGGTACTACCGTATAAATATCAGTATCAATATCATATGCATAACTGTAATTATTAACAGTATTTGATATTACTGCAGTTCCAGGACCATCATTACCGGTGGTACCACTAATTCTATATCCACCTAAACAATATAAAACACTACCAATTAAACCAGACCAACCACCACATAAACAATATTCTGTTTCTGTTTTAATATTATTAGCCGTTCCATCTGCTGTATAAATACCACTTTTAATCTGAATATCATTTATCTCAGAAGAGGCGCGTTTAACCCATAGACCATTTTGTGCAGTAGGTTGAGTAGTTTGACAAAAGATATTTAATGAACTATCACCACTATATGAATTGATGGATCGAATATTAGTTGCCATCTGATCAAACATTTCAGTAGAAGCAGTAGGTACACCTTTTTCAGTGATAGCTTCAGATATTTTTTCTTTACCATACTTTACAAGTTCATCATTCATTTCACCTACTACTCCTTCCACTTCAGATTTTAAAGCATAATCATCTGGTGTAATAATCCGGCCAGTACCATCACTACCTTTATATATAAGACCTGTACTACCTGTCACAAGCTGGCCGGAACTCAGAAATCCGGGTCTAGGTCAAATAAAGAAAAAAAAAGAAAATATAGGGAGGAGCCGAAGCCCCTCCCCAGTTATTTTCTACCCCCGAACATTTCGGAAAGTCAATGCCGTATATAGTAACATTGCACCAAGCCACTGTAAGCTAGTAGGCCAATCGCCTTTCTGAATAATATTGACAACTAAACTACCAAGTGCTCCTACTACCATCATGATCGGGAAAATGATACGTAACAGATCCATACTTAACTTTTCTCCTTCTTACTAGTATTGTACAGATATGTTACTTATATCATTATTTTACTTCTTTTCCAGTAAACGGCACATTATCATAGAGATCTCTTCTACGAGAATTATACTTGGGGATTTCTACACGAACATGCAGAGAAAGATGCATTTCACTATCTGTGATCTCACATGTAGTCTTACCTCGTCTGAAGATAACTTCTTTGAAAGCATTACTGGATGCATCATACTCATACAGATGTGCACCTTCATTGATCATGTCACTCATATATGCCGGAATTGCATAATATATAGCTTTCATATCAATTTCAGCTGCCTCTTCTGTTGGATGTCTATTAAAACCAAGCAATTCGCAGGTAGCTTTATCAAGCTTACTGAAATCCAACTTAGAGCATGTTGACTGATAATACTGATCACCAATGGTATCAAGAATACCATTGATACAATACATCAGACCAGTAGCACTTTCAATAAGATTTCGATCCTTTGATACACTAATATTCTTCAGATTATTAACTGCATTAGTCAGAATCTGAATAATTGTAGTGATAGTAGGATCTATAGTTGTATTAGGAATGATCATAACAATATCAATACCCTTTCTTATATTTTGAGTTTCCTTCGATGAGGAAGAGTGAGAAAGACTTCTCTATAGGTATCTGCGACTCTACAATAGATCTCATATTGATAATCTTTCGGTACTAATGATGAACTTATAAGCAACCTACCAGTTTTAGATTCCATGATACTATAACTATCTAAACAATGCTTAGCCATCTTTCGGATTTTCTTTTCTATCTTGTGTTTTGGTAGATAAGAATATCTTGTGAGTAAACCATTGTAGAAGCTATAATACATTCGATATAGATACAATACAGATGTTCTGTATCGAATCCACTCCATGTCATAATCATATGCAGCAAGTTCAGCTATACTATTCAGTTCTTCACTAGCTAAACGTGGAGTGCTTCTGATAAAATCGTCAATGATCATATCTTTACTCCAGGTCGTCTCTTCAGAAGAATAAACCCATCCTTCGTAGTAAACCCAGCTTCACGCTTTTCAACAATTCCTTCAGCTTGTCCAAAGATCTCATTGAAATCTACTGGTTTCTTTTTGGGAGGACTTGTTGAAGCTGGAGAAGGTGAGTCATCGTCCTCATCATCTTCCAGAATATCATCCAAGATATCCCGAAGAGATGCAACTTCCTCTCGGCTCAGACTAATACCTTTACCGAGTTTGATCTCTCCATCCTTTTCATAACAAGCACGGATATCATACTTAGGATCCTTGTCATTCCAAGAGATCTTAGCTACGATCTTATTGTGCTTATCGCTCAGAAAACCATACTCCTTATGAATCTCATAAGAGAAATCATTGGAATCCTTTTTCTTATTCATATGAACTTTCGCCATATTTGATACACTCCTTTATCTCTTCTCATTCAGAACCTTCAGATAATCATCATAGAATCCTTCTGCCATATCATCCAACTGTTCCTTGGTGAGATCTTCGAACTTCACATACCCACCATCATAGAAAAGAATGGCAGCAGTGACGACACCACAAGAGAAATAATCAGGCTCCGGTTCAGGGACGAGTCTCTTAACAGTCTCATAAAAAGCCTGTGCAGATTCTGCATTCTTGAATTCAATTGCTTTACCATCATATGTCAGAGGATGACCATTATCACGGAAGATATAATACTCCATCTTCTTGGTCTTATAGAGCTCATCGCCAGGAGTATCATTCAGCATGATACTCATCCCGTTGGTTGCAACATGGGCCCATACAGTATCATCTCCAAACAGAGAGATACTAGCATTGGGATGCATTCCAGACAGAACCTTAATCAGATCACCAACGGTCTTGCCTGTTAGATCTGTGCGCTTATTGATATCATAGAAAGGCTTATCCATTTTTGTTCAGTCCTCCAATGTCTTCTCGATTTTCTTCTTGATCCACTTTCTGAAGATCTTCTCACAAGCCTCCATCATCTCATTGATGACTTTATCCAACTTACTTCCTTCCATCGATTTCGGTACTACGATATTGATACTGATACTCATCTTTGCATCAGTCTGTTTATTAGTACCACTAATCGAAGGAGGAAGCTGGAAATAACAGTTAGTTCTCCTGTTTACCATCTTCCGTATTCTCCTTATCTACCAGTTTGATTGTGATATCAGGCATCGATTTCACATCTGCACTGATATACAACCATACACGATCAGGTTCACCATTAGCAATATCATCTTTATCGCTGAAATGAAGAACTATCTCATTATTAATATAGTCTTCATTACCTACCAGCTGTTCATGGATAGATTTTGCGACCCGAAAAGTTTCCTCCGGATTTTCACAACTGATAGTTACAACCTTACCAGGATGATATTCTCTGGAAGTATTAGTACTCATTGCTTATACTCCTTCTTAGTTACTTAGCGGAACTTAGCCCAATTACCAGTCTTTTTCTTTTCCTCCTTGGCAACATCCTTCGCTTTCTCAGTCACTTTATCTGCCAGCTTCTTCTTAGTAGACTTAGCATCCTGAGCTTTCTTCATACGGCTGACCAAATAAGGGATTGCATCATCGGGATCATATACTTCTGCGTTATAGCTGTACTCAAACTTCACACGAACAGGGAACTCCTGATAAGCACCAGCATTGATCATGACAACAACGTCATCATCCTTCTTCTTGGTCTTACCAACAGTTTCCACTTCTACCTTGAAGTTTTCGTCCCACAGAGATACATTATACGCAGCGGCCAGAACCATTGCCAGGTTACAATGCATCACGACAACCTCTGCATCCTCCTGAACCTTCTTCTTACCATCCTTGATACGAATAGCCAGCTGATCACGATTATCCCGCTCAATCTCATATATAGGAATTGTCATTGTCTCAAAAGAGATTGCCTTATCCAGATCACCTACAAACATGTATCCATTGAACACATTCAATGCAGGATGAGGAACAATGCGACCATTCCCATTCACAGCATTGCCCACAGTGCTGGTAGCCAGCTCCGGAGCAAAATATACTTTAACCTGAATCTGGCCATTACAATAGCTGACCAGATTCATATGCAGATACCCCAGCTCAGCCAGAGTATACTTACCATTCTTTTTAATAATACGGTCCATCAGATCCGTAATCGTCTGCTTCAACAGATGTCCTCCAGGGCATCCAGCAGGCTGATACGTAAGTCGATTGATCGGCTTACCCTCTTCATTCATAATTGTCTGATTAATCATCGTGGAATTTTCCATGTTTGCAGTATCCTCCTTCTTGTTCAGAATCTTGCTGTTGTCGATGATCATTTTTCATTTCCTCCTTAATTTAATTACTCTTTCGAGTTATTTCTTTCTTGATCACTATATGTATAATATATATCTGAAAACAAATTGAGAAAAGAAGGGAGCCCAGGGTTAATCCCCTGGACTCTCCTTTCTTGCTAACAAGATATCAGTTATAATAAAGTCATTATAACTCGTCCAATAGAAGTTAATACTTCTTTTGGAACAGTAATCTTATCTGAATAGATAGAAGCATCATATGCAGCCTGGAAATTAAATTGTGGATCACGTGCAGTTACCCAAGATAAATACTGCTGGTACACATTAATCATTACAGACCGCAAATCGATTAATTGCTTCTTCAAGTCCGCCTTTACTGTAGTGTTCTGTTTGGTTGTAGAAATTAAATAGTATTTATTGATCAATTTGATCATATAATGAATACGACATAATTGATCAATAACTCCTTGTTTATTTCCTGCCTTCATATTCACTTTCAGTAATTGATTTGCTTCTCGGAAATATTTATCCAGTTGATCAACTTCTCGACGATGGATAATAATATTACCATCCTTATCAAGTTTGATCTTAAAACTGTGTAAATACTTCTTGAAATTCTGATAAGCAGATTCATCCATAGTAGCCATCTGGTAATTGAAAATTGCTTCACCCAATGGATCATATGGATTTAAATCTAACACTGCAGACTCTGTTACAGGAATATTTGTGCTCTGAACTGCCCTCTGTTGGGCTCTCCGAATACTTTCAATTCGTAGAAGCTTCTTTGTAACCTTATCTACGAGTATCTGGTCATACTCTTTGATTAAACCGCTTGTAACGTACAAAGCGAAGTTTGTATACAAGAAATCTTCAGGTCTCGTTAAAGACGGTTCACGAATCATTGGCTTCTGTCCAGGTTCAGTACCAGCATTAATAATATCTGCAACAAAGCGACTGCAGAACCAACGCTGCTCCGGATTATCTGCAATACCAAAGAAGTTCTTGAATAATCCAGCAAAGTCGTATCTGAATTTTGTCTTATTCTTAACAAAATACTCCAGACGTTTCTTCATAGCAGCAAGCTGACTAGCAGTTACAGGGATACAATATAATGCATAGGTAACATCTTCATTCGTATAGGGAGAATTATGAATGCTCTCCTTCACAAATGACCCATTAGATAGTTCAGTTAACTTTGTCTTTCGTCCAAAAGAATACATATTCTTTAGACTTGAATCGAAACTGATTGTACAATGAGAGAAATGTGATCCAGTGGCTTTCTTAATTGCATTTGCAAGAAGTGTGCCAGTATGAACACAAAGAACATAAACAGGATATAAAGTTCGATCATCCGTAGATTCATTGATTGGATCAAAGAATTTAACTTTATCCAACATTTCAAACTTATAACCAGTTTCATTTACAAAATCACCATTAGATATACCAGGAGTATTATCAAAGAAATTACGTGAACCATCATTGTATGGAATATCAGAAATATCAACTTCCTCATTCTTTTTATTGAACTTAGATTTGAATTCTTCTCTCCTCCGTTCTTGCTCACGTTTCTTTGCATACTTCTTCTTAGCTTTACGAGCTTTAGCTAACTGTCTATCCTTCTGTTTCTTTTTAAATTGTTCTTTGCGTTCTCTTTCTGCTTTCTCTCGTTCTTCTCGATACTTAATCTCTTCTTCAGTTTCATGACCAACTGCACGGATACCATACTTCTTAGATATCACATCCTGTTGGTCTCGATCAATCCCCTGAAGTTGATAAGCATCTTCATTAATTGGTTTATCAAGAGGTATAATCTGGAATCCTTGATTCACTTGATATACATTAATTGTACCGCAGCAACTATCATATTTATAATAATTAGAAATAGATCCAATACATTCATCTAAAGTATTATATACAACTCCATATATGAATGGATTACTAGGAGTATATGAGATTGTTGGTATCTTAGATTGTTGATCACAAGTCCAGCAATACCCAGTTTCATTCATCGTATTATGATAGATTTTATCCATTATCATAAAAATAGTTTTACAAGATTCTAAGAAAAACAGATATCTATCAATAATATTATTGAATTCATATACATACTTTATATAATCTTTCTTCTTATCAAAATGAACCAAAGAACTATCTACCTGATTATCATGTAAATATAATCCAGGATATTCACGAACAGGATAAACAATATAGTTTTTCTGGTCAAAATATGTATTGATTCGTCTTGATAATTTCTTTAACATCTTTTGCCTACTGTTCATTATGGTAAGTTTGTCTCTAATCATCGATGATCCATTCATCTTTGATTTCGGATTAGCGCTTTCCATAATTGTAGTTGTAGCACTATAAGTTACATTATCATATGCTGGGATTATAGAACCATCTGTATTACAGATCAATAAAAGAAGTTTATTATACTTTCCATATTTTTCAGCAATTAAATTTACTGAGGTATATGTTTTTCCATTGATTGTAATAGGTTCGCATTCCCAATTATCTTTAGTAGAATATCTAGATCGATGCACAATAATGATCATGTCATATCTAGTGGCTCTACCAAATAATCTATCAGGGCTAATTATATTACCAGCACTATGATATACATTAGATTGAATATACACTACACCAGGAATAGAATCATATGTATATTTTACTGTACCATTTTCTTCACTGATAGTGTAGTCTTTCATCATCTTTTTAATTTTCTTGATTTGTTCAGGAGCCATATCAGGGTTATCCAAAATATTTTTAATTTCTGCTTCAGATACTTTAATATTCTTCAAGTGTTCAATTAATTCCATCCTGAAAAATACTTCAATAGTTTGAAGTTCATTAAATCGTTTGGACATATATTCAGCAAATTCATTTTCAGAAAGACCCTCAGGGACGAAGTCTTTCATATAATTTGCTTTAGATAAATTATTTACTAAATATTCAAGTATGACTGCTGATCCAAGATAATCATCTGAAACAGGATCTGCAAAACTACTCAATCTATCAGTAAAATATTTTGCTAGTTCTTCAGAATTCTTGATACGACCCAATAATACCTTATCAACATTTTCAGGATTTATGACGATATTAGCATCTAATATATCATCTACTAATGATGTATATTTATGATCTTCATCAAGTCCTAAACTTTTGATAATTCTATCAATTTTCTTCTGATCTGTAATATTAGCATCTTTGATATATTGATCAAAATTATAGACAGATTCAGCCATTACATCTTGATCATCCGTAGAAAGTTTCACTTTATATGGTTTCTGAGATTTCTCTCCTACATCATCGTCAGCTAAGAACAAATGAGCATCCTCTGGTTCCATCAAAATTTCATTCAGATCATCAGATTTCTTATCAGAAAATTTGCCCTCATTTAAGCTGAGTAGATTCTCGTATTGATTCATAGCAGATTCATTGTTTACATCACAAGCAATCATACTATTCTTCAATGCACTACTGATCAAAATTTTAGGATCTACTTCTTTATTCCAGAAAAGATCTCTGACCAATAAATCTACAGCAGTATCATTGATAGTTCTTTGATAGCATTGAAACATATTAAACCATTTTTGAACTTCTTTAGAAGGATGCATATATTCTTCAGGAAATTCAAATAATTGATCATAATATGGTTGGCTATACCAATATGCAATTGCTGCACATAAAGCATTCGGACAACCTGTTTCAATGGTTCTTTGATTAGAAGTTGTAACCATAATATCGAATATGCATACAAACTTCATCAATGAGAACTTATCAATATTCTCTGGAACCATATCAAGACGAATTACATAGGAATCATCAACTCCTCTACCACCAAGGGGAGAAGAATCTTGTTCAGTGATTGCCCACAGGTTACGAATTCGATCAGTAGTCTTGATATGAATTAACTGATTACCGAGCTGTACATTATCACAGAACCAATCAATACAACTGACTAATCCATCATCACCATAATCTTGATCATCGACTTTAATGCAAGAATGAGGCAAACCATTAATTGCAAATGACTCATTCACTAAACCATCTTCCCCAAAGATATCTTTCAGAATATCCTGTGGATCTCTACCAGGTTTCAGATAAGCAGGATTCACTGAATGGAAGATTGTTTCAGTGTACTTATTAGATTCGATCTGGTCTCGATACAGATTCAGAATTTCAGTTTTCATATCATTCACATCTTTAAACTCATGAATACCTACATTCTTCCTCCAAGAAGCTTCAAACCAAGTTGCACTATCATCTAGATCAACCCAATAGTTAAACATATGGACAAATCCAGGTTTAGGGTTTGTAGGTTCATATGCAACAAAGATCATCAATCGAGGGTTGTGTCCTAATTTTCTTAATCGAGGATTCACAAAGAGTGCAATATCAAAATCAGAAGCAGTTCGAGACCGAGCCATTTCAATATCAGTCTTCACTTTCCCCATAGGACCAATATGTAAATTCTGCTTGATCCATCTAAGGAGTTTCTCTTCTGTATCTACAGTAGATAAGCTCATCAGATATGTAGTAGAAACTTCGTCTTCTCCCACTACAGATTCATCAACCGGTTTTAACATATCTTCTTCAAAGATATCAGTCAGATATAAAACTCTTGAAGCATCATACACTTTACCTGTTTTAGCATCAGAGAGTTCAACGGCAGTATGAACAACTCTATCTTTCAGATAAGTATTATATGCATCCTGAATTAATTCACTGATCTCAATTGGATGTTTATAATAATCTTCTCGGTAAGCATTGATGTGATTTGCATCATTTACATCAGATCTCTTTTCAGAATGTAAATGACCGTGTATATTAATCATATCAGGTTCTACTTTAAGAGGGAAGTGAGAAAATGCTACCTGATTGATTACACATATATCACATACTTCATCAAAACCAATATCTCGATAGAAATAATCAGTTTCAGTATCATGATTACCTTTTACCAGAATCTTATATCCCGGTATATTTTGGACAAGACGTTTCAGTTCATTCAGATCAGTTACCGCTGGATCGCAAAGATCACCCAGGTAAATGAATACGTCATCTACCTGGATGTCATTTGCATAAGAATCGGATAACTGTCTGATGTTACTAACAGACTGATATGGGTGATGAGGAGTATGTCCAGCACTCCATACATGCCAGTCTGTACCAACCCAGACATTTTTCATAGTTACTATCCCTCACTCTATGACTTCTTCATATCGATCCAGGAAAACAGAGGCATCCGTTGCTATGAATAATCGGTATCCAACTCGTAGTATATACTGATTCGGTTTTACATGAGTTTCTCCAAATCGTGTATTTAGAGTGAATAGCCGGACTCCCTTATCGATATAAAATGGTTTATATGCATTACCGTGACAGAACGATGCAACTTCGTCATAGTTTGTTCCATCATATAGGATAGCCTCTATGGTATTGTTCCGTAAACGATACTTTTTTACCATAGCTATTCACCTACACTTTTATTCTTCAAGTAAAAACTCTGCAGATTCAGCTAAAAGAATATCAAGATCAGTTTCAACTGACTCATTCTGAGATTTCTTAGTATTTTTCAGCTTATAATACCCATTGTAGATAGGCTCGATCCGAATATAAATATATTCATTATCGCCAACACTCACCTTAATATCAGGATATTTAGTTGATTTCCCATCATCATTAAATCCCAGTTTCTTAATAGCTTCTTTAATTATCTTTTTCGATTCATAATATGCATTATCAAAAGCTTTTTCATATGCCTCATCATCATTAGGAGATTTAGCATTTTTAGCAATGAGATCTGCATATATATCAGGATTAGGATCACTGATATTTACAAAGGTAGAAGAAAAAACTGGTTTAACATACTTACCTGCAGAAAAATCACGTTTAAAATTTGATGCTTTTTCGTGAATTTCTGGAGTTTTATAATATCTGTTATTATAACATGGCTCAAAAATAATTTTCCACCACTTAGTAGTTTTCAGCTTGCTAATAATAATAACATTGATACTGATCATATCATTGATCAGCTTATCGAATTCAGCTTTTGTTACTTCTTTAGCATTCTTTTCTTTCTTTGATTTAATACCCAAAAAAGATTCATCCATAGCTGCATCAATCTCACGAAGAGTATTTGCATCAATGGGATCATCCTCATCTAAATCAAGATCATTATCATTCTCTAAATCATCCAGATCAGCAGTAGTGACTCCAGCCAGAGCCATCAGTTCCTCCATCTCAGGATCATTAGAAATTTCAGAATGGTCTTCATTCATAGGATCTTTAGTAACGGTCTCATTCTGAGTTTTATTAAACTCTTTCTTTTTAGCCTGAAGTCCCTTGATGTAATTAGCTTTAAACCATTCGATATGCTTCTCAACCTTCTCGGGAGTAACTCCATTATCCAACCACTTCTGGACAACCTTGACATTCACATACTTATTGGGATTACCATCTCGAACAGATTTCAGGTTCTGAATCAGCTTCTTATCATGTGCAACTGACAGATAAGCATCCTTCAACAGATAGTCACAATCTCGTGCTGATTTACAACATTCAATAGCTCCCATCAGCCATTTCTGATTCGGTTTGAAGTCACCATTGGTATAACCATTCTTACGAGGATATGGAGTCTTCTTAATTCTCATAGTGAGCTTCATATCATCCCACCACTGAGACTTATCATATGGTTCATTACCACCCTTCTTGAACTCCTCAGAGTCAGTATCAAACATAGCGTTGACACCCTGATCAACTTTCTGCTCGACATGCTTTTTGATAGCATTCTCTAAGAGTTCAGTCTCACGAATGGTAAATCGGTAACCAGTAGCAAGTGTATCCGCAGGAATATAGGATTCATTCTTTACTTCTGCTTCCCACTCAGAGATATCTTCTTTAGCTTCTTTGTGTGTATCATATTCAGCTAACTTTTCACCATTATCGGCGAACACTGCATAGTGACCATTATAACCATTTATATAACAACCTTCATATTTATCTTTCATATGGAGTTTTCCTCCCTCTATGTTTTTTACCAGAGCATATTCACAAGAGTATCCATACTACCAATAGACTCATTGACAGCTTTCTTGGATTGCTGATCAGCATATTTCTCAGCTTCTTGCATACCCTTGATAGATTCTTGTTCATATTTCTTAATTATCTCTGCAAGTTTTTCACATGCATCAATAACTTCTTTCTTAAGCTGTTCATATGAATCTATTTGAACTTCTTTGACTTCATTTTCTTTAACGATACCAACTTTAACTTTCTTTACAAACTTACCTTTGTTCATACGTTTTTCAAAGAAAACTTTAATCTTTTCGATAGCAGATTTGAACGTAGCAATAACTTTCTTAAAGAAATTAACTACTACACCAATAATCTTCTTTATCCATCCAACTAAAGTATTCCATGCTTTAGATATTGCACCTTCAGTAAGAGAAATATTATTAATATTATATGATGTATCATCAAAACAATAAGTTTCTGATAATATATCTAATTCATTGGTAGTTTCATCGAGAATAGAAAAAGTTCTATCAAAAGAAGAATCATCGACAGTCTCTGAAAATGTACTATTTACAGAATGCCGAATCTTGACGCCTTTAGTATCAAGAATATCCTTAGCTAACTCATGGTTACCAGGATTACAAGAGATAATGTAAATATTCTTAAATCCTTCTTTGATCAGTTGACGAACAAGATCATTCATATCCGTATATGGACCACCATTAAGCGTTTTAATAGGTTGAACTTCCCAATAAGTCATATCTTTATGATCTTTTAAGAATTTATTCCATTTATCAAGAATTCTATTCTGTTCTTTCATCTGATCTAATTGAACATAAATACATTCTTTATAAATTCTAGTAACCTGTGCTTCAGTAGAATCATCTTTAGTAGCTTTATTAACCTTCTCAGTAAGATCATCCAACTTTTTAATATATCTATCAACAACGGGTTCAATTCGTTCTAGTTCATCTTTGATTTCAGCAACAGTCTTACTATCATTATTCTTTGCAGCTTTCTTTGCAATGTCAGTTAATTCACCTATACGTTTCTTAATATCAGTAAGATTCTGCATAGTGAATTTTAATTTCTTTTCATTTTTATATTGTTCAGCTGCTTCAAATGCTTTATTTGTATCATTAAGAGGTGTTAATACCTTAGTTAATGCTTGTTCTTTTTCGGCGAGTTCAGTAAGCTTACTAGTAGCTTTCATCTCATTCTCAGTAGTTGCATCAACAAGTTCATCGATTGCAGCTTCTGCTTCTTTTGCAGTCATATCCTTGAGAGAATTGCCACCATGACCAATAACAACAGCATCATATTGGAAAGCATACTGAAGCAAACGCTTAGCAGTTGTATCATTCTCAATAACACCTAAATCATAACTAGTATAAAAAAGACAACCACCACCGATAGATCTAAAGTCATAATAATCGTCTTTCTTAAATTTAGTATCTTTAATTAAATCGATATCATTTTTAATATCCTTTATTGCTTTTTGACGTTCTTCTTGATCATTGCTATCTAATGATTCAATATACATTTTAGCCATCATATCAGAATAACCAAGAGTAGCATAATTCTCTTGAACCATTTTCTTAAGGATAGCAATCATTGTATTATTGTATTGAATCCTAGCATTAATAATATCTTTAATTTGATTAGGATCATCTGTGATACAGAATGCATTTTCAAGAATAGCTCTCTTACAATCAGAATCAGATAAATCGTACTCATCCTTCAAATCATCTAAAGCGTTTTCCATTCCACCAATTACACGTACAAGATTACCTACTTCTTTACCTTCTGTATCATAAGGTGTACCTGGAGCAATTTCACCTTTTTTCAACTTTTCTTCAAGTTCAGCGAATAACGCTTTAGCTTTGTCGAACTGAAGTTCACATGCCTCATGATACGCTTTTACGATGTCTTTAGAAACAAGTATACGTTCATCTCTTGCTTTATCATATACTTCCAATTCATGTCGAATCATTCCATCGATAATATCCATACCATCAATAGAATATTGTTTTTCGGTTCCTCCACTATTTAATATAGTCATGAGAGAAATGTTAGAAGTAATAAGTTTGATATCATCTTCAGATTTGCCACGACTTTTAAGTTTTGCTTTGATTTTATCTTGAAGGTCTTTTGGAAGCCTGCTAAAACTATTACCAATAGATCCACCATGTGTAATCTCTGCTTCATTTAAAACAGGAAAATCGGTTATATACATAAAGCATAACCTCCTAGTTAATAATTGGTTCCGTAGAATCAATTGTCAAATTTACATTCTTCTTATCATTCGGTCCAAGTTCTTTATTCTGTAATAAGTTTTGACCAACGTTTCCATTCACATCACTGCGGACATACCATGGAGCTTGATCAGGACTAGGACCAGCATCACTGGTCCCCTGATCATCTACTACAGTATCACCCTCAGAGAGAACTCGAGTCATATGATCAATAATATTTTGATCTGCATATTCAGCATAAGGATGGTCGACACTAATACTAAAAGTACAACCAAATTCCTTATACTTCTTATTCAACATCCGAGCATATTTAGCTCGATCAGATTCATCCACTTCTTTAATCATATCCATAGCCATCCGAATACTATCTTGATTCAGAATTGGATATTCCATTTTGTCGGGAAGTAGATAGATATTATCTATAACTTCTGGATCTAGTTGATTGATCACATAAGAATTGCACTTATCTTTATTCAGTAGGTCTCCACCAGCTTCATTAAGATCAGTATTCATCTTTTGTGAAACCATAGTAGAAGCAAAATTAATGATATTACGAGTAATTACTGCTTCATCCATCGGATTATCAGTTGGATTCCAACACAGATCATACAAGTATTGTCTATGATAAAAAGCTTCAGCAGAAGAATCATCACATTCAGATAATTCATCATACTCAGCCTGCACGTGATTGATCCAATCTGCTAAAACACCCATCCAATAATCATCTAAGTTATCTATACTAAATTCAGGATTCAGTAAGATCATTCCCAGTACACTGTATAAGCTTAAGCAATATTCAATATGAATATTATCTTCCGCTTTACCTTCGTGATACCAGTTAGCTTGCTTTCTGAACCAAGGAATTACTTTATCTTCAAACTCCTCAGTAGTCAACTTATTAGGATGAGTTAACTGTTGTGTATAATCTTTACAAAGAGGAGGTCTGAGTCCATATAACTTCCATATTGTATCATTGGTAGCCAATCCACCAAGACAAGTTAACAGTCTGATAGAGAAGGCATTAGATTTTACATCTGGATAGAAATACTCTAAGAAAGAATACTCTTTCAGATTAGCAATAGCTTTACCAAGAGCAGGCTGGAAATTCAAAATATTTGCGGTACGTGCTGCAATCTGCAGGTTTCGAATCTGTCTCTCTTTCTCAGTACCTTTATTGAACTGCTCTTCAGAAACAACACCAGGAATATCTGCACTCAATGTAGCAAAACTTTCCTGTAATGATTTTGGAGCATATTCATATAAAGGATTACCCTTACCGATCTTAACATCCATATCAAACTCTTTGACTTTAGCAAAGATACGTTTTGCTAATTCTGCACGGTCTTTAGGATCTTTACAATGACCAAACATCCGAATAGCAAATTTCACATGTTTCTTATCATTGAGCGGATATTTTCTCAGTCTAGGTAAACCAAATTCCGAATCATCAAGAGCATTGCGTTCTGCAGCTTTCATTGCAGATTCGTTATAATATGACTCATACATAGAAGTATAAGACTGATTAATATCACCAAATACTTCTTTAGGAGTATAATTCATCTGGTCAGTATCTGGATCAAGAAGATCTACCTGCTCAGTATCATCTTCATCGCTCAAAAGAGAAGGCTCATCTCCATCTACTTTCCAAGTAGTTACATCATGAGACTTATATAACTTAGAGAAGGGAAGATCTACACTTTCCATCATTTGTGCTCTGACGATATCTGCACCAGTATAATCCTGTGCATTTGGATCCATCAGCTTCTCTCCCTGATCATCATTATTCACAGTCTCTTCATTACCATCTACATCTGGATCAAGTAATGAACGATTCTGAATAGGATCTTCGATATTAACCAGGATCTCTTTGCGGATACTGGCAACATCAGGAGTTGACATAGGAATATAATTCAGACTCAAGATTCTTCCCCTCCTTCCTTCATCTTCTTAGAAGTTTTAATGAAGTCCATTTTCTTATGATCATTATTCTTCATACCATCTTTATCAGTATAAAAGATACCAAACTTACTCATCATTTGAATAATATCCCAAATAGCATTTTTACTATCAGATAAAGCAAGTTTAATAACTGTGGTAAAGAAGTCCTTCATTACTTCTTTATCTCCAGCATATTTAAAGATAGTAATGTCTACATTTTGTAATGCAGGATCAGCTGGAGTTGTTTCTCTTAGATTCATAGAGGTAAAGTCATTCAGATAGATGCGTTGAAGCTTTTCTGTTTCAGAGATACCGACACATGCAACCTCTCCACCTTTTCGACCAACAATCAGATAAGCTTCTCCAGTCATAGGTTCATCATTATCTACAATTGGATCATCAGTTTCATTGGCTTCTTTACATGCAGCTTCTGTAATAACATACTTCTTCGTACCTTTATCAGAAACAAACTTTGCCTTCGAATCATAATCTTCATCAATAATTCGATATAGAAGTTCTACAAAAGGACCATAAGATTGATCCGTGATTTTAATGTAGTTATACTTTGCCTGCTTGCGCATAACTTCATCTTTCAGTGCAACTTTGTATTTTGTCTCTTTTACAAAAGCGGGATTCGTATTTGTATGACTACCACCATCTTTGATTTCAACAATTAAGTTATAATCAGGAAGATAATAGTCGGGATCATACTGCCGATTCGTTTTTGTAACAGGATCATAATATACAAAAGTCTCTGGAGAATTCTGAATCATATTAGAAGTGAAGTCCATAATCTTATCACAGAACTGGAGGAAGTTTTTCTCCGGTTTAGATAAGTAATCGACATATCCACCATCTTTGAACTGATATTTACCAGCAGTAGGACGATGCTTCTGCATTTCCTTCTGGTGTTCCATATCATTCAATAGAGTAGCTTTACCATATACTTTAATATGATTCTTTAATGCTGCATCACGGAGTTTCTGCCGACAAGCAGGATCACCACACATCTTAAACGGTTTACCAAGTTTAGTAGACCAATCTGTAGGTTTACCACAAGCCATACATTTGCCATGTAATGTACCATGAGTAGAAAAATACAGAGCTTGTGGGGCATCCATACCTGACTGCTGTAATTCTGCACTATGAAGCTTATAAATGTGCTCCACAGCTAAAGCTTTCTTCGGGAAATATTTATGACAATATGGACAATTTGCCATGAATTTTCACCTCCTAACCGCCTTGTTTCTTATAATTTTGTTCACGATATCATTCTATACATTATATAATATAAAGACGAAAAAGCCCCAGGGAATTACCCCTGGGACTTATAATTTATTAGTTTTTAGCTGTTACTTCGTAATTAGCTTTTGGATAATCAGAATTGTCAATACGAGCAGGATCCAAATTAACCCCATCTGAACTAATTACATTCTGAAACCCATCCATAGCTATCTGGTCAAGATCAGGTTTAGTCAGTTCAGCTGGATTATCTTTTTCATCAAGGAAACTTCGATCAATCGATTGATTAATTTTCCAGATTAGATCTGCTTTATCGTTTTTAATTTCATCTGTGTATTCAATATAAGTTTTACCAACTTTAACATAGAGTTTACCCATCTCTCGTTTAATATCAGCATTTTCTTGATATAGATTAATAATCTCCTTCGTAAGAGCATCGATAGTATAGCATGCTTTATTATATGCTTCTAATAGCTTATTATATTTATCATCACTCTGACAGGTAATACCAGATCCACCACCAGTACCAGGTGTATAAGATGTGGGGTTCTCTCCACCTGATCCTCCACCGAACCATACCTTTTTCTGTTGACAAGGATACTTATCCTCAGGCGTAGATGTATCAGATGTCACAAACTGATTGGGTTTAAAAGCTTCATCATAAGGGAACATAGTTTACTCCTCCTAAAAGTAATGGTTATATGTTTGTATATAAAATATTCATTAAAAAATGATTAGCACCACATTTGTATAATAACGCTTAACTTTATATGTTAGGAAAGGAGGTCCAGAAAATGGCTGGAACTTTCGATTTAACATTTCGAACTGATAGTGCAGGTAATATGGTAAAAGGAAGACGTGGTGAATATGTCTGTAATATTGTACAGATGTTGTTTGCTATGGTTCCCGGTTCAGATCCATATGAACCTGAAAAAGGATTAGCAATTCAACAGCATCTTCATAAAGCATACATTGAACGAACAAGAGATGCTGGTTATGAATCTGAAATTCGTAAACAGTTTTTAAACTATACTGATCTACAACCTACTGAAGTATTAGCACTCTATGTGGATAAGTGTCTGTTTATTTATGCTGCTTTCCTACTGGATGGAAATATCTATCAAGTAGATGTTACCGCTGACGATACTGCACTGAGTGCTATTTTAAGACAATAAAATAGAAAGGAACTGAAATAACAATGGAGAATCAGAACCTGGATAAGATTATCCGAAATACTAATACACCAACTGAAAATACACCTAATACAGATCCCATGGCTGCAATCAGACAGGCAACTGGCCTGGACTTGAATATTAAGGATTTTGAAACTCAGCCTGCACAGAATGTTGATCCTGTTCCTGTTGCATATCCTGTAGACGAGAAGCCTCGTGTTACTGGTGGTATTGATGTGCTGACTCCTGAAGAGGCTGCTCAGCTCAGAGCTAATGGCAACTATCAGAAGATCGATGTAGACCGTGAAGCCATGCTGCAGCAGGAGCAGAAGCGTATTCAGAGAGAACAGCAGCAGCAGTCTGATATGAATGGTCTGTTAGATGATGCTCTGAATGGTGAAGCTGCTCGTAATCAGAAATGGGAGAAGGCATTTGAAGAGAATCCTGAATTGAAGAAAGAACTCGTCAATAAGGAGAGTACTTCTGATACCGCTAATTATACTCCTGATATGAGTGATACTGATAAACACGTTGCTCCTATTGATCGTACTCCCATTAGAGGTTATAATGCAGAGGATGATATGATTCCTTCTTATAGTGCTCCTACTGAATCTATTGTAGATACGCTGAAGAAGACTGATAAGGATGAAGATAATAAACCTACTGCTAATGCTTCTGAGAATGAGATGGCGGAGTATGTCAAGAATCTGACTACGATTGATTATACGGGTGCAGAAACTGAACTGGTTGATGTCTCTCGTGATCGCACTCCTATGGTTACTGAGACTGCTCGTCCTTCCTATAAGAAGACTAACCCCATGGGTGACCAGGCATTCCTGAATGCTGTTGCTAAGTATAAGAAGGATAACTTCCGTGTAGTAAAGGCAGTTATGATCAACTCTGGTTTCGAGATTGGTGAAGTCGGTACTGGTCCTGTGGATCTGTATCAGCTGTATATGACGACTGATCAGAATACAACTGTTCTGGATTATCAGCTGGCTAAGATGACCACTGTGATTAAGAATGTAGTTTCTACGACTCCTGCGGTTGATCCTATGCAGTTAAAGAATGTACTACACTTTGCTGATTATCAGATGCTGGCTTATGCGCATGTGGCTGCTACTCTGAAAGAAGTTGAGATGCTGCATACTTGTAATAAGTGTGGTAAGGATTTCCATATTAAGGCCGCTTCTACTGATCTGATTCTGAATGCAGATGAGATGAGAGAAAAGGCTCAGCGTATTCATAATGCAACTTCCATTGAAGAGAATTCTCTGATGACGAAGGATGTTACGTATACGACTGAGAGTGGATTTGTGATTGTACTTGGTCATCCTTCTTATGCTGAGTATGCTGCTTATATGCGTGAGCTTCGTGACATTGTTGCCAATGGTGATACTGTAGTGAATAATCGCATTGAAGAGATGAATGAGATTCTTCCCTTCATTCGTAAGATTACTCTGCCTACTGGTGTTTATACTTCGAATCTGTTCCAGCGCTTTACTGCTATTGGATTACTGTCTGATGATGACTTCAATGGCCTGAGCAAGGAAGTGACTAATCTGGCTAAGCAGATTATTATCCCGAAGTTTGGTGTAAAGAAAATCAAGTGCCCACACTGTGGTGAGGTAATCACAGATATTGCTTACGACGATCTGGATAATCTGCTTTTTTTCCATTTCACGGTAAACCGCTTATTGAAGTCAATCGACCAATAATTAACAAATGGGTCAAAACTCTTCATGATGCTGCAAAAGATTATAAAGATATGATATATAATGCACATAGCTTAATGAAAGACTTTTGGTCCTATAATGATCTGTATTGGATGCCATTGCGAGATTGCATTGAACAAGTTGAAGAGTTCATGCCTCGTATGAAAGAGATCGCACGGCAACAAGAAGCAGAGCGTTTAAAGAGCGAGTTTACTGGACAGAAAAATGGAATGAGACCGATGAATAACTCCAGAAGGGGGTCGTAAGTAAATGAAAGCTTATAAGCTGAATATGACCCGACCAGAGTTTATGAATCGATTATTAACTCATTGTGATGACTCTTATGTAATAACAGAAGATGATCTGAAGAATGCAGTTGGTACAAGTGGTGATATCCAGTATTGTGCATATACTGTGTTAATGGAGTTTAATCTTGGGAGAGATGAGATTCTGTTTATAAATAAAGATGAAGAGTCAGTCGTGGTCAAACTTCCAAGCAAGAGTCTGGCGAAAGAGATTAAAGCTGCTTGGAATAAAGAGTTAATGCGGATTGGTCTGATGATGTACCGGGTAAAGGTAAAGGCTGATGGACCATATGTGATAATCAGTGTTCATCTGGATCATGAGATCACAGACGCTTCTGAATTAGATTAATGAGAGCCCGGGTAACTCCCGGGCTTCTCTTTTTATATTCGACATGAGTATAATAGAATGAGGTTATCATATGGAAATGACAAAATATAGATTTAGAGAAGGATATTATCCTACTCGTTTGCGAGATATTTGGAATTCGATGCATAATAGATGTAAAAATATTAAGTCAGCGAGTTATCCAAGATATGGTGGACGAGGAATTAAAGTTTGCGATGAGTGGTCTGATAAAAACACTGGTTTTTATAATTTTGTTAATTGGTCACTTGAAAACGGTTATGCTGAACAGTTATCTATCGATCGTATAGATAATGATAGTCCATATGCTCCATGGAATTGTCGATGGGCTACACCAAAAGAGCAGGCTAACAATACTGCAAAGAATGTACGTATTACATATAATGGAAAAACTCATACAGCTTCTGAATGGGCAGGAATTACTGGAATTAAACGAAAAACAATACTTAAACGATATCATTCTGGAAAATCATTAGATGAAGTATTTAAACCAGTTCAGAAAGAAAAGAGATATAATATTAATGGTAAAGAATATACAATACATGAACTTTCTAAACTTACAGGCATAAAAGTAAGAACTTTACGTTTTCGAATAAAAAATGGAAAATTTGATAATATTATGGAACCAGCAGGGTCTAATCGTATAACTGATGTTAATATTACATATGAGGGGCTGACATTTAATGTAGCAGACTGGGCAAAACTTACTGGGTTACCACGAGACACACTATATAGTAGAATATATAATAAATTACCCACATCTGAAGTTTTATTGCGAAAAAGTGGTGAATTAAAATATAAGCCTAAAAACATAAAACCATTAAATACATATAAATTTCCAAATGGCAATTATGCTAAAGATGGACAATATTATGATTCTGATGGGTTTATTAAATTAATCCCAAAAAGAAAGAAGGGATAAAATGGGATCTACTGGTTTACAGCTTGATCTGCTTGATATTGATAAGTTTATCCGTGTGAATGGACTACAGCCTGTGGGTAATCCAATTTTCTTAGATCGTAATATGCCTACTCGAGATGGTGTATTATCCTATGAAATTTTTGGTACTTCACAGGAAGAACGCAGAAATCGTTTTGCCTATATTGATCTCCACCAGCATTATATGCATCCACTTGCTGCTACGAAGTTAAGTGGGTATGACCGTACACTTAGTAAGGTATTATTCAGTCAGTCTGCTTATATTCTGAAAGATGGTGCACTAATTGAAGACTATGAAAATGGTAGATCTGGTCCTGAATTTCTGTATGAAATTTGGGGTAAAGTAAAAGTCAGAGATAAGGATACAATTACGACTAAAGAATTAGAGAAATTCTTTAAACAGGATCGTAATCAATTATTTATTACAAAGTGGTTGGTGATCCCTGCATTCTATCGTGATCTGAATATGACAGATGATGGTAGTGGTTTAAAGAAGAGTTCATCTACTTTAAATAGTATGTATTCTTCCATTATCTCTTATGTGCAGACATTGAATACATATAGTGATATTTCTCATTATGCACGTTTGACACAATCTCGTGTACAGACATTACTCTGTGATCTGTATGAGAAACTGATGGTAGAAACAGTAAAGGGTAAACCTTCTAAGTTTGGTATGCTTAAGAGAAGTTTACAAGCAAAGAATGTTAACTATTCTTCTCGCTTAGTATTATCTTCTCCTATTTTACAGAAGTCATCCTATGAAGATGTACAAGTGAAATTTGGTTCTGCTACTATCCCGTTGGCTTATACAATTACTTCTTTCTTACCATTTGTTGTCTATCAAATGAAGCAGTTCTTTGATAGTAACTTTATTCAGGGTGGTAAAGTTCCTGTTATGAATAGAAGTACAAGAAAGATTGAATATACTTCTTTCAAGAACTCTTATGACGAGACAGAGATTACGAAATTTATTAATCTATATCTGAATGATCCTGGCTCTCGTTTTAATCCGATGATCACTCCAGAAGATACCAATGGTAATACTCACCAAATGGTAATTGTGGGACGATTTGGAAAAGAAAACACCACGATCTCTCGTGGTGCTACATTAACTGATATATTGTATATCTGTACAGTAGAAGCTACAAAAGATAAACATGTGTTTGTTACTCGATATCCTTTGGATAACTATAATGGTCAATGGCCAGGTCGAGTAAATGTTTCTTCTACTATTAAAACTACTCCAGCATTAATTGGTAATACTTTCTATCCTTTCTATCCGGTATGTGAAGGAGATCCAATGAATGCTTTTGTAGATACGCTTCAGTTCAGTAATACAATGATTGATAAAATGGGTGCGGACTTAACTGTATCAAATGTCATGGTCCGTGCGGTGAGTAATCCCGTAAGAATAAACCAGTGAACGACTAACAATCGGTGTTGGTATAATTCATTATATCAGCTAACGGTATCACCTAGAATAACCCAGGGGTAGGACTTCCACCCACCTACCTATACCAAACTGGCGAATGCGGTGACTAAGAGAACCTGACTCCCTGGATTATCTAGGGACATATGGAAATACCGTGCTTGGAAATATACAGGAATGTATGTGGATGAGTGTAGAGACTAATTGTAGGATTACGGTTGTGGCTGTAATTCGAAGTGCTGGTTCCCTGAATGTATAAGACTCCAGGGTAAAGAGATAGTCCACATAGAAGTATATTACATACCAGTCCATGGATGAAATACTTAATAACCGTTGTCCATGTAAAATCTACCTTAATTGCGGGAATCCCTTAGAGCTTACTATCGCTACAACGTGACCGAAAGGTGAGCGTGAATGCTGGCATTTATCAACGTTCGCGGGTTGAGTGGAGACCATAAAAAGTATAGTAAGATTGGGTAACCATAGGTTCAAGTCCTATAGACGCAGCTAAATCTCCTAAGTCAATATTGATATGGAGACTGTTCAGAGACTACGGGTAGACTCATATAAACATATGAGATTGTATAGTCCAATCAATAGTGAAAACTGTTATAATAAAGATTCTCTGATATTTGATGATCTTTATTAATTAGTCGGACGGTGATACGTGTAGCCTCAGAGGGGTATTTACCAAGGAAGCTAATGCTGAGGCTGAGCAGAGAATTAACTCTGTAGCATATTTATTAGATGTTGAAGGTAAGTTTATGCGCAGTATTGGTAAAGATTTTAACTTATGCCTATATAACCTTACCAGAACATATGATAATAAAGTTGATTTCTTACAAGATATCAATAAAGAAAAACCTAAGTATGTAATTTAAATGAAAAGAAATCCCCTCCTTGATTGGAGGGGATTATTCTTTATTAAAAAATTATTTATGAAGACGTATACAGATTATACCAGAACCACCATCTCCTCCTCCCCCACGCTGACCATCATTTCCACCAAATCCTCCGCCACCACTATTAGCAGTACCATTTTTATTATCATAATTACCACCACCACCTTCACCACCATTACCCCAAACGGAAGAAGAACCAACATTTACAACTCCTCCGCCTCCACCACCGGCATATAATTTTCCAGAGGATTCACTAAACTCACGAGTGGTGGAACCTTGTCCAGTACCTATTGGGTACGTATTGATATTTGGTTTTGGATCACTTGCTTTACCATCACTTCCGTCACTACCACCATCTCCACCAATTTTAAAATATTCTGATGTTATTGATCTACCCATTCCTTGGCCTCCACCAGATCCACCATTACCTCCACATATTAATAATTTAAGTGATGATACGGTTCCGCCAGGGTTTAATTTATTTGATATTTTTCCACCATTAGCAGTTAAACCAAATCCAATAGTATCTTCACCATTCATTGGAGCACAATAAGTACTATTATTATAGTTATAAGAGCCAGCTTTACCGCCTGCACCTATTATAATATTATAATCACCTGGAATAATTTCAATTGATTTTGATGTTTTAGTATATCCACCAGCTCCGCCTCCTCCGCCACCATACGATGAGCTACTGCTATACCAACCACCACAACCACCGCTACCACCACCAACAAGAAATACATCAATACAATATTGTGCAGATATAGTTAATATTCCACTAGTAAGAAACTCGATAACACCATCACTGCGATAATTTGAATTACCAGTATACGTATAACTAATCATATTAGCATTATAGAATTTATCAGTTTTGTTAATATTAATATAGTTAGTTATACTATTATCATTATTAGAATAAGTAATACTATATGTATAGCCCACCTCAACAGGAACTATTCGATATGTTTCATTATTTTCTAATATAAAAGTTTTATTAATGGAACCGCCACTATAATTAATAGTCCATCCAGGTAATGCAGATATACATAATAGTGCTATTCCAGTATCAGGCATAGAAGAAATATTACCAATATTATCAGCCATAGTTTGGAAAGTCGCATCAGATGCAGTGCTAACACCCTTGTCAGTAATCGCACTAGCTATAAGCGACTTTCCATTACTGACAGATGTTTTTAAATCACTGATATCAGATGGATCATATGATTGAATTATATTATTTATTCCTTTGTAAAAAAGGATACTTTTACCAACAGCAATCTGGCCGGATTTCAGAAAATCGGACAAAAGAAGAACCCCACTCCAAACTAAGGAGTGGGGATTTATTTAAATATCTGTAACTACACCATCTTTAATGATAGCAGCATCTTGCTTATGAAAACCATCTGCAGCTTGATAATATACATCATCAATACCATAATTTAGAGTAACCAGATCACTAGAGTACATATTGGTAATATGATTACCAGTTGTTGTAGGTTGACAAATAATAGTACCAGTATTATAGGTATTAGATTGGATAGTATATTTAGAAACTGCCATTTTATATCTACTAGAACTACTATCATAAGCACCTAATATATAAAAAATATTATCCTTTTGACAATATCCAAAACTAAAATTCAATTTAATAAAAGGATATGTAATATTGGTATCAATAACATTTTTAATTACTGATGACGTACTAGTAGGAATATCATATACTACGATATCAGTAAGATTACTTTTGTCTTCAGTATTAGCTGTTGTACCAATATAAAATACTTTACCATTAAAATTACATACCGCTATTGGACATTGTGCTATAGTATATTCCTTAGGATATATAGTATAATCAGGAATAGTATAATTTTTATTAGTAATATCATACGTAAATAATAATTTCTCTTTAACGAAATAGTATAAAGTATTATTATAATAAACAAGTTTAGCTACTCTTGTATTATAAGAAAAACTATCTGAACTTAAACTTAGTGGATAATTCAAAATATCAACACTTATTAATTGTGTCATCCACATTGTTGAAGCCGTAGTATCGGTAGTTAATGTTGTCAAATCTAAAGAATATATACGAATTTGTTTAATTGATGTTGAATATTCATAAATAGCACTTACATAAAGAATATTATTAATTACAGTACTAGCAATATAACGTAAAGAACCATTACTAAAACTAACTCGTGGATTACTATATTTTGGTAAACCAGTGTTAATATTTATATTTGTATATATAAGACTATTATCAGTAGCTGTATATTTAGCAAAGAATAGTGTATCATCATATATAAATGATGTATTAGAACTAAAATCTGCATTATAATATTTAGTCGTACTAGTGGTATCTATAGTAGCAGTATTGGTATCAGTATCTATACAATATAACCATGGTGCAGACCCATTACTGGTATTACCAACTCGCCAACAATATAGTTTACCATCTGAGGATACGCCGGTAATATAGTTTGAATAACTGGATTCAACTGTTTTATCATATGTTATTGGTAGACGTGATACAATACCATCTTCTAAATAATAATCTTCTTTAATTAAAATATTACTAACTTCACTTCTATTCCTTTTAATCCATAATCCATTCTGAGCAGTTGGTTGAGATATAGAACAGTAGATATTCATTTCACCCACTGTACCACTGGCTTGTGTATTAATATTACGGATATTAGTTGCCATATCATCAAAGCTATCTGTAGAAGCAGTGGACACACCCTTATCTGTAATAGCTTCTGATATAATTTCCTTACCATATTTTACTAACTCATTATTCATATCACTATAATCTCCTACGTCTGATTTAAGAGCATAGTTATCTGGATCAATTGTACGACTTGTTCCATCAGTTCCTTTATATAAAAGCTTTGTACTACCTGTCACAAGCTGGCCGGAACTCAGAAAATCCGACCATTTAGAAAAATACATCTCCTCCCTTATTTGGGAGGAGATTAATCTTTATTTCTTTGTAAAACTATATGGATACTTACCTGAATGATCTTTAGTATAATCATTTGTATCAGGATCCAAAACATAAATATCATAGAACCAATACATTTTATCATTTACAGCTTTCTTTGCTGTATGGATGGAATACTTCTTAATTCCATCTTTTGTTACTTCTGCTTTATAACGCTTTTTACCATCAACCTTGACAAACTCAAAGCCTGGTTCAGCATCAGCAAGCATAGCCTGCATCTTCTTCACCGGGAATAAGAACATATCTCAATCTCCTTTCATTCAGTATTGGTACACTAACTCTATATAAATGTTCTACATAAATATAATACCCAGATATATGAAGGGAGTGTTTATATAATATGAGTGCTAATGCCGAATTGGTCGAGATTGGGAATTGTCCTCCTGGTGCTCGTGGTAGTTTAACAGAAGATGCGATCAAATGGATGAAAGATAACGGACATTGGCCTGAAGATGATCCTGGAACAGGTGGTACTGGAGGCGGAAGTGGCGAAGGTTCTGGTGGTAGTAACAGCAATCATGTATGTGAACCCGATTATGAACTGAAGCATCCGAAAAAAAATTTCCCTTTTTGGATTTGATTCAACCAATAGAAATCCCCACCCTATAATGGGTGGGGACTATTTCTTTATTCTGAAACAGAATTTAACTTAGCAAGATATGCTTCTAAGCACTCCTCTGGAGTATCAAATTCTTTTTCTAGCATATCTTCGATAGTCATAACTTTATTAATTTCAGTAATATAACCACGCTTTCCTATGCAAATAACATCATCATTTTCATAATGAAAATTCTTAATGGCTAAAGCAATTCTTTCATCAGAAGCAGTCTCTCCAACCTTAATAACATAGCCCATAAACATAATTCAATTCCTCCCTAAATATCTTTAATAATATTACCATTTTTAATGATTGCACCAGATATTTTCTTAAATCCATCATTAGATTGATAATATATATCACTAATTCCAAGATTTAAACTAGCTGCAGAATCATTATATACCTCAGTGTTATCATATATTGTTGGCATACAATATACATTATTATTATCATATAAATGTGTGTCTAAATGATATTCAGTTATATATTTAACACCTGTATAGCTACTTTGGCTATTTACATATGCTCCACCACCAATATATAATACCCCATCTACATAACTATTTACAGCACCATATGCTTGACTTCTTGCTTGTGAACTTGGAAGTGTTAGATTAGAATATGTATATATTTCAGTATTCAAATCAAATATACTAATTCGTTTAGCCTCGTTATAAAAAGCATTCGTGGTATCAGCAGAGCTCTTTGTTCCTATATTATATATATAATTAAATAATTTAAACCAACATACCGAACTATAACTGTATTTATCAGATAATGGTATTACTGGACTACAAAGTGTTATTATTTTTGATGATATATCTATCTTTCCAAAAATGTAAATTGAATCTTTTAATAAATATATTTTATTATCATATATAAATAATGATGTTGGTGTTGTAGCATCTCGGCAATTTACACTAATAAAATTAGTATATGTATCACTGATTAAATCGTATTTATCAATCACTATTTTATTATTACTACTACCAGAACTATTATAAATATAATCTTTACTATATACAAAGTTGCCTTCTTTCCAAGTCCCTTGTATATCATTTCCTCTAGCAGTTGAAAATTGTTTAGTAGTATATGTATTTGTATTAGGATCCAATATAATAAAATCATTCTTATGATAATATGTATATTCATTATTACATACAGTAACATGCTGATATAACTTATTATCATATACAAAAGATGGATTATTATTGTTACCTACTGTGCGAAAGTTTCCAGGTGAAATATTATTAACTGTAGTAATTATTTTTGTTTTTGTATCATATATAAATCCAGTATTTCTAGTAGTAAATCCATATGAACTCCCTAGATATCCTGAATTTACATAAAATAATCCATTAATATAACCACCCCAACAACCCATACAATTCTCTGGTAATAGATTATTAATGGCTTCAATCGTTCCATCAGGAATATAATAATCAGGTTGAATATTGATCTTATTTACTTCAGCTGAATTCTTTTTAATCCATATACCATTTTGTATATTAGGTTGAGAGTCAGAACAAACAATATTCAAAATACCACCTATTTCAATTTTTCTGATATTATTACTCATAGTAGTAAAACTATCAGATGCAGCGGTTGGAACTCCCTTGTCAGTTACCGCTGCGGCAATTAAACTTTTGCCATTACTGACAGAGGATTTTAAATTATTTATTTCAGTATTAAGAGTATCTATACTATCTTGGCTAGCTAATTGTATTGTAGAACTATTAAGTCTCAGGAAACCCTTATTTAGGCCAGTACAGAGCTGGCCCAACTTCAGAAAATCCGGCCTAGGGTAAAATATTAAAAAGACAAAAATTCCCTCCCAATTAAGGGAGGGAATATATTTTTACTCTTTATTTGAAGATAACAGAGCAGCAGTAAAGAAACCTACAATACCACCGATAATCATACCAATGATAAAATTCATATTACTCATCCTCCATTGGTTCAATCATGGAAGGTTCAGCTTCACTATCTTCCATTTTCTCACCACCATTATCCAGAGGCTCAGCATCAGAATCATCTGTATCATATGCGACATCAGCATCAGTGGGCTGCTCTTCATTCAGAAGCTTATTTTCTACATTATGATCCTGAGCAATTACCGGATTCTCTGCAGGAGGGATTACTTCTACGTCCTCAGTCTGACTATTAGCTTCAGCCGTAGCTTCAGGAGAACTAACTCCAACAGTACGACCAAGTTTATACAAACCTTCAATACGGAACCACTTTGCATGACCCATGAAGATATCCTGTACATCTGTAGGAAGTGAAGCATCTACTGCAAGATGAGCAGCAAAATCATACAGTTCCTTAAACATCTTGTAAGTAGTATCATCTGCAATCTTACTGGTATAGTCCAGTTCCGGATTCATGATAGTAGCATTAACACCAGTATCCTTACCAAGATGCATCAGAGTATTGCTGATATTCATAGGAATATGACCCATGGTAATCATAATCTCAGCAGTCTCATCCATCATCTTACTAATCTTCTCATAATACATAGCATAACGAGGATGAACTACATCAAAATCATTGCCCTTCAGCTTCCAATGAATAACTCGCATATTGTTCTCTGTCAACGTTAACAGAGCATGATATGTTTCAAACGTAGCCATAATTTATATTCTCCTTTCAAATATAAAAGTCCTACATTATACCTATGTCAAACTTATTATTTTATACATAAAAAGAAGAATATAAAGGAGACCCGAGTATGTACCCGGGTCTCCATATATTACAGATATTCTACAACACTATATTGTTCTGAACACCCTTATTTAATAGGTTTAAACTATTAAATATTAATAGGCGTTACCAGTAACCTGCCAGGTAGGAGTACCAATCTCCTTATCTGTCATGTCCTTAAATCTCTTGTAATACTGCATACGCTGACCCAGCAGCTGCTTAGCCTTATAGACAACAGAAGCATTATTGGAGTCGGGCATATACACACCAGAGAACTGGACAGTCTTGGGCTCGGCAATATTGATATCACCATTGGTCCAATCCAGATCACTACGAGAAACGCTGGTAGCAATACAGGAGTTCCACAGAGAGATATCCTGAATACGCAGCATCGTCTGGTCAGTCTGGACAACCATAATAGCGAACGTATAGTTCGGCAGAGAAGGATCCATCAGGGAACCATCAGCATTCAGTGCACCATGCAGCATAGTAGCCTTAACATTGGCATCGCTGATACCATTGATATAGTACTCCAGAGCACGACGCAGGGGCTCACCACGAGTCTCCAAGCAGTTGATCTGGAACGTCGTAGCCTCGTAAGCAGAGGTCAGAGGAGCAGCATAGTTGCGCTCAGCAAAACCAGTGTTCACGTTGGTCGTGTTCAGCTCCAGGTCAGGCGTACCACTATAAGAAGTAGAGCCCAGCTCCAGCAGAGCCTTCAGGTTCTTGCAGTGCATCTGAGCAACAGCAACAGAATCAGAGTCATAACCAGAGATAACGTTACCATTAGCAATAGCCGTCATGAAGGCAGGCATACGCAGCACAAAGATGTGCGAATAGCCGGTGTAAGACGGATCAAGCTCACGCAGACGATCCTTGGAGAAGGACATCGTACCACGAATCAGCTGGGACTCGGCATCATAGGGCATAGACTGAGAGATACGACTACCCAGACTCAGAGCACCATTATTATCCAGCGCATACAGCGGATTGGGATTCATTTCCATATTCTTACACCTCCTTCTTACTCATCCGTCAGGACGATCTCGACATCAGTGTACTTGCTGATATCCTTCAGATCAACCGTGACCTTGATGATATTTCTAGACTTAGCGAAGCCAATCGTACCACTACGATACACCTCGACATCCAGAGAAGCACTGTAAGGTGCATACTTCTGATTAATGATGTCATTGACATTCTCGTTGAAGATACGGACTTCCTCAGCCTCATTGAACTTAAAGTGCTGACGATGAACCAGAGCCACCAGATCATACAGCATGGAGGAGATCAGGAAAGCATTGTTCAGCTCCGTCTGATCAGAGGTCAGAACAGTATTCATCTCCTGGTCAGCCAGATAAGCACCAGCCTCACTATCCTTCATAACCACATTGATGCGGCTCATATACAGAGACTGCAGGAACTGAGCATCATTGGCAGGATAAGTCATGGTATCCTCGATAAAGCCAGTCCAACGGCACAGAGCACCGGCAAACGGCTGGAAAGGATTACCCCACTTATACATATGATCCAACACAGCAATCAGATCGAAGTAACCAGCAGGAACCGTGACAGTACGACGAACAAACTCGTTGAACATCATTGGGCTCTGGCACTTAGCAATCAGAGAAATGTTGGGCATATTCTCATAGTAATTGGACTGATGATCCACAATAGCAGATTCAAAGGTCTCATTACCAACCATCAGACGAGCAGTGGTCATACGATTGCGCAGCTTGACCAGGTTGACAATCTCCTTCTTCGTATCTTCATCATAACCCAGATCAGGGATATAGGTGACACGATAACGCAGAACAGAAGAAATGTCCTCCAGAATCTTACCAGCAAAGAAATCCTTGAACAGCTCGTCAGGAGTCTCATCACCATCAGAACCACCCTGCAGAGTGATAGCATTAGCAGCCTGCATATCCAGAGAATCCTCGTCAGTCACGAAGGCAAACTCATTAGCAGCAAACATGTCAACTGCAGCAAACGTCTTATTGGGATTAGCCTGAGTACCAGCAATATACTCATCCAGAGTATACAGATACGGATTAATCAGGTCATAGACATCCTGGATAGACTCAGCGGTCATCATACGCAGAGTAGGATACTCAGCATTGAACTGCGTCTCGATGAAGTAAGAATCATTATACTTCTTACCAGAATCGACATCCATACTCATATAACGAGAAGACTCGACAGAGTTGATACCATCAAACACCGTAGCAGTGTAATACACATTACCATCATACTCGGCAATCTTGGGAGCCAGGCTCATATAGACATTATTACCGAAGACAGAAGCGCCACGATACATGACAGCCATGATGGGCATGCTCTGGTAACCACCCTCATCGGGAGTCGTAGAAACCAGGCTGTTCATCTTCTTATACAGATCAACCCACTTCTTGCAGTTAGCAACATACTGCAGCTCAAACTTGGCATGCAGAACGTCACGAACAACAGGCTTACCAGCCGTAGGAGAAGTAGTCAGCTGACCATTTTCATCATAGTAATAGGGAGCACCCTTCATATCAGTATAAGGAACATCCTTCTCAACCTTATACTTCATCACTACCACTGCATTTGCAAAGGTAGCAGATGCACCACGGACGTTGATCGTATACACACCAACGTCAGCTCCGCTCGCCAGAGCGGCATAGATCGCATCGGCACCAAAGCCATTCTTCAGGCAGTTCGGGGTCCCATGCGCATTCAGATAACGATTAACTTCACCAGGATAATACAGCTCCAGGGAGTTGGTCGTACCAACAGGAACGTGAATAGGAATCAGGACATTAAAGTCCGGGGTTTCCTGCGTCGTGGTGGTAGTCTCATCTCGCAGGACCGTGTTATCGGTGATCTTGACAGTCATATTAGAAAATGAATAAGACTTGTCTTGATCTAATACGAGCATAGAACTTTACCTCCTTTAGCTAAAGGTTTTTGATACAATTTTGCTGTAATATAATACCCTTATATTACTGTTTAGACTCTTCTTTAACCAATAAAAAGAAAAGAAACATCCCCTCCTTTTCAGGAGGGGAATATTTCATACTATGATACCTTACATCAACTATAATGACTATAATAATGTTATGTATTTTCTTTCTGAATACGCTTATCACGTTCAGCAATTAGATCAGATACATCCATACCACGGACAATACGTTCCATAATTGTAGGATCATCCACAATACCATCTCTCTTACGATTAACAGAAGAGATCAGAGAAGTATTAATATCTTCATTAGAGAATGCCTGATAGGTAGAGCCAGCCATACCTTCCTGTCTCATGTTCAAAGAAGTAATATCATCCATGTTTTCTGGACTACCCATACGAGCACGTTTCATAGATCCAGCCATACGATAACGTTCAGCAATCATCATCTCTTCTTCCTCAGAAGGAATCTTCAGCTTCAACTTATTCATACGCTGACAATCCTGTAACATTTCAGCAGCTTCATCAGGTAAAACATGATCCAACTTACCACCTTCAATACGACTCAGCATAATCATAACATTGGCATTAGATTGAATCACATTCAAATTCTCAATAAATAAATCGTCTTGATAGAAAGTCAAAACGATACATCTACGAGAACGACCACCTTTAATGAAAACAACATCTCGTACATCGATTTCAGTAGGTACAGAAGTAATAATGACTGGTAAACCAAGTGTATATACTTTAACGGAAGTTGGATTCGTCATCTCCTTCTCAGATTGAAAGAATCGCATATTACCAACACCAAAATATCTGACACGAGTACCAGCAACCTCATAGTAGTTCTGTCCTCGATAAGCTTTCTCGCCATAATCAGCAGGAATATACACTTCCATACAGTAACAACCTACATAGGCATTGTTATCTTTAATGATAATATTTTTCATACAATCACCTCACTATTTATATAGGTGTTCCAAATACTGAGCTGATCAGCATAAATACAATATACACAAAAGATCAAACCGATGCAGGCTATCCAAAAAATGACAAGTGTGGCAAGTAGATTTATCATATACCATTTACGGGTATATACAAGCTCTATATAAGGAGTGGATACATGAAAGTACCCACTCCAAATAGTCAGAGCCCAGATCATACAAAGTACTAAAAATATTTGCACATAGATAAGAAGTGCAATACCCCCAATACTTAGAAGTCTGTAGATCACTTATTACCACCACCCGGCTTCTTTTTCTGAGCATTCTTCTCAGGAATATACCAGGTCTGCAGTGTATAACCAGTCAGATTATACATCATCTTCCAAATATCATTCATCAGATACAGATCAGCACCCATGCGATTGAAGATAAAGAAATATGCATCCAGAATGATAGCATCATACTTAGTAGCATCATTACGAGTACACTTCTTCAGAATACGACCCATCATGATAACCATAAGCAGAGCATAAATCATATGAGTATCATTATCTTCATACCCAGGAATAGTGATCTTACTAATATCCTTTGTATTCTCATCAGTTGCATCTTCACGAGACTTAACCTTATCAACAGCCTCATTATACTTACGAATTGCTACAGGAAATGCAACTAAATAATTGGCAAGAAGCTGATCCACTTTTCTTTCAGTGCCCTTGAAACCAGGGAAGGGAAGATTCTGCTTACAACGCTTGATAGATTCAATAGCACGTTCAGCTTCCATAGTCAGATACTTCATATCGATCTTCTTATTTACCTTAAATCGATCAATCAGAATCTGCAGAAGTTCTTTGAAGAGATCCAGATTACAGACAGACATATAGACTTCCATCTTCTGATCACACTCATCAATCTCCTGCTGAATAATTGCACGAGCTCGATTAATAAATCTGATATCAGCCTCAGTGCCATCCTCAGGAATAGGATAATCCTGCATCAGCTCTTCATATGCTTTCTTATAGTGATCATAGATTACATACCGCTGAGCAAATTCATTATGTACACGGTTCGGCATCTTAATTTCCTTAGCCCAGATAGAAGTATCTTCAGGTACATAACGATATGTTTCAGCGACTAATTCGGAGATCTTCTTCTCATCCTTCAGCATCTCAGCAAACTCAACCTGGCACTGCATGAGTCTCTTCGATACCATCATGAGTTTATTCTCTTCTTCAATATACTCATTCAAATAATCAAACTCAGGACCAGTTGTAGTCAGATAAGCGATCGTAGCAATCAGACGATCTTTTGCTGCAGGGTTCCGAAGCTTCATCTCATTATTCGTGATATATACACTCCAGAAATCCTCAGGGAGAATTGCACAAATCTGATCCAGAGGCATCTTACGAAGATTCTTAGTCAACTCATCTGCATTAAGTCGCTCCATCTGGAAATGATCCTGCAGAGCTGTCAATGCTTTAGTGTTCAGATCGATAATCTCATCATCAGTCAGAGAATTATTCTTATCGTTGGATACAGCAAGAGTACGGAAAGCTTCCAGGGTACGAGCACGAGCTTCTTCCTTGATATTATCCATATTCTTCTTAATATCACCAGAGTTGACAGTCTTGATCAACTTATCCATCTCATCTGATGCATCTTCTACTGAAACAGGAGTCATCTTCTTATCAAGAGATTTGATGTAATCTTTTGCTGGAATCTGAGTAGTATTACCATTAGCATCTACGTCATTGACAACCAGAATCGGCTTTTCTCCATACTTAGCTTCCAGTTCCTTCAGAGTTTCCTTTTCAGCATCAGTTAACTCTTCTTTTTCATTAACTCCAAAGTTATCAACATTTGCTTCTGCATCTTCAATTTTCTGTCCTTCTACCTGCTGCTGCAGATTGGTCAGTTCTTCCATAGTAGACATGTATTACTTCTCCTTTATGTAATTAATCATCATCTTCTTCATCCAGATTCTCCTCCTCAGGTTCCGGTTCAATAGGAGGATTACGAAGCTCCATCAGATTATTCTCTTCCATGTAGGGAATGATCATATTATTCGTAATATCGATCTGAATCTTACAAATCGTCTGATCATATCGATCGGACTTTCTGAATAGATTATAGATATTATTTACAACACCATGATCGATGATAATACCACGATCTAACAGATCCTTAATTACACTGAAATACATAGGAGACATACCAGATCTCTCTACACATTCAATGAACTTATCCAGTCGAAGTTCAGAATCAAAGATATCCTCAATAATAGCAGGAAGCTTTGTCATCAGGATATAGAACTCCTTCTTACCATACTGCTCCTTCGGGTAATTAGGAAGTTTTGCATTCATATACTCTGCAGTCAGAACCTTACGATTCTTTGCATTATGAATATATTCTTTCAGGAATACGATAATCAGATCCTGAATCTTACGAATAAAGAATTTATATACAGCATTGAAAGCACTGATAATATCTGCATCTTCATCATCACTGAAATCAAATGCGATAGCAGGATACATATTTTCAATTTGCTCAAAAAGATCCAGACAGATCTCCTTTAATTCAGAAGTCTTAACAGAATTCTTTAACTTCTTAAAATAGTTTGAAGACCCACCATCGAATGGGTTCTTGATCTGCTCACTGATAAATTCAATCTGTTCATCAACTGTAGTATTGGACATTAACAGCTCTCGGTTAATCGTATTCATAATGTCCTGTGGACTCATAGGCATAATTATTCATCCTCCCCATCTTTCTTATTATTACAATACATATTATAAAAATTATTTTTCAGTTTTACAAGATCATTAATACGATCTTGTAAATAAGTATAATCGTCAATAAATTTAGCTAAGACATCTTCAAGCCGATATGATGTTGTTCTTAAAGGAATCTTATACACATTATGACCATAAAAGCTTGTATCAGTTACATCTCTTTTATCTAGATCAGTAATCCATTCGTCATAATGTGCTTTTACACCTTTAAGTGCTGCTTCATTTTTATCGGCTTCTTCAGGAATTAATGTACACGAAAGATCATACCGACTCTGAAGACGATCGATCCATTTATCTTTTAAATTAATAGAAGGGTATACAAATACGATAGGAATATTATCTAATGTAAAATCACATTGTTTGCGAGTAATGATTTCTGTAATTACTGCAGGATGATTGGAAACAAATACATACTTACCATGCTTAGCAAGATGGTAAGCTACTGTAATATAGAATTTTTCCCAATCTTTACATTTTTCTACTTTATTAGTAGTAGGATTTGTTAGATTAAAACAAGAACTTTCTAGATCTACATATTGAGCATATGCATTATTTTCAGATGATTTAGATGCTACACTAGATTTACCGATTCCCGGGAATCCAATGATAATCATACCGGTATCCATAATATACCTCCTATATCATATTCTTTATATTCAAGTTTTTCAAAACGTAGAAAAATAATAAATCTCCTCCAAAAAGAAGACCGAAACATTGATATAATTAGTACAGAATTCATCTGTATATTTATTCAAAGAAATGGAGGAAATTTATTATGGCTTTTAAGGTTTATCTGTCCCCTTCTAATCAGATTGGCAATAAGTATGCTTATGGTAATACTTCTGAGGCCGATCAGTGTGAGCAGATTGCTGCATATTGTGCTACTGCTCTGAAGCGTTGTGGCATCCAGGTTATGGTTTCTGAGCGTAATCAGACTATGGCTACTCGTGTAGCTAATTCCAAGACCTTTGGTGCTGATCTGCATGTTCCCATTCATACGAATGCCTATAATGGTGTCGTGATGGGTACGCGTGTCTTCTACTATAGCTCTACTTCCAAGGGCTTCAAGGCTGCTCAGGCTGTGTACAATGTCCTGGCTCCTCTGTCTCCTGGTAAGTCTGATGCTATGAAGCCGTATCCTGCACTGTATGAGATCAAGAACAGTGATGCTCCTGCTGTGTATTGTGAGTGCGAGTTCCATGATGCAGTCGAGGGTGCTAAGTGGATCATTGCCAATAAGCAGAATATTGCTGAGGCTATCTGCAAGGGTCTGTGCAACTATTTTGGTGTTACTTATGTTGCTCCTGTGACTCCGAAGCCCACTCCCACTACGACCTATGTAACTGTCAGCCTGCCCATGGTTCAGTCTGGTTCTCAGGATGATGCTACTCTGGCTGTTCAGCAGCTGCTAAATGCTAAGGGTTACAATTGTGGTACCGCTGATGGCGAGTATGGTCCTAATACTGCTAATGGTATCAAGAAGTTCCAGACTGCTAAGAAGCTGTCTGCTGATGGTATTGTTGGTAAGGATACTTGGAATGCCATGCTTGGTGGTAAGAAGTAAAAAGAATTCATAGAAGAATAATCCCCTCCCAACCCGGGAGGGGACTTCTTTTATGTCATTGTGCGATCCCTCTGAATAGTACCGAGATATTCAGTTGCTTTCCCTTCTCGGATTAAATTCATCACTTCATGATTCACATACAGTAGAACTGTATAGATTTTATCAAAGATTGGGTTAGTTAATGTCAATATACCCTCATTAGTTACAGTATAAGCAGCTTCAGACATAGAGCCATTTGGATATACTTTTACCATCATCAGATCAGATAGTTTACCACCACGAGCAATAAACTCATCTAATTCTTTTTGGAATTTTGTATCATACTGATAAATCATATGAGAGAAGTCTAACGATGGATCATCTCCTTCATGGACCACTACGTCAAACTTATTAGTAGCTTTATATCCATTGATTTCCAGAGGCCAATCCATATCAGCATATACAGGAGAGATTACAGAGATATCATCTGGAGTTTCAGGAATATACTCTTTTAATGGAGTATAGTATTTTTCAGGTACCGTCAGAATAAATTCAGAAGGCATATCTACATTCAGTGTAAATTCATCTGTAATGCGAGCACCCCATTCAATTGCATTTGATGTCTCTGGACTATCCTTAGAAGGCAGATTAGGAACATCGAATCGAATATTCATCTCCAATAATAATTGGAAGACTAACTGGTCTCGCATATTCACTACTTTCGTAATAGGATATCGAGAAATAGAATTCAAAAACTTTAAGAACTCTTCAGAACGATAATCATATCCATGAATTTGTGCAATCAGCTGAATCTGCTTATCTGGCAAATATACAGGAATCGTTCTGGTGATCATAAACTTAGAATTATGACGAATATGCATCAGCATTTTATTATACGTATTTAACTGACGATCCATGGTTTGTTCCATAATCAACACATTCATATTGAACTTATATCGATTACGTCTAAAACACCATCTGAACCGATCAGATTCTGCTACATCTAATGCATAGATTAACTGAGCTCCGACATTCTCATTCTTTGGATCATACATATTATATCGACCCAACATATTCCAGTTGAAAATAGAATCATCATCATTATCAACAGATTCAGGATCGATTACCATAAAAGGTTTTTCTTTCTTATAGATCTGCTTCATGAAAGATTTAAAATCTGAATAAGCAGATTGTGTTCTAATACGAACAAACTTAAAATAATTCTCTGGGAAAAAAGAAAGAATCCAATCATTAAAGACACCAACAATGTTAGCCATTGTCAGTGAGGTTCTCTGTGGAGTCTTATCATAGTAAATTGTAGAATCATCAGGTTCATCTACAATTGGATATAGGCGATGTAAATCACCATAGTCATCCTGCCAATTTTTATTGGGAGGACCTACATGTATTGACATATGGACACTCCTTTCGATAGAGGGTATCTATTATAGAAATGTCAAATTAACTACAAAAAAGAAAGGACCCGAAGGCCCAATCTTTTTATTTGTTCTTCCGAGCCTTGGGCACAGTAGTACCGCAGGGCACGATGAACATGATGACAGCGAACACAACCATCAGGAAACCGATGGTATTGCTCTCACCAGCAGCCAGGACGAACGTCAGCACAGCGCCAGCCAGCAGGATGATACCAACCAAACAGTTGATCAGCTTGGGGTTCCAGTAACGAACCTTACCATCCTTAGTGAAACTCTTATAGCAGTCATCCTTGGTATAGATAGTCTTAGTGTTTTTCATTGTGATTTTCTCCTCTTATGTATATATTATTTTTATAGTTTTTATTGATACTTTTCTTTTGTATCACTATTATAATATATATTCGAAGATACTCACAAAATCGGATTTTAAATAAAGTCTTTATAACCAAATTTTACTGTACATTTATTAGTATCAATATGATTATCCTTGATATGTTTTTTGAAACGTTTATTCATTTCTTTAACTGTTTCAATATTAGCATCAATTGGAACTGGATATACATAAATAATATTATCGTATATATCATATGCAACCATATGAGCAAATCGATTAATAAACATGAACCATTTAGCAGTTATAATATTAGCAAATACTGCAAAAATAGGTTCACTCTTATTACGTATATCATAAATATCTGAACGCATAGAATTAATCTGAATTTGAACTTCTTCATTATTCTGATGACGTTCACTACGTTCATGTTCAAGTGATACTTTTAATTTTTCTACATCATTCTTAATATCAGACGTTGCATCACGAATATTACTAATCTCATTTTCAGGAATTGTATATTTAGATGATTCCGTACCACTCATAAACTTTACTGACATAAAGTCTTACATCCCTTCTATAAAAATAAAACCCACACCCAGGAGATTATCCCAGGTGTGGATTGTATATTTTAACCTTCGTAACCAACAGGCATATTCAAGAAGATACCATAACGCTTCTCCTTGATCTCCATGTCACGAACCTTCACACGATACGTTTCAAGCATATCCAGCATCGTATTTACAAACTCAAGCTGGTGGAGATATGTCTTCTCATTGGGAAGCTTCAGCAACTTCTTCTCGATATCACCCTTCGTCTTGATCAACTTGATTGTCATATTCTTGATCTTCATCAGAATGATTTCACGATCACCTTCGGAAGAAGCATAACGAATATCAGCAATAATCTTATCGATCTGATAACGAACTTCTACTTCAGATTTCGGGTTTAACCAAGACTCAGTCATGACAACAGCATTTGCATTGGGATTCAGAGGAACATAATTTCTCTTGAAATCTCTCTTACGAGAAACAAAACCAAGAGAGCTGATTGTAGCTTTACCAGCAAATACATTCTCCAAAGAAACCAGAGGGATACCAGTACGAATCATCGTATAATACCGACGGACAGTCTTATCCATACAAGCACGAATAATCGTTCTCATCGTACAATAATCATACTTCGTATCCTTCTCAATACGATCCTCAACTGTTTCCAGACTCATGGGAATCGTCTTATCTAGATAAGAGTCATATGCATCGGCAAGACCCATACCCTTCAGTACTTCATCGGTAGCAATAAAATCAGCATCCTCAATAGGAGCCTTAAAAGGTCTGCAGCAAATATCCAGGAAACCCATAAAACAGATTTCACTCAGAGAGATATCATTAAACAGATCCAGAATAATCTCATTATCAATCTCAGAAAGCACATTATTGTAAGCTCTCAGAAAACGCTCCTTAGCAGTACAAGACTGTACATTCTGCAGAATATCATGAATAATCAGAGCAGTTAATTCCTCAGCAGAATAGTTACGGAAACAACGTTCATGAATTTCAACAGTGTATCCAAATGGACAAACATTACTCAAATCGCCATCCATCAGATACTGTGCAAAATCCTTATGATACAGAGGAAGAACAACAACATCAGGAATATTGAAGTTATCTGTATGATTAATATAAATTGCATCCAGAGAACTCTCATCAAAGAGCTGATTAATAAGTTCAATGACCTCACGACGAATCGTAATGTCATTACCCTTCTTGGTCATAAACGGCTCCATCTTCAGCAGGAGCTTAGTGATCGTATCCTTTAAAATCATGGGAGTATACTCTCCTTTCATTTATTCCATTATATGTATGTTTTCTGAATATACATATAAAAAATAACAGGGGGAATTAACCCCCTGTTATTCAGGATACATTTTCAATATCTACATCAACTTTTCCTATGGCTTCTTTATCTGCATATGAAATTGTGTCATAATAGTTAAAAATCTGTACACCAAGCTTATTCACCAGATAATTGCGAATAATCTCATTATGGAACAATCTCCAATAATTATTCACATAAGTGGGAATGTGCATCTGATACGTTGTGACGGTTCTGGATTCAAGTGTATCATAGTCTGTATTCATCAGACCAGATACAAATGATACTGCTCTTGCAGCTTTCATCTGATCACCAGGACTCATACGATTGAAGACAATCTCTGCAGTCATCTTGTATGAAGGAACTTTATCCTTCATCATCTTTGTTTTGGTAAGCCGTAATACAACCATTGATTTACCCTCCAATATAAATTTATTTAAGGCCTAGTCCATCTATGAATCTCAGACTTGGCGGGCCACTTGCAACGAATGATAATATTCCGATCCTCAAGATGATGTTCATCATCAGATGGATCACGAATCATATCAATAACAGGAGCATTCCACTCTTTTAAAGTAGTATATTGTGCAACGATATTGGCTAGGTCTATTGGACGGCAATCAACAAAATACCCAAGATATTTTCCTTCAAGGTCGGTTATAGTGACCAAAGGAATTCTCTTATGCGCATGCTGACGATTCATATGATCTACACGAAGAAGATTAAGCACCTCATGAAGAACCATACCATCATTTGTAGTACCCATAATCTTACACCTTTCTGAAATTATAAATTCTTTTAGTAATATTTACTTCATCAATACCAAGCTTAATAAGAATATTATGACCAAGCATAGTATTCATTTTATCCCAAGCATGAGATTCACCAAGCTTAAAGTTATGAAAGATAATATTACCAGGTTCACAGTCTCGACTACTTTCACATTTGAACAGTTCACAAATAGAATGTTCCGCAAAAGAAATTACTGCAGTATTCTTTGGATCAAGATCATCTTCTCCTTCATAATGAAGCACGAAGGAATATCGAATTTCATCATTTTTGTTGCTTCTGGTAATAGTCGCTTTGATAGCATCAAATCGACTCAACCCATCATAGGTAAATTCACCGCATTTAAGCATGATTACTTTCTCCTATATAATGATTCCAGTCATCCAGATTAAAAAGCATCTGTAAACTATCATTATAGATGGGTTTACAAACATCTTCTGCTGGAGATTCATATTCTTTACGAATCCACGTGTATTCAGTCTTATCCTCAATGTAAGACTTCATCCAACGTAAATGAGACCGGAATTTTCTATATCCGGCCTCTGTAAAGAACGATATTGTATTTCTCTTATTAGCCAGGAATATATCACTAGAAGGCGCAGGTAACTTATCTTCAAAGATAGCTACCCACTTTAAATAAATATACTCATCCCTATCCATATCTATAAAAGATGTAGGATGTGAGAGAATACCTTCCGTTACATAGCTATCATCAAAAGGAATATTGCCTACTTCAAACCTTCTAAGTATCATATAAATCTCCTTTATTCTTCAGCTTCTAGAGGGAGCATGAGTCCTTGTGCAATACGGTCTTTCAACAAGAACATTGTTCTCCAGAAGGGTGCTACATTAAGCATACCTCCACCGACTTCAGCTCTACCAAGAAGAGCATAATAACCAGGAAGAGGATTACCATGCATATGTGCTTTCTTTTCAATATGCAGAGAAGAAGCCAATGGATGACCAGCTCTTTTCAGTTCATCCAATGTACGTTTATAGATAGGATAACTATTTTTCCTGAAATTAGCTACTCGGTACAGATGAGACTTCTCATCATAGTCTCTGTCCTTGAGACTGATACTATTCTTAACACCTCTTGCCATAATCTTTTCATGATGATCTTTTGCTTTCTGTTTAGCCAATTCCATAGCATCTACCTCATCTGTACTCTTTGAAGTACTGCAGCGTGTATTGATATTCTTAATCACTTCATCAAATACACTCTTCTCTTTCTCAGGACGATTCACACGAAACGTTCTCCCCTGAATACCCATTGTTAATTTCCTCCTTTAGTAAATTTGTCCTTTGTAAAAATGTTTTCTAGCATATCATTTTTATAATATATACGTGAAAAATCCCCACCCAAAAGAGGGTGGGGATTTGAAGTTTAGGTAATGATTATTTCCAAGTCAAGCACGAGAGATGAAGTACTTAACAGTTGGAATTACACGCGCTTAATGAAGCGAGCGCCAGAATCCTTCATGATGGGCAGCTCGGTAATCGTGCAGACAGTGCTCACCGGCTCGAACACGACGGGCAGGTTACGCTCACTGTACACGATAGCGGGCATACGGGTGTTATCAGCACGACGCAGCTGATCGGTCAGGAAGGAGCTATACTTGAAGTAGTTATAGGTCTTAACCTGGCTGTTCTTGAAGTTGTTGGGAATCAGCAGGATCTGCAGCTTGTCATCGGGCATGAACTGAGAGCTGATGAAGTAGAAGGTAGCGGTGGAGGTCTTGCAGCCGATGCTGTAGTTGATCACACCAGAACCCTTGGACTCCTCAGTCAGAGCCTTATCCATGGAATAATCGGTATCCAGGATACGCATGATGTAGGGAGAAACACCAACACGGAAGTGGCAGTCAGTGATGTTCCAATCGTTCTTCATCTTCATGGCGCACTGATCCAGGAAGGGAACGAACTCACGCTTCAGCCACTCCAGGTTGCCGTAAGCAAAGTTAGCAGGAGCCTCGAAGCTGAACTCAGCATCGAACTTATGACCGGCATCCAGACCCTTCTTCAGACGCTGATCCTCCATGCGAGAGCTGATCACAGTGATGTTCTCGGTCATGGCAGCGATGATATCAGTGTTAGCAAAATGCTGAATGCTGTTGCTGATATCGGTACGAGTTTCCTGAGGCAGGCTGACCTCGATATGAGGACGAGTCGGGACCAGGAACTGCTGGAAGTTGTTCTTGAAAGCAGTGTAGATGGGGTGAGTATGCTCAGCATGAGAAACGGTAGCATAGAAGTACACCTTGGTGATCTCACTATCGGCATGCAGATAGGACAGCACGGAACGATCGAAATCGAACTTAGCATCCATATTCACGGTCTTCACGGTACCATCAGCCTTCTTGCACTCAAAGGAGCAAGCCAGAGTGTTGGTCTTACCATCGAAGTAAGGAGTAGCACCCTTGGACATGGTGATGTTCTTCTCCTCGATGACCTCACCATCAACAGTAGCCTCGATCTTGGCAACACGGACATCACGGTTCACACGGAACAGGGGGTTCGTGCCAGTGGTAAAGACAGCCAGGTTCTGGCAACCAGCACCAGGAACCAGACCATTGGTCAGGGTCTCAACCTCGATCTCAGTCTTGTCGACGAAGGGGATCTCAGCATTGGGGGACAGAGCATCGATCAGATCTTCCTCGTGCTCATCGGAAGGAGCCTTAACGGTAGGAATGACCTCTTCGATCTCAACGATCTGCTTCTCCAGAGTGCGGGTGTCATACAGACGATGCAGGACAGCCTCATAAGGAGTACGCATGGTGGTAGCAATAGAAGCAGTCAGGGTAACCAGGCTGGGCATAACAGCGGACTCGTTCATGGAACCGCTATTCCACTCGTTCATGTTGTTCATGAACATCTGAGCAGCGGACTCAGCGTCCTCCTGCAGCATGGTATCGAACTGCTGATCACCGAACAGCTTGGAATAATGCTCATTCATGGTACGAGCGATCATATCAGCAGTGTTCTTGATCTCCATGGGGCTCATCTGAACACCACTAACACTCTCATTGCAAATGGCATCGGTGCCACTCTGCAGACTAGCAACAATATCTCTAATGTCGTGGCTCTTATCATTCATGCCACCAAACAGCTTGGACATATTGTGTGCCTCCTTTCAAATATAAAAATTTTTGTTTTTGAAAATACGAATGTTATATATGCTACTCGTCCAGGTAGCTATGAGAACTTGTTAATAGTTACACGCATTCTACTAACAAAAACCTCATTATAAAGATGTTGGTATTTCTTTTTTAAAAATGATGGGTTTAGGAGAAATCGGGTTCCAAATCTTCATCGGAAAGATCATCCTCCGTATCCTCACTCTCTTCTTCCTGATCCTCAATAGATTTCTCCACATCGATCTTGTCATCATCCTTCTCTTTAGGTTTCTTGGATGACTTTTTAGAGGAAGAAGATTTATTGGGTTCATTCTTAAATCCGTCTTTATTTTCTTTGGTGAAGTTCAACAGATCATTCAACTGCTTTGTGAAGATTAAATACGCTTGCAGATTCTCTTCATAGTTACTATAAGAGAATTTATATGTCAGATAATCAGTCACAACACTAAGTAAATAATCAAGTTTATTATTTACATAGTCACGAACAGAAGCATCCACTACAGCTTCATTCTGATCAATCAGATTTTTAGCTGATGTAACAGAAGCTCGTAAATCTTTATAATCATTATAAAGCTTACGCTTAGCCATCAGTCGATCCAACTTAGAGAGCTCCAGAATATTGATGTGGACATTCTGCTCAACACCGTCAGTATCATCCATCCCATCATCATCAGGATCCGGTAATCCATCAGGATTCTCTCCAGAATCATCAGAACCGCCATCAGGATCCATATTAAAATCATCATCAGCAGAATCATTGGCATCATCCTTATTCTGATCAGATTCATCTTTCTTCTCATCCGAGTTATTCTCGTCATCCTTGTTGGGCTCATCATTGTTTTGATCATCATCCTTCGGAGTTTCATCATTGTTATCCTCCGGGGCATTATTATCATCAGCTTCTGGTTCAGGAGTATTGGTGGAATCATCATCCGCAAACGGATCTTCCATACCAGTATCCTTATCTTTAGTGGCTTCTAACAGAGCCATTAACTGATAGTTATTCAACATGGATCAATCGACCCCCAATCTATTTTGACTTCTGGAACCTTCATACGGAAGTTTCGTAATACGTCTGTATTCACGTTGGATCTTCTGACGAAGACGAATCAGTTCAATCTTAGCTTTATCATCACCATTACGTTCAGCAATAGAAATCTTCTCTTCGATGATTTCTAACTCATCCTTCAGCTGACCAACCAGAATATTTCTATCTTTCTTATCGGTCTCACGATCAATAACAATAGAAACGATATAGGTAATAACAGCAGCTGCAGGACCAATGTTGGGAATAATATACAGAAGACCAGAACGGAGCAGACGCTTGATTTCATGATTAATACGAAGAGCTTCACCAACCATCTCAGCATGCTTACGATTTCGACGCTGATTACGAAGATCATTTACCTTCTTAGTAATCTTCTCTTCGAACCAATTCTCTGCTTTCTTACGAGCAAAGTTTGCTTCTTTAGCTTTCTCTACTGCCTTATTGACAATACCTTCATTAAGAGCTTCTCCAGCAGTGGCTTCAGATAAGAACTTCTGAGTCATCTCACTAATCTGCTCTTCTGCATGGAACATGTCATCAATAATAGACTGAGCATCTTCAGGAAGAGTACGTACTTCATAGATATACTCAATATCATCTGCATTATGAGTAGATTGAATCTCACGTTTGGTCAGACTATTCATATAAAAATAATAACTCTGAAGAGTAGATAGTACAGTCATGACAAACTTGGTAGAATCTACCTGAGAGGTCTGTGCTTCAATACTATATTTAATAGAACCGAAACGAACAATCAGATTATCTAAGAATGCTTTTACATTAGAAATATACTGAAGACGATTCACCTTCATGGTAGAAAGTTCAGAGTCCACCATATTCATAATTGTTTTAAACATTCCTTCATATACGCCGGGTTTATAAATACCCATATAAAGTGTCAGATTATTTACAAATTTTGGATCGTTCCAAAGAATATTGTAAACCTGAATAAAATTCTCTACTTTAATATCATCAATCTTAACCTGATTCATAAAGAACCCAGAGAAGAAAAGAAAACATGCGTCCTCTGATTTAAACTTTGTCAGGGCGCAGGTATTTAAGGCTTTCTTATAATCAGCAACCAGAGGTGCTGGATCAAATACAACAGTCTTCGCAACAGCCTCTTGCAAGAAATAGTTATTCTTATTCAACAAGGCTATTCACCTCCTATTATATACTCTTTATAGATTTGTCAAACTTATAATTGAGTAATATAAGAAAAAGAAAAATATAAAATAATAGTGGGTTGGGAGGGGCTCCGAAGAACCCCTCCCACTGTGATAGTGGTTGCCGTTACTAATCGAGACAGAACTGTCCATTGCCGATGGTTGACTGATCGCTTCTGCGCATTACCGTGCTTTTACCGTACACATTGTGACCATACCATACCGTCACAAGATCGGACATATCTGCACTCCACCAAGGCGATGCGATACTATTCTGTACAGTACCTCTGCAGGATCGAGCATCACTTTAGCTTACCTCGACACTACATCTCTCAACCGTACCAAGCCATTACCAGACCAGACCACGCGGCACAGTACTTCATGGCACCACACCATGACTGGACCAGACCAAATGGCACTGGACGTCACTTCACCTCGACCTGACCAAACGGAACTGTACCATTACACCACAAAACCGAATGGTACAATACATTACCAAGGCTCTACAATACGTGTCCTGACCCTACGTTACCATAACACTACCCTACCGAACCTGACTTTACCGTCACTGCACAAAATGGCACCATACCATTACTTTAATCGGATTATTTTATATCAGCCGACTCTGATATTTAGTATGGTTACTTAACGCGGGAACGAGTGGAGCTGATATCACTATTGCCAACATACTCAGCCTGCTCATTCTTCTCATTCTCCAGTGCAAACTGATAGTTGGCCTCCCACTCCTTCTGAAGCATCTCCAGCTTCTTCGGGCTCAGGTTACCCGCAACGGGTGTACCATTCTCATCCAGGATCTGATACATAAACCGACCATAACCGGCGTTTCTCCACTGAAGCAGGCCGACGTAGTAGCCATAGTTCAGCCACTCCACCAGCAGATCCAGATACTTATCATTGGGGAAGCTCACAGTAATATCAAAGTGAGCGCCAGCCATGATCTGCTCAGAATTGGCCAGAGCAACACGCGGGCCCTGTGCAGTCTCAGCACGGAGCGGGCGCTGCAGAGAATGGAACCGATTGTCCGGGCCCCATTCGATCTCAGCATACTTGTCAATGATATTGACATCCTGATCGATACGGGACAGATATGCAGTCATCGCAGAAGACTTGGAGTCGCTGCGATTGCGGCAGGCCTTGGCAGCGGCTTTAAAGAAACCTTTCATCTGATAACCCATCATCACAGGCTCACCAGTGATCGGATTGCGCGGGAACACGGTCATTGCCTTCAGTTCTTCAGTGGGAACACCATCAGGATTCTCGGGAACAAAGGTCAGCTCCTGTTCCACATCCATGGAAGTCTCAGTACGCACGACCTTCTTTTTACCATAACTGTTGCTGATGAAGTCACTCACCAGCTGCTTATTGTTGGACCAGGTACCGAGGATATCGGTGATGAAGTAGATACGAACCCGCATCTGATTCATCATGAACTCTTCATCTTCCAGGAAGTGAGGGTTCTTGGGAACCATGAACTTACCACCCATAGTGGAGTTACCAAGCTTCTCGCTCTTCACAGCGATCTTTTCCTCAGCTGTCTTCTTAGTAGCCATTTTAAAGTCCTCCTAAATATTTATTAATTTATTTATTTTGATAGGTATGCTACTTTCCTATCATTCTTATAGTATATATCTCTATATACATATAAAATCAGAAAACCCCAGGGATTTTACTCCCTGGGGAATTTTTTATTAGAACTCGATCTTGAGTTCCGTCAGACCAAGAGTATCGATATATTTCTCGATCTTCGCAAGGATCTCATTCTTAGTACCCTTGATATGGGCACTACCATGAACATCAAACATAACAGCATTCAGTTCAGAAAGACCATTAAGTTTGAAGCTCTCCAAAAGAGCCATTTGGATCTTCGCAGAAGGAGAATATGTATCTTCATGAACTTCTTCCACAGGAGCAGATTCCTGAACAGGATCTTCTACCTTTTCGATATATCCGAAAAGCTCATGCATGGGCTTTTCACCATATCGACTGCCGAGAATATTGCAGATCTCCTTCCGATAAGGTTCCGGAATATTGTCAATATCAATTGCCAATACAGCAACTTCCGGATTCTTGAATCCATCAGGAACTTTACCTTCCTGATAGAACTTGATTCGAAGAGTGTAATTCTCTTCATCAAGATATGCAGTCTTAATGCCATTCTTGGTAAGCTCTTCCTGGAACAAAAGAGCCTTACGCGGTTGACCAAGATACCACTCTACGAACTTAGCGCGGTTCATGATCAGATGTGTCTTGGTGGGATTTGTGTGCAGGTCTCGTGTAGACCTATAATTAATATGATTCAGGATAATTGCGGTATCTTTCTGAACCATATTATAGTTGCGAACAATATGCGCTTTATTCAAAGCAACATACCTGGCAAGCGCCTTATAGAACTTATTGGGAGTCGCCTGCTCCTTCTGTGCATCGGTAAGCTTAACTCTTATATTCGGCGTTTTCATTTCAGCCTCCTTAATGATATTGGGGTCTTCTGTCTTCTTGGTATCTGGAATCTGGTCGAGAATCCATTTCTGGAAACTTTTATCTGCTTTTTCAGGATCATTGATCCATCTCAAAGGACGATTGATCCTAAGTTTGCTGAATTCTTTTTGAATATCAGCTGCAGTGATGTTTCCTTCAAGAAGGTTGAACATATCTGCAATGCTATTATGATATCCACCAATATCATATAAATACTGCAGATATGTAGCTTGATATTTTTCATCAAGCTTTTTATAATCACCCCAAGTCATCATCTTTTTGAGGTTTACACTGAACACCTCAGAACACTTCGCTTCCCACTCTTTCTTAGTGAGATTATCAGAAGGAAGCTTACATGTTCTACCTCCACCTTTCTTTCGGGCATGATCCCCTCTGCCAATACGCTTTCTTTCGGCACAGTCAGCTTTAAACTCCTTCTCAAAATTGATAGTGCCTAATTTAGCTGCAGCATTACCCATAGTTCATTCCTTTCTGAGGTCTTATCTTTTGTGCCTCTTTGAAGTATATTTTTATTTCAGAAGGTCTTCCAGTGTCTTCTGGTTATTCTTGATCTTCTGATCAATCTGATCATTATCGAACGAGTCAGATTGAGTCATCTTTTCGAGCTGCTCCTGAAGCTCTGCCATACGTGCCTTATGATTACGCTCGAACTGTTCACGAGCCGTAATCACATCATTCATGGCGGACTTGAATGATTCATTGAACTTCTTCTTCAACCGACTATTCAACTCAGCAAGATTTTCTTCCTGCTGATGTTCGAGCTTCTTATAATAATACACCCGAACAACAGGAGCTACTTCAGGATCAGTGAAATAGTTCCGAACCGGAGTCTGACACTCCGGACAGTTGGAAGAGATATGATCAAAAGACAGATCATACTCTTCATACTGATGATCCAGGTCAACCTTGAACTGGCACTGACATACGGGGCAGGTGAATGTAGTATACTTCTTGAGATGATTCATATCACCATTCTTGATGATTTCCATAATATTGACTCCTTTTTAATTGATTATTTTTCTTTCGGATAGAAGCTGAAGTCTGCAACGCTCAATCAGAGCATTGACAAACTCTTTGCTTGGAACAGCAATGTCTGAAATATTCAGATTCTCAAAGAAAGAATCATCCATCCTTTCAAAGATAATCCTGTAAGTAAACTGATGAATCATATTACCAGTTCTCCAATTCACGATTACTCGATCATGATTACGGATCTGATACCAGATCCTTTCAGTTTCAGTAAGATATCTGCATTTGCCGCTTGCGGTAGATAGGTAATACAAAGCGGCGAGAAAATTGGTAATTTCCACATTGCTGATATATTTTTCAGCATTGACGAGTTTCTCCATAGCAGGAGAAACTTTCTTCTGATAGAAATCCTTACTACGGGAAGCAGTGGTATAAAGCCACGTTGCAGTACTATTGATTGCAGTATTGTATGCAATCTTAAACAGATCAGTATTTGTGACCTGAACACTTAATGTTTTTGCATTTTTCATTAATATCCTTCTTTCTCGATTTGCTTAAAATACTTGGAATCTTCCATCAGAAGTTCCTCACGAGTTTTAAGCTTATAGTTTTTGGGATCCGGAATAATTTTTAAAGCATTGATATCATAATCACACGGTGTGATATAATTGATATCAAGATAGATGGTTCTTCTGCACCGCCTATCAGGATAGACTAATATGATATTACCAACTTTATAATCGGCATGTCCCATAATAAGTTTGAATCCTACAATACGATAATTCATTTCAGATTCTCTCATGTATCCATTATTTTGAATGAATACATATTCTCTCATTTCAGGGATATTCCTGATCCGATTGAACAACCTTGCATATGCAAAGTCGATAGGAGTAAGTTCAGTTACATCAGTGATACGCTTAATAAACTCGTTATAACCAAATGAATTAAGCATATTCACTGCAGCTGTATAATACGCGCTAATCCAATCAGCTTTAGATTGATAATCTTTTCTTTTGGGAAGATTATCACGGATCATTCTATATCTTGTATACAGATCAGCATATTCCTTGCGCTGTTCTTCCATGAATTTAGTATAAGTCATTATATTATACCACCTTTCTTACATCATTGCGAGATCGGCTGTCAGCATATCTATCTCAGTTTGTGTATTCATAATAGCACTTCTAAGAGAAACACAGATGTTGTTTCTTTCGATACTTGAAATACCAGAACAAAGACCAGTTCCATGGATAGCATCATTGAGTTCTTTCTTATACTGCTCATGCAGATTCTTTGCAGCATTCAGAGAACTCTGATACATAGCTTTGATTACTTCGTTCATAATAAATTCCTTTCCCACTTAAGAGTTTTTATTTGTCATAGTGTCTAGCGATGTCGCGGTAGATTTCTTGTATAGTAAGATCGATATCAAGTAAAGTCATACCACACAATAGCATATCAGATACAGCATCATCAATAATATTCTTAAATTTAATAGCCTCTTCTCTGAGATCAGTTGCTGCATCGATATGTTTAATTTCCATTGCAACGACTTTATCTACTTCCATTTCAGTGATCAGCAGAATCATTTCTTTAGTATTATCTACGCTGCACTGTTCATCACTCTTAGATGGTATGGTAAAGGACTTGAATAGTGTTTCGATATCTGTCTCGCTCATATAGATACCATAGTTCATAATAAATTCCTTTCCAGTTGGTTTTAGTTTGTTACCAACCTAGCAAAAATAGATTTGATAAGTCTTATTTATATTGCTTATCACAATTATAATATATATTTCAAATAAGTTGTATAACCAGATTTAGGACAACATTACTATAATGAATTCTATTCTTATACTCTTATAAAGGAGTGATCATACATGGCATTTAAACCTGATTACTATATCTTAAACCAGACTCTGGTGGATCCCGATGTCGCTATGAAGCATCGGGAAATTATTTCTGAATCTGCTATTGATAGTCCAAGTGGATGTAAATTATTCACTGTTACTTTTAAACAGGTTCTACAGGATTTTGGTGTTCGTAACTGGAATGGTCGTAACTATTCCGATAAGATCGTTATGAATGCTCTGAATTCCAATCCTCTGATTCAGCATGATCTTAAGATGAAGACTTGGACTGGCGAATATGGTCATCCCCTGATTGAGAAAGGTATGAATGAACTTGCTCGTCAGATGACGATCTTCCCTCCCAATGCTTGTTGGACTATTAATAAGTATTGGCAGGAAGGTAATCTGTTGATGGGTGAATGTACCACTCTGGCTGGTGGTTATGGAGATATGGTCCGTGATCGTATTCTTACTAACTATCCGGCTATGGCTTCTTCTCGTGCTATTGGTGGTACGGATAAGAGTGGTAATGTTCTGCCTGGATATACTCCTATTACTTTTGACTGTGTGATTCGTCCCTCACACAAAGTTGCATATCAAGTTAAAGGATCTGAAACTATTAATGAGTTCCCGATTACCACGCCCACTAAGAATACAATGAGTGAAGCTGCTGTTATGATCAATCCTGAAAATAGTGAAGCTCTGAAACAGTTCTTATTGGATGAATCTGCTACTCGTGCTCAGATCTGTACTGTATGTGAGGCCCTGGGTCTCAATGCTGATTCTATGGTCATTGAAGAGAATGCCGTTAAGATCAGCAGAATGAATGAAGACGGTTCTATGGAGACATTGATTATGCCTCTACAGAAGCTTGTCAATGCATCTTATTATAACCTCTTCAAATAAAAAAGAAAAGACCCCGGGAAAATCCCGGGGTCCATCTTTCTTTACTCTTCTTCCTCGTCGTCCCACTCATCGTCATCATCGTCATCTTCCTCGATCTTGGCGATGATCTCTTCGATCAGTTCATTAACGATGATCTTATCACCATTCATCAGAGTGATAATGGTGAAATTAGTGCGCTCTTCCATGAGCGCGATGTTGTTAACAGGAACTGCGACCACCCAAGTCTTATCATCTTCCTTGGTGGTCAGGGTAATAAACTGCGTGAACATATTGATTTCCTCCTTAAGATATTAACATACCCGGGTAGCAGTAATCTGCTTCCCGTATTTGTTCATGACATACTCCATATCGGGATCATATCCGACATAGATGGGGTCCTGCGCAAGAATTGCCTGGCTGTGACAAAGGTGAGCAAAATTGGATAACCAATCCAAATTCTGTTCGTTGATGGGACGTGCTCCTTTCACGTTCGCGGTTGTCATCATTTGTGCTTCCTTTCCAATGTTCCGTTTTATTCTTGGGTGGAACTCCCCTTTATGTATACAAACGTCTTATATGAAACTGATAATCATTGCGTTTGTATCACTATTATAATATATATTTGAATTATCTACTATAATCGGATTATTGAAACATCACTATAATAGACATATTCTCTGATTTAAAAGGAGGTTTATCATATGGATGTAAATAACTTCTATAAAGAAGTTTTCGAGCGTACACTTGGACTGGATGTTCTTGGTCTTGAGAATACATATCAAGAATTAGTCAGATTGGTAGAAAGCAAAACATTGATTACTTTCAGTCAATATATTCCTGCATTGTATAAATTTAAATTGGATATTTCTAATCCAATGAATGTTGTTCCTGATGAAATTGGTACCTATGGTGTTGAATTCTATATGGAAGATCCAGTACTGGAAAAATTCCATCTTCCTATTTTGGGTGTAGAAAAGGTAGAATATAATGGCGATGGTAAAGTTGATCCATACGATCCTAACTCTACTGCTTACTACTCCTCTGTTATTGCTTCTCGTAATAACTTAACGTTAGATGCTGTATTAATGGGAAGTGAATACACATACAATAGAACTTTGACAGATTTTGCTATGCCTTGGAAGAAGTATCATGAATATCGTGGTGGGAATATTCTGTACTTAAAGAACTATGCATATGAATCTGATGTAGAAGTTACTGTAAAGACGCAGTATCCAAATTTGACTTCTATTCCAGAAGAGTACAGAGAGATCTTTATTAAACTTGCGGTATTTGATATTCGTATCTATCTTTGGAACTGGTTACGTTATATGGAGAATATTGTAACTCCTTCTGGTAATTTGGATTTGAAGTTCGATTGGTCTTCTGCTGAAACTGACAGAGAAGATTATATTCGTGAATTGAGAACAAAATCCTTCTATGATCGTATTGGTCCTCGATTCTTCCAAGTTGTATAAAAAAAAAAAAGGAAATCCCCGGGAATTACCCCGGGGATTTTTTCTTGCCTTATTCATCCTCGTTGTAATGATACAACAGCACAATGATACCAAGTATCAGTACTGTATATATTATTTCAACCATAGGATTTCCTTTCATTTATATAATGTAGTCGCTCGACCTACAGTATATAAATGTTCACTCTTTTGTAATTTCTCCAGTACCTGGATAGATAATATCTATCGTAGGAGAATTATCTTTGTACCGAATGTTGAATTCCGGTGACTTCTTATAGTAGTGATTCATTCCAGCAAAGCTGAGAAGGAACCATCCAATTGGCAGAAGTATCCACCACCAGCTCAACAGCAATACACCGAAAAGCTTACAGAAGATAAACAAAATAGCAGTATTGAATGCTACTTTGCTTTGAATCATCCAGGTGAATACGCCTTTGTGATAAATTTCATACTCATTGATATTCATTGAATACATCCTCCTCATCAGTAATTTGACTGGCCTGGTATGCCAGGATTTCAGGGGTAATACGAGACCCATAATTTCTGGTTGTATTCTTATCAGTCTCTCGCATAATTTTATTAAATATTCTCTGCTCTCTTGTTAAATTGAGATACATAACAATAAAACAGATCAGAAGAGAAATTGCCCAGAGAACAATTACAATACTGGGAAGCAATACAAAGATCAGCTTCCATGTAATTGCTTTTGTGATAGCCAGGATTGCGAAGACAACTTGTGTGATCACAAGCGCGATGAATAATGTCATTCCAATGGGAGTAATTTTGAGTGTGAATTTCATATTGCTTCCTCCATGTTTATTTCATTAGTTTTGTTTGTGTGGTATTCAATTTTAAAAGAGAAGGCCTGGATTTTACTCCAGGCCTATATCTCTTATTACTTTTTCTTCTCCATCCGGTAGATACTATTCATACCAGTAGAAGTGGGTTTCAGAACAATGAATCCTTCCTCATCTCTGTATTGACCATCAGTATCTTTCTTAAGATTTTTCTTACTTAATTGATCATCGATAAAAGATACAAATCTTTCTGCACCTTTAGGCGTAATAGATTTAACAACTTTAGTAGAACCATAGCTAGTAACAGAGATGTTTACATTTATCAAATTCTGATTCAGTGATTTCTGTGTAGGCATATTCTTACGAGGACCAGTTGAGATAAGATATCCAGCATCTCTGAGGATATTATATAGACGATTAAGCCCAATATTATATCCATTAGAACTCAGAATATTGGAGAACTCACCAAAGCTAAAGTTAGTATCACTATTAGCAATAAACTTAGACAGAATAGACTTCTTGCGTAAATCACTATTCTCAAACTGAAGACCTTTTATCATATTCTCATCCGTCATAATCTTCTTAGATACAAGCTTGATGAACTGATCAGGATCTTCCTGAATACGTTCTCTATCTAACTCTGGAGAAAAGGTCTTGTTATAGTGAATAGATGGCATAACAACTTCAAGAATCCAATCACTGAATTCTTTTGCCTTTGGCATACGAGAGTTTATAACTAACTTATTAAGTGCACCATATGTAATAAGAGTCATCTTACCTACATAATTAGAATTGGGCTTAGTTGGTCCCATTACTAATAATGATTTCGACTTATCGACAAATTTAGTAACAGCATTAGTAGGATTCTTGTATTCAAGAACTTTGCATACATCAATAGCTGGAAACCAAATGTCATTATTAATTTTAGTACATCTGATCACTTTTCCAATTTCATAATAATCAAAGTTTTCAAAGTCGGAATTATTTAAGCGTAACATATTTTAATACCTCCATAATTTAATATAAAATCGAACACCCGCTTTGAGTGTTCGGTTTTCATTTTTTGTACTAGAATATTTTAAAACTTAGATAATATAAAGACCATTACCTCAGTAAAGGTAATGATTTATTCGTTTAATTATAGCTCTTTATATAATCTTTCAGTTTCATGATGTACTTTAGCTGAATCCTCTGGACTATTAAATTAATGCTATCAGAAAGCAAATTAGCAACTTCGATACCAACAAACCATGGTTCATCATTGATATATACCGCACGAATGTCACAGTTTAAGTCTTTATGATGAAAATTTTTGAATGACGTATTATTAATATTTAACATTTTAAATTCCTCCTAATTTTTTAAACGTAGTTAGCCGATGGCTAACTACGTTTATAAATTTTCAAAAGCTTAGGGAGGTGAAACACCTCCTCGAGAATTTATTTTATCTTTTTATATATTTGCTGAATCTCTTCAGATATTTTATGTGGTTTATTATGGTATTTTTCAAGAGCAATAATTATACTTATGCCTAATGCAATATCTGTATTTTCAGTTGTAGCATAGCTAGTGCTAAAATCTTTATCATAAGATATACCCAAAGAAGAAATATATTTACCAAACTTTCCAAAATTAAGTTTAAATAATTCAGTATTTGGAACTCTTCTATCAGCAAAAGTTTTGTGTAAATCTTTTTCTAATTCTCTATAGTTTGAACACCTTTCAGATAACCAAATTTTCCCTAATGGATAATTTCCATAATTTGCAGCATTATTAGATAACATTGTATATCGTTTATATGGCTTAGCAGTGCATCCTATTTTTACTAAACCATTATGATAATCAATACAATATATAAACCCTGAATTTTTAACATATTTAAATTTCTTAAGTTGCGAATATGTGTATATCTTCATTGAACATTCTCCTAAGTGTTAATAAACTTCCAAAGATAATTATTAGCACGCCCATCTAATAATTTTTTAATATCATCAATATGTATATACCGATATTTACTAGTATGTAAATTCTTACTCCGATGAATCATATAATAAATAGGATAACTAAAATTATGTTTTTTATCATTAGGAAAATTTCTAAAAGATGGAAATATATTAAGATTGACTAAATCTTGAAATCTAATATAAATTTCATCATTAATATAACACCATCTTACTTTCTTATCATTTACATGAATTATATGTAGTAATATAGGCTCAGTAAGTAAATTATTTTTCATTTTATATCTCCTATTAACGTATACTTTTTAAAATTATACGGTTAATAATTTTTCAAATCAAAACCCCTCATATGCGGAGCGCATACGAGGTTTAATAATTTTAGATAATATCACAGCTCCTCTCACTTAAACTTTAATTAAGTTTATTTATAGTAGAAGGTATTAAAATACTTCTAATCATCTCATCAAAATAATATAAATTTAAAACTATCCTCCTCTACATTATATTCTATATATAATATATATTTCAAATAGTTTCATTTATCGGAAGAAAAAAAAAAGAAAAGACCCGGGAGTTACCCGGGTCAATTCTTCTTTATAATTACTTATCCTTCTTTTTCTTAGTAGCAGGAGGTTTAACAACAGTCCTGCGAAGGATAATAAATCCGTCCTCATCTCGAGGAAGCTCTTCCACATCTTTACGCTGTTCAGGTGTACGAGGCTTCAAGATCATAAAACCCTTTGGATCTCTCTGTGTACCAACCTGTTTCGGCATAATATGCAGTCCATCATCTAATGCATATAAACCATACTGCCAAGGATACTTATTGAATTCAGCCTGAAGCTCCTGAGAAGTCAACTTCTTACGAAGCTGGATAAATCCATCTTCACCACGGGAGCATTCCATCTCAACAATATCCTTACGAGACTGCACATAGTTATCCTCCGCAATCTTATCAACTGCACCAAGGATCATCTTATCATATACATTCGGTTCAGATTTATCTGCATCAAAATAACCATTGTTATCAAACTGCACATTAGCGCACAGATAACCAGTCAATCCAGGATCGGAAGAAGAACACACATTCGGATCATATCTACCAAGATGAGAAGGATAGATATCACGATACCTCATAGAGGTCTTCTTCTTACCGCCATTCAATCCAGTCGGACCCTTCAGCGTATAACGAGAGAGTTCAATTGCATCAAAGTCATTATACCGTTCAAAACGGAACATAGAAGACTGACTGGATTTACCCGCAACAGAATGAGATGCACGAAAGACAATATCCTCAGAGATAGAATTAAAAAGCCGCATATATCGTTCCATAGAAGGATTGTCCGTATTCAACAGACTATTCACATTCTTGGTGATATACGTATCCAGGAAGAATGCCTGGGTTTCATTGGCTCTTAATCGTTTTGTCCGTAGATCATTAGAGTCCTTCTTCAGAAGTTCTTCATAGTTTGTCAACATCCACCGCATAATGGTGAACGTATTCTTCTTCTGATACTTCTTCAGACAAAGTCTCTTCTTGGTATATGGATCCATAATCTTCTTAAAGGAGATCAGTACCCGCTCACCTTTATCTACAGAACGTTTCTTAGAGAACACTTCAGACAACCGTTCCAGCCAATAGTCTCGATTATATGCATCCTTGATCGTAATCTTATTCTTATCAGAATACATACAATCAAAGATCGTACCGATGAACTTTCCTACAAAGTCATGCATCCGCATTGCTTTTTCATGAACTTCAAGATACAACTTGTTATTCACTTTCAGATACAGATAATTATCCGGATCGATCACTTCCGGAACAACAGCCATGACCTTTTCCAGACAGAACATCTCCAAAGTACTCTCTAATCCATACCGTGCCAGGAAATACAGCAACGGATTGGTCACCTTGGTGAACAGATCCAACTGGAAGATAGGAATATGATACTGTTCATCATCATCGACAAACTTGACCTTCATCGGTTTTGTGAAGAGCTTAATGGGATACAAAGTCGTCTTAAAGTTCAGGATATTCTCCTGTTTCTTCTTTCCTGCCTTAACGAAGGTAGAGTTATCCACGATCTGAATCAAAGGAAGAACCTTCTTACCACCACGGATAAACCATCTACCATCGATCAGTTTAGGAATCTTGATACGACGAGTTACATGATTGGTTTGACCTTTCACAGATATAGTGAAATTTACAATCAGTAAATCATAAATAGATTCACCAGAACTGACGAGTCTCTCCAATCTCTTATTATTCTTGATCTTCGGATCGCGCTTATTCTTTTTATTAATATTTGTATGAATCTTAGTCTGATCTGTGATATACTCATATGAATCGAGCGTTACCCCAGGAAGAACCTCAAGATTCTTAAAAGTATCGATAAAATAATCAACCAAAGGCTTATCGAAACTCCGCTCGAAAAGTCCAGGGTTGATCTTCTTCCGATTTTTCTCACAATACTCTGCAAGAAACTCTTTCATGGAGTTTCCTCCTTTGCTCAGATTTCGAGTTCCGGTGTAGTTAATCCTCTAGTTTTTTGCATGATTGTATCATAACAATTTGCAATTGATTCAAGCATTATATGATCCTTCGGAAAGATCTCATATATATCTACCATCAATGGGATCATTTCAGTAGGTATATTCATTCCAAACGGTTCACGTTCAGAATGATGTATCACTGTAACCCGATCTGTTATAATTTGACATTGAAGTGCAATCGCATCTGCAAAATCACTGGAACTAACTGATTGATTTTTATCATGATAAATATAAACATTTGCTTCTGTATCACAAGTATTCATACGATCATGATATCTACAGCTTTTGCCAGGAATATAGTTATTGATCGGAATTAGCTTCGTAAACCCATCTATATCATGGATTGACGCAACATTACTTACCGACAATGCTTTTTCAATCTCATTCCAGACTAGATACTCATCGTCAGTTACAATGTGCCGAATTTTGAATTTATCAATGTTATTAGCCAGAACAAACTTGGCCTCAGCTTCTTCTGTCTTAACCTTGCGGGGATTTCCATTAGGGATAAAATCAATCACATTATAATCATAATTCCGATCTAGATATCCGATACTCGTGAGATCAGGTCCCGTTGCAACATCGAATCTGATACGTCTCCGAGTACCGAATATATTTCCAATACTGATGGGATTGAAAATAAAATCCAATTTAGTCATATCTATGCCTCCTTTCTTTATTTATTTCAAGTATATAGTATATACTCAAAAATACTTTACATAGAAGGGATCCCACCGGATCCCAACCTGGTAATATAACCAAGTCAAGACCCGGTGGGTTTACGGCTCGCATCCTTATAACTTCGTTGAGTTATTTATTAACTAACTTTCGTTACCTTACGACGCTTGCCTTCCTCAAGACTTATCGGCGTAAAGTCCTACTAGTCAGCCTCCGCAGCAGTGGCAGCAGCCTCATCATCCTTCAGGATCTGCTTGAAGACCTTATCAGGAGTGAAGGTGACCTTGATATCATCATCGTCATACTCAAAGTTGTACTTACCATGAGGGAACCCATTGTTGATCTCCAGAGAGAAGATCTTACCATCCATCTGCTTCTCACGACCGATACCAACCAGAACCAGAGCATACTCATTCAGGAAGTACTCAGCCTCATTATCAGTCAGCTTGACACCCTTATTCTGATCAGCCTTAGCCTTATTCTCGGGAGCCTCAGGATCGAACATACCATAGCCAACCCAATCCTTAAACAGCTTCATGTACTCCTCATCGAAACTGTCCTGATTGATCGTCTCGGAACGCTCAGCGGGATCCATGTTGGGAGTGTTCAGGCACTTCAGGAAAGCCTTAGAGGGCTCCCAAGTAGGAGTAACGTTACCAGCCTCGCCCTTAGTCACAAACTCTGCACGGAAGATACCCCAAGGCAGAGACAGCTCGGCAGAACCATTACGCTTCAGCTGACGACGCATAACCTCCGCGATAGAACGAGTGATACCTTCCTCAAAACGAGCAGCCAGAGGGGGAGTGAAGTTCTCGAAGTTGTTGTGCTCCTGCGCCACGAAAGCCTTGATAGAAATTTCCATTTTAAAATCCTCCTTAAAATATTTACTGTTCATATTTTGTATACATCTTACCCTAGATGTTATACACAGGTATAAATTTGTTTTTGAGATTTTCGAAAAGTAATTTGGAGATGCACCCAAGCATCTCCAATCTCTCTTCCAATCTCCAGTATTGATTCTCATATGAGAATTCAAAATCCAGCAACCTCAATCTCCTGGCTCGCCCTAAGCGTCTTTCCACTGAACCAACCCACGAAGTTTGGCATCAGTTTCGCACCTAACCTACCTCTTTCGTCATCAGTACTACAGCACTACCCATAATACCCAACTACTTATAGGCATAGGCTCTTCTCAAAAGCTCCATTCAACTGAGATCACCTTCCACACCACTTAACGGATCTGTCACTTGGCCCACATCCAGCTACACGCTGGAACCATGTCCCCTCTCCCAAGGGACATGGCCTACAGCGGGGCCTAGTAAACGCAACAAACTCGCCAAATGGCGCAACCTTATTTTATTGTTACTGACTTTTCATTTTAAAATGAGACTCATTTATACTGATGAATGAAATCAGACTCAAGGAAAATGGGGAGATTCTTTTTCTTAGCTACATCCATTTTAGAAGATGTTCTATCCATACTAGATGTGATTAAGATATTGAACGATTTTCCTTCAGTAACTTCGAATCCTCTCTTCTTAATGATTGCTAAAGTTTCATCAGTTAGTTTGCCACCAGTGTACCCAACACGAAGTTTCTTTTCCCAACTAGTTGTCACTTTCGTAATCATCTTATTCAAGAGAATCCAGGATCTCTTAAATCCTTCTCCATAGATTGCATGACGTAACCAAGGAGCTTGATCTTTACCAACAGCTGCTGCACATGCTTCATATAGATTATGATCATAGAGATCCCAGGAATCAGGTTCTACAAATTTACAAAGATCACACTTCTGGAGAAGTATCTTGGCTTTCTGAACCCCCACACCGGGAAGACCCATAGCGCCAAGTATTTCATAATCTGTATGCTCACTGATTCCTTTGCGTAGTAGATCTGGGAACTTTGCTGTGGCGGCAGTTTGGCACCCAAATCGATCGAAACTATCCTTTGTTAGATAGAGTACATCTGCAAGACATTTACATTTGCACTTATCTACCAGCATCTCTGAGAATGCATCACTATACCCAACGAGACCCATCTCTTCAAAGAAGTGAGTAAAGATCCCAGCGATATTATCTCGACATTCTGGGTTATCACAGAACAGTTTCTTATTCCGAATCTGCAGCTCCCTACCACATGTCGGACAAATGGTTGGAAGAGGCAGCCTGGAACCGGAACCTTCCTTTACTAGGCTTATAGCGGGGATTACATCACCAACTCGGTGCACTGATACTTGTGAACCAATTCGCAAAGGAAGGTCTTTGTAGAGATTCGCACTAAGAATCGGTACATGATCATATCGTACTCCATCTAAGAATACAGGATGTTCCATCTCGACCTGAATTGTGCGATATCCCTTTTTACCGCTATCGAGGGTAATTCCACGGACTGTGGCGATAGCAGTAGCTGGATCAAACTTAAGACCGAGTTGATATTTGTTAGTTCTACCTTCTCGTCCTAAGCTATCCTGATAGTCATCATCTAAGACCGTGATTACCATACCATCGATAGCATATGAGATATATTCACGTTTCTTAGAGAACTCTTCCATCTTCTCTGTAATTTGTTTTAACAGAGATTTCAAATCACCATGAATGATCTGTCGTTTAATCATATCATCTGGTACTCTTCCAAAATTCTGGATATAAGACATTCGATCTTTATATGACATATCCAAACCATCTGTTTCAATTGGATAGAAACTCAGATAACTGATCAATTCAGGATCTTCCATTGTAGACAGTCGATGAGTAATACCAGCTGCTGCATGACGGCAACTGACATAAGGTCTCTCAAGACCCAGATACTCAGATGCTTTGATTCGGTTCGGCTCCGTTACGAATGCTTCATATTGGATACCAAAGTCGATCTTTGATTTTTCCTGTCCAATTTTAATCCCATCCAAACCAAGCACGGATACTGATTCCTCTGTATCACCACGAGTTTGAACACGTACCAACCTCTTCCCTTCAATCGTACCATTAATTGATACCCCATCAATCTTTGGCGCAATCATCAGATCTAAACTTGCTTCAGAAGACAGACCCAGAGTATTGAAAGTTCTGATTAAGAATCCTTCTACTGTATCTGTCTCCTTTACTCCTTCGGGGATTGGATCAGATAACTTGATCGCATATGCTTTATCCATATTATTATGAAGTTTATTATATGTGATCTTTGTTTTCTGTAAGAATTTAGATCCTTTTGGAATAATGCCAGTTGGTTCGATTCTTCCACTCTTCAGATACTTTGCCAGTATCCCATCATAGAGAATATTGTCAATAAACTCTCGGTCAGAATATTCATAATAACTCTTACCAATGATGATTAGTTTACGAATATTATCATAGATAACATCTGGGCAAATTCGAGGCGAAAGGGATAAAAAGATATTCCCAAGCTCCCGGATGAGTATACCATCAGCCTTGTCTACCTTTGGATACTTGCCATCCCGAATCTTATCGTGGTAATGGCTAAGCACCTTGGTACAAGGACTCATGATATACTCATAATATTTACCATCTGTTGTAACCAACAGATGTGTGTCCCTCGGAAGAGGAACCGTTCTTTTCTTTAGTAGAATAAATCCATCCTGATCATATTCTGATGGATCAAAAGTTACAGGTCTGATCATTATATACCTCCTTTCTATCACTTATATAGTATATATCTCAAATTCTTTTGCTCGAAAGAGGGTCCTGGATTTACCAGGACCCACTCTCTATTAATCAGTGAAGTACTCTCCTTCCGGAGCTTCTTCAATATCCATTTCAATCTTTGCACCAAGCACATTGTTGTATGCAGAGATCGCTTCCATATTCTTCTTACCGCCGATATCCAATTCTTCCATAGAGGGCATCTCAGCTTCCTCATCCGGATCCATCAGATAATCTCTTTCTGCCATTCGCATCTTGGCTTCCCAAGAAGTAGAATTCTCAGTCATAAATGCAGCAATACCGGCAGGATGGTTCACCATTGCCAGTAACACTTCAATCTCATACTCACCAATACGAACAGGAACATCAGAGAATGGTTCAAATCCTTTCTTCTTCAGATTGGACTTTGCCGGTAAAGTAGTCAATGGATTCACCGGACCTCTAGATCTTGCAGAATACTTATCAGTCGGATCCTGCTTCAGTCTCATATAGAAGCGCTTTGCACATAATACTCGGCGCATCGACTTTCTTCCATCTGGGAAGATGATATGCTGGTAATTTGCAGGGAATTCTTTATAGGCTTCACCAATCTGGAACATGTCAGCATTATCAATTGGATCCTGAACAATGAAGATACCTTCACGTTCAATCTGTTTACAAATCTTCGCTTTCTTATCATCACTCAAAGATTTGAAATACGATTTAAATGAATCAGCTTCATCAGAATTCAAATATTTCATCAAGCGATATACAATACGGCCTTTCTGGTCTACATCATTCGTCATCTTCATCATACTTACAGCCGTATGACCTAGCTCATTAATAGAATGTTCATTCAACTGTGCCTGATTCAGTCGACCAACGATACCCAAAGTTGCCACGACCAGATCAATTGGTGTACCATCTTCCATATGCCAGCTCTTCTCAGGAGGATAAATTGCACTAATAACACCTTTATCACCATATCGACCAACGAGTTTAGAACCAACACTCAGTTTCTCCTCATCCATCAGTCGTACAATGATCTGCATATTACCATAGATATTCTCATTACTGTCAGAGAAACATACAGAGGAGTCTACAAATCGATGTGCTTCTTCACAGATAATTGTAAACTCATCACTATACGTATATCCTCCCTCATAAGCATGATCGACAATATCAATCATATACTTATACAGAGACTTATAATACTTCTGCTGCGCTTCGAACATCTCTTTCAGCATTCTGTTTGCACCAGAGTCATTGATATCCTTCAACTCTTTATTATACAGAATATCAATATCGATCACACGACCAGCACCATACCGACGAACATCACCACGTTCGATATTCTTTAGCCGTTTACTCTTTAATGCATATGGGGCTTTGCTGTTATCCACTCTGCGCACAACAGCCAGGATGCCCTTCTTCGTCTTCTCTCCTACCTGAGGGATTCCCTGATAATGATCATCATCCCCATACCAGTTGATCAGTACCTCATTATCCGGATTCAATGCTACTACCTGTGTGGTGGCTCGATATGCATCCATCTTATTATCTGCACCATTCATCACAATAATACCATCTTCCAGATCCTGTGCACTGACCATATAAACTACATTCAGGTTCTTACCAAAACAATAGTTCATATTCTTATCAAAACTGGCGGATTTGATAATATATTCACCTTCAGGAACTTCATCTCCAACTTCCAATGCATCCATCAGAGAATTGTTATATTTGGTACAGAAACCTTCAGAGTGTTCCTCTACTTCATTTCGCTTCCAAGCATGATAATGATGTTTCTCTTCATCATACCCTACTAAGACGTAGTTATATTTATTCTTAACGAACTTAGCTACGATCTTATAGTTGCCATCCGTCTTATGGTTCATACTAGAATAAGATGCCAATACATTCTCAAACCCAGTAGGTACAAGAGGTGCCTCGGCGTCTTTGATATTAATCATATCTGGGACTTGATGACATACCATGACTAGTCGACTACTATTAACATGAGACTCCTGTGTCATCAGTGATCCAGCAGAAAGCCGATCAGTTGGGTAAGTTAATTCATCATAACGCTTCAATACCTGTCGCTCTTTTACTGACATATGCTTTGCCATATATCATTCCTCCTTTTAGATATTGGGAGGGACCATGAAGATCCCTCCCTTGATATCCACTATTCTTCAGGAATATGTATGATTGGAATCAGATGAATAAACCCATCTTTATCTACATACGTATCCTTTGGAACACCATGCTTACGTGCAACTTCTGGATGCAATTTATACAACTTAAGCTCAGGATGCATAGCTGCATAAACTATTGCACTATCAGACCATCCGTGACTTTGCTTAGAACTGATAGTTGCTCGTGCCCATCCAGCATAATCTTCAAGCTCTGAATGAACCCACCATCTTGACCCATCATAGAATCTTCTGGTATTTCTACGATTCATAGCTTGATCTTTATAAGTTACAAATCGACAATTATCAGGACTGTATCCTTTATCATTATCAATTCGATCAAGAGTAGGCCAAGTGCGTTGAGGGGCACCTGGAGCCGGATCTACATAGCCAGCTTCTTTAGTGGCCCAATTATAGAAGTTCACTAGCCCCGGATTTCCTGGTACACCTGGAGTATACCATTCATCACAAACCTTGATACCTCTACCTCCCCAATCTGGATATCTCTTATTATTTGGATTAAAACATCGATCACAGATATTCTTATGAATTCTGCTTAATCTTGTCCGTCTTAATCCATGTGTCTTCTGTAAGTTACCAGCACGTTCAGAACGATAGCAACCACAGCTAATCATACGATTATTTTTGATTGCACTGGTTAACGTACTGGTACTTACAACCTTATGATTTCCACACTCACAATTGCAGTACCAGTAGATTTCCCATCTACCACTACCATTCATCTCACGATGATCCATATGATCAACCGTAAGTCGACCGACTTTGATGCCGGTCATATCTTTTCCTTTGCCAATGTTGTTACTCATTACATAGTTTACTCCTTTTGTTGATAATAGATTTTTCTGAAGATAAGCGGGAGTTTGTTATTGTTGTTTTGGTATAATTTCATATTAGTAGATAGACACTCCTTCATATACTTCACTTATATAGTATATAGATGAAATTATTTTGTGTAAACATCACCATTCTTATCTACATACTCAGTACGTCCATTCGACTTCGGTTCTAATACAATAAATCCTTCATCATTAACTTGATTTGTCATAGATTTATATTTCTTAGCCATACGAAATGCTTTTGGATAGTACTGTTTCATATAGGAAGCATATTGTTGCTGCAGATCTTCAATCAAATCACCAACTCGTTGATTACGTGGAGCATACTTGTAATTATTTGTAAATACCATAGAATGATACCATAGTAGATCAAGCACAATATGTTCTACTGGATCAGTAAACTGATAGTTAGCTTTGATAAACTGATACGTTGCTCTGCCAGCACCTTGCATCATAGAATCAAAGTCTTTATCTGTATTTGTAGAGAAATCCATATGCTGTGTCTGAAGTAATGCATGCAGCATATAAAATAAAGCAGTCATACGAAATACTGCAGGAGTTTGCAGATACATTTTACATCGACGACAAAGGAGTAAAATATCAGCAATATAGATTTCACACCGAAATACAGAAATTGTAAGAGAATTCTTTAAACGAATAGAAGCTGTCCAATCATGATCTTTGGATTCCGTTCGATGAACCAAATAGGTGATTGCAGGTAGTTCACCTGACATGATGGAATATGCATATGGTTCAATTAAATCTTCAAAAAGTTCCAAACACATATCAGCCGCTTGGTCAAGTGAAAATGTCTTCATATTATAATAACTCCTTTCATTATATGTATAATATATAGACAGACTATGACCTTGCGGAATAGATAGAGAGAAGCCCAGGAAAATACCTGGGCTTTCTTTATTCTCTATTGTATATTAGTCATTCATAAGAGATGAAAAGATATCATCCATATCCATTTTATCATTTCTGAAAAGAGAATCATCATTATGAATGTCATCTCTTAACTCTTTAGCGAGCTCCTCATTCTTTTTCTGAGCAATATCGGGATTATCGAGAAGTTTTTCACAATTATCACGAAGTTGATCATAGAAAGCACTAAACAGCTCTGGATTAGATGCAAACACTTCAGAGTAATTCTTGAATGTGAACAGTTTATCAGGGTGCTTATCAATATAATAATAGTTACCCTTCTTAGCTAACTCACCAATTTCTTTTGCATACCATAAATTGGAAAGTAATTGATCATAACCATTGGTATTAGTAAATACCAATTGACAACTATTCTTTCGTGAATTAGACTTACATTTTGCCCAGGTGGCAATTGCAATATGACCTTTAACATCTTCACCAAGGTTAACTGCACTTGAAGATACTGAATTGACTGCTTTGATAACATCCAAACGAAGAATAGAAGATGAAAGATATAATGCTCTCTCACCGCCCGCAATTGTCTCACCGGCCCGTAACATGATTGCTTGCTTTACAGGTATACCCATAATTGCAGGCATCTTATTGATGTGGTTAATCGAGAAGATAATGATATTATACTTCTTAGCATAATTCACCATCTGACTATACAGAGCAGAAATCACCTTAGCTCTTTGTGCACCAGCAGGACCCTTAGTTGCATCATTATAGATATCCTGGAGTCCACCTTTCTTAGCATCAATCTTAGTAGGATCATCAACAGACTCAATCAGAAGCTGCGTCATAGAGTCAATAATCATTACAGTAGGAGGATACTCAAGAATAGGTTTACCAAAGATATCAAGCATCGGACAAATAGCAGGATTCATATACTGAACCTTATATTTGATATGCTTCTCCAACAGGTTCATAAATTCACTATCAGTTGTGATCTGATTAATCATAACTCGTTCTTGAACTTGCTTATTAGTATAATGAGTCAACTTTTTAACATAATCCATTGGCAAAGTTTTCTCAGTATCAACAATCTGAATAAAAGGTTTTGCCTGCTGGATAATCTCTTTCATTTTGGGAGGAGTATTCGCATCAATATATTTCTGCTGATATAAAGGTGAAAAGAATGGCTCAATGATAGCAGCAGCCATCGCAATAGCCAAAGAAGTCTTACCACCCTGAGACTTAGAAATAATTGTATTCACAGAACCAGAAGTAATACCTACATTATGGTAAGTATAAACAGGCTCTTCATCATCATTATATACATTTACATAACTACCACAACCATAATCCAAATACATAAATCCAGTAGGATGCTGAGGCATGGTAGTTGAATACATAAATGGGTTATCTTTCTTATTACCACCGGCTTCATCAAGGAACTGTTTAAAGTCCATCATATCGGATTTCCTCCTAAATTAATATCCTTGTATACTAATGTATGCAGGAGTGTAAAAAAAGAAAGGGAGGATTTCTCCTCCCCTTCTCCAATTATTTTACCTCATCGGTAATCCGTTTCTCCCACTGTCTTGGAAGATTGGATACCATTCTCCGATACAACCTTCTTCTGATCTCAACAGTTTCTTCATACGTATATCCACATATAATGTAATTTGAAAACATATCCAAAGATGAGATTTCACGAGGGAGTGACTCATTGTCAATTGTTGTTTCAAATGCAGTATATGGGAACCAGAAGATGGTCAGAAGTTCATATGGCATAGACGGATTATTGAGGTATTGAAGCACATCGGATCTGCTCCATGCGGGATTCACGATAGCTCCATTAGGTCGACTTAGCATAAACCGAGTCGAGGGATGCAGATACTGAACAACTCCACCATTCAAACCACCCCGTGTACAATGCATTACGAAAGATTCACGTTTTGCAATCTGTCCAGGAGTATTATCATAGTAGGGAGGATATGTATTCCGATGAACTTTACCATTCTCCAGATTGATATTAATTGAGTATGTAGGACTCAATGGATTATCAATTGCAGCAACAGAAAGTTTAATTGTCGGATCCCATCCAGGTGTCCAGTATAGTTCAGGAAATGCTCTAGCAAGACATAGGATAATATTTCCATTATCTTTGAAATAACGGAAGAAGTTTACCAGAACATTTTGTGTCAATCCGAGGTATTCTTCATTGTTATCAATCTGATAAGTAAGTAAGTAGCTCGGACGATCAGGGCTTACTGCATCAGGGGAGAGGATATAAGTATCCTCTCCCACAATGGCAGCAAGACTGAAATTCTTGGTGTGAATTTCTTCTTCGGACTCGACGTTGATGAACCCAATACGCACACCATTCTTAAGCTGAATATAGTACATAACGGGTACAGGAACACCATCCAACATGGAGTTTAATTCCCTGATCTCATGCGGTTCGGTGAAGATCATAAAGAACTAAACCTCCTTTTACTTCTTGGTAACATCCTTATCCTTTACTTTCTTAGCCTTCAAATCCTTGAAAGCCTTCTTGAAGCCGATATCCATATGCTTCAGTTCCTTGATGATCGGCTTGGATGCCTTATAGAAGTCACCACCAGTCAGACGGAAGTTATTGGACTTATTCTTCTTATAAGCCCGAGCATATCCCAGAATGATCGGAGCACGCTTCTTCTTCTTCAGCTTCATCATATAGGTATACAGTGCGGCGATCATATCAGAATTGTTGGAGTCGACAGTCATTGCCGCGCCAACTGCCTGATCAAACCGAGAGATATCCATGTCCTTGACAGAGGGATATGCATCGTACATCTTTTTCAGAAGCTTGATCTTCTTCTTGTCGGACTTAATGGACCGATTGAACGTCTTGTGAATAAACCGCATATTATTCACAGGATCACCATAGATCTGAATAGCCAGATCACGAGTATAATGCTCTTCGACCTTCAGCTTCTTTGCAAGCTGATATACATCCCAATACAGGATGATAAAGGTCTTGCTCAGCATACGATTGCGCTCTTCAAACTCCTGCGTCTGCTGAGCATATTGATTCGTTGCGGACTTCTTATAGGCATCAGCCAGGATATTCCGCAGAGACTCAATCTGATCATCGGTCAGATCAGTCTTCAACTTGCCCTTTTTACTGATCTTACAATGATCCTTCACGTACTCCTTGAACCACAGGGCAGTGGACAAGTTTGCAAATGCATTAGAGATATACGTGGGATACTTACCGCGATGCTCACGGTTTGCAGTGATCTGATCAAGGATCACTTCGATCTCATCATCGAAAATCTTAAAGATTTCCGACTGATCCATCAGGTCTACCTTATCTGGCTGCTTGAACTTCATTGCAGCCCGATTGTTAAACCCATCGTTGCCTTTTTTGCTCATAGTATTATTTCCTCCTTAGTAGATTTAAAATAGGACCGGAGTTATTAAATAACCCCGATCCTATCTTCGCTTATATAATATATATCTCAAAAACTTTTATTCGATATCGTTGAGAACATCTGCGACATCTTCGGTAACCTTATCAGTTTTCTCGATAGGAGTAAAACTATCCTCATCGACCTGAATATACCCAGAGGTACCAATATCAGAAGTATAATCAGGCTCGTCTCCATTGATCGTCTTAGTATATACGTTGAACAGATATACCAGCAGATTCAACAGGAATGTGCGCAGAGTCTTACCAAAATTCTCCTTGCGAGTCTTGGAGATAGAAGACTCCTCCAGCATACACATATCAATGATATCACCAATCTTGAAAGAACAAGCAACATGGATATTCTTAGGATCCTTCAGAGCACCATGATACATGATATAAGTGATATCAACATCACGCAGATTAATCTCAGTATCCACAGCATCACTATACTGAATATGGATCTTAGATGCACCAAGAACCAGATTGATCATATTTGTAGAAACACCAGACTGGCCCAGATACATTGTCATCATGGACAGGAAAGGAGTCTCAAAATACTCTACAAACTTAGAGATCTTTTTCTCAGTAGCCTTCGTGTCAGGAAGAGTATCCAGAGTAACATTGGTTTTCTCCATGAACTCCTTGATGTCATCTGTCATCATGGATCTGAATGCTTCATAGAAACGATATGGAACAGGACGATCAGAAGAACCAAGGAAAGCCATAGGAATCTTATTCTGAATGATATTAGACATCGTCTCCACGACAACCTTACGAATCAGAATAATCTGCTCCACAAATGCATTCGGAGTATACAGATCAAACTGCATATAGGAATTCTTGGGAAGCTTAGCCAGATCAGGAATAGAAATCTGTGCATACTGCAGACTAGTCAGATACTTAGAAGAATCCTTGTCATTCTTCATAAAAGTAATAGCAGCGGTTGCAATAGAATAGATTGTATAGTTATCCCAGATGCCAACATACTTCATCTTCGCAGACTCAATACTATCCAGAATATCATTGGTGATGTACTGGCAAATAGCAGACATCATCATACGATCGACCAGATCAACATGCTCACCCATGATTGCTTCCAGATCAATATGATGTTTGAAGAAAGTCTCAATATCCATATTCTTCTCCAAAATCTTCAGAACAGGAATATTTGCAGACTTAAACTGATTCATGAAGATACGATTAACCTCTGTAACTACCTTCTTAGTAGAAGCAGAAATCTTATCGGAAGACAGATCAATCATCTTCACCTTGCTCTTATCAAAAGGAACTGCTTTAGTAGCCATAGTAGATTACTCCTTTATATAGTAAGTTTATATAAAAGTTCACTGAATAGAAAAAGAAAACCCGGGGATATTTCACCCCGGGTTATTTCTTTCTTTAGTCCTTGAAGAAATTCAGAGCAGACATATCCATGTCACTCGGAGCAATCTTCTTGGAAACTTTACCCAACGGGTTACCCATATCAGCCATAATATCGCCGATAGAAGATCCAGACTTCTTGACATTATTCATGATCTCATCATACCGCTGCTTCATCAGCCACAGACGATCGCCAGGTTCATCAACACCAGTCATGACAATCCCAACATAGGGATCTTCGGCAATTTCCAGATGGAAATACCGAACTGCAGCATTACCATACTTTGCAGCCAACTGACTCAGAGTCGTATCAGCATTCCGCACAAAGTCCTCAGGGCCTTTCAGGAACAAACCGATGCCGTCAACCCCCAAGGGAGCAGGCATAGAAGACTGCGTGATCATTGTATCAATGAAATCATCAAGAGTCTGACCAACTACAGGACGGCCCTGCTTACCATACACACAGATACGACCACCGATATGCTTCAACAGCATATACATGTCTCGGTTATCGATAGCACTGATATTGGTAGGACCGAACATAGCACCAGACAGAATTTTGATAGCCTGTGCGGCTTCGTCATTGATCTTCTTATGTACCAGCAATTTAGCAGGATTAGAAGGATCGTTATTATCCAGAATGATATAGGGGCATTCTGTCTTCTCAATCTCAGACTGCCACTGCAGAGCATTGAACTGAGCAGTAGCATCCTCAGAAAGAGCAGGATATACACCCATGATAATCACAGGAACATCCATATTATCATTCAGGAACTTAGCGATCATCGGAGATACACCGCCACCAGTACCACCATCAGCAGTAGTGGTAACA